TCTAATACACGTCTTGAGAATTGTTCGCGAGCTTCTATGTAACTACATTCAGCCTTGGACCTACAGTAGTATAATATTTCGCGAGTGAAGTTGCCTGCGCCTAAGCGTTCTACGTCTTGGTTTAGTTCTGTGTTGCTGCCGTAGTATGTCTGCCAGTCTGATTCGATTTTGCCACGTATTCGTTTGCGTTTCTTGTTGCCATTCTTGAGTTTTACTGTCTTGTATGTTGTTCTACTAAATTTTGCTAGTTTTTTTCCAATATACTTCCTGCCGGTCAAGTTATTTGTGATCAAATAAACAAAACCAACACAATCTTCGGGCAGGGTATCAACTGTTTTGCTTTCGAATAGCCATGACATTTGTATTCATAGTTAGTTGGTTTCCCAGCCCACTGCGTAATTTTCGTCTACTACCTTGCTTGAACATTTTTGTCTACACTCTACCCAGGTCTTGTCGCTGTTGCGAAATCCTTGACTGCACAGATTCCAAAGTGGATCGGCAATGATTTCCTCAAAACTGCGATTATTCAAATTCATTTTGTCACGGTGTTGAGCAAAAAAACTATGCTCCCAGGCAATGGTTTTGTTTCCTTCGCTGAGAGTATGATATGGAAAACTCAACCAACTGCAGGGGAAAACCACGCCTTCGGCATTGACATATATGCCGCGGTTGCCAATTTCACATAAGGGAATTATGGGCGACTCGGCATATTTGTGCGATATTTCTATGTATTTTTGTCGATTGTGTGTTAGATATTCTAAGATGTTTTGTGTACGCCCGCTTAGATTCACAGTGTGTCGCTCATATCTATGACTGGCACTAATCCACTCAGACCTTGGTTGCAGGCTATCTTGCGCACCGCCATAGCCGCCATATTTGTTGCCAAACTTGGTGCTTTTGGTAATTTGTAATCCGTCCATGCCCAGGGCCTGTGCCTGCGCAGTGATGCGAGCTATGTGATCCTGATTGAAACTGAACATTATCATGGCCCAGTTCATGAACACTGCCTTGTTGACTTGTCGCACAGTGGTAATGCCAGTCATGATACTGTCAAAATCGCTATTGACTCTGTAAAGATTGTTGGTGGCATTGTCGTAGCCATCAATGCTGAAATTTATGGTATCCCGATCATTCAGCACCGAGGCCAATTCAGCCCACCACTCGGCCTTTTTGTAACTGCCATTGGTTATGGTAAAGATATGAATTTTGGGATTAATAGACTTGATGTACCTACAGATGTCTATGTATTCTTTGCAGTAGATGGGATCGCCCACGTCACCACACATGGTGACTCGACGCACTTCGGTCTGTAACCGCTCGGGTGTAAAAAATTTTTTCACAAAATCCAAGGTCATATTTTTGTTCAACCAAGGAGTATCCGGGTGTTCAGTTCTTGGACACCGCGGACACCGTACTGCACAGACCGCACTGGGTTCCAGATGCCAGTGATAAAATTGCCAGTTTATAGCCATAAATCAACTCGTTTAATGGTATAATCCGCACTGAGTTGCACAATCTTTTCGGCCACTTCTGTTGTGGATAATTTTGGTACATTGTGATGAGCAATCATGTCAGTGTCTATGGGTCCTGGATTAAACATCTTTATGTCACACTTTGCTGTTGGCCACATGCCATCACACATGCCTTGCAGTATCTGTTTGTGTGTGCGATAGTGCCAGTATTCGCGGTCTTTGTTGATTTCTATACGTGGTTGTGTGATAGCTTTGCTGCCAATGTTTACAATGCATTTTGTCTGGTCCTGTTGCCAGCAATCAAAAAAATATTCTAACACTGCACACTGACCCCAACCATCATAGGCACAATTATACACACGATCAAAATCCTTGAACTCATAGCCCCACTGCGCAACGGCAAGTATGTTGTGACCGGTTGATCTCGACACACAAACCACATGGTCCAATGCGTGAACATGGGACAAAGCCTGCGCTAACCCTTTTGTGCCAGTGATCAAAATCTTCATCAGTGGTCACCTAACTCTTCTATTTTTTCACGCGGTGCAGTTTTATTATAGTAGGTATTGCAGATTATTTTCAGTATTTCTAATTCTTCGCGAGCACGAGTAATTGGGTAACCCAACTTGGCACTGTGCTCTTGAACCTCTAGTCGACGTCGTATGCGCTCTTTGAAAGTAAGTTCAGGATTGTTGAGATTGATCCAGTTACGCCCATAAATCCAATCTTGGTCATGACCTTCTACAGCCATGATTTTTAAATCTGGCCATTCAGGCACAATGTTCAATTTATCCTGTTGTAACTCCAGTCTACTACCATGATCGAGACTGCCGGTGTAGCCCCATCTAATGACCATAATGGTACCAGCCAGCATGTACACCTGATAACGCTCTAGAAATTCCAGCATTTCTTTGTGATCTGCTAGAGTTTCTGTGGGATAACCAATAAACATCAAAAACACATTGTTTATACCATACTTGGCACACATGCGTATGTGATGATCAAGGTCTTCGTTGTCAAATTCTTTACCCATGGCTTCTCTTATTCGCCAACTAGCATGCTCAACACCACATACCAAAACACCAGCGCCGGATTGTGCCATTTTGTCATAGAATCTTTCAGGCATGTCCTTGCGTTTTCTTATGTTGAATTGACTCAGCCAACTGGGCTTGAATTCGTTATCTTGTTGTTTTAATTCAATCAAACTGTCCAGCAAATTTTCAAATTCTGGCAAAACTCCGTTAATGACTGAGTCAGTAAATTGTATTACCTGCACATTGTGTGATTGATATTGAGTGTATATTTCCTTGGCTACATCAGATCCACGTCGGTATCGATACTTGGGCCAACGATGTGGTACATCACAAAATTTGCATTTCCTTACGCATCCTCTGCTGGCTGTGACATAGATGCCCGGATCTCTATGATAGATATAGTGTTCAGGTTCAATTTGATCGTACACCGGGTACGGGATAGCGTCAAGATCTGCAATTTGTTCAGTGGGTTCCCAATCTATGCCGGGTCCCGCTGTCACGCCTTTCAAAAAATGATCAAACACCACTTCGCCGTCACCCGACAACACATGATCAATCAATTGCTTGTTGTAAAGATGCCTGCCAAAAGTGACATCGCCATAAGGTGTGGTCAAACCCTGCCCACCACTGACTACTGCGACATCAATCAAAGGTCGCAGTCGTGTGATAAGGATCTCGGCAAATCTTGTGCTGAATTTGCTGAATACACTGAGACAAATCAAATCATGTTTGGCGTCTACAATACGATTGATCTGTTGGGATAGCCAGATATCAAAAGATTCTGGCAACATTTGGTCTTGATCAACTCGCCACTTGCGTTCGCACAGCAACCAGTCGTGTTGATTTAGAGCATGATACAGCGCCAAGTTAAAATCATAAATTTTGTAATTTACTGAATTTTGTTTCATGACACCGGCCAAGGCCGCTGCGGCTGCAGGAGGTCTTTCAAGCTCTTGACTGGGGCACACTATAAAAGCTACATTTTTATACATTGATTATTTGTTTTATTTCGTCTATTAGGTCTTGATGACTGTCCAAACTGCCTATGTAGGCTTCGTCTCGATAGTCATCTTTGCCCTGATGTGTTTTTACATGCACGAAGCGTCGCTGTTGCCGGTACCACCACCAAAAGTTTTTCTTAGAAGGCAGTGTGGCAAAATAAAAATTTCCTGGAAAATGCCAGATCAACTGACTTTGAAGTTGTGTGGGTGCATTGGGTTGCTGCTGTATAAAACCTGGAAAATAGTCAGGTCTATAGTGCCCTTCGGACAGCATCCACGAACTCATCAGGATATCGTTGACGTGCATTGTAGTTATCTCAAGACTTTGATCTGACGTGATATGGCCGTTGTTATCAACCACAGTGTGGTGTTGACTTTTGTTGTAGTAGTGAATTATAAGTTGATTTTGTTCCTGTGCAAGATCTAGAGTGAATCTGCACCGCGGATTGGTATTGGTTATTTTTTGATCCAATACAAGTTGATCATTTTCATATATTTTTATCGCCGGCCACTCTACGCTGAATTGGGGACAAAAAGTCAAGCACACTTCAAGTGGACTGTCTATATTGACATGTTTGATCATGATATATCAATGTCAGTATTGTAACTGGTAAAACCGCCTTCTTTGATGACCTTGAGTATGTTTTCTACACGACCACTTAACTCGTCTCGGTGGCTGACCAGCCAAATTGATTTGTGCCGTTCGCGACTCATGTGTTTGAGCAAGGCCAAGCTATTCTCTACACCCTGTGTGTCCAAGCCCGAGTCAATCATTTCGTCTATGAACAACACATTGATGGGCTGGTACAAACTTTCAAACACATCGCGGAAAGCCCACGACATAGAAAGAATCAACCTGTTGCGTTCGCCACGACTTAAATTGTCAAAATCCAGTTCACGTCCTAGCTCTTCAATGCTGACAGTGAGATCGTTTTGGAACACCACAGTGTGCGGCAGGCCAATACGATCCAAGTAATGCGTGAGTCTGGCATTGAGATAACTCAGGTTCTGTTCAATGATCTTCTTGCGCACAAAGCTATCTTTGCTGGTCAACAGTTTGAGCAAAAACTCTTGATGTTCCTGTAATTTTGTGAGTTCATTGAGCGTGTCATAGCTCACAGTCTGCAGGGCCTGCCCTTGCATGTCCGCTATCTGCTCACCATAAGGATCTGTTTCGGCCTGCTTGTCTGTCAACTGGTTTTCCAAGACCGCTAAACTGCTACGATGATGTATGGCATCCTCTTCCTTGTCATAGAACATAGACGGTGGTTTACCTAACGTGCCCAAGGAGGCGTGGGCAGTCTCAAGTTCTGAAAGGAGCTGTGCATGTTCCTGGCACGCTTCTCGCGCTCTTGCCAGATCAGTCTGTTTACCTTCCAAGACCTGTTGGTGCTTACTGTCGTGGAAAGCCTGCCCGCAGGTGTGACATGTGTGACTTTCAAGAGTCGCAATCTCCTTGCCAAGCTTCTCAATGCTTTTGTTCTCGCGATCTTTATCAAGCTTCGTGCGGGAGATCTGTCCAGCCAGGTCGTTAAGATCCTTGCGCTTCTGATCCCATACTTTGTGTGCCTTGTGGGCCTTGACCTCGGCTTCAATGTCGATCTTCTTGAGCTCTTCGAGCGCGGTCGTGAGTTTTTCAATCTCTTCTTCATGTTTGGTGGTCCATAGTTGTTGCCGCCTACGCAAGGCTTCGATCTGTTCTTCTATGCGCTTGTTGGCTTCTTGCACAGCACGTATGCGGAATTCTTCTTGCTGTATGCTTTCTTTGGTCAGTCTGTTTTGTTCTTTGATGGCATCTGCACGCTCACTGAGCAAGGTTATGCCTAGCAGTTGTTCAATGATGGTTCTTTGATCATTGGCTTTGAGGCTCAAGAAAGGCTCAGTATACGTGTTCAAGGCCAAGATGTGTTTGAACATGTCATGACTGAGACCCAGAACATGTTCGATGGCATCCTGTGTTTCACGACTGTCGCCCTGTGCTTCATCGGTAATGGCTTGTTCTTCATTGTTGACATAGAACTTGAGGACGTTGGGTTTACGACCACGCTCGATCTTATATTCCTTGCCGGCCACCAAAAAATCCAAACTGACCAACATGTTCTTGCCGTTGGTCTTGTTGACCAGATTGTCTTTGCGAATGTTGCTGAGAGCCTGACCGTACAAGGCATAGCTGAGAGCGTTGATGATTGTGGTCTTGCCTGTGCCGTTTCTGCTACCGTCGCCACCCAGGTCCAGATTTTCTCCTAGGACCAAGGTTAGATCTCTACGATCAAAGTCTACGGCCTGGGTGTTGTTGCCCACACTCATGAAGTTTTTAACTGTAAGATTTTTTATCTGTATCATTAGTTATAATATAACAAAAACAGCCAACAAAGTCAATTACTGAGTTTTTCTGACAGCAAAGCCAGCTCTCTACGTTTGAGATCAATCAAATTATGGTAGTTGTGTTCTAGTCGGTTCTGATTCAAACGCATATATTGTTGTATCTCCACCAGTGGAAGACTACAAAAATCTCTGATGGTTTTAGATACTGCCAAAAATCTTGATTCGCTATCGACAATAGAATCGTAGGTTTCGTCGATGAGATCTGACCAAGTCTCAAACCCTTTGCGTTTTAAAAGATCCAAGGTGTTTGGGGCACCCACTATAATAAACATACGTTTGCAGGATATTGGACGCAGGGTTTTTTCGCTGATATAAGGGTACGGATAGTCAAACACAGTCTCAACCACAATATCAAGTGCAATGTATTGATAAAAATTGGCCTGGAATCTGGTTTGATTAGCTTGACCAGCCACAATGTGAGAAGAAATAGATTGCTTGGGAGGAGTACAATCAATCGATGATCCGTAAACAAACTTATCGTTGCACCTAGAGTCTGACGGAGAAACAGTGATGATGTACATTATATTTTAATGGTCATTGCTATATGCGTGGTAATCAAATCTTTGACAGCATTATATACAGCATAGCGATGGCTACGACGCGATCCTGCCATCATGCATATTGCATGCGTGTCAATGCTGTCAATATTGACTTCCACGCTGTTATATTCTTTAGAACTGTAGTTGCCTGGATTGATAAAAGTTTCTATCACTGTGGGCCGATCATTTGGGTGTGATCGACTTAATAACTGATCTATTTCTTGACCTATGCCAAAGTGATTGGTGTAGAATAACATAGTGTATAGCGGAAGATTCAAAGAACACCATACAGTAAAAAGATTATTGAGATTTATACCATGACCATGCCAGTAAAAATCAGTATCAAACTGCACTATTACATATCTGTCATTGGAGGCATAGTGTTCTTTTTTTGTAGCGGACAATCGCGAAATTAGCGATTCAATTTTACCACAGTCAAAACTTTTAGTTCCAATAATGTCTATTAAGTTGTAATGTTTTTCTAGTACTTTTTTAAAATCTTTATCCAGCAACGGTTCAACCATGTCACAATCCCTGATATATTTTTAACAAAAGTTTTGGATCGTAGAATTCACTTTCAATATTGGTGAGCTGATCAGTAACAATTTGATCCACACTTTCAAATTTTACTTCGCCTGGGGCCATGTCAGTATCTACATCGGTCTTTTTTACAGGAATTAGGGCCATTTCTCTCAATGCATAATCTTTGATAAAAGTGTCTTTGATAAAACCGGCTTCTTCGTAGCTGATATCAATGTCCAGTTGCACACGTACATGCATGTTAGGTGCCAGCAAGGTGGGCGCATTGTCAATAACTTCACTAAGTTTGAGCACACGATACAGGGGTTGGCCTGGCCACGCATGATATTCAGGAGCACCGCCCCATTCCAGGATCATCATGCCACGTGCGGCATCGCCTGCATCAGCATAGTTGTGTGGGAAACAGTTGCCTATATAGTGGATGTTCTTTTTCTGCTGACGCAAGTGGAAATGTCCTGAAAACACCTTGTCGAACTGACCAAAGTGATCCATTTGAATCTCTCCATGATCGGGCATTTCCACCATGGCGTTCATCTTGAAATGCGGCAGTTCAAAGTGCCCAAACATGTACTGACCTCGGAGTTTGGGTATGCGTTTGTGATCATCTCCGACCAGCCATGGAGCAATTACCACATCACCATCTTGGAACCAGTCATTGACGATCTGGATGTTGGGTATGTGTCGCGCCCACTCTGTGCTGTAGATATCACGTTTGTCACGATAGTACAAGTCGTGATTGCCCGGAATAAAGTAAAAGCGATCAAAAGCCGCACTCAATTTCTCCAAACTACGCAGACTGTACTGCAAGGTCTGCATGTTGATTGCGGCACGCTGGTGGCTCCAGTCTCCTAGGAACATGCCGGTTTCACACCCATTTGCTTTTGCAGTGGCAATAAACCAATCAATAAAATCACTACAATCTTGATTGTGTTGTAGGCTGTTTGACTTTAGGCCAAAGTGTATGTCCGTGCAGACTGCTACTTTTTTAAATAAACTCATTGAACTAGTATACTAGTCTTCAGATATAATCACAACCTCACTGGCAATCATGTTTGGATTTTTCTTGCCTGAGTTTTGACGTGTCCATGACGGATTGAGTCCGTTCATTTCTAAAATGTCATCGCGAATGTTTTGATTTTTCTTTTCCAGATTCAAGATCCTGGTAAAGCTGTTGGTAATGGCCGCGGTGTAGTAGGCAAAAGGATTTTGACTCTTGCTCTCATCAAACTGTAGACCAATCTGGCTGAGCTGTAGGAGTGCTTGTCCACGCATTTCCTCGTTGTAGGTATAGCCACGCCAGTTGCTACGTGTGGCATAGCGTTCACATAGTTTCATGAACATCATGGCCAGCTTGCGTGTCATTTGTCCGTGTTCGCGACAAAATTCTCCGTGCTCAAGATCGCCCCGCCAATGACTCTTGCCCACTAGAAATGGCTGTTTGTTTTCGTCTAGGCGATAGTGATAGAACGGGGGAAAGTTGAGTCGCACATGAGTGGGATCCAAGATTGGTTCATCCACAATGTCGTCTAGGCTTGCATCCATGGGATCATCGAGTTCAAGAATGTCTTCAATTTTCTTTTTCTTGGTCTGTGTCTTGGGCACTTTCTTGGGTGCCATGGGTATGTGTTCCCAGCAGGTTACTCGAAACACTAGATCAGTGTTGGGGATTTTTTTTGGGTCAATCACTGTGCCAGTTTCACGCTTGATGCGATCTGCGCGATTTCTACGTGCTTCGGCTATGGTTCTTTGATTGATCTTTTCCACTGTGGGCAGGATGATGTCATACTGATGATCAAGCACAGAGTCTCGATATGTGCAATATGTGTTTTTACTCAAGTGTATTTCTTTTAAAATATCTCGATTGTTGAGATAATTTACTTTGGGTGATGTTTTTGGAATCGCTACAGGTGGTGTTACCATCTAAAATTTCTCCTAGCAAGTATTTATTGTAGCACAAAAACGACACTTGTCAACCGTTCTTAAACTACGTGGTTAAAAAAATGGTTAAATACACTACAAGGACCACGACATGGCAACAACATTTTTTCCTGAAGATCAAGATCCAGACCTGGACCCTGAACTGCCGCAACCAGAGCAAGAGCAGTTTGTGGAAGAATTCACGCCTGAGCCCTTGACTGTCCCCCCAGGAGCCGATCCTGATGAAGAATTTGTAGAAAGTTTTGAGCCACTTAATCAAGAGTTGCCCGAGGATCAATTTGTTGAGCGTGATGGGCTTTTTGTGTTGGCATCCGAAGCAGAACCAGTGCCCGACGAGGATGGATTTATAGAAACCCCGGGTGGCTTGAGAGTACTGAAAGAGGATCTGGATGCCGAGCAGGACGAAGCTGTATTCCGTCAACAACAGGAAGACCAAGGAGTACCACAAGCCCTGAATGTTGACAGCGAAGAAAGCCTCAATCAGCTTAATATTCAGGCCAAGGTCAAACAAGCGCAAGACCAAGCCACAATACAGCAAAGATACAATCAGACCACTCAGGGCGATTGGCGTGTACGCATACGTTTGGCACCAGGCGCCAATTATCTCTACAATGACACCACCAATGCTCTGCTGGCTCCATTGCGTGCCAGTAATGGTGTTATATTTCCTTATACGCCCACAATAAGCACCAGTTTCAATGCCAACTATGACAAGTATGATTTGACACACAGCAATTATCGTGGCTACTTTTACAAAAACAGCAACGTGGGCGACATACAAATCATTGGAGAATTCACAGCTCAGGACACTGCCGAAGCCGAATATCTCTTGGCCACAATTGTGTTTTTTAGATCAGTCACCAAGATGTTCTACGGCAAAGACACTTTTCGTGGAGCACCTCCGCCCTTGGTAGAACTGTCGGGAATGGGCCAATATCAGTTCAACAATCATCCTTGCCTGTTGGCCAGCTTCAATTACAGCCTGCCCAAAGATGTTGATTACATTAGAGTCACGCCCAACAATCAAGGCATAAATCTAAGCCCCAGACGCAATCAAGTCAGTAGCAGTCCTGGTAGCACCATACAAAGCGTGTTGCGCAGATTGGAAACAATTGGTGTTCCGAGGGGCGCAGTTGGACAACCCGGCGACCTGGGTGTGGTGACCAGCACAGTAAATGGTACTGGACAAAGTACCTACGTGCCTACCAAGATGGAAATTCAAATTACCTTGTTGCCAGTTCAGACTCGCCAACAAGTCAGTCAACAATTCAGTGTCAAGAATTTTGCCAATGGTAACTTACTCAAGGGAGGATTCTGGTAATGGCCAACTATGACGCAACCAGTCCCTATTATCTAACTCAGTACAGTCAGTTCTTTTTGGATGTCATGATCAATCGACCAATTCCGCAGGAAAGTGATGACTTGCAACTGACCATTAATCTTACCTATCAGTATAGACCCGATCTTCTGGCCTATGACTTGTATGGTACAGGGTCTTTATGGTGGGTGTTTTATCAACGCAATCCCAATACTTTGACCAAACCTCCCTTAGACTTCAAGGCTGGCACCAAAATATATCTTCCAAAAGAATCTACTCTGAAATCAACTCTGGGCTACTAAGGCATGGCAGATCCAATCATTCCAGACACGCTATCAGACGGCGACGGCGATCTTGGACTAGATCCAGAAACCATCACTCTTGAACAGAGTCAAGGTGTAAACGAATACGAATCTGAACTACAAGGCGAATTGTTGCAGGAACCGTTGCAGTTGCCGCCCGGTGCTGAACCCGATGAAGTCACAGCTCTAGATGAAAGTGATGGTCCCATACTGCTCAACGAGCAAGCTCCCAATCTTACCACATCAGCCGGCGCTGGAGCCAATGATGACAATCAGGGACTTGGTGCCTCCTTGGGATTTTTTAACAACAATGGCTCGCCCAGCAGATCAGGCTCAACCGGAGCCACGGGCAAAATTACACCACAACCCAATGTGTTGGATCGTTTTGCCACTTATACCTATACAGCCAGCGTGTATCTCATGAGTCCAGAGCAGTTGGACATATACACAAAAACTGGCAAGCGTTCGGTGCAAGGCTATAATCTTTTGTTTCAAAGTGGTGGAGCACCCAACAACATTGGTGGAGCCCAAGGAGCTCTCAGTGCTGAAGGGTTAGCAGCCAGTCTGGGGCTTGAAGGAGCCACTAGTCCAAGCACACCCACATCACAGCAGACAGATTCAGGACGCAATCCTTTTTTTCCCTTGGACTATTACATAGACTCTATTACCTTGAACAACAGTCTGTTTGGTCGCAGCACCAATGCCGCTCACAGCACTGTGGACATGAAATTTACTGTGGTTGAACCCAATGGCATTACCCTAATTGACAACATGTATCGTGCTGTGCAGGATATTGCACCACGCACAGCCGCTGGTAGTATAAACTATGCTGCTGCAGTGTATCTCATGGTGATAAGATTTTACGGACAAGATCTCAACGGTGTTGTACAACGTGTGGGTGCGGCCGATCCAGGCACTGGTCTCAGTGATCCCAACGCTGTGGTAGAAAAATTTATTCCCTTCAAAATTAAAGAAATAAAATTCAGTGTCAGCAACAAGTTGGTTACCTATGATTTTGAAACAGCTCCAATTGGTCAAATGATTGGAGCCGGCACACGTCGCGGCACAATACCGGCCGATATTGAACTCAGTGCCACCACGGTGGGGAAAATGCTTACTGGTGATGTTGAATACAGTTCAGCCACCAGCAGTTCCAATGCTCCAGGAGCCAGCACCACAGCAGCCAATACCACACCCACAGATGGACGTGCCAGCTCCACACAGCCAAACAATGAAACTCCAGAATCACCACCCAAGGCCAACAATGCACCCAATACCAAACGCACAATCAAGCAAGGCCTCATGGCGGCCATGAACGAATTTCAAAAAGAACTAGTCAAGAAAAAAATTTACGATGTGGCCGATGAATACATCTTGGAATTTGCCAACGGGGCTGAAGCCATACGCGATGGTAAAATTTCTAAGCCCGACAAGAAAGTCAACAAAAGTGCCACGCCCATGAGCGAAGCACCCAGCCAAAACAGTCAAACTGCCAGCCCTGACAAAAGTGCCATGGATGTAACTGCACGCAACTGGGGTGTCACAGCCGGCATGCAACTGGTACAAGTGATTGATTTAATCATACGCAACAGCAGTTACATCACTGACCAGGCCTTAGTCACCATTGACGAAGATTCTGGCAAGCCAGTGCCCAATCCCAAGGCTGGCACACGCGGCATGAAGTGGTACAACATACTCATGGAAACCACACAGTTGGACTATGACAAAAAACGCAACGACTTTGCCTATAGAATCAAGTACATCATAGTGCCTTATACCTTGACCGACTTTGACAGTCCCTATTTCCCCATTGGCAATTTTAGAGGCCTGCACAAACGCTATCCCTATTGGTTCACCGGTGAAAACACACAGGTCTTGGACTATCAGGCTTCGTTCAACAAACTTTATGTGCTCACTGTGTCAGGACCACCTGGTAGCACCGGCTTGGAAAATGTACGCAAAAAGTACACCTCCAGCATGCGAGACATTGCCTATTATCAGTATCAAGCACGCAGTACAGAATCGGCTCAGGGAGCCGAGGGCAAGGCCAACGAACTGGCAGCGTCGGCGGCCGAGTACTTGTATAATCCCAGCGACAATGGCAATGCCAAGATAAGAATCATAGGCGATCCAGCCTGGATACAACAGGGCAGTGTGGCCAATTCTATTGATCCCAAATCACTCAAATACGGACCATTTTTACCGGATGGTACCATCAATTTTGATGTCAATGACATAATGTTCGAAATCGCCTGGCAAAAACCGCAAGACTATGATCTAGCATCTGGCATAGCCGATCCCTACAAGGCCACCAGTCGCACATTTGGCGATCGAACACCCATACAAAGCGTGGTATATCGTGCCAAGAGTGTGGTCAGCGAATTCAAGCAAGGTCGTTTTGAAACCACGTTGGAAGGCACCTTGTATCAGTATCCAGTGCCCAGCGGAGCAAACAAGGCTTCGACCGCCAGCAATCCTGTGCCTAATACTTCAATAAATTCTGCCGACCTGGTCAATGATGGCAGCGATGGTGAATCTAACTCCTCTGGCTTGAGTTCAGAGCTGGTGCGTGAACCCTTGGATGAACAAACTGGCAACACTGGCGATAGAATCAGCGGAGACCAATTCCAAGGCGAGGAAGAACTAGTGCAACTGGGCTATAATGATTTCAGTCAAAGTGCTGAATACGAAAATTATGGTGGCCCTGGGCTTGTAGCCGAGCCCGATCTTGCCAGTATTGATCCAGGAACTGGATCGGGAGAATTTGTGGCAGACTCGCCCACCAGTGCTGACACAGCCTCACCTGCCGAACCCGATGCCGAAGTAGAAAGCAACGGTGTTATTGTGGGCACAGGAACCGGACAAGCTATTCCGGTCAGTGGTAGATTAAGCGCGGCTCAGCGTGCGGAGATAAATCAAAACACACTGGGTTTTGATATAGAACTCAATCCAGTACCGGTAAATCCACAAATCATTGCAAGAGATTGGTAACACATGGCAGAAGAGATACAACGCAGTCGCGGTAGACCTGGAAATTATCGACAAGATCGCGGTGGCACACCAGCCGAATATGGTCCCTATCTGGGCATTGTAAAAAACAACGTGGACCCAACTCGGTCAGGACGTTTACAGGTTTACATTGAAGCCTTTGGAGATGGCGGCGAAAAAGACGACAACAAGTGGACCACAGTCAGTTATTTGCCGCCGTTTTATGGAGCCACACCCCCGGGCGGCAGCGCACGCGAAGGCACTGGCGGATATCCAGGCAATCAAAACAGCTATGGCATGTGGTTTACCCCTCCCGATGTGGGAGTAACTGTGGTTTGTATATTTGTCAATGGTGATCGCAGTCAGGGCTATTACATAGGTGCTGTACCAGAAAACGGCATCAACCACATGGTGCCAGCTATAGGTGCCGAAGCCAAGTACATTCCGGGCAATGCCAATCAGAAAACATATTTTGCTAATGCACCCTTGATGCCAGTTACAGAAATCAACAACAACAACATCAAGATTGATAACAACGCAAGATTTTTTGATCAACCCAAACCCATACAAAGTGTGGTAGCTGCCAGTTTTTTCCAACAAGGTGTGGCCAAAGATATCGAGCGCGGCCCCATACGCAGTAGCAGTCAACGTGAAAGTCCCAGTGCTGTGTTTGGCATCAGTACTCCGGGCATTCCCATTTATCAAGGCGGACTAACACCCAAGGACGCCAGACAAAAACTCAATTCAGGCACAGTCAAGCCCAACGACATCAACGTGATTGGTCGCATGGGTGGGCATACATTTGTCATGGACGATGGCGACATCGATGGCAACAATCAACTGTTTAGATTGCGCACAGCCAAAGGTCATCAGATCATGATGAATGACACAGGAAATTTTTTACAAATCATGCATGCCAACGGACAAACCTGGATTGAACTAGGTGTGGAAGGCACTGTGGATGTATTCAGTACCAACAGCGTGAACATACGCACTCAAGGCGATCTCAATTTGCATGCCGATCAAGACATCAACATGTATGCCGGGCGTGACATAAAAATGAAAAGCGCAGCCAGTACCACAATAGAATCTGCAGTGAACTTGTCTATGATTGCGCAGGCTTCGGTAGCCATATACAGCAAGGCCACAGTGGCAGTCAAGGCCGATGGTAGCTTGGCCTTGCAAAGCGAAGGCGGAAGCTGGAATGGAGGTGGAAGTTTGGCATTCACTGGCGGCGGAATTGATTTAAATGGACCAGCAGCGGCTTCTGTGGTGGCGCCAACTCCCATACAAAAAACCACGCTGGATGACACAACATTTAATACCAGCACAGGTTGGCAGGTAGAAGCCGCAGCCTTGGAAAGCATTGTGTCTAGAGCACCCACACATGAGCCCTATCCCTATCACAACAAGGGTGTCGATGCACGAGTAACATTTGAGGAAGGATCTGCACCACCGCCAGCCAGTGAACCTGTGCCGTCTGGTGTGGAGATACAGGCGCTATGAGTCAATACACATTTATTGATCCAGACACCGGCAGAGAATTCACGGTCAAGGGCGGTTCAGGTCTTACAGAAGCACAGGCCTTTGACATTTACAATCAACAACGTGACACTGGTGCGCTGGTAAATCTCAAACCCGGGGACATACTCAGTGCCGCCAGTCAAGTTTCTGCGGGATTCGCAGGGGCCTTGTCGCAAGTGGCACAGGGCTTGGCCGGTATTGCAGGAAGTGCCACTGGAGCCCTGGGCGGCGCCATAAACAAAGTCAAACAAACAGCCACTGGTCTTATTTCAGCACCAACCTTGAGCAATGGACTAACCGGTGCGTTGGGTACAGCTCGCAGTGTGGCCAGTCAGGCCTTGTCTGGGATAGCCACGGCTGCCAAGTCTTTGCCAGTCACAAATGGTATCACAGTGGCCAACTACGCCAAGCAGGCCACAGCCTTGATGCCAATCAAGGGCGTTGTGTCCAATATTACAGCATTGTCGTCACTGCCGGTAACAGGACTCACCAACAACAATGTTACTGCCACCTTGGCACAGGCGCAAAAGCTTACTGGACAATCATCCTCGGCAATTTCAAACTCCCTGGGTGTAGGCAAATATGGTCTTAGTTGCACACAACTAGAACTAGCAGGGGTGGTCAAACCAGGCACCTATAGCAAGTACTTGGCATCAGGCACTGGCAATCTTACATCGGTGTTAAACAGTCCGGCTGTGTGGACTGGTAAAAATGGCATCAAAAATGTGGATAATCTTTTGAGTTCCACAGTGAGTCAAGACAAAATACAACAAACGCTCATGACCAATGGTCTACAGAGTGTGGCACAATTGGGCATTCCGGTGAGTCAGTTAAATCCACAACAGTTGGCAGGCACTGCTCTTAATGCGGCCAAATCTGCTGCGGACACAGTGTCCTGGGCCACCGGTGCCCTGGGCGGTTCAGCTAAGACAGAATATGATACCACTGCTAGAGATGCGGCTTATGCCGTGGATTTCAGTGAGGAAAAAATTGACACTGCCATGAGTGATCAAGAAGTTCCTCCTGCAGCCACACAAACAGTAGATCGTAACACACTTGATGCCGCGGTGAATCGTATCATAGGTAACAAGAAAATCCCCACAGTTGATTATACCAGTGATGCCTGATCTATAAATATTGACATGACCACATTTATTGGATTCAACACCATTGGACAACGCAAAAAATTCACCCTAGTGGATTTTCCCTTAATTCAACGCGATTTGCTCAATGCTTTTAACATACGTCAAGGCGAGTTGCCTGGTAGACCAGCCTATGGAACTGTGATGTGGGACTTTATTTTTGAAAATCAAATTGAAGAACTACAACGCAACGTTGAGATTGAAGTACAACGAGTGGCCGGCGGCGATCCTAGGATCCAAGTCAGCAACGTACAGGTATTCCCACAAGAAAACGGTTTGTTGATACAGTTACAAATCACTATTTTACCCACCACTAACGCAGAAATTCTCAGCATATTTTTTGATCTGCAACAACGTCGTGCCAGCTACATCTAAAACTCTGCCGTTTTAGATCTCAATAAATACTGTCAACAAGGCTGGTATACATGGCAAAAACCACAAGACAAACTGCAATATTTGGCGTAGAGGACTGGAAGCAGATCTATCAAACCTATCGTGAGGCTGATTTCCAGAGTTATGATTTTGAAACTCTGCGCAAGAGCTTTATTGATTATCTGCGCCTGTACTATCCTGAAACTTTCAATGATTATATTGAAAGCAGCGAGTTTATTGCCCTGCTAGATGTGATTGCATTTATGGGTCAAAGTCTGGCCTTTCGCACCGACCTAAACACACGTGAAAATTATCTAGACACCGCCGAACGCAGGGATTCGGTCACACGTTTGGCCAACTTGATCAGCTATACTGCCAAACGCAACACAGCCGCTTCAGGATTCTTAAAAGTGTTTAGTGTGCAGACCACAGAAAATGTGATAGACTACACCGGCACCAATCTCAGCAATGTCACAGTGGATTGGGCAGATCCCACTAATCCAGACTGGCAGGAGCAATTTACCACAATTATCAATGCGGCCTTGGTAGACAGTCAAAAAATTGGTCGCCCTGCTAATCGTCAAACCATTCTGGGTGTGCGAACCGACGAATACAGCATTAATCTTGTGCCTGGGTTTTTGCCAGTGATTCCCTATAATGCCACCATAGATGGCATTGCCATGCCTTTTGAAGCTGTAACTTCAACATCGGTAGATCGTGACTACATTTATGAACCTTCTCCAGTGGCCAGTTCGGTGTTTAATGTGCTGTACAAAAATGATCAACTGGGATTTGACAGTGCTAATACTGGCTATTTCTTTTATTTCAAACAGGGCACACTACAAAACCAAGACTTCAATCTCAGCGAGCGCATAGCCAATCGAACTGTGAACATCAACATAGAAGGCATCAACAACGAAGATCGTTGGCTGTTTCAACTAGACAACGTGGGCAATATTTCGCGTGAGTGGACCTATGTGGAAAATATCTATTCTGCAGCCGTGGAACAAACGGCCGGTCTAAGACCCATTTACTCTACCACAAGTCGTGCCAACGATCAAATCACCATGGTATTTGGCGATGGTGTTTTCAGTGAAATTCCTGTGGGCATATTCCGCGCCTATGTGCGTGCTTCAAACGGCTTGCAGTATATTATCAACCCAGAAGAAATGCAAAACGTTGTGTTGCCTATAAGTTATATCAGTCGGTCTGGCAATCTAGAAACCATTACCTTTACTTGCGGCATCACAAGACCTGTCAGCAATGCACAAAGTCGAGAACCCATTGCAGAAATCAAGCAACGTGCACCAGCTAGATACTACACACAGAATCGCATGGTCAACGGTGAAGACTATAATTTGTTTCCGTTTACCTTGTACAACAGCATCATAAAGAGCAAGGCTGTGAATCGTGCCAGCATTGGCACCAGCAGATATCTTGACCTAGTGGACAATACCGGCAAGTACAGTTCAACCAACAGTTTTGGCAGCGATGGCGGATTATGGAATCAAGACATACTGCCCACAATCTTGTTTTCTTGGACCAATCGCAATGAAATTGCCGATGTAATCACCAATCAAATTCAGCCCAAGATCTTGGAAAGCACCATGAAGCAATTTTATTATGCAAACTTCCCAAGGCAATTGGTCAACAAATTTGATTTTGTATGCCAATCTACCACAGCTACCTTGAACACAATCACAACCAGTAGCACAGAATTTTTTGCTTTGGCTGCTAAAGGACAAATTGTGGCAGGCTCGCCCATAGTGTTTACAGACACCTTGGGTGGACTCACTGCTGGGTTGCCATATTTTGTACGCACCATCAATGCTACAAATTCAACTTTTACAGTCAGCACGGCTCCCAATGGACAAAACAGTATTTTGACCACGGCCACGGGTGCCATGAATGCCACAGTGACCTTGACCACAGGCGGCACAAACTGGAATCAAAGCACTACATTGGCAAACGAAACCACAGGGTTTTTTAGAAATGCCGCACTAGAACCAGTGTCGGTGGGTGAATCCAATTCCACTGTGGTAAAATATGCTGTGGTTGGCAGCCTTATAAGATTTACGCCACCCACAGGCTACTACTTTGATGTCAACAATAGATTGCAACTGGGAGTGCCAACTAGAGCCGGAGAAAGTTTGGAAATTTGGGCCAGCCCCATACGCATCATAGGCGATGGCGATGGCGATGGTCTGGGCAATTTGTCTGATGGAAGTGGACCAGTGATCTTGAACAATTTTGTGCCAACTGGTGCTATCATGGACATTGTTATTCCAGTGTTTGCCACAGATCTTCCACTGAGTATTCAAACACAAATGACCGAACAATTTTTGTTGTTTAGAAATTTTGGTCTTGGCTACGACAACGACGGTTCAATAACCGGAGTACCATACTCGTGGTACTTGATAACATCTACCAATCTTGATGTAGATGCCACCTGGAGCGAACAGTATGCTGGCAATACCACTGGAGCCAATTTAGATGCAAGTTGGCTGATTCAATTTGTAGTGGTAAATCAAAATTATACCATAACCTTTCGTGGACTCAGCTACAGCTTTGGCAGTGTGCTACAAACACGCTTCTTTTTCTATGATGGACAACAAATATATGACAGTCGCACCGGTACAGTGATCAAGGACTATATCAATGTGCTGGCTGTAAATACTCGGCCAGACTCTGCCTTGCCCTTGAGTGGCGATATCATAATGAACATAACTGGTCAGCCAGTTGAAAGTGATGGCTATGTTGATGACTTCCAGGTTCAAGTGGGATTCAGAGACAGCGACAATGATGGCATTCCTGACAATCCAGATTTCTTTGATGAGATTGTGGCGGCCAATATTAACTCCAATCAAAAATATGTGTTTTTTCAACAGACCGTGGATTTTGATAACTTACAACGTTATCTCTTGGTAGAACCTGGAGTAGTCAACAGTGATTATGCCACGCTGGATGATATTGAAGCAGAAAAATTCAAATGGAGTCCGGGTCAGGTATTTTATGCATATACCGAAAATACATTCTATCGACTCAGTAGAGAAGTCACAGGCAATTTGATCTTGACCGAAGTCACAGGATGGCTGGCTCGTGTTGGACGACAAAGTTTGTACTATCAGTATCGACACAATTCGCCCTTGACTAATCGTATTGATCCAGGCACCACCAACATCATTGACCTTTACGTGGTCACACAGGAATACTACACAGCCTATCAGAACTGGTTGCGTGATACTACCAATACCATACTGGAACCCGAACAACCCAGCATAGATGATCTTAACACAGCTTATCAAAATCTCAACGACTACAAGATGCTGAGTGACAACGTGGTCCTTAACTCTGTAACATTTAAACCCCTGTTTGGCGCCAAGGCCGAGGCCACACTGCGTGCCACCGTCAAGGTGATTCGTGCGCAAGGATCAACTGCCAGCACCAGTGAAATAAAAAGTTCTGTAGTGGCACAAATGAACAGCTATTTCAGCATAGATAAATGGAATTTTGGAGATACATTTTACTTTTCAGAACTGGCAGCTTTTCTGCATAGACAATTGGGTAGCATTGTAAGCAGTGTGGTTCTAGTACCTCTGGATCCTGAAAAATCCTTTGGCGACTTGTATGAAATACGCAGTCAGCCCAATGAAATTTTTGCCAATGCTGCTACAGTCGACAACATTGACGTGATTGAAGCTTTGACCAGCACCAATCTACGCACAGCCCCAGGTAGTGGAGTGATTTAATGGCACGCACACGGTCAGTAGATTTTTTACCAGAAATATTTAGAACCGAAGCCAACAAACAATTTTTGTCGGCTACATTGGACAATCTCATTCAAGAACCCAAGTTCAAAAAGACTCAGGGGTTCATTGGACGCACTGTGGGACCTGGTGTCAACCCCAATGACAAATACGTGGTTGAACTTGATAAAACCAGAGCTGACTATCAGCTTGAACCGGGTGTAGTCAGTCTTAGACCCGACACCAACGAAATACAAGAAGTAATAACCTATCCTGGCATGGCCGATGCCATATCATTTCAAGGTGGTCAGGGAAATCGTGCCGATCGCCTGTACGAGAGTGATTACTATACTTGGGATCCGTTTGTAGACTTTGACAGTTTTGTAAACTACAGCCAGTATTATTGGGTGCCCAACGGACCAGACGCAGTTGATGTGTCGGCCACGGGTGTTCCCATTACCAACAGTATCACAGTCACACGTGAAAATGGCGTGTACACATTCAGCGGAGTAGTAGGCGACAATCCAACTCTGGAACTAGTGCGTGGCGGAAATTACACCTTCAACGTGGCACAAAACGACAAAGAAACTGTGAACTATCGTGTGACCAACAAAGGCAACAGCAGTTACACAATTGATTATCAAGACAATCCTTCCTTGACCTTGGTGCGTGGTAACACCTATGTGTTCAATCTAACTCTGCAGGGAATTTTTCCGTTTTGGATCAAGACACAGCCGGTGTTGGGCTTGGCCAATGCCTTTAATACTGGAGTCAGTCGAAATGGTAGTACCATAGGTTTAATTACCTTTACAGTACCACAAGACGCCCCCGACACTCTGTACTATATTGCAGAAAATCAAATCAACATGCAGGGCGTGCTCAACATTGTAGACGGCATACCAGGCACAGGGCCAGGCTTTTGGATTCAGACCAGTCCTGGTGTTACGGGGCAAGTCCCCACAGCACCAAATATTTCCAGCAGAGATGTGTTTGGAGTCATTAACAACGGTGAGGATCTTGGCACAGTAACGTTTAATGTACCCCTCAAAACAGCACAACAATACTACTATGATCTTCCAGATTTTGGCACACCTGTAGATCTTGTGACAGATTTGAAATTTGATCAGATCAATAATCAACGCTTGGATGTGTTTCTGGCCGAATATGGCGGCATTGACGGTGTCAGTGCTTTGGCCAATAGAACCTTGATTTTCACCAACCCATTGACTGATGCTGTTGACGGTGGCTGGCAACGCACAACAAGATTTGACCCTTTAGGTCAGGATGTTGCCAACAATGGTTTGTTGGGCAGTTTTGATTCCACTCTGTACAGTCAAACTTCAGAGATACCTGTAGATCAACGTTATCAACTGTATCAAATTACCTTGGATATCAGCAACGGATATGCTTATATGCAGTTGAATCGCATTGCCGATATTCCTGTATTGAACAAATTTACTATAAGATACGGCGATGTGTACAGCAGTACTAACTGGCTCAAAGACAGCAGCGGAAGATTTCAACAGATACCGTTGCTGACTGCTGTGAATGATATTCTATACTATCAAGACGGTAATGACCCTGAAATTTTTGGCGAAATAAAGCTGATAGATGTAGAGGGAAGAACCACGCTTGACATCAACGATATCATTGGTAAAAAGAATTATACCAGCCCCAACGGTGTAGTATTCACCAATGGATTAAAGGTAGTTTTTCGTGGTCTAGTTGAGCCTCCCAACTATAGCTCGGGCAGTGTAGTATTTGAATGTTCGGCCACGGCTGATGAAATCAATGCTATAACCACAACCAACACAGACATACTGTATGTGGGTCAGGAAGTTTCGTTCCAGGCACCCACACTGGGCGGTCTTGTAGCTGGACAAACCTACTATGTGCAAAGCATTGTAAATCAGTTTCAGTTCACTGTGAGTGACATGATCGGTGCTGGTGCTGTGGCCTTGTCCACAGCCACAGGGCTCATGACAGCGGTCAGTGTGAATTATCGTGAATATTATGTAGCCGGTGTTGGCACTGAAATAAATTTGATTCCGGTCACAGAACTTAATCTATATGAACCCTATGTGACTGATGCCAACGACAGCACCGTGATTCGGGAACCCGCAACACCCGACTATATCACTATAGATCGAAACAGCATGAGCCGCAATCCCTGGAGTAGAAGCAATCGCTGGTTCCATGTAGATGTGATCAATGCCACGGCTGCCTACAACAACACTGTGCCAATACTGGACAACAATCGTAGAGCCAAACGTCCAATTTTGCAATTTAGACCCAACATCAGACTGTTTAACATGGCACCTGAGTGTGTGGAACCAGTGGATATCATAGATTTTGTAGTGGCCGATGCATTTGGTACTGTGCAAGGCAGCACCGGATATACCGTAGACGGATATGAATTGGTCAATGGTAGTCGCATTATTTTTGCAGCAGACACCGATGCCGAAGTGCGCAACAAAATTTGGTTGGTAGAATTTATCATACCCAACAGCGCCACCCTGATCACGGCAGATAATTTGTCGCCTGGGTTGGTGTACACAATTATATCGTTAGGCAACACCGATTGGAACGCAGTGGCTGGCACCACTGGAATCAGCTATGCTGTTGGCAACATTATCACTGTGGCAGAAGTTGGAACTGGTACTGGTCTGGCTGAATTTAATCAGCCTGTGATTAATTTGACATTGGCTCCAGATGGTGTTGTTGCGCCAGATCGTGCCACACATACCATGAATGGTGAAACTGGACAAGGCATTTCATATTGGTATGATGGGGTTGAGTGGATAGTGGCTCAACAAAAACTTGGTGTCAATCAGGCACCCTTGTTCAATGTGTACGACGCGGATGGAGTCAGCTTCAGTGATCAAATAAAATATCCGTCCAGCGATTTTGTAGGTAGCAAACTGTTCAGCTATGCACCTGGTGAAACCGGTATTCTTGATCCTGTGTTGCAGATTCCGCTCAAGTATCTTACTCTTGAAAACGTGGGCGATATTGTGTTTGATAACAATCTCTACAAGGACACATTTGTTTACACACGTGAAAATGTTAGTGTGACTCTAGACATCAGTTCAGGATCTGCTAGAGAATACAATGTGTCCATGGGCGTGTCTAGCACAAACGGCATAAACAGTACAACGAGCACGACATCTGTCTCAACTTTGACTGCTACCGGTACTGAAGAGTTTGCACGTCTTATAGGTTGGCAAAATGCAGTGACTACCAGCAAGACCTACCAGCAGTTTAAATTTATCTATGACGGAACCACGCTCAAACTGGATGTGGTTGTGCTTGATCAATTTGCCAGCGCGGTTCCTGTAATAAAAATTTATGTTGGCAGTCAGTTCCAAGACCCCAGCACGTACATCTATGCTACCAACACTGACAGCACCACAATTACACTCAACAAAGAGTATGTGCTAGGCGATATTGTTGAAGTCTTGGTGTTGAGTGATCAGGTCAGCAAGGTTGCATTCTATCAAGTACCCTTGAATTTGGAAAACAATCCGCTGAACATAAACAGTCAAAGTTTTAGTCTGGGCACCATAAGACAGCACTATCAAAGCATCTGTGAAAATTTACCAGATATTTCAGGCGCAATTTCTGGGGCCAATAATACCAGAGACTTGGGTGACATTGGACCGTATGGTTTGATTATTTTGCAACAGAGTGCACCGTTGACGTTGGCTGGATATTTCTTGCGCAGTGAAAAATACAATATTTTTAATTCTCTAACTTATAACAGCCGAGAGTATATCAAATACAAAAATCAATTGTTGGAATCAGTGACCCAACAACAAATTAATTTTCAAACAGCAGGAGAAATATTAGATGCAGCCATAGCTGACATCACCGCTGGTCGAGTAGAAACACAGTCGTTTTACTGGAGTGACATGTTGCCGTCGGGTGCTGTGTATATTCAAAACACATACACGGTGTCGTTTGTTACTACCAATGTATTTGACACCGTGCAGGTATACAACTTTGCTTCAGCCAACTATCTGGGACTCAGTGTGTATGTGAATGACGTGCTTATTACTCGTGGCATGGACTACGTAGTGGCCACTGACGGACCACGTTTGACTATTATCAAAATGTTAGAAATTGGTGACACAGTGACTATACGTGAATACAGTTCCACTTATGGCACATTCTGTCCCAATACTCCTACCAAAATGGGACTGTATCCGGCTTATCTGCCAGAAATAACCACACAACGCACTACCACAGGTGAACAAACTGTCTTGATTGGTCATGATGGTAGTGTCACAAAAACTTTTGGTGACATACGTGATCAAGTATTGTTGGAGTTTGAAACTCGAATCTACAACAACATCAAACTGGATGGCAACCCTTGTCCCTTGTTAGCAACCAACGTACTACCTGGACAGTTCCGTGTCACCGGTTACAGCACAGATGAAATCAACAATATTTTGAACACAGAATTTTTGAGCTTTGTGGCCACTAACAAACTAAACTATCGCGAACAAGATTATAATGCCAACAATGAATTCAGCTACAATTATAGTGGTGCTCAAGGCCGACTCGACAACAAAAATTTGCTAGGGGCCTGGCGTGGTATCTACAGATACTATTATGACACGCAACAACCAGAATCTACGCCTTGGCAAATGCTGGGCTTCAGTGAAAAACCTGTCTGGTGGGACGTGACTTATGGCACTGTACCCTACACCAGTGAAAACTTTGTGTTATGGGATGACTTAGAAGCTGGCTTGGTGCGTGATCCAGCTGGTGCTTATATTTTGCCTGAATACGCACGCCCAGGCCTAAGCGAAGTCATACCCACTGGTGATGAAGGACAATTATTGAGCCCATTCAACAGCGTGGTAGGCACTTTTGATCAAAATCAATTCCGCAAGAGTTGGAGCCTAGGAGATGGATCTCCAGTGGAAGCTTCGTGGTGGAACAGTTCTAGTTATCCATTTGCAGTCATGCGCTTGTTGGCTCTTACAAGACCGGCCAAGTTTTTTGCCTTGTTTGCTGATAGAGATTTATATCGTTACAACACAGAGTTTGATCAGTTCTTGTACAATAACCGCTATAGATTGGATGCCAACGGCGTTGAAGTTTACGGCGACGGTATCAGCAAGGCCAGTTATATCAATTGGATAGTTGACTACAATCGACAAAGCGGTTTAAACAGCACGGAATTATTAACCAATGACTTGGCCAATCTTGATGTGAGGTTGTGCTACAGAATGGCCAGCTTCTCAGACAAGAAATTCATAAAGCTATTCACTGAAAAATCCAGTCCAGAGTCTACCAATACCAGTTTCCTGATTCCAGACGAAAGCTATGCCTTGCTGTTGTACAAAAATCAACCATTTGATCGAGCCAGTTACAGTTCAGTGCTGATACAACAAGTTCCGGGCGGATATGCAGTGTTTGGCTACAGCACCTATCAGCCCTATTTTAACATCTTGCAAAGCCAGGCCACTGGAAAACTACGAACCATTAGCACAGCTGGAGTCAGTGTGCGAGTTCCTACCTTCTACACCAGTCGTGTTGCACAGATACCATATGGTTATGTGTTCACTGACATCACAGCAGTCAGTGACTTTTTGTTGAGTTATGGCAAGTATCTTGAAGGGCAAGGACTTAGCTTTACCAACACTGCCAATGGTTATCAGCTGGACTGGAATCAAATGGTAACTGAATTCCTGTACTGGAGTCAACAGGGTTGGGAAGACAATTGTCTTATTGCTATCAATCCCTTGGCACTCAAGCTCAGTGTCAGTAAACCCTTTGCCGTGGTTGACGATATACAGGCACAGACTTCAGAAAATATTTTATTGGATCAAAACCGCAAAGAGTTACCTACTCGCAATCTCAATATTGTGCGCATGGGCAATGAATTCACAGTGGAGCCAGCCAATGATCAAACCCTAAGTTTTATAGATCTAAAATATACCAGCTACGAACACATGATTGTGCTAGACAATGTGTCAGTATTTGGTGATTTGATCTACAATCCCCCTACCGGAGCCAGGCAAAGTCGTCTTAATCTTGTAGCTGTGACCACTACCGAGTGGAACGGCAGTGTGGATGCTCAAGGCTTCATAATAAATCAGGACAATGTGGAGCCCTGGAGCGGTCATAGAACCTATGCCAAGGGCGAAATTGTCAAGTACAAAGACAACTATTGGTCAGCTGCTACAATTGTTCAGCCCAGTGAAGTTTTTGATTTTAATGACTGGTTGCAGAGCGATTACACACAGATTGAACTTGGACTTTTACCCAACCTTGCCAACAAAGCCGATCAATTGGTCAATTCCTACAACATTAACACAGCCAATCTTGAACGCGATACGGATCTATTAAGCTATGGATTGATTGGATTCCGACCAAGGCAGTACCTGGCCGCAATTAATCTTGACGATGTAAGCCAGGTCAACGTTTATCGACAGTTCTTGGGCACCAAAGGCACGCTGTTGTCAGCTGAATTATTCAAACAGGTCAATCTAGGCAAAGAGTTAGCCGAATATGAAATTTTTGAAAATTGGGCAGTGCAACGAGCTGTGTACGGTGCCAATGCCAATCGCAGCTATTTTGAATTACGGTTAAATCGAGCTTTGCTCAACGCCAGTCCCAGTCTGGTGCAAGTTGTGGCATCTCAACAAACCAGTGAAGCTGATCAGTCCATACAAGTGGGCGATATTTGGCGTCAAAGTTACAAAATCAACAGCCCGGACATATTGCCTACCACGGTAGCTGTACCCGCAGACACTGCCTTGCCCACAGCTGGCTATGTGAATCTTGACGATGTTGATATCACAGTGTTTGACATCAGTGACAGTGCCAGCCTTGAAGCCAATCTAAACGAAATTGGTGTTGGTACCAGTATCTGGGTAGCCAAGGTCAACAATTACGACTGGGACATATATCGTGCCGAAGCTGTACCGGGCACTATAAGTCACGTATGCGATAATCTTGACGGTACCAGTCGTGTGATTTTTACTCTGCAACATGGTATCACAGTTGGACAACAGGTTATTATAAGATTTTTTGACAGTGAAGTTGATGGAGTTTACACAGTTCTAAGTGTCAGTAATCTCAATACCATCAACATAGCATTTAGGTTTACAGGCAGTAGAACCGTGGTGAATGGTATCGGCTTGGCCTTTACACTGCAAACCATGAGAGTTGCACAGGCCAGTGATGTGATTGACCTGCCTTATGCCAATCAAATTGCAGATGGAACCACAACCTGGGTCGACGACGATGGCAACGGTCGTTGGGTAGTTTTGCAAAAACAAAACGTATTCACACCGGTTAGTGAGCTTTCACCACAGATACTGGATGCAGAAGAAAATTACGGAGTGGTGGTAAAACAAGCAATTGACAAATTTGCTGCATTTGTTGGCAGTCCACGTTATGGTTTTGGCACAGGTACTCAAACGGGTGCTGTTTACACCTATGTAAACAACTTTGGCACTGCTTATCAACCTATTAGTCCTGTGGAAAGTGGTGATGCCATAATCACTCTTGCTACTACGGGTGTTAGAAATCTTGGAGCCAGCATCGCAGTGGGTAGTCAGGCCTGGCTAGCAGCCGGTGCTCCAGGTAGTCTGGGCGGTGCTGGCCAAACCAACAGTGGGTATGTCACTGTGATTTATCGAGATTACAACACATATCAGGCAGGTGACAATCCCTATGTGGTATGGCAATTACTGACCACACCTGGTAACATCAACACTGATCAAGGTCGTTTTGGTGCTGGCATAACCATGTGTGCCAACGAAAACTGGTTGTATGTGGCAGAGCCAGATGTAAATCGTGTTTATGCTTACAACCGCATAAATTACCAATATCAGTTTTTGTCGGCCTTGGGTGACGGCATCACCACAAGCTATGACATTAGCAACAACATACAAATTGACGAAGCCACACAGATTCAAGTCACAGTGAATGGTGTGTTACAGGTATTAAACGTGAACTACACAGTGAATATTTCATTTACCACTGTGACCTTTACCACAGTCCCCAGCGCAGGTTCTGCTGTGCTAATTGCAAGACCATTCTTGTTACAGCTGGATTACGCTCAGTATTACAGCTTGACTGCCACTGGAGCGACAACTGGTACAGGTGCCTTGTTTTCAATCAATCGCATACGTGGCACCGTAGAAGTTGGTATTCAAGCCGGCGGTTCAGGTTATACCAATGGTGAGACACTGACTATACCAGCCACCAGTTTTGGAGGAGGATCTTCGCCAGCCAACGATGTTACCTTTGTTATAACTGTGGTAGCTGGCAAAATTGTTCAGCTGACCGGTGTTTCCTATACTCCGCCTGCCTTGCAGAGCACATTTAGTTTGAATGAACTTTTCTTCACTGCTACCACCTTAAACAGTTTTACAGTGTTGGTAAATGATGTGATACAAAGGCCACACATTGACTACACCTTCAATGCTGGCACGCAGGATTTATCATTCCTTGTAAATCCAGGTGCCGGAGCAATTATAAAAGTTCGTGCTGACAGTTATTTTAACTACGTGGGAGAAATCCCCACAGCTGGACTTGGTTTGCAACCTGGAGATGATTTTGGCGCCGCATTGAGTTGCACCACAGATGGTAGACAAGTCATGATTGGTGCTCCCAACTGCACCGTTGATGGCGAAGTTGAAGCCGGTTGTGTATATGTGTTTGACAGAAATGTTCAACATTTTATCTACACACCGAGCTCCACACCTACCTTTGTGCTGGCTGGTTCAGGATTGACGCCGCTGGCTGTGAGTGTGAATGGTCAGTATTTGATTGATGAAGCCACTACAATTGTAGGCAATCCAGGCACGTACAGTGTCAGCGGTAGCACAGTGACTATCAATCAAACACTGAATGTGGGTGACAGTATTGAAATAGAAACAGACCAGTTTCGTCTATTGCAACGAATCACACAGGAACAGCCTGCACAGTACAGCAACTTTGGACAAGCAGTTGATCTATGCTCGTATAATTGCAGTCTTTATGTTGGAGCTCCAAACAGTAGTCTACAGGTCATTAAAGGTGGCGTGGTTGAGCGCGAAATAAATCAAGCACGTGTTTATGGTATTATAACCTCCACAGTGTCCAATCCCACGCTTACAGCTGGTGATACCCTGCGGGTCAACAATGTTGATGTGATTATACCATCTGCCCCAAACAACAATATTGTGGGCTTGGCCAGTGCTATTAATTCTACCGCTCCAAATGCCACAGCCACAGTTACCTCAGCTGGATATCTGACCATATCTGTGACCAATATTGATGCGGCTGTGCCCGGAAACTTGTTGCAAGTGGCACCAGGCAGTGTGGGTTCAGCTTGGGCGGCCTTGGGCTTTGATATATTCAGTTACACACAAACCATATTAAGTCCCTACGCAGTTGATTTTGCTGGGTTTGGAACCAGCATTAGCTTGGACGAAACAGCAACAACCTTGATAGTAGGTGCTCCACAAGGCACCATGTATCTCATCACAATTTTTGATGATGGTACCACAGATTTTGATGCCAATGCCACAACCTTCTTTACAACCATATTGCAAAGCGGTGCGGTGTATACTTACAACTTGTTGAATTCTGCCAACAGCAGTGCCAGCAATCCTGACAAGTTTGTGTTTGGTGAACAAATCAGTATCACTGATGTGGCCTATCTTGATCAGCTGGGAGCGTCAGTGGACTACTTGAGTGGCAGTCTTTGGTTGGGTGCGCCCGGCAGTGATGTGGGCGACAGCAGCACCAGTAACTATGGAAAAGTGTTTGTTTGGCAAAATGCTGAACGACAAATGACCTGGATTCCAAAATACATTCAACAACCCACTGTGGATGTAAGACTGTTGAATTCAATATTTCTGTATGATAGAATAACATCTTCAACCACGGAGTTCTTGGATTTCTTCAATCCCTTGCAAGGAAAAATTCTTGGCGCTGCCCGACAAAATATTGACTATATTGGTGCCGTTGATCCAGCATTTTACAACGTGGGTCCACAAAATATTCTTGGGACCACATGGGCCGCCAATCACGTGGGAGAAATTTGGTGGGATATCAGCACGGTGAGATTTATTGATCCCAATCAGGATTCCATTGTGTATGCATCAAGACGTTGGGGACAAATTTTTCCTGGCAGCACAGTTGACATCTATCAGTGGATCGTGAGCACGGTTCCGCCAGCTGAATATGCTGGCCCTGGAACTCCAGCCAGTCTTGTAAGCTATACTATTAACACAGTGCTCAGTGATGATGGCTCATTCAACACGCAGTATTTTTACTGGGTACGCGGATTACCCACAGTGGCCACACAAAAAGGCAAGACACTCAGTACCAACAGTATCAGCAACTATATTGCTGATCCACGTTCTACGGGCATAGCCTATCTTGCACCCATAAACTCCAGCACTTTTGCATTGTACAACTGTGAGAATCTTATAGAAGCACAGGACACTATTCTCAACATTGAGTTTGATCAACAACTCAACAACGACAATGTACACGTTGAATATGAGCTGGTGGCGCAGGACAAATCCAACAGTTTCTTGAGTGACAATCTGTATAGAAAACTGCAGGACAGTTTCTGTGGTGTTGACAGCTTTGGAAATCTAGTTCCAGATCCTACCTTGAGTCCTGCAGAACGGTACGGAGTACAATTTAGACCCAGACAAAGCATGTTTGTCAACAGATTTGTTGCACTCAAGAACTATATCACTCGAGTGAATTCAATTCTGCGTCAGTATCCTGTGAGTGAAAATAGAGTTTTGTCATTGTTGAACAGCAAAGAGCCACTGCCAGGAGTCAACAGTGGCCTCTACAATGCCAGTGTACCCACCAGAGAAATACTAGATTTCCAAAACATCTATGCCGTGCCACTGGGCTACAAGTATCTTGTGGTCAGCGATGATACCAATCGCGGTTTATGGACCATATATCAGGTCAGCCCCAATCCCACGATCTTGGACAGTTTCACCAGCACAGGATCTTTCATAAGCGGCAATACTCTCAACATTGGAGTATTGACTTCTGGAACCATTACCGTGGGTCAACTTGTGACTGGCATTGGAGTTGAAAGTGGCATTATTATTGTCAGCAACATTAATGGTGGCAGCTCAAGTGGATCAGTTTGGGTTATAAGCAAAATAACCAATGTGCCCACAACCAATATCAATGGTGCCGCACCACGTGAATTGATACTGTTCAGGGTACAAAACTTCAACACACCTGATTACTGGAGTTATATTGATTGGTATTTGCCCGGTTACAACAGCAGTATCAAGCCCGTGGCCGAAGTCAATAACTTTTCTGAATTGACTACCTTGAATGTACCTATAGGTAGCAGTGTGCAGGTTAAAGCCAATGCACAAGGCAAATTTGAAATTTACCTACGCACCGATGTGGGTTACGAGCGTGTGGCCCTGCAGGATGGAACCATAGAAATTTCTGCTGAAATTTATGACTATGCATTGGGACGTTTTGGTTTTGACCTTGAAGTGTTTGACGCACAATATTTTGATCAAGAACCCGTGATTGAAACAAGAAAAATAATTCAGGCTATTAATGAAGAATTATTTGTTGGTGATCTAGAAATAGAAAGAAATCGAGCTTTGGTGTTGATGTTCAACTATGTGTTGAGTGAATTTTCAGCACCTGAGTGGTTGGTCAAAACCAGCCTGATTGATGTGGCGCACAAAATTCGCGAACTGTTACCGTTCCAAAATTTCAGTCCAGACAATCAAGAATTTGTAGTGGACTATATTCAAGAAGTAAAGCCTTACCATGTGCAAGTTCGTGAATTCAATTTGCAATACTTTGGCAGTGATACCTTTCTAGGGGATCTTGTAGATTTTGATTTGCCAGCCTACTATGACACTACATTGCCAGTACCACAATTTGTGAGTCCTGTGTTGACTCCTTACGCCATAGCCACCAATGATGTAAGCAATGTATTAAGCAATGTTCCGCCCACCAGTCAGTTATGGGAAACTTGGCCTTATAATCAGTGGTTTGCCAACTACCTTTTGACCCTGACATCAGTGCGAGTGGCACGCCAGGGTTCTGGATACACCACTGTACCACAGATTACATTTGAGGGCGGTGGCGCAACTACACAAGCCACTGGAGTGGCTGTGATAAACAGCGTGGGTCAGGTTGTAGCCATCAATGTGACCAACCCCGGCAGCGGCTATAGATCAAGACCCACAGTCAATATCACAGGTGGTAATGGCTCCGGTGCAGAAGCCTACGCTGTGCTTGACAATCCCTTGGTTCGCGAATTCAAAACTACAATAAGATATGATCGAGTCCAATATCAAACCAGCGTGCAAACCTGGAACAGCGAATCAACCTATTTAAATGGAACACTGGTTCGTTATGACAATCAAGTTTGGTCAGCCAGCAACATCGACGGCAGTTCTGCAGTGACCGGACCCACGTTTGATCTTGAAAACTGGACCCTGGTAGATGCAGCCACATATCAATATCCAGGATCTGGAGCAAACACTGGTCTAACCGGTGTAGATCGCACAGCAGGTTTGTATGTGCCTGGATTTAACAATCCTGGTCTAGACCTCCCACTCTTGGTTGACGGTATTGATTATCCAGGAGTACAGGTCTGGGGTGATTATTTCACTGGTACAGAGCAACTTGATGCCATATATCAAAGCAGTTTTAGTGATGTGTTTTTGGGTACCAGACCATCAGATATCAATATAGATGGTGGACAATTTGTAGGACCCTACGAAGGGCATGCTCCAGAAGAATTGGTTAATGGCAGTGAATATGACACGCTGGATTTGAGAGTTTATACAAGGCCCGGCAGTGACTGGCAACTAGACGGTCATGGATTCCAGATAAAAAATATCAACTATATCTATCGTCCTGTCACCAGCAGTAGTCTTAGCTATGCTGGCCAGGTTGAACACCCTGTGGAACTTGTGGTCAGTAATCAAACCACAGGTAAAGTTTACAATTTTGGTGTGGATTATTTTATCAACTATGCCACACAAAGAGTGGAAATTGTGGCTGGCAAGGCCTCCACGGGCGACATCATCAACATCAGTGTGTATGAACTAGGTGGCGGCGCTCAACTTTATAGAGTAAATTACGTTGGTGATGAAATTCCTGAAGGCGAGTTTTTTGTTCCGGTGAGCAGTGCTGAAATACTGACTATAGCGGTGTTTGTCAACGGTGATATTTCACCAATTCCAAGCTGGGAGCCCTACATAGATGTGCCAGCCTGGGACATCCTTGAAGCCTATCCAGTCAACAGCATTGTTGAGGACTCAGGCACATATTACCAGGCCATTGACACTGTGCCAGCAGGTACCAGCATAGCTGATCAAGATTACTGGGTAGTCTACGTTCCAACCTTGTTGAGCAAGGTCACCATGCCAAATCCTCCGCTGTCTGTTGAAGGTGTTTCTGTAGTAGTGTTTGGCTATAACTATGTGGCAGCAAATCAACTCATTCGTGGACGTCAATACACTATTAGTAGCGTGGGCAACACCGAGTGGACCACGCTTGGAGCTGTCAACGATAATGTGGGCACCACATTTATAAGAAATAACATTGATCTAGGATCTTATGGTACTGGAGTGGCCACCACCAACTTTACCTGGAGTGTGCCAGTCACTCAGCAGGCCACTGTGACACCGGCCGTGATCAACATTGGTGGTGTACAACTTGTCAATGAAATGACTGGTACCAATCCTGCCAATATTATTGTCAATGTGAATGGAATCAGACTTATTCCTCCCGCTGGTATTGAGTGGATTGGCGACGGAAGCAGTGTGAGTTTTGGTTTGCCACAACGTCTGGGCGCCAGTTTCCAGCAGAGCACTATTAATGCTACGCAAGACATTCAGGTCTGGATTGATGCCATACCGCAAAGTCAGGCCGCAGGCGATTACTCGGTGACTAACTGGGATGGCAGCAACACTCCAGGTCGACAAGTGGTGTTTGCTATCCCCCCAGTACCTGGCGCAAGAATTTTAATTTCTGTCAGTACTTTGGCTGACTACAAGGTAATCACCAACAATATTGGTCCATTCCTGGCCTTGAACATAGCACCAACACTGGGCGATTTGATCAGCATCACCAGCTGGAATGATACCAGCCAACAAAATTTGTTGACTCAAGTGTTTGTAGGACCCATTGTGTTAGGCACAATTATTGAAGAACCTTTTGACAGCGGAGACTTTGATGCTGGCCTAATCACAGGCGGACCAGGCACATTTGACTACAGCGTGGGTGCCAGTGTGGCAACCAATCAACTGTATCTTGAAGGCACAGACATCACTGGCACCAGATTGTGGGTGACCTTGAATGGTGAACGTCTGTTTGAAGGTCAAGATTTTGTGATCACCAACAACGAAATAGTGTTGGCTCAAGGCGCCATAGCACTCAGCGATGTCTTGGCAGTAACACAATTTACTAACAGTGTGGTACCTGAAAGCTGTGCTTTCCGTGTGTTCCAAGACATGCGTGGCACACAAGCCACATATAGAATAACTTTGGCAACCACCACGGTGTTGACTCAGGATCTTGCTGCAGATGACGACGTCATCTATGTTGAAAATGCAAGACTTTTAACAGAGCCCAATCTAGTTGAGGGACGTCTCGGTATCATCACCATCAATGGTGAAAGAATCATGTATCGAGTGCGTGACATTGCCAACAACACCTTGAGTGAGCTACGTCGTGGCACAGCAGGCACAGCCGCAGCTCCGCATCAAGCTGGAGTAGATGTCTATGACCTGGGCCGCGGAAATATCCTGGCACCACAATATCAGGATTTTGTTGAAAAAGATTCCACGTACGGGGATGGCAGTACCACAGTATTTGATGCGCCAAGTTTGACCACGTTTGATTTTGGCGATAGCTCTAGTATATTTGTTGAAAGTATTGAAGTCTATGTGGGCGGAACACGTCAATACACGCTGGGACCCAATCGTTTTGGTGACATTATTCCATGCCAATATCCCTATACCGTAGTAGATGTAAATCCTGTGACCATTGAATTTTATACCGATAGTGATCCAATTGAACCAGTGTTGCCACCACCACCCGGTGTAGAAATTACAATTTTACAACGTAAAGGGCTGGGCTGGTACGGCCCCGGCGTAGAGGAAACCACTGGAAGAGCCCTGCAAGAAACCAACACTGCGCAAGCAAGGTTTTTGACTGATAGATAACACGGATAAATAATACACCATGTCGAATACAGTACCAAATAAACCAAATTCAGTGCCCAGCACAAACACCAATAAAACCCGTCGTCCCAATGAAGCCGGTGCATTTCATGTGCAAGCACATGTGAAAATTTTTGATCCTGCTACCAAGACAGTTTACGTGGAGAAACGAGCATGATTCAGCCAGGATTTGCACGCATTGAGGGATTCGTAAAAATACATGATCCTGTCACAGGCGAAGTCCTGGTAGACAAAAAGAATGCCATTCACTACGAAAATATTTCTATCGCTCTAGCTCAAACTCTTAGTGATAGAAATCTTGGGTACATCTACAGCATGGCCTTTGGCAACGGTGGCAGCAGTGTGGATCCCACAGGAGTTATCACATATCTGCCGCCCAATACTACGGGACAAAATGCCGACTTGTACAACGAAACCTACAGCAAAGTAGTCAACGACAATTCGGCATCAAATACCGATCCTGAAAACAACAAAATGACAGTGTTGCACACCCCGGGCACAGTCTATACTGATATTTTAGTGACCTGTTTGTTGGATTATGGTGAGCCACCAGAACAACAGGCATTTGACAACAGCACCAATTTCAACGGGGAATTTGTGTTTGATGAACTTGGGCTCAAATCATGGAACGGCGCCGTGGATAATTTGCGCTTGATCACCCATGTTATTTTTCACCCGGTTCAGAAGAGTTTGAATAGGCAGATACAAATTGATTACACTTTGCGCATTCAAACCCTGAGCAACATAAACGCTGTATAAATATGGTATAATAGGAACAGGTAACTGACATGGCATATACAATTACACTAACTGATGGCACCTTGTTTGCCACAGTCGCAGACGGTACTGTTAATCAGACCGCTGGATTTTCAAGCACTGCACCACTTACTCTTATCGGTAAAAACTACGCAGGTTACGGTGATTTCTTAGATGAAAACTTTATTCGCTTGCTTGAAAACGGCAGCAATACCACAGCCCCGCCCTCTCCACTAACTGGGCAACTTTGGTGGGACAAAGCCAACAATCTTTTAAAGGTCTACAACGGCGCCACTTTCAAAACCATATCTGCAGCCACAGCTAGTTCCACAGCACCTGCCTCCAATGTGGTTGGTGATCTATGGTATGACACAGTAAATCAACAGTTGAAAGTATGGACTGGTAGTGCCTTTTTAGTCATTGGTCCTGCATATTCAGCTGGGCAAGGTACTTCGGGCGCTATCCCTGAAACCATTACTGACTCTGTAGGTGCCACCAAGTTTATTACCAGTTTATATGTCAATAACAATCGTGTTGGTATTGTGTATGACACTAGTTCGTTTGTACCTCAGGCCAGTCTACAATCTACCTTCCCCACAATTTTTCCTGGTATCACACTGACCACCACAAACAGTGCTCAGTTTGCAGGCACCGCCAACAATGCTACCTATCTCAACAGTTTGACCTCCAGTCAGTTCATGCGCAGTGATACCAACACCAGTACCACTGGTGTGTTGCGTGTGCTCAATAATTCAGGCATGTTTGTGGGTGCAGGTAATGCTACCAATATCACACAAAGCGGCAACGATGGTCTTATTAGCGGTACAATCAGCACAGGTAATGTTATAATTCAAGCCAACGTGGGCGGAGTGCCATATGTTGTGGCTACAGCTCAGGGTGCCAGCGGTAACCTGGCCATTGGTAACGCAGCCACAGTGGGCACCACACTCAGTGTAGGCGGCAACATTACTGGCGGCAATTTGGTCACAGCAGGAGTCATCACAGCCACAGCCAATATCACTGGTGGAAATATTTTGACAGCGGCTCTAGTGCAAGGCGGAAATGTCAGCGCAGTTGCCAACGTACAGGGCGGCAATCTACGCACCTCGGGCATAATCAGTGCTACTGGCACAATTACTTCGGCAGCAAATATTTCTGGTCAATTCTTTATAGGTAACGGTAGCCAACTTACTGGTTTAAGTGCTGCGGTTAGTGTACAAAAGATATCCAGCGGCACTTCAGAAGTCAACATTGGTGTACCTAACGGCAATGCCAATGTATCAATCGCAGGTACCTCCAACGTGGCAGTGTTTACCACAACTGGTGCTATCCTAACTGGCTTGAGTGTGCCCAGCATTGACAAAACAGGTACCAACGCCGTGGGTAATATTGGATCAGTCAGCAACTACTTTAACCGCATATTTGCCACAGCAACTACAGCACTCTACGCTGACGTGGCCGAGCGATTTGAAGCAGATGAAATTCTTGAAGCCGGTACTGTGGTTGAACTGGGCGGCGCTAAAGAAATTACTCGTGCTCAACAGGAATTAAGTGAGAATGTGTTTGGAGTCATAAGTACACGTGCAGCTTATTTGATGAATGGTGGTGCTGGCAATGACCATACACATCCCCCAGTGGCAATGACAGGACGTGTACCAGTACAAGTTATTGGTACTGTACGCAAAGGCGATCGTTTGGTCTCAGCTGGCAATGGAATAGCCAGAAGTGCCAAGATTGGTGAAGCCACTGCATTCAATGTGATTGGCAGAGCATTAGTGGACAAGCACACGCCAGATCTTGGAACACTAGAAGCCATTGTCACAATAAAATAAAAGGAAACTAGAATGACGTATGTAGCTGGTGGTTTGATTCAAGCCACAGATTATAATGGGTTTGTAAGTACCACTGCAGGGGCAAACGTCAACGCCACATGGAGTACCGGAGTAAGCGATGCTGGATACGGTCAATCGGCATTGGCCACAGTGTCTGCTGCCACCACAGTAACTGCCACACAGTGGGCCAGCCTGGTCAATACTATTACCTCTATGGCCAATCATCAAGGTACTGTTCCAAGTGCATCAAGAACTGCACCAGTGACTGGCAATCTAATACAAATTTTTGCTGGTATAAACACAGACCTTACCAATTTGTACAGTAATCGTGGAAACGCAATTGCATCTGGAGCACAGTTCACAGGCTGGACCGGCACAAATTCTAAAACCACTACCACCACTGGTGCAACCTGGACCATTACCTTTACCAATACCATTACATTTGCCAGTGTTGATGCTGCCAGATATTTTTGGAACGCTGGTGGCCTTGTCAAAATTGACGTAAGCAAAACAGCCACTGGACAAACTGGTGATCCTGAGTGGAATGATCTTGCCAATACTTTGTGTGGTGATATCTGGATTTCAGGTCGTATTGCTGGTGGTGCACAAACCATTGGTGGTGTAATTTATACCGGAGTGACCAAGATTGGTGGCACAGGCACTCCAGCAACTTTGGCAACCACATCTGGTTGGTATAATTTGACCACAACAGATACCATAATTTACAAACAGTTTGCTGACACGGCACCCTATACCAGCAACTTTATTCAACATTCGGCTCGCACAGCCGGTTCAGGAACTCAGCTTATTATCACTACATTATGGTCAGCCAGCGACGGAGATCCAATTTCGGGCGGCACTGCCAGCTCGGGTGCAACTCCTGGTACAGCACCCACTACAATTGTAACTTACTACCCGCCTAGCACCACTTACCTGACTCAAACCTGGGGAATCCCTGCAGTAGCAGCCACCACGGTTTAATCAAAACAGCCGTAAATTCTTTACTTTTACAGCAGTATCTTGTATAATCAGAAGATGAATACCAACGACTTGATAAATCACGCCCGTGCTAGATTTGACCATGAAGTGGCACGACGTGTGTTAAAGGAAAAGTACGAAGCCAAAATGTTGTTTGCCCATTGTGGTGGAATGTTCCGGGCTGGTCCAGAATTGATCAACATCTTAAATTGTTGTACTTGTAACAAGGCTGTGATTTTAGATTTATATGAAACTCCGGTGAGTGTGGATGTTCTTGAACTTAAAAAGTTGGCCGAGCAACGCTGGCAAGAACAAATGACTGCCTGGCAAATCGAATTTGAGGAAACATCAAAAAAAAGATGACCACGGGTGCATTGATATTTGCCTTCAACAATGAAAAAATTGATTATGTAAGTTTGGCTGCTTGGAACGCAAAAAACATACAACGCCATCTGGGCATTGGCACAGCAGTTGTTACCGATGCAGACACTGTTCCTGATGCGTTTGAACATGTGATCAAAATTGATCCTGATATGACAAACACCGAGTCAAGATATTTTGAAGATATCAAAACTTCGGTAACCTGGCATAATCGCAATCGCATGGACGCATTTGAGGTGTCGCCATGGCAAAAAACTATTTTGCTAGATGCTGATTATGTGGTGGCCAGCAACAGTCTATTGCCAACACTGGAATGCAAGCAGGATTTTTTGTGCTACAAGGATGCATATGATGTTTCGCACGTGACTGATTTTAGTGGCCTCAACTCCTTTGGTTCCATGTGTTTGCCCATGTGGTGGGCCACGGTAGTTGTGTTTGAGAGGTCACGCAAAGCAAAAATGATATTTGACTGTATGAAAATGATTAAACAACATTGGTCACACTATAGAAATCTGTACGGCATACAAAAAAAGACCTACCGAAATGACTTTGCCTTGAGCATAGCCCTGGGCATAGTAAGTGGACAAACCTGGCGGGCAGAATCGTTGTCAGGTAGCATGGCCTCAGTCATGCCTGAACATGAATTAACACAGCTGGATACGGATCACTATCAAATACGGTATCAGAATCGTGATAACCAACCGCGCACAATATCTTGGAAAAACATGGACTTTCATGCCATGGGCAAAAGCCACCTGGAGGCCATAATTGCGTCCCATTGAAGAACAAGGCTACCTTGTGGTGGCCACACAACATTATGTTCACAACGCTGTAAAATTGATAGAAAGCTTTAGGCAACAACATGCCACGGCGCGAGTGTGTCTGCTGACTGACCAAGCTCTTGAGCACAAACTTTTTGATCATGTTAGAATCATAGACAATCCCAATCTTGAAAATGCCTGGGCCAATGACTGGCAAGTATTTCGAAAATCTCCATTTAGAGAAACCATCAAACTTGAAGCTGACATGTTGATAGCATCACCTATTGATCACTGGTGGTCTTTGTTTAGACATCGTGATGTTGTTATCAGCACCGGTTGCCGTAACTGGCACGGTGAACTCAGCACAGCTAGACAATATCGTAAAACTTTTGATGCCAATTGTTTGCCTGATGTCTATAATGCCATCACCTACTGGCGTTTGAGTCAAACAGCCAAGGAATTTTTTGATTGTGTTCGTGACATATTTGAAAACTGGGAACATTATAAAAAGCTGATTAAATTTCCTGAGTCAGTGCCCAGTACCGATTTGGTTTATGCCATGGCGGCGGTAATTGTAGGGCAAGACAAAGTTACCATGCCCTTTACAACATACCCACAGGTGGTGCACATGAAGTCGCATCATGCTGGCACACAAGGCAGGGATTGGACCAAAGAATTGGTATGGGAAATGGATCCATTGCGCATAAACACTGTGGCACAGTGGGGAGCCTTTCACTATCATGTCAAGGATTGGATATGAATCTTGAAGAATTAGTAGATATTTTAACCAACACCCCAAAACCGCAACCGGTATTTTATCGTCTTTATCATGACGACCATGGCAATGCCTTGTTTTACAGTATGCAAGATGTGCCGGGCAAATATATTGAAATTGATCGCGATACCTATGCAAAAAACAGCATGCGGGTGAGAGTAGTCAATGGAGAATTACAAGAAGTGGCCTGGCGAACGGTCACTAAACTTGTGCCAAGCACTAGTGGTACCGCCTGTCACAAAACCAATGTGGCCGTGGTAGTTGATACAGATACCAACATAAAATGGAGTATGAAATGCACAGAGTTGATGTCGCAGACTTAGACTGTATATTTTTAACATATGATGAACCAAATCGCGAGGAAAATTGGGTCAAAATTAAGAACATGGTACCATGGGCCCAGCGTGTGGATGGTGTTAAAGGGTCTGACGCCGCTCACAAAGCCGCCGGCGAAGCAAGTAGTACCGAGCGTTTTATTCTTATTGATGGCGACAACATTCCAGATTCTGCGTTCTTCAATCTCACACTAGAATTCCCCACAGCAGAATACGAGCAGGCAGTGTTTCGTTGGCGTGCAAGAAATCATATCAACGGACTCATGTACGGCAACGGTGGTTTGAGTTCGTGGACTCGTACCTTTGTCAAGAATATGCGCACACACGAAGCCACTGACGGGCGCAGTGAAACCGAAGTTGAATTTTGTTTTGATCCCCTGTATTGGCCCATGTATAACTGTTATTCAACCACGTATCCCAATGGTTCGGCATTTCAGGCCTGGCGTGCAGGATTTCGTGAAGGTGTCAAGATGTGCCTGAACAAAGGTGCTCGTCCCACCGTGGACGAATTCCGTGAACGAGTACATCATAGAAATCTTGATCACCTGACCATATGGCACAACGTAGGTGCTGATGTTGACTACGGATTATGGGCCATGGCTGGTGCCAGGCAGGGCACTTACATGACCATGTTGACCGGCTGGGATCATCGTGAGGTTCAAGATTTTGATAAACTTGCTGAGTTATGGAAAACTGTGGCCAACACTGATCCACGCTTGCTGGCCAATCGCGTGGGGCCTGATCTTGGCGGCGAGTTAGATTTGCCAATGAGCATGCTAGATGTTGATCAAAGCAAGTTCTTCAAACATCACTATCGAAGTAATTGGCACAATATGTCGGTCATGACTAGAGAAATTGATGTAATAAGACAGCAGGAAGGTTGGTAAAACAGTATCATGCCCGAGCAAAATTATCTTGAACTCAAGTTAGAAAATGATTTATTACTGGAAACCTCAGAGTTTGTGAAGTTTTGTGTGGCTCATCAACAACAACATATTGTGCTACGGGTCAACAACGAAGCTCACTGTTTAACTTATTGTGGCGTGTATGATATTCTTGATCAGTTTGATTTTGCTTCTGTAACCATAATAACTGCCAATGCCTTGGAACAGCATCCGCAATACAAAATTGAAAAAAAAGTATGGACGCACTGGCTTCAAAATATTAAAACATTTGATTTTAATTATGATTATGCCTGGAATGAACAGAAACTGTTTGGGTGTTTTTATGGTAGACCCAGTGCGCCAAGACTGGGTATTGCCACACACTTGGCTCAGCATCATTCCAGCCGATCACTTATACGCACCAAATTTGATTTTGAACGAGAAGAATCTCGAAAACTTTTTGATTTGCAAAGACTGTTTGCCTGGCAACCAGAAATTATAAATCATTTACATTTGCTGAACAATCAACAATATATTGGTGATCAATACTATGATCGCGGTCACTACGATCAAGCCAACACTCTCAGTCACATGTATAAACATTTTTTGATTGACATTGTAGCGGAACCAGTTTGCGAAGGGCAAAGTTTTTACCCCACTGAAAAAGTTGTACGAGCCATGTTGTGTAAGCGGCCATTTATTGTCATGGCATCACAAAATTATTTGGAATACTTGCGTCAAATGGGGTTTCATACATTTTTTGAATTTTGGAATGAAGAATACGATGCTTATGATGCCAAGAATCGCTACATGAAAATACTAGATCTGATAGATCATTTGGCCAAAAAAACACATGCTGAAATGGTAGATCTTTATTATGCAATGACCTTTCAGCTAGAGCATAATTATAAGTTGATTGTCAGTCAATCTTATACCACAAAAATTTTACCAATATAACATGTCCAAACAAGTATTGATCACAGGCGGTGCTGGTTTCATTGCACATCACATGATTGAGCATATCATACAGACCACGACCTGGAACGTGATTTGCCTGGATCGTCTTGATTTCAGCGGAAATTTAAATCGTCTGCACGAGATATTAGCAAAATTTTTGCCGCAAGATCAAAGTCGAGTCAAGATTGTGTATCATGATCTCAAAGCTGAAATTAATTCTATGATTGCGGCCGATATCGGGCAGGTAGACTATGTGTTGCATCTTGCGGCCAGTAGTCATGTTGATCGTAGCATATCAAGACCCATGGATTTTGTCATGGACAACGTGGTTGGTACTGTGAATTTGTTGCAGTGGGCCAGAACACAAAACAATTTAGAAAAATTCATGTATTTCAGCACGGATGAAATTTTTGGTCCTGCACCTGCTGGTGTGGCCTACAAAGAACGAGATAGGTACAACTCTACAAATCCTTATTCAGCCAGCAAGGCTGCTGGCGAGGAAATGTGTGTGGCTTTTGAAAACACCTATGGCCTACCCATAGTGATCACACATACCATGAATGTGTTTGGTGAGCGGCAACATCCAGAAAAATTTATTCCACTGTGTGTGCGCAAGGTCCTGGCTGGTGAAACCATCAAGATTCACAGCAACAAGGACCGCACACAAGCTGGTAGCAGACACTACATTCATGCCAAGGATGTGGCTGCAGGTGCCATGTTTATTTTAAATGTCAGCCCTGACAATGTAGTTAAAGATTACGGCGGAGCTCGGTGTCCCAAATTTAATTTGGTAGGTGCTGAAGAAATTGATAATCTTGCTCTGGCTCAATTGGTGGCGCAGTCTGTGGGGAAACCTTTGCATTATGAACTTGTGGATTTTCACAGCAGTCGCCCAGGGCATGATCTTAGATATGCACTCAACGGTGATTTCATGGCTTCCCTGGGCTGGAAGCCAACAATCAAACTGTCGGATCGCATTCAGCAAGTGGTAGCATGGACCCTGCAAAATCCGCAATGGATACAATCATGACCAAGCCTGTGTTACCTTTTGTGGAAATCATGGCCACACAGGCCTGCAATATCAGTTGTACAGGTTGTACAAATTACAGTGATCTCAATCACAAAGGATGGTTGTCCTGGGAACAAGCTCGAGCACAAATTACGCCATGGCTACAACGAGTCGACATTCCTGATTTTGGTATTCTTGGTGGAGAACCTTTGTTGAATCCTGAAATACGCGACTGGATCCGTGGCATAAGAGAACTCATGCCCAAGGCACAGATAAGATTTACCACAAATGGGTTATTGTTAGACAAGAATCTTGATATCGTTGATTTAGCAGCAGAAGTGGGAAACATTGTTTTTAAAATTGGAGTACACACAGACAGTTTAGCCATTGAACAAACAATTGATTATATTTTAAATAGATTTGATTGGCAACCAGTGACCGAGTTTGGTATCAATCGGTTACTCACTAAAAACAAATTTAGATTTCAAATAAATCGGCCAACTACTTTTTGGAAAAGTTTTCGAGGTGACTATACAAACATGCAACCTCACAACAGTAATCCAGCCGAGGCTTTTTCAATTTGTTGCCAGAAGACTTGTCCATTACTATATCAAGGAAAAATATACAAATGCAGCACCAGTGGTTTACTGTTAGATGTGTTAGAAAAATTTGGGCACCAAGACAACACCGAGTGGCTTCCGTTTATTAGCCAAGGATTACAGCCAGATTGCACAGATCAACAATTACAAGAATTTTTGAATAATTTTGGACGTCCACACAAGATCTGTGGCCAATGTCCAACACAAAAAGATCTGGGCAGTAAAATAGTGCATCTACAAAACGTGCATACCAAAAAAATCAAATCATGAACACGTGCTTGCCAATATCTGTACAAACACAAGATCGAAAAATTTATCGTAAAGATAGATTAGTTGCGGCCTTTTTTCAAGCACGAGAACAGAATAAAAATTTAGAAATAGATTTTTACCCTGAGGGTAGTTGTGCCACGTCATTGCGATTGTATGAAATTTTGGATGAACTTTGTGAAAAATACAATTTTGATAAATCACGAATCACAATCAAAACTGCCAATCTTTTAGAACAACATGATCACTACCGTATAGTTTGTGTTCCTAGTTACTGGTATGAGATTCGGGAAATCCAGGCCTGGGTGACCAAGAATTCCATAGATACTGGAATTATGCCCACGCGGCATTTTGGTTGCTTTGTGAGTAGAAGTACCTGGTCCAGACTATGGGTTTCCACGTATCTTAACAAACATCACGCAGATAAAACTTTGCAAACTTATCACTATGATCGTACCAGACAAAACTACAATGGCAACGGCTATGTGGGTCTTGATGATCTTTTTCAGTTTGGTTGCAATATCATACCTGACTGTGCAAATTTTTTGACCACGTGTCCTAGAACCATTGATCTTGATTTTTTAAAAACGTATAAAAATGCAAAATCGTTATTTCAGCACGGCGACAGTTACTATCCAATTCAAGTACCTGCCAACATGAATTTGCTGAACTACTATCATGACATATTTGTAGACATTGTTACAGAACCAAATGTCATGGGCACAAACTTTTTAGTCACTGAAAAACTTTGGAGATGCATTGTGGCCAGGAGACCTTTTATTGTGCTTGGTACTGCAAACTATTTGCATAATTTGAGAAAGTTGGGATTTGACACTTTTTATCAGTACTGGGACGAGAGTTATGATGGACAAATTGGACAAACCAGAATTGGTCATATGCTAGAAGTTATTGACAGGTTGGCGACTTGGGATACTGAACAATGCAGTCAGACACTCAACCGCATGCAACCCATACTTGATCATAATTTACAAGTTTTTAAATCGCTTGATTACAACAAACTTGCCAAGGTATTTGACATCAATGACTGATAAATCAGATTTTTACTCAGCCGCCGAACACATGCGTGATGTGCTAGGCAAAGGCATGTGCCTGGCCAAGTGGAAACAGGTAAGCCTGCACTTGCCTACCGGACTCAATAATTCATGTTATCACCCACCTTTGCATGAAATACCAGCTGATTTGTTGACTTCCAATCCCAGTGCCTTGCACAACACTCCTTACAAAAAACAGCAAAGACAGATCATGCTACGTCAAGAACGTCCGCAAGAATGCAGTTATTGTTGGGCCATGGAAGACAACGGCAAACTCAGTGACAGACATTATAGAAGTGGTGAGCCTTGGGCTGCCAAAGATTTTGATACGATCATAAATTCCACAGGAGATGAAGATGTTTTACCTAGTTATGTTGAAGTCAATTTTAATCATGCTTGTAATCTTAAATGTAGTTACTGTAGTCCACAATTCAGTTCAACCTGGCAGCAAGAAGTGGATCAGCTTGGCGCTTATCCTACTAGCACTCAACACAATGATCCTGATTATTTTAGGGGTCGCCGTAAGCCTATTCCTGTTCGCGAACATAATCCATACGTAGAAGCCTTTTGGCAGTGGTGGCCTACTTTGTATCCAGAGTTAGAACATTTTAGAATGACTGGTGGTGAGCCGCTCATGGACCGGAATACCTATCGTGTGTTTGATTATGTGCTAGAGAATCCTAGCAAAAAATTGCATCTAAATGTGACCAGTAATTTCACTGTGGAAGAAAATTTGTGGAAAAAATACAAAGACTATGTGCGAAGGCTGTGTGACACTGATGATGTCAAACTGGAACACTTCATGCAGTATGTCAGTCTTGATGCCTGGGGCGCACAGGCCGAATACATCAGACACGGTCTAGATTTTGAATTGTTGTGGGATCGAGTCAATCAATACCTGGAAGAAATACCTTATAGAAACAGTTTGACATTTATAGTGACCATGAACAATTTGAGTGTAACCACACTGGCAAATTTGTTTGCTGGCATCCTTGGGTTAAGACAAACCTACAGCAAAACCTATCAACGTGTATGGTTTGACACACCAGTATTGCGTCAACCAGAGTGGCAAAGTCTACAGATTCTACCTGAAAGTTATGCTGAAAAATTAGAACACTTGTGGGCCTGGATGATTCGACAAACAGAACGTCCTGAAGATCCATTTCACGGTTTCAAGGATTATGAAATTGCCCGGCTGGATCGAGACATAGCCTGGATGCGTAGTGGTCAGAACCTGGACCCTGCAGTATTACAGTCCAGAAAAGCTGACTTTTACAGATTTTTCAACGAACATGATCGCAGGCGCGGCACTGACTTTTTGAAGACTTTTCCTGACATGGCCTCTTGGTGGAAGGAGTGCGAATATCATGCTAGGCAATCATAAAGTGGTTGTTGACGAGTGGGCTGAAGTCTGGGACCTACTACGGCCTTATGCAGATGCAAGTTTTTGGCGTTGGGAAGACGTACCGCTTGATCCAGATACCATATATGTTGTGGGACGAGTGGTACTCAAACAAAATTGGATCAGTATTACTGAGTGGGCAAAGCGTCATCCTGGTAAGATAATTTTTAGTAATCCAGCCGAAGGTAGTCAAACCATACTGTTACAGTTACAACGCATGCGCATTGTTGATTTGGTAAAAAATGGTTCGATAGGTTTGTTGACTTCAGGAGATCTTGAACCAGGCTGGAAATATTGTCAAACCGACTGTTACTTTTCCAATATTGTAGAATATTTAGAAAACATAGATGCCCACACATATTCAAGTCAGGTTAGAGAAAAAATTCAAAAACCTTATAATTTTTTGATGCTGAATGGTCGACTACGGCCACATCGTAAGGCCTTGATCGACGCACTGCGTGAAAAAAATTTATTGGATCGGGCCCTATGGACCAATCTTGGCAGCAGAGTTGAAATGGAGTTTACCAGTCAACTGCAAACCAACAAATTAGAATCCATAAGATTGTTGCCGCCCGAATACGAAATTGAGCGTGCAAGGCCCAATCTAACTGCCAGCATGTACACTGACGGTGGATTTGTCAAACACCAATTATTCAATAATACCTGGGGCGATGCCATTGTAAATCCACAGGCCTATATTGACACCTATTTTAGTCTAGTTACGGAAACCATATTTGATTATCCTTACACTTTTAGAACAGAAAAAATTTGGAAACCCATGATCATGCAACACCCCTTTGTGGTGGCGGCCAACACAGGTTATTATCGAGATTTGCGAAAAGCTGGGTTCCGTACTTTTGATCATTTAATTGATGAAAGTTTTGATCAAATTGACAACAGTGCCGACAGAATTTCGCGTATAATACAAGTTGTTGATGCAATAATTTCTAATGGTGCAGATGAATTCTTAAAAGCCAGTGAAGATGTATGTAAATATAACTATCTGCACCTGCGCGAACACAATCAACGTGAGCGTGATCAATTGCCTATGAAATTAACCCAGTATATCAATGAATGATTTAGAATTTCGTCGTCAAGTATTGGACACTAAAAGTGCCAGCTTTTGTGCGGCCAAATGGTACAATGCCACCATATGGTTGGGCTCAGGTCAGACCACTAGTTGCCATCATCCACCAGCACACACTATTGGAGAAGAGTTTCGAATCAACCCGCGGGCAATTCATAACACTGCTCAAAAAAAAGAAGATCGTCGCATGATGTTGGCTGGTGAAAGACCACCTGGATGCGAGTACTGCTGGAAGATCGAAGACATGGGCGTGGATGCTGTGAGTGATCGTGTGTACAAAAGCAAAATTTATCCTATCGAGGCCCTGGATCAAGCATTTGGCACACCGGTCGAAGCCGACGTGAATCTTCGCACGCTGGAAATTGCTTTCGATCGCACTTGTCAATTTGCCTGCTCGTACTGTAATCCAGCGTTCAGTAGCACCTGGGTCAAGGACATCAAGAACAACGGAGCCTATGAAAATTTAATCAGCGACGGGCGCAATCATTTTACACACGAACACGACAGTGCTCAACTCTATCGCTTTGGCGAAACCAATCCCTATGTTGAAGCCTTTTTTGCCTGGTGGGAAACAGACCTGCATCGTACTTTGCAAGAATTAAGAATCACTGGCGGTGAACCAACCATGAGTGGCGAGCTATGGAAGTTGATTGATTGGTTCAAAGACAATCAAGGCAAGAGCCAAACACGCTTGGCCATCAACTCAAATCTGGGCATGGATCGTCTCCGGTTGTTGGACTTTATCAAACGTGTGGAAGGTATTCCGCACCTGGAAATTTACACCAGCATGGAAGCCACTGATGCTCAAGCCGAATACATCAGAGATGGTCTGGATTACGATCTATGGATGCACAATGTACAAGAATTGTTGGAACACGATGACATACGTGCTGTGCATTGTATGTGTACTATCAACGCCCTGTGCCTGGACAGCCTACCAGATCTGCTGGATCAATTGATGCGACTCAAACAGGTTTATACCCGTGAGCGTGTGAACTTTACATTGAACATATTGAGATTCCCCAGCTTCCAGAGTGCCCTGGTCCTGCCAGATGCCATACGTACACAGTACAGACACAATCTTGAAACCTGGTTGAAACTCAATCAAGCCAATCCCTTGTTGCACGAGCATGAAATCAATCACATGCAGAGATTGATCGACTATCTTGATGTGGTCAAGACCCCGCACAGTGACACATTTGAAATGCCAAAACTGCACAACGATTTTAAAAAATTCTATCAACAATATGATCAACGACGCAACAAAAACTTTGTTGATACTTTTCCTAACCTAGCCGATTGGTTCAATGACATACCAGTATAACAGTGCAGACCTAGTCAAGCCGGTAGAGCTGACTGAACGTGAAGAATTTTTACTAAAAGATAGTAAAACATTCTGCATCTATCCTTGGATACACTTGCATGCCTATCCCACAGGTGAAGCCTATCCTTGTTGCCATGCTGAAATGAAACCCGGGGTTGTAGGAAACTGTCGCGAAAAAACCCTGGCAGAGATATGGGTTGACGAACCCATGCAACGACTACGCAAAGACATGCTGACAGAAACACCCAACCCGGCATGCACAAGATGTTATGAACAAGAACAAGCCGGATTCTTCAGTGGCAGAAAAAGTGCCAACAAGCATCACGGACACCATATCAAGAAGTTGGAATCAAATCCATTTGAGATGACCTACTGGGACATACGATTCAGTAACTTGTGCAATCTCAGTTGTCGTAGTTGCGGGCATATTTTCAGTAGTAGTTGGTACCAAGATCAAGCTGTGCTGGCTGGCCCTGAATGGAAGAGCAACAATAAGCCTTTGAACTATGCTGGACGTACCGAAACCGACATCTGGGAACAATTGATTCCGCATCTTGATCATGTGGAACAGATTTACTTTGCCGGTGGCGAACCGCTCATGATGGAAGAGCATTACAACATTCTTGAGGAACTAGAACGCCGTGGCAGGTTTGATGTGCGTTTGATTTACAACACCAACTTCACACACGTCAAGCTCAAAGATCGCTGGGTGTTTGATTATTGGAAAAAGTTTAAATCAGTGGCAGTGGGTGCCAGCTTGGATGCCATGGGTCTGCGTGCCGAATACATTAGGAAAGGCACAGTATGGAAGACGGTTGAAAACAATCGACGCCAGATGCTGTTGGAATGTCCACATGTGGACTTTTATATCAGCCCCACCCTCAGTATATTAAATGCCTGGCACCTGCCCGATTTCCATCGTGACTGGAGCGAAAAAGGTCTGATCAGACCACAGGATCTCAACGTGAACATACTGCAAGACCCGGCCTACTATCGCATAGATATCGCACCTACGGAATACAAACAGAAGTTGCGTAAAAAGTTTGAAGAACATCTGGCATGGTTACAATCACAAGACATGTTGAATCGTGCCAGCGTGGGATTTGAAAGTGCCATAAACTTCTTGATGAACACTGACAACACTGCACTGATACCCAAGTTTTGGGACAAGACCAATCAACTTGATAGCATACGCAATGAAAATCTATTGCGAGTCATTCCTGAACTTGAGGCTCTTAAATGAACTTGCCACACGATCAATTTTGTGTATTACCTTGGATCAGCTTAGAAGCCAGTCCCATTGGCACTGTGAGACCTTGTTGTTTAGCTGACGACGAAATTGTAGATGAACAAGGCGAAAAATTCAATTTGTCTTCAGCCAACTTTGGAAGCATACAATCTAGTCGTCACATGACACAGCTCAGACAAGATTTCTTGTCGGGTAAAAAACCACAAACTTGTAGAAAGTGTTGGAACGAAGAACGTGCTGGTCGTACCAGCAAACGCATGCACACTCTTGACAGACTCAAACATATTTTGCCCGATCAGGAGTGGACGCAGGATGCCAAACCCTTGATGTTCTTGGATCTCAAATTGGGCAATATCTGTAATTTGAAATGTAGAATTTGTGGCTCCTGGAGCTCCAGTCAATTTGCCACAGAAGAATTGGCTGACATGCCTTTGGAAACCGACAAAAAAACTACCTTTCCCTATCAAATGTTGCGTGCGGGATCATGGCCCAGAGACAACAAACAATTTTGGCAACAAATTGACCAGCACCTACACGATATTAGGTACATTGAATTCACTGGTGGTGAACCATTCATGATTCAAGAACACTTTGACATGTTGCAAGGCATAGTAGATCGCGGCATTGCGCATCAAGTGGAAATACACTACAACACCAATGGCACTCAATGGCCCGAACAGGCCGAACAAATATGGCAACATTTTCGCACAGTGGAAATTGCATTCAGCATCGATGACATTGGTGAAAGATTTGAATATCAACGTAGCAACGCTGTCTGGACTGAAGTATGTGCGAATCTTGAAAAATTCAACAAGTTAAAACAGCGACATTCAAATATTGTGCTACAAATTTGTACCACAGTGAATGTTTTCAACATACGGTATCTTGATCAAGTGGCTGCTTGGATTGACTCTCATAAAGAAAATTTTAACTTTGTGTACTGGAATATCATGCATGATGCCTGGTATTTCAGTATTTCTACCTTGCCAGACACAGTGAAAAAATCCTTGACAGAATACTTGACGTCTGTTGCGATACCAGAACAGTACAAATCAGAAATTCAAGGCATAATTGAATTTATGAATCGTGGTGCTTCCACAGATGGATTCATGTTAAAATTAAAAATAAAAGATCTAGATCGCAAGCGCGGTCAAAATCTTGCTCTAGTAGAGCCAGAGTTTGCTCAATTGATTGACTATGCCGGCCCCTAAGCAAAGACCTGAAACCCTGTGCATGGCTCCGTGGACGCATACCTATCTTAGTCCACAGACCGAACGGCGCATGTGTTGTGCCAGCCGAGAACCTGCGCAAAACTTTGAGCAGTACATAGACACGTCCTCAGGCACAGGCGAATATAGTCCCGTGGCTCTTGATGAACACTGGAATAGTGAACACATGAGAAGTGTGCGACTGCGTATGATGCGTGGGGAAACCCTGCCCGAATGTGAAGTATGCAACAACAAGTTATTGAACACTGATGTATATCGAGACTATTTCAATAGACTGTTCGAGCACAAGTATGAGGAATGCATGCGTGCTACGGATCGCTATGGATTTACCAAGGTGCGCCCTGTGAGCTGGGATTATAGATTCAGTAACCTATGTAATTTTAAATGCAGAATGTGTGGAGACATGTTGAGCTCTAGCTGGGAAACTGAACAGCGTCAACATGACATGATTGACTGGTCAGATAAAAAAAATACCTGGATGCGTCCTGAGGTTCGTGAACGTATTTCACTCTATCAAGACACGCAAATTGAACATGAATTTGCACTGGCTGTGGAACAACATCGAGTAGAAGAAGTGTATTGGGTCGGTGGTGAGCCACTCATGTATGAACAGCACTGGCGTTATATGCGTCGTATCATCGAACTAGGCGATGGTCCTCGAGTGTATGCCAGATACAACACAAATCTCAGCAGGATAGACTACAAAGGAACAAATCTTTACACAGACATTTTGGCACACATACGTGATTGGCAGATATGTGCCAGTCTGGATGGGACTGGAGCCACCGGTGAATACATTAGAACAGGCTTAAACTCTGAATCCTGGTTGGCAAATTTTGTGCAAGGTCGTCGGCTGGCCTCTCATCGCAGGCAAATGCGTATAGACTTTACTTTGACTTTGCCAGGACTTTTCCAAGTCGAGAACATAAACAGTCTTGCACAAAGTCTAGATGTAGATGTTCTAGCCAAGGTTGTTTTCAGTTTTACACCAGACATTATCATGAGTCCTTTGGCCTTGCCTAGACAGTTATTAGACGATACAGTAGACCGTTTGGCGGATCGTATACCAGCCGGTGCCTTGAAGGATGTGTTGTTACAGCTCAAACAGCGACCTACATTTGCGGAACAATGGCCCACTGAGTGGCAGGCTGGACTTGCAAAAGGCAAGCGTCGTGTGTTAAAATTAGAACAAATACGTGGTGATACCTATACCATGGCAGATATACTCAGACCCAATCAGGAAATATATGACTGGTACCAAGCAATCGCTACTTGATGTTGTAGAAATAGATCTAGGTACCGCAGAAGATCGTTTGCGTGTGTATGCCAACATCTATGACAACAGTCTCAGTCGCAAATGGCTAGCGGCCTTGAATGATTTGCTGATCAATCAATACCACCTGGAAAAGAACTACTGTTTTTTTGGATTTGCCGATGGTCCCAGGAACGGACCTTATCTGTTAGAACAAATCAATAACAGTATACAAGCTATTAACAAGTCCGGTATAGGCTATCACATTGACGATTATTTTGATATGGCCAACAGTGTGGATGAGTCAGACGATGTTGATCACAATCATTTCAATCAACTACACAGATACTTTGAAGACTTGCAAGGCGGCAGTGGCCACATCAGTGATTACTACTGGCAAGCTGACAACGCCACACGTTGGCATATTAGACAACTGAACTTGTTGTGCCATGAATTTGAAAGTTGGCAACTGAGCTGGCGGAAAAAACACACGGCACCGATGTGGCAACGACCCAGCCAACTCATGTGCTGGCTGAGTGCGCCACGTTTTGTTTTAGATGAAGCGGATTACGAACTGTTTGGCATAGAAACAATAAATCGTAGCCTGGGCGGAGTATATGTAGGCGTCAACAAAGCAGTTGGCAAACATCACTGGGAAGTGTTTCAGGATGAAGGCCGCGACAGCAGGATAGGCGAGCTGACTACTACCAGCCTTAAAGCTCAAACTGAAGCCGCTGGAGACTTTGACATAGAGTGGGCCAACAATCCAGGCACATTTCCTTGGCAGATAAAACAACTAAAAGAGTTTCGCGAATGGCTAACGGTCAATGGCTTTGATCCCGAAGATCGTAGCTTGACCATTGGACATCCGCAGGTGGGACAAGTGGATTTAATCCGCAGTTTTGGCTCGGAAGATTATCAAGAGATTTGGGCGCAGTTAAATACTCATTTAAATGTGCATGCTATTCGCACCAGCACTGCACGTGCCACTTATGAATATTTGTGGTCTGACCCAGACTACATGCAACAACAACTGAGGAACATGAAATGAAATGGATTCGTAATCTCATCGAACGTATACGTCTTGAAATACGCTATAGAAAAAAACTAAAAGAACTACGCAAACGCGATCCGTTCATTTATAAATGATCACTCCTTGTGTAAACATCTGTATCATGACCAATGGCGTGTGCGAAGGGTGTGGTCGCACCATTGATGAAATTGCAGAGTGGACCTTGTATACCGATCAAGAGCGGCTGACAATCATGCAAAGACTAGGACATGAGCAACATACTGGGAATTAGTGCTGGATTTCATGATGCTGCTGTTACAGTAATTGATCGCCATGGCGACATACTGTTTGCTGCACACAGTGAGCGTTTTAGCAAGAAAAAAAATGATGCCAATCTGCATCCTAATCTCATGATGGACGCTATGCATTACGGTGATATCAATCACATTGCGTACTATGAACGTCCCTGGCTAAAACAATTACGTAGACTACGAAGTGGCGAAGGCATACAGTGGGATCAACTCACTGTCAAACAAATATTAACAAAACAACTGGGGTCAGCTGTGTGGCCTCAAATAAGCACTCACAATCATCACCTGTGCCATGCGGCTGCAGGTTTTCAAACCAGCCCATATGATCGTGCCACATGTGTGGTCATAGATGCCATTGGCGAATTTGACACAGTTTCAATCTGGGGAGCAGAATATGATAGTAAAAATCAAGCAAAGTATAAGAAACTTTGGAGCCAGAGTTACCCGAGGAGCATCGGGCTCTTTTATAGTGCAATTACTCAGCGAGTTGGCCTACACCCGCTAGATGAGGAATACATCACCATGGGCATGTCCGCTTGGGGTCAGCCACGATATGTAGCGGAATGTCGCGCCCTGTTGGCGGATAACCTGCACATAGGCATAGACCCCAACTGGTTGCCTGACGCAGTCAATGAAGACATAGCTGCATCAGCACAGATTTTAACAGAAGAATTGATATATACGATTATACGTCGTGCTAAGGATTTTGATTGGAGCACCAATCTGGTGTACCAAGGCGGCGTGGCTTTGAACTGTCTTGCTAATAGAAAACTCGGTGAATATTTTGAAAACATTTGGATCATGCCTGCTCCTGGCGATAGTGGCAATAGTCTTGGCGCTGCCGCATTGGCCCACGGAAAACGTTTACGCTGGAGGCATGCGTTTCTTGGCCACGAAATCCCAGGAGAATATCCTGTTGGCGCCGTCGTTGATCATCTACTATCAAATCAGATCGCTGGAGTTGCTAGTGGACGAGCCGAGTTTGGACCTCGAGCCCTGGGAAACCGAAGCCTCCTCGCCGACCCCCGAGGAATACATATAAAGGATCAAGTCAATGCGATCAAACGCCGCCAAAAGTTTAGACCATTTGCGCCAGTTATCCTCTCAGAGCATGTGGATGAATTTTTTGATATGCCCCGGGGTTGGAGTAGCAGTCCTTATATGCAGTCAATCGCAACTTGTCGCCGTCCTGACTTATTTCCTGCTATCTGTCATGTGGACAACACTAGCCGAGTACAGACTGTTGCGGCTGACGGCTCAGGCATTAGACGTCTCTTAGAGGCCTGGTATGCACGCACAGGCTGTCCCATGTTGCTGAACACCAGCTTGAACATACGCGGTGAACCCATGGTCAATGATCGTCGAGATGCAGATAGATTCGAACAACTATACGGTGTGAAAGTTTTTAGTTAAAGATAAGTTTCAAGACCGCCACGTCTGCGTAAATCCTGAGTGCAACAACTTATGCCACCATCCCAAAAATAACTGTGACGCAGTTCTGAAATAATAGGGTTGATTCGGTGACGTTTGCAGTAATCAAATACTTCGCGATTGTAGGCACTGAATATCACATTTTCTTCATCTAGCACAAGACAGTTGACATCAAACACCGTTTCAGCCACAAAGCCAGTCCACTTGTTCAAATAGGTGTCTACAAATTGAGTGAACTCAGGTGTGGGAGTTTGTCCTTGCACATACCAGGCCCCAGGATTTGATTCGTATTTGAACTTGCCTACCTCCATGGCGGCCCAAATTGAACTATCCCAGATTTTACATATATCCCAGCCAGGAAAATCTCTGGCAAGATCAAGATTAACATCGTGCTTGCTGCTCAACAACACGCCTGGCTTGAGAATAGCAAACACGGCATCGCCGTGACCATCTGTGACAGCTTCGTGTATTCTATACTCTGGCCCCAGCACATTGTCCACAATCCAGCGTGTTTGTTCTGGCTTCAAGAAATCACTGTTGTCAAAAAACACATCACGGCCCACACGCACAATACACGAAGCCGACGCACCATTCAAGATACAATCTGGATCCCAAGCACTGCGATGTGGGTTAACCACCGATTCTGAAAACTTGGTGCAGACCTTGTCCAGTTCTGGCACTGCCAACACACGCAACAAACGATCACCTAGAGTAATTTGCCAATCTCTGGGAGTCAAGGGCGGTAGTGGAGCTCCCCCGCCTTCGGTTTGAAACCACACAAATTCATCTTTGTTAGGCAGTTCAGGTCTGTGAACCAGGGCACCATACTGTTCAATTGTACGTTGCAGATTGTCAAGATCTTCCTGGGTTTCAGCCAGGATCTGTTGTAGTTGACAGCGTACCTGAGCATTGTCAATGAAATCAAAGTAATCGGGCGTGTAAGCACGACCCACAATGACTTCTTCAAGTGGTTGCCACGAGGTGTATGAATTAACTTTGGCCATGGATTTTTTGATGCAAGTTATTTAAACGATCTAATTTTGATGTTGCAAATAGTCGTTGATTGTGATCAAGATCCGCCTGGCACTGTTTGTATAGACTATCTAGACCCTGACTATGCGCCTGTTTGATAGCTTCGCACAATTTGATCCATCTATGAGTGTGATTGGGTTCTAGATCATATGTGTTATCTAACACATCGTCAAACACTCGATATCCTAGATCACGCAATTGTTGTAGACTGCCAGCACCGCCAGCAACAAAAAACAACTGACCATGTTTGATGGGTTTAAATGTTTTTTCCGTGATAAAAGCACCGCCGCTTTGATCTACATCAAATTGACTTTCTAACACAATGTTGCAATAGCTGTCAACATGGTATTTGAATACGGTAATTCCATGATCATTGCGTTGATCCTGCGTGAGATCGTCGCTGAAGTAGGGTGTTTGTGATACAAACTTCTCCAGTGACCAACGCAATTGTGAAATACTGTCAATCTCCAGCGGGTTGTCGCAGGTGCTGTCTTGATCAGTGGGTTTTTCGCAGTAACTCCAGTAACTGTTTTCCAACAAATTGTTTTTTTTCAAATCAGCCATGATTGTGGCTCGCCACCATTTGTGCAGTCTAGACAGCACTGTGAAATCTTTCGAACGTGGTCGTGTGTGTATGGGCAAAGGTGCTTCACGGTTACGAGCATGATACCAAAGTTCAAAATCTACAAAATACACAAAATTTTCTAGATTCTCGGCTGCGCTGTTGCTGCTCACAAACACATAACAATTTTTAGGTAGTGCATGTTGTTGCACCAAGCTGTCAAGTCTTGATTTTATGCGTTGCGGGTTGTCGCCCTCATGATACAAAAATAACACACGCAGTTGATGTTGTTTGAGTCGGTTGCGCACAGCAGACCCCATGAGTTCAAAATAGTCAATTTCAAAATCAAAAAATCCTATACCAATGGGATAAAAAGTATTTTCTGGCAGTGATGATTGCAGTTCATGAATATTGATTTTGGCTCCATGTACTTGACAATATTCTTCCAGGCGCAAGGGAATGGTGTAGGGCCAGTGTTGTCCAAATTCTCTCCAGCTTTGAGTATACGGCCGGCCCTGATGTCGAGCTAGAGCTGGATATATTTTGCCCTTGATGGTTCTGTCTGCTACAAAATTAAATTCTAAATTCATCAAACATTCCTAAAAGTTCGGTCCAAAGCCGTTGACTAAATCCACCGTTGTAAAAATGATCAAAGTTATGCTCTACCACGGGCAAGCATCTGCGGTGTATTTCTTGACGCTCTTGCTGGCTCAAATTGTCAAGGTCTTTAAGTAATTTTACAATCTTTTCCATGCGCAGTCTATCATCGATTTCTTCATCATAGCTTTCATCAAATATGTCACCAAAGGTTTGGAATCCATATTCACGCATGTATGCCAAACTGCCTGCTGGTGCTACCAACACAAAAGGCATTTCTAGAGCAATGGCCTTGAAAGTTTTTTCTGTGATATGCAAACGGCGTCCAAAATATACAGTTTCTGTGGCCACGTATATCAAACTGTCAGCAGACTCTTCAAAATTGGTAAGCCAACAGCTGGCCATGTGTTGTGTGTCCTCGCCGCTGAACAATCTTGGCAATGTGGCTGCGGCAAACACTTGCTCAATGTCGGGATATATGTTATTATACTTAGAAGCAACTTGTGCTATATCAATGTTTTCGTACACACATGTTCTTGGAGCACTGATATGATTGTGCGCTAGATCATGTTTGAACACGTTATAAAGAAACAATACTCTATGATCACGCTTGCCACCTACTATGCGATTGGGACTGATAAAAGTACGACTGGGTCGACGATTGCGAGCTCGAGCGATCAGAAAGGTTTTATCGTATCCACGGAACCAGTCCTGACTGGCCCAGCCGTGGAAAAAGTAGTAATGTGGAGTCCAGCCATACTGTTTGCACATAGCATCCACAAATTCTCCGCGTTCACTGACCACAATGTGTCCAGGTGGTGTGTTTGGATATAAAATATCTCGATTACGTCTTTTTACATCTTGAAACAGGGGTTCGTGTAGATCCAGCCACACTGGTTCTTGATCATGCATGTAAACATAGTCGGTTTCTATGATGTCATCCCTACCAAGATTAAATAAATGATCCTTGTCAGTGTGCCCAAACGGGTCACAAAAAAACAATCTTGTGCCTGGTCTGTGTTGTGCAAACCAAGGCCAAAATGTATGGTTGTAAATTTCATCAATTCTAATCATGTTTGACGTATTTTATATTGGGACTAAACCAAATTTGTTTGCGCATGAGAAACCGTGTCGTGATATCACGCATGCACAGGAATTAAGTGGCACACGTTTTTGTTGGGTAGTGGATTATTTAACCGACTACACAGGCTTTGATTTTTTATGGGAACCCCCGCCCTGGCAGGCAGATTTTACACATGTTTGGCCCAGTCAGTGGGATCAGTACCATGCGGCATATTTGATTCCAAAACATGCCACAAGTCTTGATTATCACGCACACACCCAAACTCTTTGGCCCAAAAAGTTTCTAGACAATTATCAAACATTGGTGCCTTGTCAGTTTGATTATTCATGGGTGCCACACCCGTGGGAACCACCATACATTTATGTGTTTGGTAATCAACACTATGCCAGCACCATCATGCCCACGGTGGAATATTATACACCAGGTGCCACAGAACGAAAGTTTGTTGATGACATAGCGGCTAGACTGTTGCCCTGTCGTGATAATTGGGAAATTCTTGAACCCATAGACCAAGAATCCTGGGACTGGTCTTGGAGACCCGATCCAGGAGAACCTGCCTATATCTATGTGTTTGGCAATCAATGGAATCCGCCTGAATTCAAAGCCAGCGTGCGTTATGTTGTGCCCGGTGCCACACAAGTCAAATACATGGATCAGCGTACACGTCGACTACCACAGCCCGAACTGTTCCGTCACAATTTGCCTGTAGCAAAATTTGACTACTCATGGGAACCCAATCCGTTTGATCCGCCCATGACCTATGTGTTTGGAAATCAATGGAATCCAGCAGTGCTAGAGCCCACGATAGTTTACAGCACTGGCGGCACAGAAATCAAGTATGTGGATGACATTGTGGCCACGATAGCCCAGGAAATGACATCATGGACTCTGTTAGACGATATAGAAACATTTGATTACAGTTGGAGACCCAATCCCACAGATCCGCCTTATATCTATGTGTTTGGAAATCAGTGGCTGACTCCTGAGCAACGTCCGGCTTTGCGTTATGCTGTGCCTGGAGCCACTGAAATCAAATACATGCACGAACCTCGTGCTAGACGTGTAGGCAATCCTGAACTGTTTGTGCAATTGTATCCTTGTAACTTTGACTGGTCATGGGAACCTGACCCTGGAAGCCCGCCTTATATCTACGTGTTCGGCAATCAATACTACCCCGCTGAAGTCATGCCCACAGTAGAATATCATGCGCCAGGTGCCACCGAGCGGAAATACATGGACGTGCCCGCACAGCTATTGCCGGATGACACATCGGCCTGGAAACTGTTGCATACCTGTGAATGGGACAAAACCTGGCGTCCAGAACCAGGAAGTCCGGCCTACATTTATGTGTTTGGTAATCAGTGGTGGCCAGCAGAAAAAATGCCCACAGTAGAATATCACATGCAGGGTGCCACGGAACGCAAGTACATGACAGCGCCTGTGGCTCAACTACCTGTAGACATGACACAGTGGCATGTGCCCGAGGGCGTAGACGTGCGTGACATGGATTTTTCTTGGGTGCCCGATCCTGGTGAACCGCCTTACATATATCAGTTCGCTACACAACATCAAAAAACTGGTGGACCACAATACCGTGTGCCAGGCGCTGTTGAAGTCAAATACTTGGATATGATGCGTGCCACAGTCACTAAAGAAGCTGTGCCCATATTTGAAATTGATCACTTGGATGGCAATGCCGGGCAGATTCCCAATACGGTGCGCCGCGTGCGTTACTTTGACAACTATCGAGACACCTTGATTCGCTTGGCTAAAAACCTCAAAGGCGAATACGAACATATATGGGTGTGCAGTAGCGTTTGTGATTACACAGACTTTGACTTTAGTTGGCATCCAGAAATCTGGCAAAGCACCATGTTACATGTGTTTGCGTCAGACGGGGAAAAGTTTGGTGACACATTTTACATGCATGTGCCTACCTTTGCTGAACGTGCTGAGAAAAAAGAGTTGTTAGAATGGTACAGTGTAAACTATGTGTCACGTCGGAACGTGCCACGCAGGCCCTTGCCGATGATACAACACAATCATGACACACATGTCGAAGCAGTCAAAACCATGACATGGTCTGGGCCTTTGGCAGTGTTTGCCACAGAACCTGTAGAGCGAATTCCTCCTGTGCCACTATGGCGAGAAAAGACTAAAACGGTTGTGCCACTGAGTAAGGGTGCTAGTCAAGTCATAGTGCCCAAGGTGGCAGTGCCCTATATCAAAACTCAGTTGTATGATTATCCCTACATAGACAAGACACAACGACATCTTTGCAAAGAACAACCCTTGGACATAGTCTTCATTGACAACGGCGAACCCAATGCTGAATCTAATTATCAGCACCTGGTGGAAGTGGCCAGCCTGACTTGGCGCAATCGTATACACCGCAGTACAGGAGTCACAGGCCGTGTGGCCGCATATCATGCCGCAGCTGAACTAAGTAGCACACCTTGGTTTTTTGCTGTGTTTGCCAAGTTGCGTGTTGATAAAGATTTTGATTGGTTATGGCAACCAGACCGTATGCAGGAACCCAAGCACTATATCTTCCATGCGTTTAATCCTGTGAATGGCTTGGAGTATGGGCACCAGGCCATGATTGCCTACAACAAACGATTGGTCCTGGCCAACCCAGGCACAGGACTTGACTTTACCTTGGATTCAGCACACGAAGTAGTGCCTATACTATCAGGTACGGCCCACTATACAGATTCGGCTTGGATGGCCTGGCGCACTGCGTTCCGCGAAGTAATCAAACTGCGTCACAGTTTGCCCAATGTAGAAAACGAATACAGATTAAACAAGTGGCTACAAGAAAACAACGACAATGATCGTGCGATGTACAGTCATTTGGGTGCGCAGGATGCTGTGGAGTATTACGAATCTGTTAAAGGGGATGAAACAGAACTACGCAAGAGCTATGACTGGGCCTGGTTGGCCAGTTATGCTTTGATCAAACGCAATCTAACAGCGAGTCAATAACATACTCAACTTCTAGATCTGTCAGTTCAGGATAGATAGGCAAACACAGGGTTCTGCGACTCAAGGCCGACGCAACACTGAGTACATCGGGTCCTGGAAATTCATCGTAAGCTGGTAGCTCATGCAAGGGTTCCCAAGACAAAATCTTGGTTTCAATTCTGCGTATTTCAAGATTGCGTTGTAGGATATCACGCTTGTCTACATCAATCACAAACTTGTTGACAGCATGAGTTCTATGATTGGTCTCGTCTATGAGACTGCGTGCTCGAGTACCACGCAAGCGTTCCAGCCAATACCCTGCAATTTTACTACGTCTGCGTTGCCAGTCATCTAAGTACCGGGTTTTGACCATGAGTTGGGCACAGTCAACTTCACTCATTCTTGAATTGGTGCCAATCATTTGATGATTTGGTTTACCATTGTTGCGCCAACTTCGTGCAAAATCCAACATATTAATATCATCAGTAACTATGGCACCACCGTTGCCGTAACTGTTGAAATTTTTCATAGGGTCAAAACTTATGGCTGTTACATTGCCCACACGTCTACATGCATCACTGAGCCAGTGCTGAGCACCATCTTCAATTATGATAGCATTGTTGTTCAAGTATTCGTGTTTGTTGATGCTTTGCCCATACAAGCCCACGGCCACTGTGGCCTGTACACTTTGTTCACGATCAATTTTCTTATGATCCATTTGACCGTAGGCATCGGTATCTACTATGGTCACAGTCCAGCCAGCACGTTGAAAGGCATTTATAGTGGCCACATAAGTCATGGCCGGTATCAACACACGCGGTGGCCTAGGCATGTAACCTTGAGTGGCATAATATTCGGCAATGATTTCCAAGGCTTGTGTGCCCGAATGACAGGTTACAGCATATTTGGTACCGTTCTTTTTGGCTAGCCAATTTTCTAATTCGGCTGTGTAGTTGCCGTCCATGAGTCGACCACTGCGTAAAACTTCATCAGTGGCATCTAGTATTTCTGTTCTGAGATTGTTATACTGTTTTTTGATTCCAGTAAACGGAATTTGCAAGCCATTCATGATATATTTGAAATCCTTGTTCGACATCTACCTGTGGATCATATCCAAAATCTCGCTGTGCTGCTTCTATATTTAACGCACCGCGGCTGGGGAAATCCGCATCTTTGTCGTGAATTTCAATGCGCCCGCGACCTATCAACTCAACTATTTTTTGTGCGGCTTGTAAAAGTGTAACACTGTGACTCTTGGTGATGTTGTATGTTTTGTTTACTGCGTTTAAACTCAGTGCGGCACCCATTATGCCACGAGCGGCATCATCTACATAGGTAAAGTCCAAGGTTTCAGAAGCACCACGCACAGTCAAAGTTTCGTCGCGCATGGCTCGCAACATGAATCTACTGATAACACGATCTTCCACATCCAAAGGACCATACACAGCACTGGGACGAATTATGGTATGTGCAAGATTTTTTGTTCTTGTATAGTCGCGAGTGAGCCACTCACCTGCCAGTTTCATGATACCATACTGTCCTTGTGGCATGCACACAGCATGTTCAGAAACTGCATCTTGAAAATTGCCATACACCATGCTACTAGACACATAAACAAATCTTGAAACATCATGACGTGCGCTGGACTCCAATAAATTTATGAGACCCTCCATCATGACTCGGCTGCCCCAGGCCGGATCTGCATTTACAACTTTCTGTCGGGGAAAACTGGCCAAGTGTATGACACAATCTGGTTTGTGCGTGGACAATAACCAATCAATGCCGGACCGGTCACAGATGTCAATGCGATAAATTCTGTCAGTAGCAATGTGACGGCGTCGTTCGATTAGCAAGTAGTCAAGTTCAGATTGCGGCACAATGCCGTATGTGGTTTGAATGTCTGTGATGACAATTTCGTGCCCTTGAGTTTCCAGCATGGCTACCAGCCTATGCCCGATCAAGCCCAGTCCACCAGTGACCAAGATTTTCATTTTGTTTTTTGCCCCCATTTTAGTTCATGAAACACAGCATCAGCTGAGGATAGTTGTCCTTTGATGTTGACTCTATAACCCATGTAAGTAGGATCTGCATGGCACCAAAACACTGCTTCTCCCTGCACATGACTCATGCACCACTGTCCGTGTTCGGTTTGTTGCCACTCACCAATGGGCATGGCTGCATATAGATATGGGTCTTCAACATCGCCCATTCTAAAACTGTGAAAAACTATTTCTGGCATAGTTTATTATAACAGAACTGCTATTCTGTTGCAACAAACTCTTGGATCATTGGAAAGATTGGAGCGATGGCATCGGCGCAGGCCTGTGCCATCTGTCTATGTTCTAGTTGTGTGCCGTTGCCAGACCTTAGTTCGATGTAGTGAACCCAACTTCGCAGGGTGCCTTGCATGTACAGTCGGCTGGCAGTCATGCCTTCGGGCAACACAGCACGAGCTTGTTCTTTGGCTATGCCACGAGCCAAGGCCCATTGATAAGCACTGCGGGCATAGTCTTGAACTTGTTGTTGTTGCTTTAACCAATGTTTCTTTAGACTTTCATCTTCGGTAGCCACACTGTTTTGACGATTGGTGGTGTCTTGCAATCTGGCTTCGCGGTTTTCAAACTCCACATCAGCCACAGCATAACGCTGACTGAATTCTTGAAAACTAAAACTACGATGTCGCAGAATTTGGCGTGCTATATCTCTAGTGGTTTCAATTTCCAAACACACACTGACCATTTCCAAGGGACTCCAGTGACCATGCCGGATCAAATAGCGTATGAGTTTTTCGCTGGTTTCAGTGTTGTGTTGATTTGAAGGATTGCTGACCCGGGCACAGTAAGCCACAAGCTCTTGAGCATTGTTGATGCCTTGAGCTTGTAGTTCTGCGCTGGGTTGACTGTAACTAATTAATGCGACTTTCATACATTCTCTCTATGTCTTAATCAATGTTGTATCATTTGGCCATCTATTACTAAATTTTTTTCCTTTTAGTTTAAACAATGGTTTTAGTGTCTGCAAATTTTTTAATTGATACCCATTTTGACAAAACAAACCAATGGTGTTTAAAATATCTTTGCGAGTACTCAAAAAGTTTGTTTCAAAATTTATTTGATCCGGGTAATATTCACTTGGTTTATCTTTGAGATATTCTAGAAAAAAATTCAAAATCTGACAGTCAGAACCTTCAGTGTCAATTTTTAAATGTTTGATACGACGTATATTTAGATCTGTCAATAGTTTAGCTATTGGTATTTGTGTGATAGTTTGTTTTTCAACCAAGTGTTTGAGATTTTGATGCCTATGAATTTGATGATATCGACCTATTACAGAACAACCTTTGAGATATTCTTCTAAACCTCGATTTTTTATACTACGATTGCTTATATAAAAAATTTCTACAGTTTGTTCAATGTTATTTGCAGCTATGGCTGCATTGATTTTAATAACATTAGTGGGGGAAGGTAAATTGTCTAAAAACTCTTTGACTGGTTCAACAACAACGCCAACAGTGTTGTCATTGGCTTGTTCCACTAAGGTATCAAAATCACATGACCCAATTTCTAAAAAATCTAAGTCAAGCATAACATTGTATTATAGTTTGCCTAATAGTTTGTCGGTTTCTGGTTGTACAATTTTTGCTACGCTGTTTACGTCAACCACAAAGTCAACATCACGAATTTGGTGATCATTTTCTTGAAAATATCGAGTCAGTATCTGCTCAACATCCTCTAGATCTAGACCCTGTTTCAACATGGCATGCACGTTCAAGGTTTTTTGGCGGCCTTGTGCCAGTTTTATGACTACCTTCTTGATGCACTCAAGTGGAACATCAGTTTTGTTTACGCCTGCAATTATGTTTTCCCATTGAGTCAAAAAATCATCATTGGACTGCATCTACCGGCGCTTTCTTGCGAGCACGTGTCTTTGCGGTTTCTGTTTTGGTTGCCTTGGCATCAGATTTAACCACGCTGGGAAAGATTTTTTCAGCTTCTTTTTTCATTCTTGCAGCTTCAGCAATCATACCTTTGGCTTCAACTTCCATGCGTTGAGCTTGAGTCAACATGTTGGCGGCTAGAGTGCGATCATCCAAGGCTGCATCCTGTGGTGCCTGCATGACTTGTCCGCGTGCTTCGGCTGCCAAACGTTGACGTTTGAATTCCTGTTCGGCCTGACGCTTTGTGGCTGGATCAACAAGACCCTGACTGGCATTAAGATCGGCCAGTTTCTTGGCCGCATCTGCCCCGCTTTCCATTTCTTTAACGATGCGATTGAGTTCGTCTAGTTTGACTGAGCTTGTGGCAGTGGGTGTAACAATGACTTGATTTGTTGGTACTTTTTTCAACATGCCTTCACGATGCAAGGCTTCTAGTATCACACGACCATCTGGTAACAGATTACGGTGCAAGGCATTGGCCAAGGTGTTTTCTTGTTGTCCGCTGGGACTTTCAATCACTTTCATGATTGTGTCATGAATGTGTGTGGGCAACACTTCAGGATATATTACCAGACACATGTGATCCTCGCCGGGAATCTCTCTAAAAATAATTGCTACCTTGCGGTCACCATGTCTACCTATGTGTTTAAGCATTTTCATCTCCTTGTGCTTGTTGATTTTGCGCAATCATTTGAGCTTGTGATTGCGCAACAAAAAATTCTAACTTGTCATAAAGCATACCTACAGTGGTGAGTTCTGAGGCTTTGAAAGCGCCACGAGAATTTGCTGCTTCGATAACTGCTTTGAGACTGGCCATGTCGGCTACGGTAAGTTGTTTGTTTTCCATGCAGATATTTACGACAAAATTAGAGAGTCAACAAATAAAAACACCCCAAATTGGGGTGTTTTGGTAAAACTGACCTGTTTATTTGCCGTTGAAATACCAGTTGGCTCCGGCGATAGCGAAACAAATGATAGCATTGAGCCACTGTCCAGATCCAAAATAAATCAAGCCACTCATGATCATGGCACCAATGATAAACCATGTGATTTGTACTGCGTTGGCAAGATACCACAGTCTAAAACGTTCAAGCATGTGCTGTTTCCTTTTCATAGTAAGCATACTGACCCCAGGGTGGAATCACAGTAGTATTACCGTGTATGATCCACACTGTGTCAGCATAGTTTTCGTCACCCCACGAACCAAATGGGTAACCGTCGGTGAATACCACCAAGCGTTTGGGTTCGATTTGTTCTTCTTTCAAATAGCTGAATATGCAATCAAAGTCAGTGCCTCCTCCGCCCTTGACTTCGTAGTCACAGATGGTATCCAAATTATCTGAGTTGTAGGTAGCTGGATTGTAGGTTTGTGTATCAAAGGTAAAGATATGTATCTTGTAGCTCTGGAACTGGTCCATGATGCCCTGGGTTTCGCTCAAGAAATCCTTGAGCATGCGCTCGTCGATACTACCACTTGCGTCAATACCTATGGCTATGTCAATCAACTCATCATTCTTCATACCGGGCATGACAGCATCCATGTGCCAACCACGTCGGCTGGCACGCATCCAGGTAAAGTCCGACTTGATGGTACTTTCCAACTGCATACGCAACAACTCACGCCAGTTCATCTTGGGTGCGGTCATGTCCTGGATAAGACGCTTGACACCTGCAGGCAAGTTACCTGCACCATCACTGGCAGCCGCTGCCGCTAGGACTGCTTCTTTGATCTCATCGCGGATCTTTTGGCGTTCTTCGGCTGAAATCTTGGGACGACCTTTGCCCTTGCCATCTTTGTCGTCACCATCGCCTTCGCTTTCGCCGTCACCCTCGCCATCCAAGTGATCGTCCAAGAGCTTGTCGATGAGATCACTCAAGCTGATTTTTTCTGCATTCTTGTACAGATCGTCGTAGATTTCTTCCGAACTCATGCCTTCATACTTTGAATCATACAGGCAGGGCACTGACGTGATAAACTCGCCTACTCGATGTTTCTTCAAGTCTGCATTGACCGCAAAGTCGTTGGCTACATTGAACAGTTGATGATCTCTGTCACCTCGGCGTCCAAAGTGATCATACACGCAGTGAAGCACCTCATGTCCAAACAAGAACTCGATCTCTTTGGGACGGAGCATGTCAATGAATCTGCTGTTGTAGTAGAAGTTACGACCATCCGTGGCTGCGGTTCCGCACCATTCGTCAGCGTTGACTAACTTGAGTCGAGTGGCCAGGTTGCCAAAAAATGAAGCACGTAGCAACAATCCTACACGGGCTGTGATCAGCTTTTCACGAACTTCACGATCCAATTTGGGATCCATGGGACCAACAAGATCTTTGAACTTGTCTGCTTCTTTTTTGTTTTGTGAAGTTGCTGTGCTCATACTACTCCTATTGTTTAACTGTATATGTTATTATAGCAAAAATTGATTTATTGGTCAAATCCTTTAATTTACTGTACAAGAGCTAGGCATTCCATAAATATTTACTATCCCTTATGCAAGATATTGTCCTTTTCTCTGTGCCGTACATAGAGCCAACCGCGCCGTCGGCTGGTCCTGCTCTCTTGAAGGGATATTTGGTGACTCAAGGATTTGCTGTCACAGCCTACGACTGGAACGTGGAGTTCAAAAAACACATCAACGATCCAACTCTGTACGGAGAATTTATAGCTTATTGGACCGGTGGCAACAAAACGGCCATGAGCAAACACAGTCTCAAACGCTATCATGATTTTTTGGAAGACTACGCTAAAAAATTTGCTGAAATCAAAACTAGATGGTTGGGGTTTGGTGTGTTTTCAGACCACAGTAGGCAGTGTTTATTTGATCTGTTGACTCATCTCAAGCAACAAGACTTAGGAACAACAAGAATTGTGGTTGGTGGACATGGTTTAGATGTGGTATATTTGGACAGTATTTCACACCTGATTGATGCATACATTCTAGGAGAAGGTGAGATAGCTCTCAGAGAATTATTGCGCGAAAATTTTTCGTACCCTGGCATCAATAGTGCTTCGGTTCAAATTGATGATTTAGATCAACTTGGTTATGCTGACTACAGTGATTATGATTTAACCAATGGATATGATCTTTGGTATGATTCGCCCATGATCCAAATCACTGGCAGTAGAGGTTGTGTTCGTAGTTGCAGTTTCTGTGAGGTTCCAAGTATTTGGAAAAAATATAGATACAGGTCTGGAACCAGTTTGGCAAACGAGATCATAACCAATCACGAAAAAACCGGCATCAGACATTTTTATTTCACCGACAGTTTGATAAACGGCAATGTCAAACAACTGATGGAAATGATGTCTATACTGACAAAGTACAAGCAGGACACTGGATCTGATCTTACCTGGGGAGGTCAGTGGATTTCTAGACCACAAAAAGGTCTACCCAAAGACTATTACAAGTTGATCAAAAGCAGTGGCGGTTTCAATTTGTCTATAGGTGTTGAAACCGGCAGTGATGCAGTGCGAGAGCACATGAAGAAAGGTTTTACCAATCAAGACCTTGATCTAGAAATGGAACAGTTCAGCCGTCACGGTATAAGATGTGGTTTTTTCATTTTACTAGGCTATCCCACCGAAACCGAAAAAGATTTCAAAGATACTCTGCGTATGTTCAAACGTTACACAAAATATGTGGCAGATGGAACTCTTATTGGTGTAGCAATTGGTAATGGATATTTTGCAGGTGCAAAAACACCCATAATCTTGGAAGGTCAGGAAGTCAAATATCTTGACAACAACAATTCAGTCAAATGGGTGTCCACTACAACCAACAGCAATTTCATGGAAAATATTCGACGCAGATTGATCGCACAAAAAGTATTAAACAGTCTAAAATGGCCCTCGTCCAATATTGAATATGAACTGAGAGGTGTTATCAGCAACAGCAATCTGTATTTTGACAAACAAGATAAACCTTTGGTAGAAGAACTGATTCGCAACAAAAATCTTGAACCTGACCAGGAATTTTTAGCCGAAATTGAGCCACATGCTTATGAAATCAGCGTGACTCTACTTGGGGTGGCAGGTGAAACTGATCCCGTGGTTGACATACAAATAAACAATGTAAAATATCAAAATCTTCTGGTGCAGGGACTACAAACTTTTACTTTTAAAGTTGACCAAGCACGCAAAAGAAATCTGGTCAAAATTGCCTTGGTCAACAAAACTAACTTGGACACAGTGCTACAACATGGTCAAATAGTCAAAGACAAACATGTAAAAATTGAAAATTTAACCATTCACGGCAGCAGGTTTGCCCAACCTTTTTTACTCATGCAGGGCAAAGTAAAAACCAAGGCCGCGGGCTGGCAAGCGTATCGAGATGGTCTGTATGTCCAGGATGATTGTTACAGTTTATATTTTGAAAATCCTGTTCATCCTTATTTCATCAAGAAAAACAAATACTACTTTGAAACTAGGAATCAATTTGCTAAAGACATGTTACAAAAGGTCACAAATCTTTTTCATGATTTTGTAAATTAAGATATCTAAGCACAAACCAAGTCTGTGCGGCTTCGCTGTAGAAATCCAAGTGAACTTGATCTTCATAGTGATAGCGGTGATTCCAACCTTCGCTTTTCATGATTTCCCACTCGGGTTCTGGATGTGGTACTAGACCTTTGTGCCTGCGTATGGTAAATCCCAACTCACGCTTGCAAACAAAACTGATGGCAATCTTGGGACCAAAGTCTTCAACTAGCTGAGCCTGCAGATCACTCCACTCTTCGGGTCTGTGAAATATGATCAAGTTTTTCTTTATCGTTACCTTCATGCGCCAAACTTCAACAAGAACAAAGTGTGCTTTTGCTCATCCAAGATTCTATACTTCAAATCCACACCCTCGGGTTGAATGGTCATTTCTATACCATAGTTTTCTCGAAGATACTCTTGGAACTCCTGTCTCACAGGATTGTCGCTTTGATCCCATTCCTGTTTAACGGCACGCAGACGGAGATAATATGTGCTATCCTTACCTACTATGGTGTCAATCCTGGCCGCCGGAGTAGCATAGTATTCATCTTGGGCCTGATCTGTCAAGCGTTTGGCAAATGCCTTTACACGAGTTGCGATGTCGTTTTTACTCATCCTCCCACCATTTGATAGTTTTAGCTCGAAGCTTGACCATAGTAAACTCTTTGCGATCTACTTGTCCACGATATATACCCCAGGCCGGTTTGACCAAGTAAACACCATTGGCATTTTCCAACCATACTCGGCGACTGTGGGACATGAAATCATCGTGGGTCTTAAAACACATCCTGCCACCTTCAGCCGGTGAGCAGTTGGGCATGCACCACAAGTGCCATCCTTCGCGGAAGGCCTTGTCTGTGCGCTCGTCTAATTCATAGTAATAATTCATTTAAACTAATTATAAGGACCATTTATAGATATTATTAATGTCTAATGGAACAGATTTAATAGATTCTGAGTTGTAAAGTCGCAAAATCATTCTTCTATGCTTCTGTGGATAGGTTCCGAGCATTTGATCTATTTCATCTGATACAAATTGCGGTATTGGAGTTGTTTGGGATACTATATCTTGATAATCTGGCCAAGATTCTCCTCGGATGGCCAAATAATCCTCATAGGTCAAATATTTAGGTTCAATTTTAACTTTTTGTCCATAACAATGAACCCAGTCGCATTCAAAACCAAATATTCTGGCAGAATTTATAATCCATGATAAATTTGGAGTTCCGTTGGGAATTATTTTACAATTTCCGTTCCACCCATGTAATACATTGTCTGTGGTTTCAAAAGTCCAAAACATTTCTGGATTGGCGGTCTCTGGTCCAAATACAGTTTCAAACAAAACATGTTCAATGTTTGGTTTTAGAATATAAGAAAAAAATCTAAAATGATCAAATAAGTGATACAACACTCCAAAGCAAGTTATAGTTTGACTTTTGTTAACCAACGGCGTTAATATATCAGGATTGGTTATGTCTCCAACAACAAAATCTACGTTTCCTGTAATTTTTTCTTTGGCTTGACTGATTAATTCGTCTCTAATCTCTACAGCATATACATGTTTGGCATTATTTTTTAAAATTAAATCGGTCGATTCGCCGGTATGACAGGCCAAATCTAATACAATTTTATTTTGTAAAATTTTATTATTAATTTTTAGATATTCTATTTTGTGCATAATAATTCACCTCCACCTCAATCTAAACATTACCGCATCTCGGTTATCCTCAAAACGAAACGCAAAACCTTCAGTTGCCTGATATCCATGTAGGTGCCAACGACCGTGTCCAGGTGTGCTAGAACACCACTCAGTGATAGCGTTTGGATTCATATCCGCATTGGCCAGCATGGTGTCCCAGGTCACAACCACTTCGGTCCAGTCGGGTGGTGGCCATGTTTCCAACCGATTCATTCAAACTTCATCCTAAAAAAAGTCTCCTGTGCAGGATCCTTAAAAATAAATCTGGCTTCAGGGTGTGCATGCATGCTGTCATCATATCCATCATAGGGATCTGGTCGGTATTCCCAACTAAAATCTTCGTGCAACACAAGTCCATGTGCCAGGACCTGCTCTTTGAGATCTATGGCCTGCTGGGCATTTTTGACCAGGACTCGTATCATGCCCACCTCAACATGAACCAAGTGTAATCTTCATCATGATCAAATATATAGCAAGTTTCTCCCAACTTGCTTTTGCTGACGTCCACCCTACACCTATAGGCTTTGCGCCAGCGAGCTCCATATTGTCTAGGACTTTCCATACGTTGTACCGGCAAAGCTCGAAAGGCTTTTAGATATGCTGGACCAAATGTTGGATCTGCTGTACTTACTCTAATCATGACCACCTCAATCGGAACAACACCGCATCCTGTTCTCTACGGAACATGTAGGTGCTCTTGTAGTCTGAGTAGATACCTTGTGCCATGATATCCTCGCCCAGTTTGTACCAATCCTGATCAAACTCGCCTATGTTGGTCTTGCACCAGTCGCACACTTCTACCCAGTCGTGGCTGGTATAGCAGATGTGTGGCCAATCCTCGTCAGGCAGTTGCATCCTGACTCCATTTCAGCTTGAAAAGACTCAAGGCTGTTTCGTTGACATAGATTCTGTATTCGTGATATCTACAGCTATAAGCCCAGTAGCGATTGATTTCACTAAAATCACCCAGGGAGTGATTCATACGCACCTTGCTCTTGATCATTTCTGCACGAGTTTCTATGTCCTGGCTCCATCCCCAGCTCTCGTTCATCCACTTACGCACACGATCAAAGTCCAAGACACCTGTGCCCAAGCCCCATTGCACATTCTTGCGAAACTCAATCATGTAGGGAAACTGCGTGTGGTAGGCGTAGCGTTTGTCTAACTTGGTAATGTGATAGTTCATATGCACTCGTTAAAAGGTGGAAGGCTGTAGCGACACAGCCTGTGAATTCCACAGCCTTCCGGGCCTATTTCTAGGCCGAAGCTTGAAGGATATACTTGCCGTACCGGTTGTGGAACTCATCAAAGTTCTTGAGCTTGGTAGGCATGAACGGAAGATTGTATGTGGTCAACGCAATTCTAGCACCCATTACAACCAACTCGGTCTCAAAGTTCTGCATCATGTACTTGAAGAAATGATCAGCCATTTCGTGGAACTGTTTGTCTGGTACTTTACGCTCAATAGCACCCTTTAGCTCGTAGCACATGCCAATGACCAACGAATACATGGCTGACACTTCTTTGACATCAAGATCCTTGACCTTGCCTGCCAAAATATCTTCTGGTTTAGGCATGCGTCCAGCAATCTTGCGGTGTGCCATAAACTTGACAGCAAGACCTTCGCCCACGGTGCCAGCAATCAAGTTCATAATGGTGTCATCGTCGGCATCTTCATCTTCCAAAAACTGGCTGACAAAGGTCCATGACCTTGGTGTTGCAAAGGCACGGCTTGCGCTCTTGGGATCAAAGTCATACAAGTCTTGCTTGGCAAAACTCAAGTAACCCACAACATCTGAGTGGATGCCGTTGTTGACAGCCCACTCTTGCCACGACGGAAAGTCCACACGCATTTCTTGGTGTACAAAACGATTGCTCAACGGAGTTGGCATTCTATAGCTCACGCCCTTGTCTGACTCACGATTACCAGCAGCCACCATGACCACATTGTCAGGCAAAAAGTATTTGCCACTACGACGATTCAAGATTAGTTGATAAGCCGCGGCTTGCACACTGGGAGCAGCCGAATTCATCTCATCGAGGAATAACACAACAATGGGATATTGGCTGGCCAATTCTTCTGTTGGCAAGTCCACGGGTTCGGCCCAGTCCATTTTACCCGAGTCTTTGTTGTAAAACGGAATACCACGGATATCTGTGGGCTCCATCTGACCAAGTCGGAGGTCGATCATGTGGCCACCCAGTTCCTGGGCAATTTCGGCCACCAATTCCGATTTACCAATACCAGGAGGCCCCCAGAGGAATACTGGGCGTTTTTTGGCAAATGCTTTGAGCAGACTTTTACGGGCCTGCACCGATGTTACTGTTCTTGTATCTGACATGGCTGTGTCCTTTATAGAGTTAGAAAATTACTGCAAGTAAGTATTATATAAAATAATGTTTTTTAGGTCAACCAGGTCGCTAAATAATCCTGTTCCCATTTGACCCTTATGCACACTGCTTGTTATCCTGATTGGCACTATACTCCTTTACAAATTGACAATCTAGAGCAGATTAGATCTGAACTTGAGCACCTGTTCAATGACCTGTACACTCCCGGTCAACCGGTAACTTTTATCAATTTTGATCACAATACCAAACACTGGCAACGTCTGCTGGCTCTACAACAGTGGTTGGATAATACCAATCGCGCTCGTGATCGCTGGATCAATTGTTATTTCAGTGCCAGTCAAAATGGATTGTGTCCCATACATGTGGACTATACCAGTGAACACAAGTTTTTGGCCATCAATATTCCGGTGTTAAACTGTGACAACAGTTGGATAGCCTGGTATGACACCAACATTGAAGTCAACAATCCCATCAAGGCTGTGCAACGTGGAAACAACACCAATGAACTTGTAATTTTTGATGAACACACCTACCAAGATGTGATGGTCACTCCGCAATCATTTTGGTGCGATCAGGAACATGCTCGCGAAATAGATCGTGCCAGTTGTGATCAGCCCATGATGATCAATAACACAGTGCCACATCGTCCTATAGTGGCGCATGATCGACTTAGAGTCATGTTTTCACTGCGACTGACGCCGGCCAGTTTTGAACACGATGTCATGCCCTTTTTGTGATTCTCCGGCAAACTCGGTCATGCATGGTGTAGACCGAATTGTCCGGCACATTAGTGGTAACAGTGCTACCAATATAAACAATTGAATTGGCTCCAATTTCTAATTGCTTTTTTTTGCGTGCCATGAGTATGCAACCCACACCTATTCTGCAGTTATCTTTGATGGTTACATGTGCCAAAGTACTGGCTGCACCCACAATCACATTGTTTCCGATCACAGTATCGGTTCCAATATTGCTTCTCCAATCTATAGCACTGTAGTTGCCAATGGTGATACGACTGATAAAAATTGTACCGCCCAAGATCAAAACACCGTGGCCTATGCTCACAGAGTCACGCCCGTGGAAAAACTGAGCACTGGGATGAATCAAATTTACTACATTGACCTGGCTGGATTCCAAGAGTTGTATTCGTGTTTGTCTTAGTTCTTCGCCAGTATTTCCGGTACCTGCTATGTCCTGACTGCCGTCCCACCAATCTGCAAGAAAAAAATCATATTGTCTCCACACACAATCTGGATTCATGAGATCACGTTCGTCACCAATCACTGGAATGCCATCTATGTAGTCAGTGTTTCCCCAGTAGTGATGATCTAAAATTCCTAGAATTTCATAGCCAAGATCACGTGCAGTAAAAACTATATCACTGAGATTCCACCTACTACCAACTAGTACGAGTTTTTTAGAGGTTTGCATGCGTGCTTTATATATCAACACACAACAAGGCACCATTAGAATCCGGTTACGAATCCGGAACCACTCTATGATTGTGGTCGATTTTAAAATTTTACTTCTTGATCAAGGCCCACTGCTCTCGGCGGATACGATCTGTCACAGCCTTAGGTAGTGGCACATAATCTAGCTCTAGAGCACTCTTGGCACCGTTGTCCCACGACCAGGCAAAGAACTTGAGCACTTCTTGTGTGGCTTTGACATCCTTGGGTTCACGATACACCAGGATGAATGTGGCACCTGTGATGGGCCAAGCATCAGCACCTTTTTGATTTACCAAGCTGATGCCCATGCCGGGTGTCTTGAACCAGTCAGCGTCACGGGCAGCCGCGGCAAATGTCTTGTCATCGGGATCCACATACCGGCCATCACGATTCTGCATCTTCATATGGGTAAGATTATTTTTCTTGGCATAGGCATATTCCACATAACCAATTGAACCTTTGACACGAGCCACGTTGGCCGCAACACCTTCGTTGCCTTTGCCACCCACGGCTGTTGCTGGAATCCATTTGACTGCCGCGCCTTTGCCCATGCGTTCAGCCCAGGGCTTTGACACTTCGTTCAAGTAGTCGGTAAAGATGAATGTTGTACCTGATCCATCCGCACGATGTATCACAGTGATGGCCTGGTCAGGTAAGGTCCGACCTGGGTTTAATGCGGCAATTTTTGGGTCGTTCCATTTGGATACGGTTCCAAGGTAAATGTCTGCTAACACTGGGCCTGTGAGCTGTAGTTCGCCTGGTTTGAATCCGTCTAGGTTAATGATAGGAACTACACCACCCAGCACTGTGGGAAACTGGATCAGGCCAGCCTGTGCCAGATCTGCCACATTCATAGGAGCATCTGTGGCTCCAAAATGTACTGTACCGGCACGGATCTGTTTGATACCGCCCGAGCTACCAATACTCTGATAATTGAGCTTGACTCCGCTGACTTTTTCATAGTCTTTGGACCATTTGGCATAAACGGGATATGGGAATGTGGCACCAGCGCCGGTGATTTCTACAGCAGACACTGAAGTCGCTAATACTGTTAATACAGCGGCTAAAAACTTTTTCATTGAATCTCCTTTGAATTAATGTGCGATTGCACAACATTACTTAATTACAATTTTGTTACAGTTTTATGACACAGTCCGGTTACGGGCTCCGGTGGCACCCAATCATTGTGCCCGATTTGTTTCGACTAAATTATCTCTAAATATCTGCCAGCAAGCCGCCCAGGTCCAACGACTGCTAGCCTGTTCCACTTGCCTTCTGTCCAGGGTCATACAGCGTTCCACAGCATGAGCCAGGTTCCAATCCAGGTATCCAGTGACTCCTGATTCCACTATGTCTATAGGTCCTGGCACAGGATAGGCAGCCACTGGAGTGCCACAGGCCAAGGCTTCAATGTTGACCACACCAAAGGTGTCCACCCGGCTGGCAAACACAAACACATCGGCCTGAGCATAGTAACTGGCCAGTTCAAGTCCGGTTTTGGTACCCACAAACTCTACTTCAGGATATCGCCGTTCCAGTTCCCGGCGATAAGGGCCATCACCCACAACAATCTTGTGGCACCAGGGCATGTCTAGCTCACAGAAATCATCCAGGCCTTTTTCCTTGCTCACACGTCCCACACTCAGCAACACTGGCTTGACATTTGAGCCTGTTCTTAGACTGGGACTAAAATAAGTTCTATCTACTCCACGAGTCCAGGCCACAAGATCGCCATCAAAGCCATGTGCCTGAAGTTCTTGCCGCATGGTTTCTGTTGTGGTCAGCACTCGTCCTGAATGCTTGTGAAACCATCGCAAGTAAGCATAGGTCCAGGATTCGGGTATGTAATACAGCTTGTTTAGGAATTCTGGAAACTTGGTATGATAACTAGTGTTGTAGGCCCAGTCGTGCCAGTCCATCCACAGTCGTGCCGCTAGTCCGATAGGGCCTTCTGTAGCGATATGTACATAGTCCGGATCAATCTCGTTGATCTTACGGCCAATCCTCCAGGACCATGAGATTTTAACTTCAGGATAACCCAAAGCATTACAATGAGGGAACTGCCGGGGATCAAGATAAACAACATCATAGCCATCGCCACGAGCCAACGCCTGGATGTTCGTGAAAGTTGTGACCACACCATTGATTTGCTCCGGTAAATTGTCTGTGACAATCAGGATTTTTTTTGACATTGTGTGACTACCTTGAAACTATCAAATTTGAGCCAGTAGGTGACTGTGGCCTGTGCCCGTAAACATTCTTCTTGGGTGGCAAACTCAATGCTTGCTCTTCCGGGAATGTCTTGTGGATTGTTGGTGTGTACTGCTATCAGTATCAGCAACCACATCGTCCTTCTCCTTGAGCCAGGTCACTATCTCCCAGGCTCCGTTGTGATGTTCAACTAGAGCGGTCAATGACTCTACCCAGTCGCCATCGTTCATGTACACCACACCATTTATGGTTTTGATTTCTGCGTGATGTATGTGTCCACAGATCACGCCATCATAGCCCTTTTTACGACAGTAGGTGGCCAGGTTTACTTCAAACTGGAACACAAAGTCCACGGCCTTTTTGACTCGGTATTTTAGGAACTTGCTTAACGACCAGTAGCCAAAGCCTAGCCTGTGCCGCAACCAGTTGAATCTGCTGTTGAGATTTAACACGAAATCATACAGTCTGTCGCCTAAAAAGCTGAGCCAGGGTGTGATTCGTGTAATGCCATCAAATAAATCGCCGTGTGTGACCAGGTAGTGACGTCCGTCCAGGCCAATGTGTTCGGCTTGATTGACCACTTCTATCATGCCAAATCCTATGCCATAAGGTATGAGAGGTCGCAAAAACTCATCGTGGTTGCCGGCCACGTAGACCACTCGGGTGCCACGTTTGGCATGTCCTAGCACACGTCTTACCACATTGGTATGGCTCTGTTTCCAACGCCAGCGATTCTGTTGTATCTTCCAGGCATCAATGATGTCACCCACAAGATACAAGGTATCACAGGTGTTGTGTTTGAGAAAGTTGTTGAGCTGTTCAGCCTTGCAGTCCTTGGTACCAAGGTGTACGTCGCTGATAAAAATAGAACGATAGGTACGGTCTGCCATACATGTATTTACAGATCAGTGTGTTACAGTGTTATGACAATTTTATCACAGCCAAGAGTGCTTCGTTGGCATCCCAAAACGCCCAATACCAGCGTTGATGTGTGTCGTTGTCCAGGAATATGGGTTCGGCTTGGTAGCCTAGATCTCGAATATCGTTGTCCATGGCTTCCCAGGTTGACCACGCAAAGCCACGCTGACCCACTCTGCGATTGCGGTCCACGGGATCAACTACCAGCACCGACGCAGGTGGATTGTCATAGTAACGCTGTTCTTGTTTGTTGCGTTCGTAGTAGGGAATGTGGCGATCAAGCCAGGTGGGCCATGATACAGCTTGCATTCACTGTCGGCCCCACGAGATATGTGCCCAGAGTCGATCATACAGGTAGTATGACGTCATCCAGACACAGTTTATCGCTATGGTAGGAACCAGAGCCTCGGCGAAACTTTGACCTGTGATCAACAACATCACGTAGGTGCTGAGCAAGACCCAGCACCGGTAGATCAAGGTTTTTACCAAGGTCCGTGTTCGTGTTTCCAAGATTACGAGTTGGCCTTGTGAGCTTCGAGTGTCTTGGTAAACTTGTTGGCGTGGCTACGTTCTGCCTTGGCCAAGGTCTCAAACCAGTCAGCGATCTCGTCAAAGCCTTCATCGCGTGCTTCTTTGGCCATGCCAGGATACATGTCTGAATACTCATGTGTTTCACCATGGATGGCAGCTTCAAGAGCTTCGGCCACAGTGCTGGCAGGCATGCTGGTACCAGGTTCACCAGCACCACCCGTGATCAAGTACTCCATGTGACCATGGGCGTGACCTGTTTCACCTTCTGCGGTGGAGCGGAATACAGCTGCCACATCTGGTGCACCAGCGATGTCAGCCATGTTTGCGAAATACAAATAACGACGGTTTGCTTGGCTCTCACCAGCAAATGCTTCTTTGAGATTGGTCTCAGTACGGGTTCCTTTTACGGATTTTGGCATGTTTACTTCTCCTTTTTAAATGAAAGTAGTGATACTACTGAATAATAGTATAACTTTATTTAAACCTATTGTCAAGTAGATTTAATAGATTGTGTCTATAGTTTGTTGAATATATTTTTATGACTTTTTTGGTCCAACGTATTCATGACTATAGCATATTCGGCCAGCATCACGCACTGTAGTGGTGCCACCGTAGCCGGGCATTTTTCTAGCACTTCCGTCTTTGAGCAGGTAGCTTCCTAATCGGCTCTTTTTGTTGGTCGATGTCGGACGCCACAAAGGACTTTTTTCCCGGTGCTCGCCAAAACTGGGATGGGCTGTTTTTGAAAAATATCTTAGTCCGCGATCCACATAAATTTGGGCTATGGCATCACTAAAGGCAGTACCTATGCCCAGGCCTTGAAACTCTGGTAACACCACGGTTCTATGGCCACGCCAATAACTGTGTATGTCACGGTTAGTTGAATGTATGGCAGCGTGAAATGCCACAGGCTTGTCACCTATGAGTCCCAGGTAGCAGTGAACGCTACGACTCATTCTGGTGTCTAGATAGTGATACTTACTGAAACGTCGCCAATCGTCCGGAGTTGTGCCTCGGATATGGAGTGTAATTTCTGGTCTCCCCAATCGAAGATGAAGTGACCTCCGTTGAGTTAATTCCTGCTGGTCAGTGTCATAGATGTAATCTGGATCCAACCAGTCCGTGATGTCTCGGTGACAGCTGGCAATATACAAGGTACCTGGATTCTGGTCGTAGTATCGTCTCACACTGTAGGCCAAGGCCTTGGCTGTGTCTCGATCTACTACACTTGTAAACTCATCTATGCACTGAATGCCTTGGTCCAAGGCCATGGCCATTTCAAATCTGTGATACTCACCATTGCTGAGTGTGCCTGGCGGTCTGAACCACGCTGGTATGCTACGAAGCCCGCAAGCTAACAGTAGTTCTTCGCCACGTTCTGCGGTTGAAAAGTTTTCTATTACCGAGCTACACGGGCTCACAGTCACAGCCTGACGGGCTCCAAGACTGCGCAGGATTGTGCTTTTGCCCGAACCCGAAGTGCCCACAATCAACACGATGCCGTCGGTGGGTAATTTGGGTATGTTTATTGGAATTTCTTTGTAATCTTTGATGTCGTATCTAGTACGAATCTCATCAAGATAGTTGTTCATTCATCGACCTCGTCCGGCTGATCGTGTAGGTGGTTTTTTGCCAATCACTGGAGCACGTTGTTTTCCAGCTTTCTTTTCTGCCACTGGAGCTTCATCGTTTTCCATGTGGTGCGTGCCTTGTTTCTTGGCCAAGGCCTTTTTGAGAGTGTCGCTCATTTTGCTCATTTCACGTTCCTTTCGCTTTTGATCCAATCTATTCAACAAGGCCAACAGTTGCTCACGAGTCAGCATCTTGCCCCAAGTAGTGTTTTTTGTTGACATGTTAGTTGGTGCTGGAGAAAGGAATCGAACCCTCGACATCCTGATTACAAATCAGGCGCTCTACCGTCTGAGCTACTCCAGCATAAAATTTATTACACAGATGCTTCTTCTTTCACTTCTACTGCATGTTCTACATAGCCAGGTCTGCATTTTAATAAATCAATGCGACGTTGTATTTTGGCTTTTCGTTTGTTTTGTTGTGTTTTTTCTTTTAGATCAGTCAACTGCTTGACGCTGAGACTGATGATTTTGACTTGACCCGACTTGGTATATCCTGGTTTACGACGATTGAGTTTTTTTGCCATGATTGTGATCCTGTTTGTTAGATATGCTTACTTATAATTCTGTTCTCAAGGCCAACAAAGTTTAGTAACTGTTCAGCCCAGAGTTGATGTGATTTTTCAGTGGGATGACACGTGGCTTGATTGTGATTGAGTGGGTTAGATTTCAACCAAGCCCAGCAAGCATCTGCACGTGTTACCTGATCAATCATGTATTCTCGATAATTGGAAAAGTAACCTTCGGGATCGTTGAGTCGATTAAAAGCTATACCACTAGCTGCGCCACTGATCAAAATTTGATCCAGTGTAATTGTCTTGTGGTCTTGATTGTTTTTTTCATTGTGATGGTAATTTATTTCAATCCAGGATTGTAAACTATCAAGCTCACTGTTGGTGGTGCTTGGTAAATCCACGGTAAAATTTCTTCCTACAATCAAGTCACAAGAAATATTCTCCCTCAGTTTGGCCAGCAGATCATACACAAACTGTTCTTCCTGTTCAAGATATTGCGTGACATCAGTTGGCACAGTTTTGCCCAATGCTTTATAGAAAGCACTGTTTCTACCGGTTTCTGTCAAGGTGGTGAACACAAATATGCGGTTATATCTAGAAAGATCAATGGGAGGTTTTATTGTGCAATGACGAACAAGTTGTGACTCTATGTCTGTATCGGCATGTGCATCTGTGACCAGTTCGGGCCATCCAGGATCACGAATCAAATTGTAGTTTTCCTGAGTCAAAAAAGGAGTATGGTGTCCCAGTACATAGTTGTACAAGGCACACACAATGTCCAAATTGCCGCCACCGCATTTGCCCCAGTTAAACCAATCAGCATCAAGGTGATCTGCAAGTCGCCTGCCATAACATTGTGCCAGCCTTGCATCATAGTCATCTATGTCTTTGTCATGGGCAATGGTACCAAGACTGTCACCAAATGTCCAGGAATCGCCCACTGATATTACAAGATTAGGACGATCCCGCACCAGTTGCAAGGTCAAATTCTGATGTCTAAACGACGGCATCATTTAGTATTTGAGTCTGGCCTGTGTGTTAAAAGCTTTAGTAATGCGATGGGCAACACGTCTATGTTCCATGATCTGCCGTGTAGCATGCTCACGTTTTTCGCTTTTTGACCATTGACCGGCAATGGTACGACTTAATTCACCTGCTGATTGACGTTTTCCCATGTTAGCGCACCTTGCTCAAGTAATCAACCATGCTGAACTGCCCGCTCTGTACTTCTTTGAGTGCGTCAATAGGAGTGACCCATGAGTTGGTTTCTCGGGCACGACGTTTCATTTCTCGCAAGCGTTGGCTGGCGGCTATGACCAAGTCATACCGTCCCGCACCACTCTTTTCAATACAGCGTTCAATATCAATTTCGCCACTGCGGCTTTCAATACGTGTGCTCATGATTTCTCCAATTAAAAGTTTATTATATAACAATTTTTTTTGTTTGTCAATGGTGCCCCGGGAAGGATTTGAACCTTCAACAGCTCCCTTCTGAGGAGAGTGCGTCTACCAGATTGCGCCACCGGGGTCGTCCTTTACGTGGCTGTTTGTGTGGTACCATTTCCATTTTTAAAACCGATCACACCACCCTCGTCACGGATGCGTTTGAGCACATCTTCAAACAAGATAGGTGCGAAATCGGTTTGTTCCACACACACGCAATGATACCTGGTATCAATCACGTCGGTTTGTTTGCCATTGAAACCTGTGTGCATGACACGATTGGCATGCAGGTGTCCGTGGATGTTGACACCAAAACGTCCCAGACTTTCTGTGTGGATGGGAATATGGCTCAGGATCATTCCGTTCATGACATGATATGCACGCAGTTCACGGAAGTGCTCGCGATATTCTTCATCACGGAAGATGTCGTGGTTACCACGGATCAAGACCTTGTCACCGTTGAGCCTGCGCATGATGCCCAGAGCTTTCCTGTTGATCACAACATCGCCCAAGTGATAGACCTTGTCTGTGGGTCCGACACGCTCGTTCCAGGCTTTGACCATGAACTCATCCATTTCGTCGGGATCGTCCCAAGGTCTCAGCTTGGTCACACCATCGTTACGGGTAAAGCGACATACACCTGCGTGACCAAAGTGCGTGTCGCTGATTAAAAATACTGCTGGCATATTCGCCTCCTTTCTTATTTAAGTGGTACGGATGGAGGGACTCGAACCCTCAAAACTCGGATTTTAAGTCCGATACGTATACCTATTCCGTCACATCCGTATCTAATTCTCGGATTCAACGCAGGCGGATTAGGCCAGACTTTATAGTGTGAATTGTGGAGCGGGATAAGGGAATCGAACCCTTGACCGAAGATTGGAAATCTGCTGTTTTGCCCCTAAACTAATCCCGCAAAATTAGAATGTTTTTGGCAGTTTGATGATAGATCTTTTTTCACCCTGGCGTTTGACATCTAGAGTGGCACAGTGTATACCACTGTCCCAGTACAAAAAGTGTCTTTGCTCACACACATGGCAGTCAATACCATGTGTTTTTAAGAATGCGAACAGATCCGGCATGTGTTGTGCAAATATTACATTGTGTCGATCAATTACCAAGACATTCAAATCAAAACACACCTGTTGGATGTACCCTCTCCAATTTTCTAAATAAGCATCTACCCAATCTAGATCATGTCTGTTTTGTGCCTTGGAAAAATCTTTGATGTATTGCTGTCGTGATCGACCTTGACGCACAAACTTTGAAACATCGATCAAGCGTTTGCCTCGCAATACCAACGGAACCCACTCCACACCTGAATGAATTACAGTTTCGTCATCGATCATGAAAAATCCATGATCGATGTGACCAAAGTTGTTGCCACGTGCATGAGTATTGGGTACAATGTTGAAGTCAGGTAGATTTCTGCGTATCCAGTCAAGCCCTCTCTGTGTTCCTGGGCCGTTTATGTTTACGATCACACTGTCTCCAACACTGAACATGGTGGCTGTGTGCCACAACAATCTATCTACTAATTTTTGGCGATACGTGCTGCCGGCCATGTCCACATAGTATAGATCCTGCATGGTCAAGTCTGACAGCATAGGTGCAGGTTGACTGACCCAGTTGTAGCCTTGATCAAACAAATTCTGAAAAATTTGATAGTAGCCGAGTCCATCAAAATATCTGTCGGTCAAACTGGTGTAAGTCTGCAGTATGGTCGATCCCTGTACCTTGTACTGATCACGGGGGACCACAGGACTCATTGGAAAACTTATCTTGAATTCCGGTAGAACTACACCGTTGTCATAGGCATATACCTTGGGTCTATGCACCTTGATATTGCCTTGATGTAAAAATTTTGCCAGATTGTCCAGATCTTGTTTGGTTTCTTCTAGTATTTGATAAAATCCTTGTGGATTCTTGTCGACAAAAAAAGCAGACACATCACTGGGTTGATAGATATCACCAACTATGACTTCTTGCAGTGGATCATATTCTGTAAAAATCATGATTTTTTAAATTTTTGTCAAGTGTATCAAAGTAGTCTTGATCCGCATTAAGCGGGATCACAAACTGCGAAGGTCCCATGGGTGTTCTAACAGCAAGCATAAGGCCAAACTGGTTTTGTACTTGATAGCGATTGTTTTCAAATATGGATCTGGCCTGACACGCTATCTGTTCGTGTCTTGACAACAACGATTGTTGTTCCAACAATGATAGAAATTCTAAAACACTGACCACTCCTGGTAGACTGAAACTGTAGGTAAATCCGTGTTCCCACCGAAAGGTCTTGGGCAAACTGTCATGTATGCGTTGATTGTACAGTGTCATGCTCAGTGGATAGTGACCAGCTGTGATTCCCTTGCCCATGGTAAAAATGTCTGGTTCCACTGGCAAACATTTCCAACCAAAAAAGTTACCAGTTTTGCCACCCCCGGTAAAAATATCATCTATGATAACAATCACATCATGTTGCTTTTGAACATAAGCCACACGTTGCCAAAATTCTTCATTGTAAGGCTCAAGACCCCGAGCCCACGAACAGGTTTCTATAACCATACAACACACTGTGTTCCAATCAATTGATTCAACATCAAAATCTGTGTTTATTTTTACAAAATTACTGTCAAGATCCAAAGTGTACAGTTTTTGTGTTGGCTTGCTCAAATTCTTGGTCAGCCAGGTGCTACCATGGTAACTGTTGGCAATGCTCACCACTCGATTACGTTGTAGTTGACCCCGACAGTGATGATATGCACTGGCCAATTTTACAGCACCTTCGTTGGCATCACTGCCGCTGAGTGCAAAAAAACTTCGGTAACCGCCACTGAGATTGAACAGTTTGTCGGCCAATTCATAGCTGGCGTGATTTATCCTAAGTGGTTGTGCTGGTCCAAAAAAATTATCGGCTATTTCAGGTTTTGTGCTTTTCAGTCTTTCATGCACCCGATCTAAAAATTCATCATTACCGGTATATCCCAGTACAAAACAACCATAGTGTAAGTGTGCATCCACAATTTTTTTATCATTATGCACAATGCCATACTTCCAATATTGAGATTCTGTGTGCAAGGTGGTTTGTTGAGTGCTGTAAATTAAACCCTTGTAATCAGTCGCAGTATTCATGCTGTGTTTCCTTTAGATACTTATAGACTAGATGTGGTTAGATCAAGGTTTTTTATGATCTTGATACCAGACCAACTGGTCGGAGTGGAAGGATTCGAACCTTCGGTCTCCTGCTCCCAAAGCAGGCGGATTAGACCAGACTTTCCTACACTCCGAAAAATAAAATTATTTGATGTTTTGCACAGTCTTGACCATGGTCTCCTCAGAGAGATGATCGTGCTTGAACTCTCTCACCGGGTGACCCAACAAGCCGGCAATTGAGTTTTTAAAACTAATGCGTTTGTTGTTGTAGTCCCGTATGCGTATGGCTCTTCGACCAATCTCGTCCAAGGGCAACTGTTCTTCAACACCTGATTTCAATTGCCATTCTAACTCCCAAATGGCATTGTGTATGGCAGTCATGGCATCCACATTGTAGTTGAGTTCAGCACTTTGCGGAAGTTTTGCAAATTGCGCCTCATACCAGTCTAGTTCTATTTGGTTGGCACCATTGGTGCGTTGGTGTTTGACTCGTGCTATACAAAGCCGGTCGACTAATTCAAGAACCGGTAAAAATTCCATGTAGTTCCTTTCTGAAAATGATGAAATTACCTATCACTATCTATGGCGCCGGTCTAAGGAATCGAACCTCAATCCTCGGTTTTGGAGACCGTTGTAATGCCATTATACTAGACCGACTATATGGAGGTGAAGGTTGGATTCGAACCAACGGGGGTAGAGATTTGCAGTCACTTGCCTTGGACCACTCGGCCACTTCACCACAATTAAAAACTATTCTTTGTCGATGTCTTGTTCAGCTCGACGTTCTTGTATGGTTTTTTCACGCCAGGTTTTGCGAGGATTAGCGCACAACAAGCAATGTGGTCTTCCACAATTCATGACATGGTGTTTGGCATATCTGTGGTATTCTTTTACTGTGATACCGTGCGCCTTGGCAATACGTACTTGTCTGATTTCAGCATCTCTAGTTTTGCTGATGCGTCGACTGTGTTTGATACGTGTCTGTTCATTGCTCATGATTGCCTCCTGACTACGATACTTATGAATACATTAATCACTGACATACATTATTGGTTGCGGGACCAGGAATCGAACCTGGGACTCGAGCTTATGAGACTCGCGTTTTACCGCTTCACTATCCCGCGATAGCATGGTGAAGATGTTTAACTTGGGATCAATCTTGGCAAATAAGGCACTGATCTAGGCCCGTGAAGTTGTTGTAAAAGTTTTCTAGCTTCTTCGGCAGTTTCAGCCCCCACTCGGGCCTTGAATTCTTGTCCACCCGGACCTGGCTCTCTGATTGTTGCTTCCCATAATTTCATATGAACTCCCATAAAAATGGTACACCGTAGGAGAATCGAACTCCTCTTACCTGCGTGAAAGGCGGGTGTCCTAACCGATAGACGAACGGTGCATACAACTTGGCGGAGACTATTGGATTCGAACCAATGATACAGATTACTCCATATGACGGTTTAGCAAACCGTTGCCTTCAGCCACTCGGCCAAGTCTCCATTTATTGTTGAGACCACTGTTGTATGTTTAAGAGACTTCAAACGAACCCGTAAAGGTTTGCGCCGTTTTTATACGTCTCTCCCAACCTCATCGTTCACGCAGTATCAGCAGACTGCTATTTCCCAGATCTTGGGCTGACTTGGCCGGGATGGTTATCTTCCCCAACAGTTGGGATTGCTTACTCTTTCGCTCACAATCTCAACAATACGCACTCTGTGGAGTGCGTTTGCTATCGCTCGAATTTTTCGCTCCACAAAAGGAGTTCCATCCTCGAGGCCGCCCGTTTGTGTTAGTTATAGTGTAACACAGGCCCTCGTTGCCTGCAACCACTGTGTCAGTTATTTGTCTTCTTCTGCTAACCGACGAAATTGTTCCTGCGCCCGAATCATTGCGGCCGCACGATCGATCTTGTTCTGAAACAGACGTTGTTTCTGCTCTTCGGTCAAAAAGGCCGAAATATGGTCATAAGCCTGTTTCACAATTTGATCGTTTAATTTTGTGTAATCAATTGACATCTTTTTCCTCTATAAAATAAAAAACCCCGGAGTGTTTAATTCCAGGGTCTTTGAATATTGTATGATATTTTATACTATTCACTGCCCTGAATCGGATCTTCACAAATTGCCCATAGCGCCACACTCCCGCTGAAATTGGGTTGTGGTGCAAGATGTGTTAATTTGTGATTCAACATAATAGTATTATACGAGAATATTTATACCAGGTCAACCAATTTGGTCAACAAAAAAGGCTCCTAAGAGCCTTTTATACTACTAGGCTTGATCCACGAACCGTTTGAGTTCTTCAGCCTTGGCTATGATATCCGTGCTGGACGGAAAATCTGGCAAGGTAGGGAACTGCAAAGTTTCTCGATTGGCTTCGGTAATCTTGCTGTGATATTCCTGCATTCGTGCTTCGCGATTTTGGAATACGGGTGTGGTCAATATTTCATTGGCCATTTTGAGTAGATCCAGACGGATCTCGTAGGGTGTTTTGCTCATGATTACTCCTTTCTGTGTGTGATGTGTGTTAAACACGAGCTTGTAGTTTTCACTACACATTTACTTATCAAGCCAAATCAAGGTCATAAAAAAAGCTCCCGGAGGAGCTTTTTTGTTCACTTTTAAAAATTAATTAAAAGTCTTTGTCAAGCCTACTACCACTGCATTTTTGTAGAGCTTTTGACCGCCTACAGTGTTTGCAGTTTCAAAGGTTGATGTGGTGCCAGTATTGGTAAAATACTTGACGCTCAAGTCATATGCCTTGGGTAGAGAATAAACAAATCCAGCATTGATGTCGTTGTAATCATATGCCGAGCTGTTGGCCACATTGGTACGACCATAGTGAGCAACCACAGCTAGATTTTTAACAACAGGAACTGGTAGTTTGCCATCCACTTGTGTATAGTTTGTGCCACGAGCATTGGCTGTACCGAAGTAACCGTTGCCCAAGGTTTGGCTATACTTGGCAGAAATAATGTCTTTGTAACCTACGCCGACAAAACCTTCATAGGTGTCAAAGTTGCTGCCAGTGGCTGCAGAAGTGGTTGCACGTGGATAGAAATAGTTGTAGCTACCGATGTCAATCGAGATGCCCTTGAAAATTTCTTTCTTGTAACCAGCATAGAGGTCGCTTTCTACACCTGCACCGTTGGTATAAACATTGCTGGAAACACTGCTGTTCCAGTTACCAACATAGAAGCCACTCTTGTGTGCATAGTCGATGCCGCCCTGAACTGCAGGAGCATTTTGGGTTTGGCTAACACCGCGGAAACGGTAGTCGCTGGTCAAACCTAAATTGCCGGTGAGTTGAGCTTGAGCCGAGGCAACAAAGCCAGCGGACAAGGCTAATGCGATTAATAGTTTTTTCATGCTTGAGATTTCCTTTTAAAAGAATGCTGGGTGATCACCCAACAAGTTATTTAGTGGTTTTCACTGATGGCCAACAAAAAAGCGACATTTCTGCCGCTTTTTTGACTATTTTGGGTAACAAGGCATAGTTGCCCCGGAGATCATGCCGCTAAGGCAAAGACCTCGTCGTTGGCTGCGTTTGCAGTTATCGTTGTGCTTCTACAACCGGGTGTCCCCAGTCCTAACGGGTTTCGCATTCCCGTGTAGATCCTGTCCATACTTGTTGCCACGTCGAAACTGTGTCATCCCCACCAAAAAGACCTAGCAATTCTGGATCAATGTGCCAGCTCCAGCTCATGCTGTAATTCCACAAATTCAAGGGTGGAAAACTATCGGTCCATTGCTCCATAAAAGTCCTTTTGGTGGAGATGCCGGGTTCTGCCCCCGGGTCCGCAACACCTTTCTGTCAAGGCATTAAACTACAATTCTTTTATTGTACTACAAAAAATATTTATTGGTCAATTAAACAAACCGTATGTCCAACACCATAATTCCAGGCTGAGTTTGTACAGCAACCACATGGCCACCAAGCCTGTGCTAAAGATTAAAGTTAATTGAGTTTTATTCATAGATCCGACCCACCACCACGTTTAACGAACGTGGAAACTAGTAAAACACCAACAAGAAAACTGCCACCACAACCACAATGCCAATGGCAAAACTGTAGTCTGGTTCCACGCTATTTCCCAAACAAGTGTGCTACAATGCCCATGGCCACAAACACTGCGATGGCTGCAATGGCTGCCCAAGGAAGGTTTTGAAATATTTTCATTGTTCGTCCTTGTGTTCGTTAAGCCACATGATGCCATAACACACAACTATGGCCAACAAGGCAAAAAATATCAGCCACATGTTAATTATAACCTTTTATGTTTTTGCCGTCAATCTTGGGATTACCTTTTGCTGCTACATTTTCTAATTGACGTGCTCGATCTCGTTCGGGCGGTAGCGGGCCGCAACCCAACCTGTCCCACTCTGAATCAGAGTAGTAGTATTTTTCTACGGGTTTTTTGACCTGTTCCATAGCATAGATATTTAGTTGGTGGGCCTTGAAAGAATTGAACTTTCACTCCATCGATTATGAGTCGATTGCTTTACCATTAAGCTAAAGGCCCGGTTGTTTGTTTCAGTCCCAAAGCTTCTTGTCACCGTGGCGCTCGTTCCACTCGTAGCCGGCCAAGTATTCTGCTATTTCGGCTTGATTGAGATTGGTGATTTTGGTACCATGTCCGGTGCCTTCGGGCCACCAGTGTGGTTCTTTCCAACGCCCGTAGTAGGAATCGGCCGAGCCTCGATCATACAGACTGCCATGACGCTCACGATCAAATTGTGGCCCACGCAGGGCTCTCACTATGGCTTCTTGTTCGCTTTTTTCTAAGATTGGTAGATACATTGTTTGCTCCTGCTATTGTTTATAATGTATTATAGCAAAAAGTGTATTTTTAGGTCAACTAGGTTGAAAAAAAGACTGTTGTTTTTAGGCAACAGTCTTTAGCATCTAATTGGGCGGTTTATACCGTGACAAACCAACACAGATTGGGATTGGTGCTTGGATACCAGGCCAGCCCATGTTTTAGCAGCACTTGCTGATAGGCTCTATGATGAGCTTGGTTTAGATAGTCCTGCTCATACAACACATCTATGGCTTCTTGATCGGCGCCCACCAAAGATTTGGAATTGTATAACATGATGCATTCTATGAAATCATCTTCGGTACCGTAGTGTTTTTTCAATACTTCCCAATTTTCAGCACTGTAGATTGTGGTCAGTTGTCTTGGAGCACGATCACTAAAGGCACTGATCATCACAGTCTGGCCGCTTTCAATTGTGATATTGATGTCAAAATTGTCAGGGATTTCGCCGTCAATGGTGTGAGTAAACAGTTCGGTTCCCATTGGATCCACAGGTACTTCACCAAGATAGAGTAGAGCATCGTCCTTGGTTACTCGAATTCTAGCAGTTTCATTCACTGCTACGCCGTAAAATGTTAAAATTTGTTGAGCCATGATTGTTTGTCCTTGTGCAATATTTACCAAGCTGGACCCCAACAAATAAGTATCAGCATGCATGATCCTTACCATGAAATTTATCAGGGTGAAATATTTCACACAAGCAAGTGCATTTGGCACGAAAACACCTTGCTTGATTTTTTACGCAGTAGCTTGATTAGTCTGGGCTACACTTCAATCGGTGCTAGCAACAAGGTTTGGCGTCGTGATCAGCGTACAGTGGTAGTTTGCTTGGTGGATGATTTTACCACCTGCAGTGAAGATTTTTCTCTTGCAGTTCCTTACTTGTTTGACAAAAATACTGTGATCATAACTGATAATCGAGTCACAGTGCCCACACAATATACTGTGTGCCAGCTACCCACGAGTTTTTATGGTATCTACTCGCACTCACCCAAAAACACACAGTGGCAACCTGATCGCAGATTTTGCTTTGCTGTGAATCGCATGGATTCCAAACGATTGCTGATGTTTTTGGAAATGCAACTACGCAGCGAATATCAGCCAAATTCAGCCCATCTAGACTATGTGAATTTCAACTGCTGGAGTTGGCAAGGTGACAATACCACTGCACAAGGCTTGAGAGAAAATTTTCAACGTGAATATCACAGTCTTGAAGCACAGTACAACGAAGTCTATGCGTCCACTTTTCAACGTGTCAGTGAAAACATGCCATTTCGCAATCATGACCTAACGCAGGAACAGGCGCATGTCAGTGCCTGGCTAAACATTGTCATGGAAACCTACAGCAGTGACAGTACCATAGCTGTCAGTGAAAAAATCTTTAGAGCCTTGTGTTTGCCTGTGCCCTGGATGGTGTATGCCGGCAAACACACTGTGGCCTATTTAAACAGTTTGGGATTTGATGTCATGCTGGATGTAATTGGTCATCGCTACGATGGCATGATCGAAAACCGCACAGCCGCTTATGGCGACAAAATGGTGGACTTTTTGTTTGAAGCCACAGAAGCTGTAGAATCCATGCAACAACAAAATCTAAAACAGCGAGCACTGCAAGCGTCTCAACACAATCAACTTCTGCTAAAACAACTACAACAACAGTGGCCCCAGGATTTTGCCGCCTGGTGGCCGAGTGTGGTAGATCTAATTCAATAATGGATCAGGTACAACAAATGCTGGGGCAGGAATTTGCCATGTTCTATTGTGGCAAGTTGCCATTCACCAAACTTGTTCCACAGCAAACTCTTGATGATTCAATCCGGGTAGTCAATCACTATCTCAAAACACACGGCAACAATTTGAGTGAGTGGGAGTCAGGCATGCAGGACGAAATAGCTCGTTTGCTGAATGTGAATTGGATATGGCAGAGATTGAAACAGGAGCCTATAAGAAAACCTTTTTTGGTTCACGAGCACCAACAAGATTTTAAAATTGACTGCGGTGACACCAGACACATGGCATTGAATTTGTTGCCGGACCCACCCACAGTCACAGCAGTGATCACAGTGCCTAAATCTCAATCTGCTCACTACAGTGCTTGGCAACCGATTCACTCAGATCAAGACTTAATAGCCATGATTGGTCTGGATGCTGGCTCTGCGCAGATCTATTACACCAAAACGCATGGCATGGATTGGGCCGTGAGTTGGTTGGAAATTGGAGACAACTCCACCAGTCATCACTTGCACAACATTACAGTCAAACTCAACATGATGCAACAGTATCTTAATGACCAACAAAATTTTGAATTCTCTCGAGCCTGGTTTACCCAATATCATGACTGGAGTTGATGTTGGACTATTGTGATCTTTACATTCAAACTCTAAAGGAACAAGGGTTTGAGCCAGTTTTGATTCCCAATGCGTTTGACACTCCCTATGATTCTGTACTGGGGTGGCCAGTAAAACTTCCCCAAGTCAAATTTAACAAACGCACAATCTTGGTCATGCATTTTCAAGATTTTGTGACCATACGTCAAGGACAAATTCTAGAACTTGCAAAATTAGAAAAACACTATGGCGCCAACGCTGACAAGATTTTGGTCACACACTGGAATCGTGATCTTGCCAAACTCTATCATGGACCCATAAACTTAATTGAATTCAGCAATCACAACTATGCCTTGATGAATCGTCTGGCACAACAGACAAAAACTTGGCTACCACAAGTTTCATCCACAGCTAGATCTGGATGGATGTGTCTGAACGGACGTATTTGTCATCATCGCATGCGAGTGCGTGACGTGTTACAGTCATGGCCCAATGGGTGTTTGAGTTTTGGTACAGAAATATCTTTGCCTGAATGGAATTATGCCACTTATCGTGGCACGGATAATGATGAGAATTTTCAACGTCTGGCCGCCCTATACGGTCGACACGCAGTAAACATTGTGACCGAAACCGAATATGACACCACTCCAGGAATCATAACTGAAAAAACCTTGTTGGCCATGCTGGCAGGACAAATACCTGTGGTAATAGGATACGCTGGCATTGTAGAACATCTGCGTGATCTTGGACTAGATGTGTTTGATGACTTGGTAGATGTCACCTATGACAGCTTGCCCAACAGTGTTCGAGCCGAACAGGCCCTGGAAAAAAACAAACACGTCATCCTGGGCCCAATTAATTTTGCACAATATTGGCCACGATTACAAAAACAACAGCAACGTGTGTTGATAGAATTACCGGCCTGGTATCAACAAAATTTTTGTCGACAAGTCACTGAGTTGGCACAACGTTTACTGTCTTGACAGCATTTCTATGTAGTGATCTAGATCGCCCAATAACGACAGCATCATGGCTTCACGACTGCCAAACACAATTAGCTTGGCATTTTTTCCTGGACGTATGTAATAAGGACATGACAGTTTTTGATCTAGAGCCAAATAGGCACTGGGCTTTAGAGGATAGCGTCCAGATAAATCATACTGCCATCTTTCAATCTCCAGCATGTTAAAGATGATGTATCCAGCTTCGGACAATCGCATGCCACCTTGATCTCTTAGATTTACCCACCACTCTTTCAAGGCCACGTCGCATTTAGGACGCACCTCGGCACTGAGTTTTTCAAGAAGTTGTTGAGTGATCAGAGTCTTATTGAGCATGCGGGTACACTTGGTCCCCTTGCCGCAATAGTACCACTGTGAATTTGTCAGTCTTGAATTGACTGTTGAGTTTTTTGGCCAAGTTGATAGCATGGCCAGGATTGGAGAACGAAACTTTTTTGTATTTGGGCCCTGGATACTGAGTCAGCATGTTGCTGGTTTTAAGATTGATAGGTGCATGATCAAAAAACACAGCCCATACTCCATCGGATGCCAAGACCTGTTCGGTTTTGTAAGTGTGCTTGTCGGTATGTTCGACCAACACCTGCGGCTTGGGTCTACTCATCATTATCTCCTAGCTTTATTTATCAAAATAAACTAGGGATTTTTAAATGCACCGCCCACTAATTCTACTTGTATTACTTCTTCTTTTGTGGATTTATCACGCATTTGTTCAAGAGTCAACAACAATTTGGTTATATCTGCGTGCAAATCCTTGGCATCACGCAAGGTCATTTGTAGATCTTTTTGACCACGTGCTTCGGAGACCTTGATTAGATCTATAAAACGATGTATATGCAAACTCATTTATGCGGCTTCAAAAGTTTCGGCCTGTTCCTTGGTGTGGAACGGACCTTGATACTGATAGCGTTCTAACAAGATCAGTTTGGGATTGTGTACCAACTTCCAGGTACGATGTTGTTTGACTTGATACCATCCGGCTGCATACCATGATTTACTTTTGCGTTCCTTGGTAAACAAAGGCAATCTATACTTGACGTTCCACATGGCATTGAATGTTCGACAGTCGGTATCAAATCCGTGTACCTGACGTGCCTTGGCTGGTGTGGCCTTTTCCGCGGGCGAAAATTCAATGTCCAGACTTTTTCTCACCATGGGAATGGTCTTGAATCGTTGCACACGATTATCAATGCGTATCACATATTCGCCCTTGTCGGCTTCCAGGGCACCAACTTTTTGATCATTTTGTTTAAGGATCCAGTATTGCTTGTCAATCACAGGTTTAGCTACTATTTTCATTGAGTACTCCTTTGTATGTTTCATTCATCCATCGGCCAAAACTTTCAGCCGACTCACTGCACTTGTTTAATTCATATTTGCCACAAAACTGCATGAATCGCACACCCACCTGTCCTACATCCTTGTGACTGATCTGTTCACGTATGGCCGCATCCACTGTGGTCTTGACTTCTGCAGGCTGAGCTGTCAAATCAATCAAGGTCCTGTTGCGTTCATAATCGTCTAGTACTCTATGTTCTACACCGTCGGGATCAGTCCAGCGTTGCAACATCAAGTTGTTCCAATTGTATCCTTTTTTGTCTCGATCAGCATACGCCTCTTGTAGGCCAACTTTGTTCTTGGTCCCTTTTGTACGCACTCCAGGAAACGCTGAAAAAACATTGTCACTCGAGTCGCCTCGCATGCACTTCTCAAAAAGTAGCCACTGTGGGTCCGGAATCGTTTTAGGTTCCTTTGTTTTCTTGTCAATGACTGGTTTACCCTTGGCATCAAAGATTCCTTCTATGGTGATTAATTCATCGGTGATTCCATTGTACTGCTTGACATTGGGTGCTACTAGTTGAACAAAGTCAGTGTCACTTGAAATTACTACATGTTCATCTTGGGGGTGTAGTGCGATCCAGCGAGCAATAATATCGTCGCCTTCTGCGGTAGGGCATCTGATAACGCTACAGTTGGTCCTATCGCTCAAGTATTTAGTCAGCGCATCATAGGTTTCCCAGAACATCTTGTCTTCTTCTAGTTCGTTTTCTGTGAGTGCTTGCCGGGCCACAGCACGGTTGTTTTTGTAAGGCTTGTACATGTCCTTGCGCCACGATCTGCCCTCAAGTGCAAAAACCACGTGATCGGCTTCAAATCTGCGTGCCACTTTGTTGGCAGCCATTAGCGTAACATGCAAGGCAAAGCCCAGTTTTTCCCAGGTATCAGCCGCACGAAACGCACCGTGTCTGGCACGAAAAAACATGTTGGCTGTGTCTATGAGCACATACTTCATTTTGAGCTTTCTAAAATTTTATTATCAGTAATATATTGTAACAGATATTCTGCCCAAAAGCAATGGGCCGCTGGACCAAAATGCCAGCTTTTTTCATTTACAGTTTCAAAACAGTTGTCTTTTAACACACGATCATAGGTTGATTCGGCATCATAGGGTCGGATATAATGTCCATCCCAATCCATGCGATTTTGAGTTTGACTAAAATCTGTGTTACCGTTGAACATGACATGCCGAACTCCTTGCTCCTGAAGCTCTTGATGGAAGCGCCAAATTTGATCATGAGCCTGGCGAGTTTTTTCCTGCCAGTCTAGGCCTATAATGTAATGTCGATATTTCTCTTGCATTTCCGCTGGTACGCTGTCAGTGCCTGATGCCCCTACTTGATAATATTCACCGTTGTGTAACCACTCTTCTCGTTCCCAGGTGCTCCATTGTATTACCATGAACGTGTCTGCTAGTGCTGTGGGATTTTGTTCAATCCAAGATCTGGTAGTGCGTATGATACGATCATTGCTACAACCGGCTTGGGCCTCGCAGACCAGAATAGCTCCTAGTTGGTTGGCCAATTCGCAACCAAAACTGGCACGTAGGTTATCGGGGTGTGGGCGTTGACCCATGCTCCAATACAGGCCGTCGTCACAGGCCCAGGCATGCGGGTTTACACATTCGGCAGCGGCCGCATGGCTATCACCGTTAACATACAGTATCATCGTGTTTGAACAGCGTAATCTTCTGGATGCGGTAGTTTGAGATCTGATTCAGCTGGTCCATTTTTTAACAACCTTTCGCTTTCGGCCTGCGCCACACGTTTGCGTAGACTGCTGGAACTGAAGCTATGGTCTCGGCCGTTGAACACAATTTCAATGCCACGCTGATAGCATTCTTGTTCGCCAGTAAAGTTTTTGTTTTCGTATTCCACACCCAGGATACGCACATCCACAGGCAAGATCAACAACAGGTCCACAAGATCCTGTTCGGTTTGATACACCACCACTTCATCTACATAACGACAAGCAGCCAATTGTATTTGCCGTTCTACTATGCTTTGCACAGGCTTGTTCTTGGTATCGGGTCTATCTATAGTAGGATCAGTTTGCAGGCCGCAGATCAAGTAATCACAAACATTTTTTGCCTCACTGAGCATGGCGATATGTCCGGCATGTAGCATGTCAAAGGTGCTGAATGTGATGCCAATCTTTTTTCCTTCGGCATGCAGTTGTTTGATGTGATTGAATATCATAAGGCTTTGAGTAGTTGATTTTTGTTTAAATTGCTAAATTCAAAATTTTCAAATTTGGTTTGAAAGATTCCTGGTACTAAATTGTCACTAATAAGTTTGGCTAAAATTTCGTTATTTTTCACAGTGAGATGACATTGGCGTAGATCTTTGTGTGATTTAAATATGTCTTCTAATCTTTGTTTAGGAAAGAACAATTTAATTTCATGATAACAAAGATCATACAGATTAAAAAATGATTCAAGTGGTGCTGGAAAACACGGGATAATCATGAGATTTGGCACGGTTCTTAAATAATGTTCCACAATTATTTTCCCCAAAAAATTTTCATAGTCCCAAGAAAAAATATATTTGAAATATTTTTTACAGGCATCTACTACTTCTTGATTATCAAATGCCAAATCTAATTCTGCTGATTGCAATGAGTTATAGGAGGAGTGAAAAAAATCATTGCCGTTGGCCACACTGATTCTTGCAGGAGTGGTCACACACCAAATATTAAAATCAAATTTTGAGTGATGTTTTTCTAAAAGATCCATGCTGTATTTGATACTGGATCCTCCTGTGCCATAACAAGTAACTACATGGCCATGATCAAGACACAACCTTTGCCACCATGCATGTTGAGATGAGTTTTTTTCAGCGTAGCTATCACCAAAAACGGCAATTTTCAACTGACTTCGCTCCTACCATCTCCAAGATTGCGACTCTGCACATAGATACCACTGGTGCGTATGGCCTGTTCTTGTTCCCAGGTTTCCATGACCACGTGCCTACAAACATTTTGAAACCAACGATCCACAATTTCAGCATCGGTATCTGTGGGCTTCAACATGTACCCGGCCTTGACAAGTCTGGCTACAAAAATGTCATTCCAATCCAGTTCAAATGCACCCTGATGCAAATTGTTGGGGTCAACATCAATTCTCAATACTTGTACCCAAGGCTCACCTTGCTCAGTGGCCAACTCTTTTTCAGATTTCTTTGGCGGCCGAGATTCTTTAGGAGTATCTACCTTGGCAGGTTTTTTCTTTTTAAATATGTCAAACAGGCTCATTACAACTCCTTAAAATAAATCAATCTGCTCCCATGGCAATGTGTCTTTGCCAAAATGACCATAATTGGTTGTAGAACTGTAAATGGGGCGGAATAGGTCAAATCGCTTGATAATGCCTGCTGGAGTAAGATCTACATTGTCTTGCACCCACTGTGTCAGCGCACGACTGTCGCCGTTGCTGTCAATGTAGAAACTCATGGGCTGAGCTAGACCAATAGCGTAACTGATCTGACATGTGGCCCAGTCTGCACGACCCGATGCCACAATATTCTTGGCAAGATATCGCATCATGTATGCGGCACTTCGGTCCACCTTGGTGGGATCTTTACCACTGAATGCACCACCACCATGTGGTGCGTACCCACCATAGGTGTCCACAATGATCTTGCGTCCGGTCAAGCCCGTGTCACCATCGGGCCCGCCAATGACAAATCTACCAGTTGGATTGATATGAAACTCGGTTTGATCATCTACCAATTGACTTGGTAACGTATTGCGAATAATATGTTCTACAGTTTTTCTTACTGTTTCAATATCAACTTCGTTTTCATGCTGAGTTGAACAAACTACCTTGGCTATGCGCACAGGCTTGTTGGTGTCGTCGTATTCAAATGTAACTTGTGCCTTGGCATCCGGACCCAACCAACTTATAACACCGTGTTTTCGTACATCAGTTAAGGCATGTAAAATTTCATGGCTCCAGTAAATTGCGCTGGGCATAAATGCTTTGGTTTCTTTGCAGGCATAGCCAAACATCAAGCCTTGATCACCGGCACCAAATGTATCGGTTCCTAGTGCAATGTCGGCACTTTGACCATGCATGAGGTTTGTGATTTCTAGTGTGCGCCAGTCAAATCCGGCCTGTTCGTAACCAACGTCCTTGACAACCTTGCGAACTGCTGAATCAACTTCTTGAGCATGCAACACCCCTTTGTATTCGCCAGCTACTACCACTCGATTTGTGGTCACCAAGGTCTCGCATGCACATCTAAGCGCCGGATCTTGCTTGGTCATGACAAGATCAAGTACTGCATCACTGATGGCATCGGCCACTTTGTCTGGATGACCTTCGCTAACGCTTTCACTTGTAAACAAATAACTCATGCTATCTCCATTTATTAATCTTTTAACTGCCAAATCAAATGCTCGTATCGATCATGCCAGTGAGTTTCTACCGCATCCGATCCGGGTCCAGTCCATACAGCACGGCCACGATAGGCCAAGGTTCCTGGCCATAACATTTTGTTGCTTATTATGCATCTTCGCGGCCAGGTTATTCTGCGCAACTCCCATTGTGCTCTAATGTAAAAATATCCATCACGCCTGTCTATTTTTTCTGGTATAGGCATGTGTTTTTAAATCCAACCGCCGGCTCTGGCGATGCCCACGATGCCCACCAAGATCCAGAAGGCGTTGAGCAAGGTATAGGCCCGGTCTTTTTTGAGCATGGCACAATAGGTCAGCAAAATGGCATCAGCGGTGTTGACCAGCCATACCAACATGAACGGACTGGCCGGTCCCAACCAAGATACCAGAGTGAAACAGAAGATACGCATGACGACGCCTGCCATCTCCAACTGTGAAATATTATTTTTTATAAAATCGTGTATGATTTTCACTTACTTGCCCCAGCCATTGCCCCACAAGTCCACATGCAACCTTGGACTGTACCAATAGCCGCGCTTGAGTGCTTCGTCGGCCACGTGAATTCTGTTGCCATCATACACGCTGACAACTCCGCCCACAGGCATCACAAAAACTGGACCTGCAAAGCCGCGCTCGCGATATGTTGCCACGGCACGATCCAATTCTTCAAAATCTTCCAGGCGTTCCACTACAAATTTCAAGTAGGTGACTCCGTGTAATTCATATTCCCACACGACATCGGGCTTGATAGCACTGTCCCATGTTTCACCTGACACACTCAACTTGGGGCTAACACTAAAAGTGATTTCACCAAACCAGTCGTCCAAGTAGTTGGCAAATTCCCGGTGTAGTTCTTGAGTGCCATTGGTTTCAAATGTGATGTGTCTAAGTCCACGCTCGTGCAAGATGTCTAACAGCTCGGGATAGATTCGTTGCCAGCCCAACAGTGGTTCGCCGCCAGTGATCACAAGATGAACGGGATTTCCGTTCTTGAACTGCATCCACTGATTGTTGGGCAACAAACTGTGAATACGATCTGCCAATTCTGCAGCAGTGTATGTTGGACTTAGATGTTTAAAAGCCGGGTGCCATGACGCATAACTGTCGCAACCAGTGTCCACTAGTGGTAATTCTTCAAACGTTTTGTAAAGATGCACTGACTTGGCAATTTCATCTGGCTCAGTAGTTTTCTCTCCAGGCTTACAACCAAATCCGGCACACTGAAAGTTGCAACCAAACATGCGTAAGAAAATACTGGGCACGCCTACATAGCGACCTTCGCCTTGTGCTGAATAAAATATTTCACTGACTTTGAAATCCATACTTGTTCCTATAATCTTGTAACTGTACTTAGACCGCTTTGAGTCATTGTCAAATTCTTTGCCTCATTAGCAATTTTAACACGAAGTTTGCAATTTGTCATCCAACCTGGCAATACTGCATCCAAATACTGTAAATGTTCCAGCGGTGTTGGATGCGGATCTCCTTGATTGCGCCAACCTTGTGCAAATACCGTGCTTCTAAAACTGGGTAGCATGATGTCTAAAGCATCTCGATAAACATTCAAGACATCTTGATCTGGTGTCTCTGTGTCATCAAATTGATGTACATTGCCAAGATCACACACGCTTAAAAACCGCCAAGTTGCACCAGTTTGTTCTAGCACTGTTTTGGCGGCTTGAATCATGGCCAAGTCTCTTATGAGCGAACCACGTTCGGTCACAGCCGCCCGCACATAGTCCTTGTTGTATATGGGACAGGATGTGATATTGCCCAAAGTCTGCCAACGATCGGTGTAGCGATCCTCACGCATGACATTGGTCCAACATACCAACACAGTATCTGACTCGCCCAAACTATGACGTTGGTTGGCTTCAATCAGGCTGTTAAAGATAAAGTGATTGCCAGCACCACTTTGAGCCCAATTTTGGTAATGTGCAAATTGTGTGCCCAAAAGGTCAGCCCAAGTGGGCCAACGATAATTTGTAAAACTACATCCAAAAGTAAAAAGTCTTGAGCCTTTTACCTCCACCACTCCTCCCAGGGAAACACAATCCACACATCCTTGTCTGCTTTGTTTATGGCCACAGCTGAATATGTGACATCCAGTTTGCTCTTGCTTGACTCATTGTCATACAAGCATGCCACACGCACATTGTTGCCCCAGACTTCTTTCCAACGTTTGTCTTTGGGGAAACAACCGCTTTGCCAATCTTCTTTGATCCAGTTTAGTGTGGCGCCCGAATCGTTGATGTCATCTACAATCAAGATATTTTTACGTCCGTCTCCGCTGGCTTGCGGATCAAACTCTCTGTGACCATAGGCATCTTCAGCCATCCATAAGTTGCTTTCTTGTTCAGCGCCATCTCGCAAGCTGACCTTGAGTGTTTCCATTCTGCAACCCAAGTACTGACTGATCAAGTTGGCCGGCACTAGACCGCCACGTGTTATACCAACCACATAGTCAGGCTGCCACTGGTCCCGGTGCAATTGTCTTAGAAGCTCTTGCACTTGCTTCTCCACGTCTTGCCACGTCAATGTTATTCGTTGTGTTGCCATGTGTTTCTACCGTTGCCTTTCCAAAATTTCTACGCCGTGCAAAATAAAACATTTCTAAAAAAGTAGGAAAACTCATGTTTTTGTCTTCGGGAAAATCTAGATTATACACTGTAGGCGATTCTTCCAAAGGCTGACCAAAAGTCAAGTAATCCCAGATATTGTAATCCAATTCCAAGGATTGTGGATATTGATCAATGTCTGGATATGCAATAAAATACTTGCGCTGAAACTTCATGACACTGTCCAACAGTTCCTTGGGCAAGTTATATTGTAACATAAATCTGTATAAAAGGTCAAACACCTGATCGTATCTTGATTCTTCGTGCAGTTTTAATATGGTTCGGTGCATGAGGTTCCAACCATAAATTTCAATGCCCCCAATGTCAGGATGGTCAATTTTGTCACTGCTCATCCAGTTTTGATTGTATTGTCTAGTATCCAGCATTTCTTTATGGAACCAGGAATCCTGCTGTATGAATTCAAATAAATCTTCATAGAATTGTGAGTAGTCAATATCCAGATATTGATAAACAAATCTGCTCAACAAAGTGCTCAGCCCATTGATATGAAAAGTGTTTATGAACCAAGAATACACTTGAGCATCCAGCATGGATTCATGTGGCATGTCCTTGGTGCCAGTGATGATTTCGATGCTTTCAATAATTTGTTCGTTTTTGTATGATCCACTGAAGTAGTCAGTGACTCTGTTGCCAGTAATCTTAAAAAGTTTTCTTTGCAATAGATTCATTTCGGCATTTTCCAACAGTTGGGCCTGAAACACCGTGAGTCCTGTGTGATTACCCATGCGGAACAATTTCCAAAAATTATCTTTCCAGGTCTGTAAACTTTCACCAGGCAAGCCAAGTATGAGTTCGGTATAGGTGGGAATGTTGCGCTGTTCACACAGTTCAAACACTTCTTCCAACTTGTTCATTTCCATGTTTTTACGACGAATGTTTTCCAGAACATCCACGTCCAAACTCTGTACACTGAGTGTGAGACCCTGATTGAAGCCTGGTGCATTCAGTAGCTTGGTTATGATATCAACCACTTCACGTTTTTGATTCTTGGCCCAGGCCACCGAGAAGGTCTTGGGAAATCCATAGCGTTCTTGTATTTCTATGATTTTATCTGCAATGAGATTGTCTCTGTCGGGGAACATGCCAAAGTTAGCATCGGTGATTGAAATAAAACCCACACGGTGCTGTGCCATCCACTCAAGTTCCTCAAATACTCGATCCAAGCGATAGTGTTTGACCTTGTTGTAGGTCAAGCTGCCCCAGTCACAGAATGTGCAAGCAAATGGACATCCACGATTGGTTTCCAAGGTACCGTTCCACTCCACGTCGGGATTTTCTGCAATGATTTTGTCAAACACTCCGGTAAGATAGGGACTGGGTATGTCTTCAAGATTTTCTATGCGTTTGGCATCGCCTGTATTGATGGGTTCACCGTTGCGATTGATCAAGAGTCCTGGAATATCGTCCCAGCAACGCTTTTCAAAGGCCTGTATTACTCGTTGAAAAGTTATTTCGCCCTCAAAACAAATAATCATGTCCATGTAGGGCTCTTTGCGAAAGATATCAGGATCTGTGATGGCCGGCTCTGGCCCACCAAAAATTATCACACAGTCGGGATTGGCTGCTTTGACTGCACGAGCCACGGTGTAGTTGTACTGGTGATTCCACACATAGGTACTAAAAGCCACCACATCGTTTTGAGCCAAGCGAGCCACCACATCATCTATGGCTTCACGCCGCCAAATCATGTCGGTGCACTCAAAATTTTCTCGAATCCATGGATCAGTGAGGGCATAGCTCCAAATCACTCCTGCGCTATAGGGCAAGTAGTGTGCATTCAGCTCTTTGGGTCCTTGTTGAAAATTGGGTTGTACCCAGGCAATCTTATAGGTCATGCCTTATTTACTTGACTTAATTTTTGTTGTTTTTCAAAGTGAGTGTGTGGATTAGCAAACTGCACCATTTGTTTGTTGACATCGTTTTGTGCAAGTTTTTCCCAGGGATCTTGTTTGTGCAAGAACACATTTTCAAAAAAAGTCATGTCCTGATTTCGCGTATTTTTCAAATAGGTAGCTATTTTGGCAGCATCCCTATGACGCAGTTCGATCATGGGTGCGCTGTGAAAGTCGTCTGGATCACTGGGTTTGCCCTCTAGCATGGCACGACGTTTGAATGTTTCGTCACCGTTGTTGCCGGTCAAATCAAAGCGATCATGTTCAACCCACACCGGTATTCTCTGCCAGATATCCAACAAATAGGCCTGTTGACTCAACCAACCATCCTGCGTGGGGTGCGGGCTGATATACCCCAAGAGATCATACCATTCGCGTGGAACTATGGGGAATATACTGTAGGGATGATCATTGTGAGTGTGGAAAGCCAAGAGCTTGAACTGACCGGTATAGCGAATGATTTCTGTGTCCCAGCCCTGAGTCTGCATGATGGCATCATCATTCCAGATCACAATCCAATCACTGTCGGTCTTGGCTGCTAGTTTGTTGTTGTACACATTGAGTCTAATATAGCCCAAGGGATCAAACAACATGGCGGTGTAAACGGCCTTGACTGAATCAAGATAGGGTTTAATTGTGTCCGTGAAATATTTTTGTCCAATGGCATCATCACGGTCCAAGGCTATCATGATCTGCACACGATTGTAGTCGTCGGCGAGATCTATTAAACTTTGCAGACTGCGCATCAAGGCATCAGTTCGACCACGTGTGGGTAACAATATGGAAAGAGCATATTTGTGATTCATTGACTATCCTTCGTATATGGCACTGTTACCGGCATGCTCAAATACTTCTGCTGAACGTAATTTAACGCCTGATCCTACTGGATAGCGAGCCTTGTGTATGTTGCCGTTGGGGCAATGATAGTTGTTGCCTGTTTTAAAAATATGCAGTATGGTGGCCATTTCCTTATAGGCAAGTTCAGCAAACTTTTCGCAACCCACACCTTCCACGATCCTTAAATCACACACACCGCCTTGATCTTGCAATCCCAACTGGGCCATTTGTTTAAACATACCTTTGTGAGGATCATCATGTGCTACCACGAGAGTATGATCAAACATGTATTCGCTCCACTCTTTAAAGGCCTTGAGTCCACCAAAGTCCATGACCCAGTTGCGGTCATCCAGGGTTTCGCTTTCAAATACGAGTTTGATACCAATTGAGTATCCGTGTAGTAATGAGCAGTGACTATGTGTGCTACGCCATTGACGGAAGCAACAACTCAATCCGCGATCGTTGCCATATGTTTTTGTTGAAACGTATTTGGCTTTGGTCGTGCTTTCATTGAGCTGTCTTGTTGTTTCTTTTCCAATCTGTTCTTCTGTGTAATGAATCATGCTGGTTCTCCTATGTTAATTTTAGCATAGGCTTGCAGAATTTGTAAAGCGGGATGAATGCCGGAAGACCGCTAAGATTATTATTTAACTCGATAATTGCCACGCTCGGGAATAACATGGCGAACACCACCACGTGGATCTTCCATGTCACCTTTTCTGCGAGGAATGAGATGCACGTGCGGATACATAACTGTTTGCCCGGCAGCCTCTCCCCAGTTGATACCAATATTGAAACCATTCCACTCGCCAGAGTTGACTTGTGCCTGGCCCCATTTTAGTGCGTCAGCAAAACAATCTTCAATCACACCGTTGGCTGTGTACTTGGGCACAAACAACAAATGGCCTTCAGTAACTGGGTAACGATCACGATATACCACGACGTGGAAATCTTCACGTACTACATCATTCCAAGGTGCTATACCTAATCGTTGTGCTTCCTCAAGATCCATGTTTATTTTGTTTTTTTTGTTACTACTTCAAGATCTAATCCCACAGCCAAGAGCCAGGAATTAATGCGTTCGGCCACAACATCTTCGTGTATGGGATTATCCCACTGCATGTCTATGCGCACAGCAAGATCACCGGTTTCGACATGCAGATTTTGATATTGCAAATAGTAACTGACCTTGTTGCTCATCTTGGTGCAAACTCCTGTTGCAGTTTGATATTGTCCATGAACTCTTTTTTAACACTTGAATCTGTGCTGAACACACCTCGTAACACTGTGGTTTGTGTCAGACTTGAGTGTGCCATGATACCACGATTTTCGCAACAACCGTGAGTGGCCTGGATATACACACCTACGTTGACACTGTCTGTGGCTTTCATGATTTCTCGTGCGATGTCATTACATAGTTCTTCCTGAAGTGTACCACGACGAGCACACCATTGAGCAATACGAGTATACTTAGAAAGACCAATAAGTTTATTGGCAGCAATGATTCCGATATAAGCGACGCCGTTAACAGGCTGGTGATGGTGACTACACATACTACGCAACTCACTGCGTACAACCAACATTCCTTCATATCTATCCTCCGAATCGTTAGGGAAAGCAGTAGCATCTGGTGCCGGCTCATAGCGTCCTGCCATGATTTCATTGAAATACATCTTGGCCAAGCGACGTGCTGTACCTTGGCTGTTGGGATCTGTTTCGCGATCGATCAACAAAGTGTCTAGCACCTTTTCAAATGCTTCTGTGGCTTCATCGATTAATTTTTGTTTTTTGTTTTCATCTTCGATAAATTCACTGATGTTGTCTCCAGCCCAAAAGCGTTTGCCCGTGGCTCGCATGTTTTCACGAATCACTTGGCTCAGTGGGCGTCCTTCATCTAGATCAATCACGGCATCTTCATAACCAGGATGATATGGTGCCTCTGCCACAATACGGCTTTGTTGTAAGACATCGAATGTTTTTTGGCTGGCATTATTTTTCACTGCGTTCTCTCTATCGTCACTGGTAAATGTTGTCATAAGTTCCCTTTATTATACAAGATATTTAGATTTTTGCAAGATCAAATGGAATTTTCCTCAAGTCTGGATAAATTCCTGGTTGCGCTTTGGGCTCAATGCTTGGTAACAGTTCCAATCCCTTGGCACACAATTCCAAAGTAGGGCAATAATGCCATCCTAAAATTAATTCTGTTTCTTTCTCCCAGGGAATGTGCAGGTCTCGACCATCTGCACGTTGTCGACTGAACAATTGGTAGGCGTCTGGATCATCTAATAGTATAGCACCCACTTTGCCTAATTGTAAAGGTTTGGTCCAACCAAAACTCAAGCATTGAAACTGTCCAGGTCTGTACATGCCCGGTTCTAATCTTCTAGCACTATCCCAGATCCTTGTGTTTGCAAATTGATATTCACCTGTCCAGGGTTGGTCAGATAGAGTAAACTTTATACCCAAGTGGTACATGAGCATGGGCACACTGAGATAGGTATAGGCCGTGAACCTGGTTTGTTGCACAGCATCGTATCTCATGCAAAGTTCCAAAGCATGAGTACAGCCATCTGTGACCACCACATAGGGTGCGCCGGTGTATTTGGCCAAGGCACTTTCAAAATCAAACAAGGCCTGAAAACTCATGACATTCTACCTAGATCAACTGTGCCAAAAAATACATTGCTTAGGGCACGATTTGTATAACTGGCCATGTGTGCAGTTACACCGTGACGATGCAAGGCCGTAAGCACAGTGTCGTTTTCAACATCCACAATGATATTTTTACTGTCAATAGACAACAGTCCAACTGGCATGCTGGGCCACAAATTAGACCAAGCTGGGTCTAAGAAATCAATTGCACGTTTGTATTCGCTGTTGATGTCAGCAAAGGCATCTGGTACATCAGTGACCGTGACTATTTCCCAGTCTGGAAAAAATTTACCAAGATTTAGGTCTGGTTCGAAACATAAAACCAGGCCTGGACAGGGTATCGCAAAAGATTTTTTCCAACGGCCTGAAGTTGTTATCACATGATTCTCACTGTCTGTAAAAATACTATCTATTTGCTGTTGTGCCCAGACCGCGTTTGATTCCTGTGCTTCAAAGTATCTGTGCGCACCTGCACATGTCACGCTAGACAACAACGTCATGGTGGCTTGATCAACTTCATGTACAGTGACATAATTTTCAAGTTCTGGCAGAACTTCGTTAAAGCACCCCCACTGACTGGTAAAGTCTTCCATGTGCTTTTGCAGACCATGTATTTTTTTACATTCTTCCTTGATGGCATCAGGTAAACCTTCAAAGTTTTTGTAATCATTGCAAGCGGGCCATGAAACGTCGGCAACATTTTTGTAAAATTCAGCAAAGTCAAATTCAATCAAGGGACAATAAAAGGCTTTGTCCGCTATAACAATCAAATTGTTTCTGGGACTATAACTGGCGGCCACATATTTTTTTTGCCACTGCGGTAGTACCGGATATCTTGTGCGAAATATCTCAACCTCGTGCAACCAAAGTTTGCCCAAGAGCCAGTTGGCATTTTGTTCAATTTCATTGGTGATCAATTCAACACTGTTGCGTAATTCTATATCTGTAATATCAACAAAAAGTTCTGGCAGATATGATGTCCCTATCAGACAGGCCTTGAGTGGATCCCAGTCTTGATATTTGGAAAATTTTATCATGAGTCTATTCTTTCAATTCGATTTCTCAAGCAATCGCTTTTTCTCAAAACATGAAACCCCATGTCGTTGAATTTAGATAGATCAATATTGGATTTTATCAAGTATTCTCTGTCTATTTTGTTCCATGTTTCAATGTCGTATTCTGATTTTACCTGGCGATTGATTTCTTGATTACTGTCAAACAAAAACATTTGCTGTAATAGTTTTATACTGTCAGGTATTTGTCCAAAATATTCTGCACAGTCTAAGGCCAACTCCACGCACTGATCTTTTACTCCATGCAAGATTTCAAAACTCTTGGTATACCAAAATTCAAGACCCATGTTGTTGTTAAGGTGTCCTTGAGTAAGCAGTTGAACGATTTCCTTTTCCACTGCTTGATATTCCTGTGCAGGCGCTGTGTTTGATGTCTGTAACAGATATTTAAGGCGACTGTAAAATTCAAAATAAGATATATTCAATACATTTCTACAAAAGCGTGAAATAAGTTGACTGTAACCTTGACAGTGAAAATTTTGTATCAGCCAGCAAAACAAATAACTTTGCACCATATCCTCAGTGGTCATGGTGCTGGTACTAACAACTATGTCACCAAATTCTACAATACCGCTGTTGTCAGCGCCGGTATAACTTTGATGATTGTACATGCGCCTGGTTTTAATTTTGTATAAAAACATCTGAGTGCGATTTATTTCAGTGTTTTCTAAAATTTGCAATAAGGAAATGTTTATAAAATCGTGTTGTCCTGATTCCAATAATTGGCATAAGCCTTGTTCCCAACTCTGTCTAGTTTCCAAAGGCAGTCCCAGAATCAAATCTGTATAAGTGGGCAATTTGTATTTGTTTGACAAGCTCAACATGCGTTCAAGATCATTTATCTCCATGTTGTCGCGTTTGATTACCTTGAGAGTGTCAGGGTTGAGTGTTTGTGTGGCAAGAGTAAGCCCACGAGCCAATTTACCAAATGCCTTGAGTATTTTAAACACATGCTCGCCACTGTTCTTGGGAAAATTTATGGCCACGTACTCTACAGCACTGTTGGCAAACTTTCGATTCATCATCTCAGCAATTTGTAAATCTCTTTCTTTCAATATGCCAAAATTTCCATCAGCTATGAAAACTGTGGTCACACAGTTATTTTGGACCAACCAGTCTAGTTCTTGTTCTATGCGTGACAAATCAAAATTATATAACTTGCTGGCAGTCAGTGTGCCCCAATCACAGTAGGTGCATGCATAAGGACAACCTCGATTGGTTTCCAATGTTGCATCAAAGTACTCATGTGAGTCTCTGTTTTTGACAATGTCATCAAACAGTCCCAACACATAAGGACTTGGATAGTCTAGGTCTTTTATTCTTGGCCCTTTTACCAATTTTTCCAGAGGTTGACCACTGGCAATTTTGCGCAGTATGTCAACAAAGGCTTGCTCACCTTCGTTGTTGACAATGACATCAATGTAGTCATATTCAGTATGACGGATTCCGGTCTGAGGTCCACCAAATACTATGACACAATTGGGCCAGGCTTGTTTGATACACTTGGCCAACTCCAGGCAGTATTGTTCGTTCCAAACATAGATACTGAACGCACAAAGGTTTGGTGCCTTTAGTTCTTGCAACACTTCAGCAAGAGGCTGACGTTTATAGTGTAGTTTGACCAGGCGCCAATTTTGCACCACATCGTCAAATTGTTGAGCATAGGCCCACAGACAACTCACAGAATATGGCAACCAAAATTGATACTTGTTTCCAAATTTGACACTGTATTGTGGTTGGAAAAGATGAATGGCACGTTGAGACATAGTCTCTGTAATTATCGTCGACGTCGTCAACGTTTAAGATACCATGCCCATGCATGTTTGATGATATCTTCAAGTTTCCACTGCGGTTTCCAGCCACTTGCCGCCGTGAACTTGGCACAATCAGCGGTAAGCACAGCTGGATCTCCAACTCGTCGTGTGCCTACATTGTATTCTAGATCCTTTTGTGAAATTTTGATGGCACCATGTATGATTTCTAGATTGCTGTAACCGGTACTTGTGCCAAGATTATATACTCCGCTGGCGATGTTGCTATCAATGGCCATGACATGTGCATCAGCCAAGTCCTCTACATGCACATAATCTCGAACACAGGTGCCATCCTCAGTTTCAAAATCTGTACCATTTAACACAAAATCTCCTGTGTTGTCACGCAGGGCTTCCAACACTCTGGCAATGATATGTGTTGCACCAGGTTCTTGACCATGACGACCCTGACTGTCGGCACCACAGGCATTGAAATATCTAAAACTCACATAGTCAAGACCATATGCTTGACGATAGCTGTTCATGATCATTTCTACCATGAGCTTGCTTTCGCCATAAGGACTGATAGGTTCCTTGGGATCTACTTCATGACAAGGAGTCATGACCGGTGTGCCGTACACAGCCGCTGAACTTGAAAAAACAAATCTACATGTGGGCATGGTCTTGCACACCAGATTCAACAATATGATTGTTTTGACCACGTTGTTGTCGTAATATTCGGCTGGATTTTTTATGCTGGGTCCTACGAGGCTGGTACCGGCACAATGTATGATTGCATCGGGACGTTCTTGTACAATGCGACTGAGGCTTTCTTTGCTGACAATATCTGCAACAACAAACTGCTTGATGTGATCTGCTAGATGTCGCGGGCAGGGTCTACGGTCAATGCCAATCACTTCATGACCAGCATCCAACAGTTTCAAGGCAGTCTGTCCACCAATGTACCCAGCAGCTCCGGTTACAACTACTTTCATGATTCAATTTTCCTTACATGATACTTGGCCCGACTCACATGATCACGATAGCGATTGCCGGCACGGTTCCACTGCTCACCTTGACCTAGAATGATATCTACAATACGATCTACAGTGCCATCGGTCCAGTCCGAAATGAGTCCCATGTTGTGATGTGGTTGTTCCAACAAGTTTTCCAGCTTGTGAAACGCATCATCTATACTCCAAGGAACATAGAGCCGGTTTGGGTCATCGGCAAAAGTTTCAGGGAAACTGCGATAAGCAGGATATAGAACATTGGATCCGAGAGTATCAGCTTCTGAAACTGTGTTAGACACCCAATCTTGAAGAGCACAATTAAACAATACCCTAGTGTCATTGAGAAGATTGTAGTAATCATTTTTCTTTAAGTTTTCATAAATTGTTAATTTGCCCTGATGCTCTAGTTCTCTTGCACGATTGATGTACCTAATGTTGTTGCTGCGCAATGGACCGCCTTGAAACACAGAAAACTCAACATTTTTATGTCGTCCTTGACTGTGATACATTTCGATCAAGTCCATGTAAAAGTCTGGTTGTTTCTCTTGGTCAAATCTTGCAGCGAAGCCCACACGCATTTTACGATCAGCAAATGGTCGCACATTCTGTGCACCACCGATGCGTTCTAACACTTCCGCTTTGCCAAATGCCAGTCCACTGATGTTGTAGATTGGTGCAGTCCAGCCTGCGATCCTCATGTGGGCTACCATCTCTTCGTTGGTGGCCAGCACATGTACATTGGGAATCTGATTTACCATTTTTTCATACGTTGACATCCAGCCTGCCATGCCCCATACATGAACAAAATCATCCGGGTCAATGGCTTGAGCAAGACAGCGTACAAAAATACGAGGACGCTGAGACTCAGGCACTTGATCCAGAATATAAGGTAAGCTCTCGATACCGGGCTGAAACATGTCTTCAAAGTAGATAACATCTTCATTGGTAACTTCTCCATTCCTCATCATCTGCACCAGATTCATCATCTGGCTCATGCTAAAATAACTGCGACCGTGTGCGTCCAACACCTGACCAACACTGATGCTCTGTGTGTTGTCTATGGTGTCGCCCGGCACATAGACCACGTCCAGCCCTCTACGATCAAACACACGACGATTCCACTCTGTGAGTTGCAGGGTATAGCGAGCTTCATAGCTCTCCAAGCCCATGTAGAATATCTTTCTCATATGTTGCGTCCCAGTCTGCGAGCATCTTCCAGCCACATGTTCTTGGCGTTCTTGCCTTGAGTGAACTTGTTGTACTGTTGCCAGGCATAGGCTCGGAAGTTATAGAGATCCTCCTCACGGAATCTGTAGCCGTATTCACGGCAAAATTCCAAGAAATCGCCAAGATCTTCTTGACATTGTACAGCACGAGGGTTGAGCCGATATTCACGCTTGCCCATGGTATTTCCTTTTAATATTTGATTGATAAGTTAGGGCGAGAAAGTTCATACTTGATAAGGCAACCGTTCTCGCCATCCTCGGCCACCTCAATCCATACAGCACGCTCAGGATAGCGATCAGCTATCTGTGTATATAGGTCATCTGCGATCATCTCACAACTTTTAAAATCCAGTTCTAAAACGGAATCCTGACCGTTATACAGCGACTCGAGCCATCGTTTGAACTGGATGAATTCGATGTCCCGGTCATTGTGGAACACATCGATCCACACCCGGAAATGAAAAATGTGCCTATGAGCATTAGCAAGAAACGATACATCATACTCTCCTGGAGTATTTAACCGGGGATCAGTGGCCGCCGCTGGATAGCGATGTATGCCTTCTCTGCGGAATGTGACCCAGATCTTGCGCTCTGCGTGTTCGCGGATGCGTTCTACAGTTTCTCTTTGTTCTTGTATCATCGTTTCAATAACTCCATGGTTACAATTCGGCCAATAGCTTCACTCAAGTTTTCGTTTTCGGTCACAATGTGCAACTTGCGAACATAGTTGTCGGTCTTGGGATCAGTCCAACGTGTCTCGATCAAGGTGCCACCCGATACAGTCTGCACACTGAAACGAATAGGATCAGTGAGATCAATCTCATTGTCTGAGACTACAATCATTTCATCTTGTCCGCGTCTCCTACCTCTAATGGTCAACGGTACAAGAGCGTCATCCTCTCGTAGGTCGCGACTGAAATCCCAACCCCATTTCATCATTCTTGACCATAACCATCTAATCATTTGTTTACCTTTTGTGTTGTTGCGTTGTGTGAGAAATACAATTCTTGTATGCAAATACCCTTGTCAAGATATTTTAACACATCTACTATGAGTTCAGCAACACTGTGTGTGGTCATTTTGGCGGCTTTGATATCATGTGATAGTTTGGTGTCTATCCAGTGCGGCATGATGTTGATCAAATTTGGCAGTGCAAATTTACGCATGGATCTTGCGAATTCTAGTTGTTGAGTTTTTTGTAGTTGATATTCAATACCCAGCAAACTTCCAGATTCCAGGACCACAGCACTGCCAATATTCACAATGGTACGTGGTTGACCGTACCAGACCTTGTACAACCGTTTGAGCAGTTCGGTTTGCCCATATTCGTGATAGGCATTGTTTATAAAACAGTCATAATTCTGTGCTTCTAACACTATGCGATCCAGATCTTGAGACTTGGCAATATCATAACCATTTTCTAGCGCAAAGCCCACGATCTCATGATGGCTTGACAATGATGTGTATAGTTCAAGGCCCAGGCCACCGGTATGGCCGGTCATGGCAATTTTCATTTGACAGGTTTATCTTGGCTGTATTGGTCCCAACTAGTAAACTTGTTGCGATCCAGTAGGTCATGTAGACTGTGACACCATACTCCAGCATTGGTAGCAGCAAAATCACGATCATCCAACTTGATTGTGGCATTGTAGCCCAGTTGATTTAGATAGGGCAACTTGACCGAGATCATGGGAATAAATTTGTGATGTTCAACTAGGCCTGATTCCAAGAGCCCCTCTACTGATTTTACATCTAGGTCCAAGGTACACCAATAGTTTCTGTCCAACAAGGCCTGCACCATGTGTTCCCAGTCCCGCCAAGTTTCTGCATCGTTGGAGTCCGGATTGGGGAAACTGTGGTTGGCTCCAAAATACACATGTGTAATTGGCAGTTTGCTACGCCGGTCTGCTTCGCCTATTTGCCATAAAATCTGATCTACTGATTCAACACCCACCACGAACATGGTTCTGTGTTGATAGCATGGTGTGTGTTCAATTTCGGTACCTACAAAAAATCTTGTTTCCTCGTGTCCTTGACGATTCATAACAACTCCTCTAGTTGATCCAATTTGTCCTGATCAAGCTCATCTGGATCGGTTGCGGCAACTTCCTCAACATCAAACAGAGCGTCAAACATGGGTCTGGCACTGACCAATCGTTTGCCAGTAAATCCACGTGTACCAATGATCAGATCCAAGACCTTGCCATAGTGTTCAATTCTTTCAAGACTACGTTGGCGATCCTGTTGACTAAAGATATCTTCTACAATGTTACGGAAATCGTTATCGGGTGTGGTGCGTCCGGCCAGCATGTTGGGTTTTTGTCCACGATCGTACAGTTCATTGGCCGTTTGCACAGCATTGATATGACTCCAACAGTTGTGTCCCATGAGCAAGGCATAGCTGAATGAATCCCAAGATGTCTTGCCTTCTTTGCCAATCTTGTTGAGATCGCCTGGACGATACACACAAACATCGCTGATGTTGAGTCGTTTGCTTATGGGCGATTCCTCAAAAACAGGATGAATGTTATCCTGCGTCACAGCGTCACGGAAACTGCGTGGGTCAGTGGCATACTTCTTGTCATCGGCGGTGGGAGCCATGCTGTAGGTCCACTTGTCGAGTGATTCATAACTGCTGTTGTAGTAGAGCTGACCATTGGCAATGGCCAAGAATGGTGATGCACAATCAAAGCTGATGGTAAAGTTTGGATTGTGATAGTGTCTGATCGCACGCTGAATATCTGTTAGCAGGCAAGCCCACTCTAGTTTGCTAGTGCCCAAAAAGTGCATCCAGTCGTGTATGCCTGTTTCTAACAGTCCGTCGTGAATGAGATTCACAATGCGTCGTAGCACCAAGTGTACGTCACACATGTTTTGTCCTCCCATGCCCCAACCATTGAAGTGACGTCCTGGATACTGAGCCGGGTCCGAATACTTTTTCATGGTCTCATACCATGCGTCAGCCTCTACATGGTTGGCACCTTGTAGCACATTCAAGAACCGAGCACCACCATTTTCAATACCTTTGCGATTGGCAATAAAATAATCATTGTTGTAGATAGTGGCTTCTACTGCATCCTGATAGTTGCGGATGCCAGTTTTCTTTGTAGAACCTGGCCACTTGGAAGTCCAAGTGGGAATGTCCAAGGTCAGGCCGTATGTGGCAATGCCATCCTGCCACTTCAACACAGCCTCACGTTTTTTTTGTGCCTTGGGGCATCCGCTATTGGCTTTCCAATCACCTTCCCATACACCTTTGGCAATTTGGAATCCACCTGAATCGCACAACAAGGTTGATCCAGGGTCACGATTGCGCAACATGTCCTCTTTGGGATTGAACTTGCTAAGATCTAAGTCGGCGTGTCCAGCCGAATACAGAGCCCACTGATACGGAAACAGACCTTGTTGTGGATTCAAAAAATTCATCATTTCCATGTCCGGCATGTTCTTGGGCATGCGAGTCTGATCCACATAATTTTCATGACGTTGGCGACCAATATAGGTTGAATAAAAACTACTAATGGCCGGCAAAAAGATTGCGTAGTCTTTCTGCCTTGCAGTCAGGTCATGTTGGCTGAATTCCATGAGTTACTTGCTCTGTGCAGGCAGTATGTATTCGTATACAGCAATACCAGAATCCACAGTGATCATGGCTGCACCATCATCACTAATTTGAATTTTTTTGTCGCCGGTAAGACCCATGATTGAAATAAACTGTGCGGCTGGCCAGCTCCATGCACGTTTGAGTGTGCCGCCAACGTCGTGATGAAACACAAAATTGCCTGCGTGTGTTGAATGATCACCAAAGAAAAACTTCAAGTGTCCGTCCTCGGTCTTGGCCTGAAAATGTGGCTCTTCGGCATTGGCACTGGCCTGCATCTTCAGTCGTTGTATTGCAGCCACAGTGGGCTCAAACGTGATGTGCCAGTTTACACCCTTGAACTTGGGAGTTTTTAATTTTTCATTCACAATTTCTGCTGCCATGAAACGATATGCATTCTTGAAATCTCCATGAGCATTTTCAAATGCAATGCCGTCGGGTGCACCTGTGGACTTCTTGGTAATGCTTAATTTGGCATTCTCACGATACTCTTGCAAGTTTAACAAAATTTTTAATTTGCTGAGATTTGGCATGCCAAACGTGCCCACAAAGTCTGGCACAGGATTTTTGAATTTGGCCTGTACCACAACGCTGAGGTCCTCGCTCAGACCAGCGATTGTGGTGTTATTTTCGTCGCCACTGATCTTGACAAGATCAATACAGCCCAAATCATAAGTGTGTTCTACTAAATCTAACAGATAGTCTTTCATGCAATATTCTCCTTGTGTGTATTTTAACAGAATTATTTAGATCGTGCAAGTTATTTGGCCATAATTTTGGCCAAAGTTTGCCCGCCTCGCAGACTGTGGATTTCCCCAGGACGTTGCAGTTCAATCCAGGCCACGTTGCCAGCACCTCTATAACGATCGTTGATTTCAAACCCCAGTTGCTCGGCATGTGCCACAATTTGTCGGCCTGGTGTATAGGTCATGAAACTGCTTTCGGCCAAGGCCACACCATGTTCATAGTCACAATCGTTTATGGTCATAAACACTACACCTCCCGGTCTAAGTTTGTACCAAAACTCCACAAGATATTGTTTGATTACTTCCATGGGTTTGAAATTAAAATAGTTGTAGGCAAACACATAGCCAAATTGTGCGTCTGGCAATGCCGATAAAAAAGGTTGTGGCATCTGCTCGTTCACAGTATACAGACGCAATCTGCGCTGATATTCAGGAGTAAATTTTGACACTGCTGGTTGCAACAGGTCTAAGTTTTGATCAACCACGTACAAAGGATCCAAGGGCACCAACTGTTCAATAAAGTTTTCCTGTGCAGGTCTAAATATCAAACCTGGCAATCTCCAGTCGGTGTAACGCACAATACGTCCCTGCAACCGCTCGGCACTTTCATTGTCCAAGTGCAGTTTGCGATTCAAAATATATTCATTGGTTTCGTAACACATTTCTTCCTGATACAACCTAAGACTTTCTTGCAGATAGATTGGCTCCAATGCAGATATTTTGTGTTCTAGTTCCTGTTTGATTTGATCCAAGGTTTGCTGAAAAGAATCAAATGCTCGATCAATGTTGTGTCCATCTTTGATGAGTTGATCACTTTGTGTTTGCAATTGCGATCTGTGATTTATCACTTGGTGTATCATGCCGTCAAGACGATGTCGAGCTGTGTAATGAATGTCACGCAGACTAAAACTGTCTAAGAGATTTTTATATTCAATAAGATCGCTTAGTGTCATGAAAAATCAAACAGGCTTTGAAAAGTTGTTTCTGTGTTGGTGGCAGCGCTCAGGTCCCAACCCAGCACGCCCAGCAAGTTGTCAATCTTTTGATCTACCACGGTCTGTTCCATTTCTGCATCGTCAAACGGCAGTTCTTTGAACCAGGCCGGCAGGTTAATTTCATCTGTGGGATAACCAATCGAAGTCCAACCCAAGGGATTGCTCTTTAACTTGCATACGATAGTTTTCATGCCATCTACAATCTGCATGCTATACTTGTCTGAGTTCATCCTGCGCAGGTTGTTCCAGTTCATGGCCGCACGCACATGTCCAGGCATGTTGGCTTTGCCCAGGCGTTCTTCTTCGCGTGCATACTTGGTCAAGTTGTTTACACGCTTGGGTGACCCTTTTTCCCAGCCCGGTCTGTCCTTGAACTGATACTTGAATTCACGAATTTTTTCTACTACCTGTTCACGTGTTTTTCCTGTGAGTACGTCGTTGAGGATTTCGCTCAAGAAGTCTTGGATGACCTTGGGTGTGTCACTACGCTTCAAATCCAGGCCCATGGCCTTGACCCGACCTGGCTCGCCATGTGTGTCCACACGCTTGTTCTCTTTGTCATAGTACATGACAGCATAACGCTTCTTGGTGATAAACAAGCCTTTTGATGCTACAATTTCGCGACCGCCCTTGATGACTGACCCCATGTCTCTGGGGCAGTGAAATGCCTGTTCCATGAATCCTGGAAAACTTTCATTGACCTGATCAGCAATACTGTTGTACAGTTGCACAGCCATGTCACGATTCCAGGTCATGTTGCCAGCCTCAATCTCTGATTTCAATGCTGGATAGGCCGAAAAATAACACGAGTCTGTGTCACCATAGATAATGGCTTCACCCACATGATCATATGATCCTGTAATACATTCGTTGACGTAAGCATCCATGTGGCGTGCAATGGCACGACCTGTCAAGGTAGTTGATTGACCAATGCGTTTGTCAAAGAATCTGCAACCTGGATTCAGGATAGCACCATACAGGCTGTTCAAGTTAATCTTCTTGACCAACTGACGCTTGTCCCAGTATTCTTCATCCTCGGGCGTGGTCGATTCTTTGAGCCGGGCCTGCATTTCTTTGCGTTCAGCATACCAACGTTTCAACAATCCTGGGATAACCGCTTCGCGTTCATATGTAAAGATAGTGCCATTGGCCGTGATCATCCAGGGTTGATTGCTATCAAAAATCATCTTCCATACTTCGGCAGCACTGTGTACACTTTCTTCTCCGTCCTGCCAGTCAATGGTGATCTCTGTGCCTCGCTGTTGTTCCATCACAGCAGTATACTCTAAACTGCCAAACAGTCCTTCCCAGGCAGCCGCAAAACTGCTACCACTGCGAATCTTTTCGCTAATGTAGCGTTCGGTCATCACAGGGCGCAGTTGTCCCACAATGGTCTCGGGTCCCATGTTAAGTGCTCGAATGGCACTGGGATATAGACTGTTGATGTCTATTGATCCCACGTATTCATGTATGCCCTTGCGTGGATAGGCCACATAAGCACCAGCGGCCTGTGTGTCCTCATCCGAATAACGTTCTTTGCGATTGGGCACTACCAGCCCACGTTCGTGTGCTTCGTTGATGATGGCCTGTTCGGTCACAGCCACAGCACCCATGGTGGTCTGTAGCAACACTGTGTTCTCATGTGCCAGGGTATTGGCCAAGTCCAAGAATTTCAGCTTCTTGTCCAACTGTGCAAGTCCGTTGACGTCTTGTCGGTTATACTCGATAAAGCGTTTGAAGTTCTGATTGTATAACTGATCTAGTGTGCCTTCGAACTTGGTCTTGCCTTCAAGTCCTTCGTATTCAAGAATAGCATCCAAGCTGTAACTATGCCGCTCTTCGTATGTGTACTTGCGATACAGTTGCATATAGTCCATGTGTACACGACCAATCAAGTCATAGGTTTGACTCTCATGGCCAAAACGTTCAAAGGTCCTGCCCTTGGGATATTGATTCCACAGGCAGAATCTGCGTGTGTCATCTTTGCTGAGTACTCGGGTCACACGATTTACTGTGTAAGGGATATCATAGCCCTCCGAATTCCAACCTGACACGGCATCGGCATCTTCTATGAGATCCAGAAATGTGTTCAGCATGTCTTCCTCACGCTCAAACAACAAGGTGTCCTCAAACTCGGCACAAATTTCTTGCGCAGTTTCCCAGCTCATGTGCTTGGGTGGTACCACAAGCGTGATCAATCTATCCACCCAACCTAGATAAACACTTATGGCTGTGATGGGATTGAATGGATCTTCGGGTGGACTGAATCCACGGTCACTGTCAAAGTCTACTTCGATGTCAAAGAACGCAACATTTAGTCTAGGAGCATCTTGTCCTTTGTAGTTTTCTTCCAAGCAACGGAATATGGGATTGATATCTGACTCATACAGTTGCTTGCCGCTCTGTATGCGAATCTCTTTGCGGAACTCTTTGTTGTTGCGTGTGCTGAACCTTGACACCGGAGTGCCATAGATTGATGTAAATTTACCGCGGGGATCATCATAATAGAACACATAGTTAGCAGCATATTCTTGATAGCGTCGTTCGCCATCCTTGCGTTCAACTACATGTATGCGATCGTGTTCACGATCAAAAAGTGCGTCTACATAACTCAAATTTTTCTCCAGTTATGGCTGGTCTGCCATGATTCATGTTGCTTACGGCAACGACTCGCTGTTGTAAAACAGTACTTATAAGGTTTTGCCTACCGTGGTAAGAATTGTTTCTAAAAGTTCGTGATCTTGTTGTTCTTGACCAAAGCTGGCTTTATGTGCTAGACGAATGGCTTTTTTTAAAATACTGGGTTTGATTTCTAATTCTTCGGCCACGGCTTTGATAGTGTCACTCAAGCCCTCGTTTAAGGTTTCAACCTCGTGCATGACCTGCATGCCTTCGTTGATGATCTGTGTGAGTTTGAGTTTTTGTTCAGCTGAAAAAGTTTTGGTGTCCATGTTTTCTCCTGGTAATGTCTTATTATAAACAAAATTATTTAGAAGTCAATGATATTGCTCACTTTTGGCAAACTGGGTAGCGAATCCGTTTGTCAGGCCAGCAGCCGGCCACACACTGCGGTAACAAGTACCGGTCCTAAGGTGTGTTCTTTTTCTTTGGAGCGGCGCCCAGCGCCTGTTGTATTCTTTTTTCTAGAGCAGCACGCTCACCGGCAGTTGGAGCCCCTGCTGGAGCAGCCGGCGCCACTTGTGAAACATCAACTGTGGGTGTATCTGTTTTGGTCACCGCCGGGGTTGTCACAGTCTGCGGATATTTGGCTCGAAGTTCGGCCTTGGTGTACAACTTGCCTGTTTCAGGATTGGTCACCGAAGAATAGGTTGAAGTTGCTCCTGTTGTTTCAAACAATTCAGACAGCAACATATCAACGTTCTTCTATGTAGTCTTGACTTTGATCTTGTCGTTTTTGACGTGCTTGATATAATTTTACAGCCATGTCAGCTTGGTCAAGATCTTGGAAACGTGTTGGTAAGCGTTTGTCACCACGACGCAGTTCAAATCCATCACGTTCGTTACCCCAACATTCCACACACGAACCATCCTCCATGGTATATGATTTAATGCATGCACCTTCGGGCAAAGTGGGATTGATCACAGGTGCAGGGACAGGTTCGGCTATGTCACCTACTTCTGTGGTGGTGGGATCTTCACTAACATCCTCTTCCTCGTGATGTTTTTGTTGGCCAGCCTTGGCAGGATTTTCGTCTTCAATTTCATCCTTGGCTTTGTCTTTGAGATCTTTGTCAACTCGGATCTTTTGTTCTAGTTTGTCTAGATAAGTGGTCAGGTCTTTTTTGACCTTGCTGAGCATGTCTTCTTCTACTTCTTGCATGGCTTCAGCCAATGCACTTTCGCTAGTGCCCACAGCCATGCCCTTCATGGGGTGTTGGGGATCAGTTTTGGCGCCTAGAGCATGTATGGTTTTGGGGCGAAACAAAGCTGGCAATTGTTTGGCATCTTTTTGCTGTGGGTCAAGACCCTTGCCCTTGGGAGAGACTGGCACTAGCTTGCGTTCAATGGCGTCTAATCGTTCTAAGATATCGTGTATGTTGTTGCTCATGCTCTAGCGTCTTTCAAAAATGATCTCAACATCCAACGATGTTTGCCCATGGCGTCAATACGCCCGGCTAAGAAGTCCATGAGACCTTGTTGGTTTTCTTGTTCTGCTGATTCAAATGTCTGATTCAACAGTACAATCATTTTTTCGCTATCTGAGTATAGCTCCTCGATCATCAATCGAGCACGTGGGACCTTGGTCTGTCCCTGAATCTGGCTGAGTTCGCCGAATCGTTCAAAACTGCCTGGTGTGTAATCGTCTAGAATACGAATAAATTCTGCTGTTTGATCTATGCTGTTTTCATAAACTTCTTCATAGATTTTACCAAAAAATTTGTGCAACTGCGCAAAGTCTGGACCTTCAACATTCCAATGAAAGAACTGTGCTTTCACTACAAAAGCATACTGTGTTGCCAGCAATGTTTTCAAGTCATCGACTACCACGGCGTTTTCCTTTAAGCTTTTTCATCCACTCCGGTGTGTTAGGAGAAAGATCGTTAGTGTATTTACCACCCAGCAAAGAACCGCCACGTGTTTGGACAGAGCCCAGGGGCATGCTAACTGTGGCAATGCTACCACTGGTGGTGCCGGTGCTTTCCATGATTTCACGTATTTTCATTATAGTACTACCAATTCGCCCAGATGATTCACTGTGGCATCTCCGTATTCTACACGATAATTTTCAACCTGTAGACTGGCCTGGCGATCCAACAGTTCATATCGTATTGTGTACTTACCGGGCCAGGCTTCAATTTGAAAGCTCTCTTGCAGATAGACATTTTGCCAGGTCCAGGTGCGCTCGGTAAACAATTCGTCATCAACGAATGCACGGTACTGTGGCGGTGTCACAGTCCAGGCACAGTGTACATCGCAAACTATCTTGACGAACTTTTTTGTCATAAACCTATTTATCATAATCTTAGCCTATAAATATGGCTATGTTAAAGCTGGCTGATATACGTCGAGTACACGTAGAACTTACAACTCGTTGCAATGCTCGCTGTCCCATGTGTCCTAGAAACTATCGAGGATTTGATTATAATTCTGGATATCCTATAACCGAATTGAGTCTTGCACAATTCAGACACATTTTCCCCGCTAGTTTTCTTGAACAGTTGAGACCGCCACCGTTTCCCAACGATGGGTTCGCGCACAAACACATGAAATTTTACGGTGTATTGTTCAACGGGAATCTAGGCGATTTTGCATTGGCCAAAGATGGTGTAGAAATCGTGGAATATCTAGTCAGTCACGGAGTTCCGGTCAAAATCAGCACCAATGGCAGCATGCGATCTAGATCCTGGTGGAGTCGCCTGGCTCTACCAGATGTCACAATTGGATTTGCCTTGGATGGCTTGGCAGACACGCACAATTTGTATAGACAGGACACTAACTGGCACACAGTCATTGACAATGCCATGGGTTTTATTGGCGCCGGTGGCCAAGCCATATGGCGCTTTATTCCTTTTGAACACAACCAACATCAAGAACAACAATGTAAAGAACTAGCCAAAGAACTAGGCTTTGCAAAATTTGACAACATAGGTGACGGTCGCAACAATTCTCCGGTGTTTACTAGAACTGGAGAATACAGTCATCAAATTGGACATGATCCTAGACCTGCAAATCATGTGCCCAATGTTCACGTCTTGCTGGACAATCATAAGTCTTGGTTCAATCATCGCACTATTCGAATTGAAAAAGACGAACCCAATCTGCGACTCATATGCGAGCACAAGCGACAAGAAGAAATATACGTGGCCGCAGACGGCAGTGTGTATCCTTGTTGTTTTTTAGGATACTATCCAGCCACTATGAATCACCCCGGTAACGAGCAGTTGAAAGAAATGGTACATGAAAATAATGCCTTGCAATATGATTTGGCACACTGCATGAACTGGTTTGAAAAAATTGAACAATCATGGAAACAGGCCAGCATAGCTGAGGGAAGATTATATCAGTGTGTGAACACTTGTGGAGGACGATCTTGAATTTGCAGTTGCAGAGATTGTTCAGTTTGGCCTATACTCCTGAACAACAGGCTAGAGAGGACCGTGCCGCCAGTAGCATAGCACACACTCAAAAGTTGCGTGATGAATTACCCATGCTGTTTGCTCGGCACGGCATTGTGTCCATGTTTGATGCAGGCTGTAATGATTGTTCTTGGAGCAGTAGACTTGCCAACACAATTGAATATCATGGTGGTGATATCAGCCTGGCCATGGTGGCACGAGTTTGGCGCGAGCATCCTGAACTTGATGTGGTCTTACATGACGTGACCACAGATGCCTTGCCCATGGTACATGTGTTGTTTGTGCGAGATGTAGCCATACATCTAAACAACCAAGACAAACTGCGCCTGTTACGTAACTGGTTGCTGAGTCAGATACCCTGGTTGATGATCACGCAGGACTATCATGAAACTTGCAATCGTGATTTTGACTATGATAAAGTAGATTTTCCCTTGGGCTGGGTAAACTGGAGCCTGGATCCTTGGAATTTTCCTGAGCCCATGGATAGTATCTATGAATTCAATAACAATCAATCTGGTAGATGCATGGCTCTATGGCATCGTGATCAAATCCGGGGCATGCTATGAGTGTGGCTCGTGTGTTGTTTTTGGCTAGATATCGTGTGCCACATGCGTGTTTTGCTCTGCAGTGGGATCACAATCTTGTGGGCATTGATTATACCATAGTGGCCAGTCCGGTGCCCAAACAAGAATTGTGGCCAGTGTTTCACAAATACGGTATTGATACCACACGCTTTGAATATGTTCCCGACAGTGTTATATTTGACAAATATCCCGAGGTTGATAACTGGGTATTTCCTGATGACTATCGTGGATGGTGGTTGCGACAACAGGCCATAAAATTGAGCTTCCTGGATCACATACAAGAAGAAGTCATGCTCATGCATGATCCAGACACGTTCATGATTGAACCCTATTGTTGCTATCGCAATGGCAAATTAAATTTGATGAGTTTAATGAATGTCACACAGGGCAGTTATGAAGGCGTGTTTGAAGCCATTACAGGATTCCCCAGACAAACACCGCACTGTTTTGTGACGGAACTGGTTCCAGTTCGGCGCACCGACTGGGTCGCATTGCGAAATCATGTATGGAATCGTTGGCCTGACAAACACTGGTTGGATGCCATTATTGATGCTGTACCAGGCATGCCCACAGTGCCACCCTGGGGTAACGGTAACATAATTAAATGGTTCAGCGAATACGAATTTTTAGGCAATTGGGCAGTGAAATCTGGACATGTGGAATACACTGCACAAAAAAGATTTGAATACGACAATCTAGAATTATTGTCCACACTTGATCCGCGGCAGTTCAATGCGGTGTGTGATGCAGTTCCAGACTTGAGTCGCAGCATGCAGTTTGACTGGAACACTCTCACAGTGATAGATTTTGATCGTTACAGACGCATGGTAGAAAAATGTTTAGGGCAAAACTAAAATTCAAACTCTGGGCCTATACACATGCTGTTAATTGTGCTGACGACTGGTTTATTGATCCAGACAGCGTAGGCACATACAACGAAGCCTTGTCTGCGGCTTTCAAAGTGGCGGCTGTGCCGGTCATGTTCAATCGATCTAATGATTTTTCATATCAACCCGGTAACGAACACATTGACATGAGCCAGTTTGATCTGGTACTGCTGAGCGACATAGAATATAGATCAATCGAATCCATAACCGATTGGGCCAACCAACACGGTATTCATAATTGGATTTTGGCCACAGGCGGATATGATCTGAATACCCCATTTGATTATGATCGCTGGGTGTACCGAGCTTGGTGGATCTACAACAGAGATATTCCATTCAATCAATATCAAGAAGTTCGTGACGGTAAAAAAACATTTGTGTGCGATGCTTTGTTGGGCAGTCGAAGACCCAATCGTGACTTTGTAATGTTGAGCATGCAAAAACACAATCTGTTGCATCGTAATCTAGTGACTTATCGCGAAGTGTTTACTGGCAATCAAGTTACCGACGTGTCTATGTATGTAAAGCAACATTTTGATGGCACAGAATTAAATTTTCCCTATGTGAGTCCCAATCTTGATCCAGCCTGGGAAGTCAGCGATGTGGTTCGCCATTCAGACAGTCAAACTGTACCCTGGGAAATATATCGTAGAAGCTGGATCAGTTTAGCTGTAGAAAGTGTCAGCTCAGGATCCACATTTTTCATGGCAGAAAAAATTTCCAAGCCCATGATGGCCGCTAGACCATTTGTGGTATTTGGAATCAAGGGTTTTTTACACACACTACGAGTTTTGGGATTCAAGACATTTGAACCCTACATTGACGAAAGCTATGACATGATTGACAATGATATTCTGCGTTGGGAAGCTGCTTTTGCTGAAATCCGTAGACTTCATGATGTAGATCTAGATAGACTTTACATGCACCTGGAAGAACGGCTCACACATAATTTTCGTTGGATCAAAACTCTAAAAGATCATGCCAATCACAATGTGGCCATGCTGTTGCGCAAACACATACACATCAGGTATTGGTTAAATTAAACCAAAGTCTTTGGTAATTCTACGGTACCACTGATCAGCAATTATTTCCTGCCCGCGAGCACTTGAGTGATATCCGGGATCTTCACCTGTGAAAGGATTGTTACCGCATATGGCCTGCGGTGATTCAGACGAGTCTGTGAGCAGGTAGTGGTCTGGTATAACCGCAGGAAAGGTATCACGCCATTGCGTGGGACGAGCACTGTCAAATGGCCACAACAAGTTTGGCAAAAACAAAAATTTTATACCAGCCGACCACATCTGCATGACCCCGTCACGCATGATCCACTCGTCGCATTGTTTTTTCCACTCGTTGTCATATATGGTATCGATCCAGGCTCGGATACCGCGTTGTGCGTCTTTGGATATTCTGGACATTCTGTAGGGGTGATCAAAATTTTCAGCCAGCGTAAAAATAGTCTCACAGATCATGTTTGATGGCTCTTGACCATAGTTTACATTACGTATGCCATCTTCACGACGATATCCCACACCCAAGTTGCGATTTTGCAAGTGGCGTTCCAGGGGCGGATTTTCCCCTGCGCTGGGTGCTTGATTCCAATCATATGGTGCCGAATTAGCGGGTATTTCCATGCGGTCCCAAAACGTTGCACTGACTATGGCAAAGTCTGGACGTTGGCGTATGATCTCGTCTATTTGAATCCTAATGCCACCATTGGAGCAACCCTGTCGGGCTAGATTTTCTAAGTCCCAGCCCAAACGACCGGCTAATACTTCGCTCCAGGAGGTGCCTGGTGCAGTTTTACTGACTGCACTAAAGCTACATCCAGCCACCATGAGTTTCATGACATTTCCTTGTAACTGTTTTGATGCCCGCTGGAGTGAAATCCCGCAATGACCGTGCCGTGCATGGGTAGCTCTTCTAAACTGTAGGCCGTGCTTGGTACAGAATATGTCACAGTGCCTTGTCCGGGCGGAGCAAAACTCACCAACCCGCGATGATTTTTCACGGCATCATGAATCAGTTGATGATGTATGTGTCCATAATCGCCGAACTGATCATGAGTCAACACCAGGTCGTATTCCTGTGCCAATTCCCAACATTTATGTTGTGCTTCCTCTGCTGACCAACGAGTGAATTTTTGTAGTTCCTGATCGTGCCAGTCATCTTCAAAACCAAGAAACACACAGGAAATTCCACGTCGGTTCCAAAAATTTTTAAGTTCTTGACTCCTTGCTTCGTGTTCTTGATAAGTCAAATATGCTATGGTCCATGTAAATTCTGGATGATGATATATGTAACCAAACGCAAAGATTACACAATCATCAGGATGAGCTACAAGACAGAGTGCGTTCATTTTAAATTGAAGGCCATGAACATGCGTTGATCAATCAACAACATGCGATAACTGTTGCGTTGGTCTTCATTGAGTTGTTGCCATGCTTTTCGATGCACGCTGACTGTGAGAGTAAGGGGCGATCTCATCTCTTTTATCAGTCGATCAAATTCACCTACCTGTGTATGACATACGTTTATAACTTGTCCTAGAGTGTTGTCTCGAGTATACAACGCATCCAAACTACCATAATGCATCTGACAAAAAGCCGAGTACAACATGAACTCAGTCATGTTGCCCTGTTGTTGAAACCATAAAGCAAAAGTGGTGTTGGTGCGTTTTGTTACTTCAGCAATCATGAGACGAATGGTATCATTATGAAAAAAGAATGGAACCCCACCGGGACCTGCTTGCAGTTGCATGTCAATGTCAAACAATCGATTGCATGTTTCACGTGCAGGTTCAAATACCGGGTAAATTGGCAATTGGCCCAGGGTCAGTTGCTTGTGACGGTTGAATAAATCATCCAACAACAGATCGCGAACAAACACAGTCTTGGCATCCAGTACCATGGTATAAACATTATAGCTCATGCTGGCCACCAGCATTTTCCATAACTGCTGTGTGACCCATCCATTATCGGTCCAAGGAGAGGAAAATGCAGTCCTGGGTATCACTAAAACTTTTTCACTAAGATGTCCCCACCAAGCAGGATCAATTTTTTCTACCAAAGTTTCGTGGTCATTCAAGACCACATAGATATTTCGTATGCCTAGATTTTGACAGTACATGTCAATGCTGGCAGCTTGGATGCGCAGTATAGGTAATTCTTCTTCAAAAACCACGGTGCAGATATCAATCATGCACTTATGTATCTGTGTTTGCTAGTGATTATTAAATTATTTTGTGCCACACGTTATCAGGCCCCACATCAAATTTGATTTGACAAATATCCAATGCTTGTTGCACTGAGGGGTAGTCAACATCGTGTCCAATTAACCCGCGATCGGTTTTTAACAAAGGTTGATACGCTTCAATATCCCTAACCACACTTTTTGTGCCATGGCCAGCATCAATAAAACAAAAATCAATCCGGTGATTGATACGTTTGGCCTGTTCCCAACTGGTACCTTCTAACACCATTAATCGATCACCGTATTTTGTTGCCACAGAGGAATTATAAAATTGAGAGATGTTGTTATCAACCGCATACATTTTCAACGTGGGGTTATGATCTAATAGATAAAATAACACTCTTCCAAATCTTACACCAACTTCAACACCAATCATCCAATTATGTTTTTTGACCTGTTGATCAAGATATAGCTCGCGTTGAGCTGGCAGAGTCCAACTCACAGTCATCGGTAAAGGATTTTTTATTTTAGCCACGTAAAATTATTTGCGTCCAATTACCATGAATCTTGTGTATTCGGTTTCGGGATCACGTAAACGCATACGTCCATGATATAAAACTTTGCTAAGTGGAAAACGGTCCACTATGTCTTGTGTGCTTTCAAAATTCTTGTTTGGATCATGATCTCGCGCTTGCATGGCCACCAAGGTGCCCGAGGGTATGTTCAAGAACCAAGCTCGACCAGGCATGTCAGTAAGGCTGGTATTGATCACACAGCCCTGATCGCCTAGCTGTCTATAATCTAGCCGGTTGCTGTCAGCCAACATATATTCTGCATTGTCGACGCCCACACGATCCAGTATCTTCTTGCTGCTTGATAAAAATTTCTTGTTTTTTTCTACCAGGACGATTTTGTCTGCACTGATTCGGCCTTCCAAGGTCATGTACAAGGCAGTGTTGCCATACCAGGAACCCAGCATGTAGATGGTTGAGAAACGATCTTGAATGCGTTCCAGTTCTTTCAACAACCAGACTTTGCTGGCTGTGAGATCGCGTGTGAAACTGCCAGCAAGGCTGTAGCCACTGCTTTCGTCTAGGTTAGACTGGTGCGTAAGGAAGTCTTGGAGTATCACTGCCATCGTCCTCAGGCCATACTGGATAATCGTTCATAGACCTGCCTTGGCCAGTGCAGCGCCTTTGTTGAAACTGGGACTATAAGGACTGTTGCCATCAACACCACCACGTGCTTTTGACCATGCATAGCCTGCACGATGACCCGAACAGTCTTTGGTGCATTCGCTACCCAAGAACTGTAGTTCGTCCAACTGTTGTTCAGTTACTGGACCACCTTCAACCCAGGCATCACAGGTACGCTTGGCAGCACATTTGAATTTCAAGAATTTACAGTAGCCCAAATCGCCTGCATCAATGGTGTCGTGCGGATCACTTCCAGGTTCAGTGCCAATGCCACGGGCAATACAATCTAACATATCTTCTGATATGTCAAAGGCCGCACAGTTGCCACAACGGTTTTGTTTTACTGATTCAATGTCGTCGGTGTTCCACTTGTCAGCCAATTCAACCCAGTATTCTTCATTGGGCTCGTTGGGGTTCAAGGGCCCATAGTGATATTCGTCTATGGCTTTTTGACGATTACGTAAATTAAGATCGATGCTCTGTGTGGCCGGAGGACAACCTTTTTCCACTGCTTCGATCAAGTTAATTAAATCACGCACTTTCTTTTAACCTTTGACGATAAATGTGCAAGGCCTCGGTGAGATTCGCAGCCTCTATAACTTCGACTCGTTTACTGCCGTCGGTATTGGTGTGGGTAAATGTATAAGTTTTCATAGTGTCATGCTACGTGGTTGTCCAAACACACGAATGGCTGCTTGTAATTGACGACGAAATGGTTCACCACTGCGATCATATTCAATCATGAGCCAGTTGCCCAGGCGATCTTGCACAAGTCCATATTCTTGTGCGGTACGGGCACTGTCCACTGTGAAGTAGTGCAGACGTCGAGCTCGTGGTTTACCGGGTTGTTGTTCACGTACCAATGTAAGTTTGGCCACTGCCTGTTGCACGTCTTGTGGAAGTTTTTGCAAGGGTATTGGTACTTGTGTATATTGTCCAGTGGCAGAGTCGGTGTGAACCAGGATCATGGTACCATTGGGTTTTTTGGTAAATCTATAACCCAGGCGTTGCATGTCATTGCGTAGATCGGGTATTAGGCCTTGGGGATCACCGCGCACAATAAGCGTGATCATGTTAAGGGCTTTTTGTATGGCTAGATCTTGTCCAGGCAATTTGGGTTGTGGTTCCATGGCTCCGGGCAATGGAACGATTTCCTCTTGTAGCATACTATACAATGCACGGAACACTGATTCTTTTGTACCTGTTTTCATAACTCTTGGATCCCATGGTGGTGTTTGACTTCTGGTAGGAAACTTTAAAACTGTTGCGTCTGTTGGTTGTGGTGTAGCAGGTGTTGTGGATTGCGGTATGTTGACCACGTTGCTGCCACCACGCAGCGGTAGCTCGGATTGTGTTGGTTGCGGCGTTATTGGTTCTGCAAACAGGTCGCCTTGTTCGGGGTCGGCAGTTAGATCTTTTGCCAGTTTGTCTAATGCCGGGGATCGTGTTGGTTCGGCCTTGACCTTGGGAGTTGGTTTACGTGCTTTGCGACGTTGGACTGGTTTTTCTTTACCGGTAGCAACTGCTGGTGTAGTGTCTGGTTCTGCTGGTGTGGCAGGTTTCTTTTTTGGCGCAGCTTTGGATCTCACAGCTGGCTTTTCATCAGACTTTGGTTTGGGAGTAGGCAATGCAGGCTTCTTACCAGCGGCAATGTCTGCGGCTGTGTCTTTGGTGTCTGTGGGAGTCATACCTTGATCTTTGGCCCAGGTATCAAGTTCTTGGAAACGTCGTTCTTTGTCTTGTAGATCAGCCACCAATTCGGCCTGTTGTTGACGCAGTTGGCGTTCTTGTGCCAAGAGATCTCGTATGTCTTCGCGATCCTGTGCCTGCGTTTTGCGATAGTCAAAAATCAAGGCTTCAAGGTCGCTTTGTGCTTCAGGATTTTCAGCTCGTAGTTGGCGCATGATTCTCTGCGTTCTAGGATTGTCAAAATCTGTTTCTCTTTTTTCAAGCACCGTGCTCTTGCCTAACTGCACAGTGCGGTCAGGAGGCAAAGGCTTTTGGGGAGTGCGTAAGCGGTGCATGACAATGGTTTGTTCAATGCGTTTGGCCACGGCTTGGGCTGTATCTGCATCTTCTTGTTTGACAGCTTCTTGAAACTTTTCCAACAAGGGCTTGATTTCGGGATATATGTCATCAAAGCTGGTGATTTTATTGGTCAAGGCCTTGACCACTTGATTGGTATTGTATATTTTCAAACGATTCCGAATGGTGTAATATGCACCCAGCGTAAATGCTGTGCCGCCCAAGATTGCAACAGCCAAGGCATCTCGTAAGGCATTGTCAAGAAAAGGATCTACTGCTTCCAGTGTTCGGGTGGGTGGTTTTATACGATCTATTCTTGGTGCAATGTTGGCTGTGACATCAGTAGCCGCCGGTGCTGTGCCGTATTTGGCTTGTTTTTTCTTTTCTTTGCTGAGTTTTTGTTGTGCGATCAAAGGAGCTAGCCTGCGATCAAGATCGGCCAACTGTGCTCGCAGTTGTGGTAGTTGGCTTGGCTTGTATGGTATACCATAGATTTTGCTGGCCTGTTTGATAGCATCCTCGTAGTCCAATACTATGCCTTCACGACCAGCATCTCGCATGGCCATGGCAGCTGCTTTGTACAGCAGTTGATTGGCAGTGATTTCTGGACCTACTTTGACTTCTTCCACAGGCACACAGTTGGGCACCTGACGATCGCCTTTTTTCTTCATGCCAGCTTGGCGGTAACCCTTCCAGCAACGTTCAGATAAATCTTGAAACTTCATTTTTTCTTGTTGCCCCAGTTGGCGGCACCTTTCTTACGACATTGCACAAGGGCACCCGATGCATAAGCTGACGGCCAGACCTTGTAACGACTTTTTACTTTTTGATAGCAGGCGTCTTGTTTTTCATCAACTTGATCTCGGTTGACATGTTTTTCTAAACGATCAATAGCACCCTTCATGTCTTCGCGACCTTGCCGGGCTGCGGCCTGACGCTTTGCTTCTATTTCGTCGTGTTTGCGTTCGCGTTCAGCGGCAGCACGTCTAAATTTTTCCAGTGCAGTTTGACCTTTGCCTTCATCCATGTCACGCTGACGACGCTTGCCAAAGTATCGTTGTATGGCAGGATCATCACGATCCACTGCTACCAGGCGCTCGGGACTGATATACCAGCCTTTACCGTCACGATCTAGTATGCGAACTCTACGCTCGCTGGGATCACCACTCATGCGGAACACTTCCCCATATTCGCCATCCTGACTGTCACGCACATAATCACCGTCTCGCAAGCGGCTATCTTCGTCATCATACCAGTCATCGTCGTCTGTGTATTGTTCTTTTACTTTGGTGGCCACATTTTTAGCGGCTCCTCTACGTTCTGGATCGGGATCTTCTCTGCGCTTCTTGGCCGCAGCTGACGCACGACCTTTTTTGCCCAGGGCATGTGCCTTGCTCTGTGGCAGGCATTTTGGTTTGCCTTCTGATTCTGATCCTCGGGCACAACTGCCACGGATTTTACCATCGGGGCCAAAACGCACCCATTTTTCCTTGAACCACTTGCGTAGGTTTTCTTCAACGGGGTCAACAGTGTTTTCAAATAAATCAGTCAAAATCATGGTTTTGTTCTCTCTGAATATTTATTGCGTTTTAACGCCCAGTCCACTGTGCAATCATGCTGGCATCACCCGAATATATGCTGCGACCCGGTCTCAAGGCCTTTATGCTGCGGCGTCCCGACTGTATGGGGAAAGTGTATGTGATCGTGTTGCGAGTTTCATGCACTATTTCGTCACCGGGCTGGGGGTTGTAATCCTGTTGAGACTGTTTGGCGATTCCGCTCACTTCCACACCAGGTATGCGGTTTAACTTTAACCACATGGCCTGCCCATGCTTGGTTTGTGTTTTGCCGGCTCTCAGCGTTAATTTTAATATGCTGAGTGCTATGCCATACAGGGCCAAGCCCAGACCCTGTCCACGATAGTCAGGATCAGTAGCCACAGTTTCCACACGATAACTGTCTAGCATATCTCCTGTGGGTAGCACATCTAATTCAGCTACCAAACTGTTTTGATCAAAGATCATGATTTGTTTGAGATCGCCCTCGTGTTGTACGGCATAACTGTAGCCACTGCCGCCGGGCAAAGGTCGGGCACCACGAGGGGTCTGCATGGGTGCAAGAGTATCCTTGTCGCCAAAGTCACCCTGTGGTATACGAGCTATTTCCATGATTTTCATGCTGGTTCCTGAACAGCCATAGACTGTAAACTCTGGCTGGCAATATTTACGTCAAATCCTTTGTTGACAAACCACTGTATCAATGTCAGACGTTGGTCATGGGATAAACTCTGCACCACATCTCTATGCACTGCCGATATCAAGTTTGTGGGCACACTGTACCACTTGTCCAACATATTGTGCTCGATGTCTGCTTGGGTGATGTAGTATGTATCTGCCAACGACAAGTCTGATTTGGCTGTGATTTCAGCGGCAGTAATACAGTTATAAAAGTTGTGCGCAATCAAACTGTAAAAAATAAATTCAGATTCCCAATAATCAAACGGTTTTGATACTTCGTTGAAAAGATAGTCTATATCAAAACTCACACAGTGTTGAGCAATTACAGTGTTCATTACAAACGGAGTCAGGACTTCGTATGTGTGTGATGTAGAATTGAGACCAAGGATCTTGGCTACACTATCTAGCCAGGTTTGTCTGGGTCCAGTGGCACACACATCAGTTATGATGGGTCTGCCATTCAAGCAAGGCCAGTTTGACAATGATTGCTGACGCCAGAAAAAATTCTTGCTGTCCAAGACCATGTAACGTTCATTTGAGATCAACTGTGATGCCATGAGTTTTAACAACTGTTGTCTACGATAACCGTGCCGATCGGGTCGATGATAGTGTGTTTCTGGTAACAAAGTTGGAGACAGTTTTAATGTGTGTCGATGATAGAATGGAGTTAATTTTTCTCTCCAAATTTCTAAATCACTTTGGTCCTGAACAATGATCCAGTGCGTGATAGGATTTGTAACAAAAAGATCAATACTGTGAGCTTGAAACAACAGTTGATTCAAGTCACTCAACTGTGATACAGTTACAACATCCTGAATCATGATTTGACTTCTCTCACGTTGCTGACTATACTGTCAACGCCATATTGTGCTCTAAGCAGGCGTTTGGCCAATTCATAATTGCGAGCAACCACCTGTGTGTCAATCAAGGTGGCACTGTTTTTAAGTTTGACTCTTGCATGAAAAGTCTTGAGATTTTCCAATTCTTTGACTTTCATTTCTTTTTGGATCTTCCTGACTTCATGTTGGCACACCAGTGATACATTTTGGCTTTCTCACCACTGGCATTTTTAGCTCGTTGACGTAGGCTTGTAACTGAGCCATTGCAACTGGCCCCCGCACGTTTTACACGTCCAGGACGGCTCTTGCCTTTGACCTTGCCATCTGCAAAGTTTTCATTGACGTCATCACCTAGCTTGCGAGCCATTTGAATCTGCTGGGTCATGTTTTCTATGTCATGCTGATCAATGGCTTGCCCAATAGCGCTGCGAGATTTCAGCGAACGTACCACTGGCTCCACGGGTTCCACACGGTCCATGGATTTTTTCTTGATGACGGGTCTTGGTGGCACAGCACCTGCACCTGATACAGGATCTATGGCCTCGGCTACAATTCGGGTTCTAAGGAGTCCTGGTGGCATGCCCTCTTGTTCTTGTTGAGCTATCCAGGCACGCACTTCGTCAGCTGTGGCGTTACGCATGAAATGTATCACACGGTCAGGATCATCATCCAGAACCAACTCGTAGTTCTGTCGCCGTGGCTCAAAGTTCTGTGCCACATCTGTGTTGACATCCTGCACACCCAGTCTGCGTTGTACGTCCACACTATCTCTTTGATCATCGGCGGCCTGCTGACCTTTTCTGTAGCCATAGTCAGCAGTGTCGTTGGGCAAGTCTTTCATCTTGAGCCACCGATCAAACACACGACTGGCTTCCTGATCACTGTTGGCATGGAATCGGTCAACTACTCGCAAGTCTACAGTGCGTTGATCCACAATTTCATAGTTGTATTGAGTTGCTGTTGCGGGTTTCTTGACAATACGTTTGGCCACTTGTGCTCTGGGGCTGACTTTGGGCTCTGGCGTCTCATCAGGCCTGCGATATATGTTCCAGTCCAAGGACCGTTCTCCATATTCGTATTGGACCCGTTGCGTGGCTTTGTCAATGTCAGAAGCACGCATGGTCAGGAGCATTTTGCCCGTTGCATCAAACACATCAAACCAGGGCTGTTTGATGCGCACATCAAGCTCATTAATGTCCCGACCGTATTGTCTCAAGAAAAGATCATAGGCTGAGTCATAGTCTTTAGCATACAGTGTGCCAACGATTCCGTCAGGGCTGTCTTTGTTGTCTCTGCGATAGACTTCGTATTCGTCTTTGCCTGTGCCAGGCAACTCTTTCTGTAGCACAGTATCAGCCCATTGTTTCTTTAACTGTTCTTTGTTGATGGTACCTGCTGAAAACTCCGAGAACAAGCGAAGTTGGTCCGCATATTGTTCGTTGTCTTGGGTAACCAACTTGTATAGTTTCTTGGCATACTCCTGGCGTTCGGCACTGGGATCACCGGCTATGGCCATGGCTCGGGCAAAACGCAACATGGTATTTTCTAATATGCCGATTTCTTCATCGCCTTTGGCCAACCAGTCGCCTCCGGGGCTACGGAATTCCACATAGCCATCTTGTAAATGTGCTGACGTATACTTGCTGGTGCCCACACCTTTTTGCAGTTCTCGGTAGGCCAACTCAGTGAGTCCATGACGCAACAATTCTACCACACCGGCTGGATCACTGCGTCCACCTTTGATGTTTTGTTTTAACTTGTCCAAGGCCGACGCACAATAGGTGTTAGCTGTACGACCAAACTGCTGTTGCACATACTTGTCGCCCATGAACAGGATCAACTTTACATAGTCTATACCGACACTATCGTTGGCGTCTTCAGATTTGATCCGAGGCAAGCTCACGCCCATGTGCAGGCCTGTGGAACTATTGGTATAGGCGTTGCCACCGTTGGGATCATTGGCCCAGTCTACCACTGCCTTTAATTTTTCTATGGCCATCAGCAAGGGCATGGGTGGGCTGACTATTTCAAGACCCATTTCTTCACTCTTGTCATCGGGATCCAGGCTGCCATCGGGTTCTATGATCCAGGTGCCTTCTCTGCGTGCGGCACTGTGATAATTGGTGCTGACTTTGACAGGCATGTCCACTGCATCTTGCAAGCTACTACCAATGTCGTCCCAATCACGGCTACCATTGTTGCTCTGGGCATCCATGTTCCACACAGGCCAGTCCAAGTTGTATTCGTTGGCAATGTCACTCATCCAACGCAGTCCGACATCTGAAAAGAAGCTGTCACTGTCAGGACTATAGCTGTCACGGAAATCGTCCAGGGCCTGATCATAATAGCCGTCTTGTTTACGTATGCTGGTTTCTACTTCTTCGTCTAGGATGGCGTCGGCATCATCCACGGCTTCCATGTAAGTCCTGTAGTCAGGATTCTGTTCAGCAAAAGCTTCTTGTTCAGCTGAGGTCGTAAATTTGGGTGCGTCTGAACCCAGTCTAAATATCTTTTCGGCTTGATCGTCAGTGAGTTCCATGCCATCTGTTAGCACGGCCAGTATACGCTCGCCCATGGGCACTTCGTCGAGATGCTGTTCACGCACTAGGTCTTCGGCTTCGTTGCCAAAATCTTCACGCACCCGCTCATCGTACCAGTTCATGTAGGTTTCGTCTAAGTCGTTTTCCAGTCTGCTGACTCCGCGATCACTGAGTCCAAACCCATATTCATCGTTACTGAAAAACTCTATAACCTGCTGTATGCTGTAGGCACGCTCGTCGTAGTCGTAGTCGGGCTCAGGATCCATCTCATCACTTTCACCCTGTGTGTCACGGAATATGAGTTCAGCTTCAAAACCAGCACGTATGCCCTTGGCTGCATCCGACGTGGCAAACTTTTCCAAGGCCGTGGGACTCATTTTGACTTCGTCAAGATCATCTTCATCTAGTTGTTTACCTTGTGCTCGCGCTATGGCATCTTGCCCGGCAACAAAATCTTTTGCCGCAATGCCTTGGCCGGCTGACTGGCGTTGTTTGAGTCCTGGCAATAGTGGCAAGCCTTTTTTCTCGTGCGACTTCAGTTGTGCTTGCAATCGTTGTTGTAGAGCTGGTGTATCATAGAACAGGGCATCCACAGCATCTAGGATATAGACCCAGGGTGCGGCACTGTCGCTTTGTATGCTACGAGTGTCACCGGTCTGTAGATCCTGGATGTCCATGCTGTCTATGGCCAGTGGTCCAGCTACACCAGATCTGATCATGTCTACTGGGCGCACCACAAAGTTGGCTGACTCACGACTGCGACGGTTTGTTAGCCGTACTTCATAGGTGGTGGGATTAATTTCGTCTACCAGTTCAGCACGCCATCCGTGTTGTGTTTCAGACTCGCCTTGTGCTGACTCGTCTACATGCCCATTCATGCCAAACTGATTGGCTGGAGCACGTTGATTGCGTGGGTCAATGTATTCATAGGGGTCGTCTTTGAACTGTGCCAGCTCTTGAGCCAGGCGTTCTTCCAGGGTGCTTTCGCGCAGGTTCACAGTTTTCATCAACAAGCCAGGTCGTCCTTGGCTGTCAGTTTTGAGTGCCATTTTGTTGGCTTGTCGACCAACTTCACCAGGCCGTATGTCTTGAGTCAAGGCCATGCTGTAGCGTGGATCTTTAGCCTGCTTTTTTGTGGGAATATATCCACTGGCATTCTCAGCCATTTTCCGTCTCATCTGTTGTGCCAGCTCATAATTTTGTAAAAATTCTAGTTCATTACGAGTCATTGGTTTATTGGCTACTTTTTTTGCTCTCAAAAATCGATAGTAGTCGTCTTTGTCTTTTTGACTTTGGTTGACGGCTATTTTTAGTTCTTCGTTTTGTTGGAACTGTTTGTCAAATTCTGCTTTTTTACGATAATATTCTTTTTTGTAGGCTTCAAAGTCAGCGGCCGCCTGTTCGGCACTTTGTGGTGGCACACGCGGTGCTGGTGGCAAAGTGCCCTGACGTTTTTGCATGCGATACAGCCAACTTTGATTTTGTGCATTGGCATCACCGCCCAGGGCGCGACTGTAGTTTATGATCTCTTGACGGAGATCTTCCTGAGCACCAGTCCAACCCATGCGTTTGAGTGTCTGTGCTGTGCGTGCCGCATCTACTGCACCACCAAGAGCTTGTCCTATTGTGCGATCTTGTGCTTGTGCACCACCGGCAGCCAGTGCAGCGGTCAAGGCACCGGCAGCCAACTTGCTTTTGATACCTTCGTCAACACTTTCTTTTTCAAAGTATTCAGGGTAGGCATCGGTAAAGTCACGCATGATGATGCCGGCCACAGCATGTGCTTCGTTTTCCCAGTCACTGCCGGTTTCCCCGGCATCTGCAGGCAAGGGTTCAATTTCATGCTGGCGGCAGTGTGCCAGTTCATGTGCCGTGGTGCGCATGATGTCCAAGATATGTCGATTGGGCAGGCTCACGTGCAAGGTATGTGTTTCAGGGTCAAATCTACCAAAGCTGGTGTTGCCTTCACTCCAGGCAGCATCAGAATGCAATTCTATCACAGGCAGTTTTTCAATGCCCAGACGCTTGGCCACATAACGAACAAACCGTGATATGATTTTTTTGGTCAGTGGTGTTTCACTGAGAAACATTCTAGTTGATGGGCTGACCCCGTCCGGAGTAGAAGCTTCACGTATGTCCTGGCTCTCGCCACCACCGTCCCCTCCACCACCTTCTGAGCCGGCAGCATGATCTTGCCCAGCATAGCCAAAACCTGGATACCAGTAACCACCAAATGCACCGTAGCGAAACTTTTTCTTTTTGGCTTTCTTTCGGCGTTCGTTTAAGCTGAGTTCGCGATCCTTGAGTTCGTTGCGACGATCAAACAGGCGTTGGATATAGCTCTGACTGCGCAACATCTTGTAGGCCAAGTTTTCTGGACCAAATTCTCCGTTGGTTTCCAGTCCGGCCTTGCGCATCTGTTTGACTTTTTCTATGGTGGCTGTGACCTGTTCAAGGCTGTCACTCTCAATGGCCTGTTCAACTCTAGCACCAATGTCTTCGTACTTGTGTTGCACGCTCATGTCGTCAATCTTGGCACGACGTCTTTTTGGCACTGAGATCCAGTCATCATTGAGCACGCTGTAGATGCCCTGACTCACGTGTGGTTGATCGGCATCTTGCACATACAGTTCCACATCATAGCCACCTATGCGAATGTCATGTTCATCGTTGTATTGATATTTTTTGGCATCAAACAGCTCGCGATAGACTTCGTCTTCGGGAACCTGCACCACTAGATGTAGATCAATGTCACTGTGTGGAGCATAACTGTAGGCGGCATTGCTGCCGCTGAGCGTGATGTCTTGGATTTGCAGATCGCTTACGCCAAGAAATTCTTGGAAATCTGCCGCAATTGCCAACAGTTTTTCACGCACTTCAGGAAGCAGTTTTTCGTCACTGCCAAAAATCCGTGGATTTAAGTTGTCGTGAAACTTTACAGCATCAGCAAGATTATAGGTCTGCAGCTCATGGATGTTCATAAGCTGTATTTACCGTTATTTTGTGCTTGTGGCTTCTTCCAGAACCGCAGGTTGTGTGCTGTCAGCAGGATCGCTAGATGCCAAGACTTCGGGTTCCTGTATGTCAACCGGCTGTTTTGCAGCCTCGTGAGCACCGCCCACTTTGGGTTGAACCAGCGCATGCAAATCTTGATACAGTTTGTCCTGCGTGGCACCATCAAATATGTATGTGCCAATGTGTTTGAGCAAGATACGTTTGTCAATGTAGACCTGACCACCTAGATCACGCCAGTTTTCACAAAAGGTCCAGTCTTCACTATAGTAACGACCTTCGCGCACGGCTGTGTCAAAATAGGTCTTCATGTAGGGATTGAGCTCTTCTGGCAAGCCAATGTCATTGGTAAACGGTTTCACAGCCGGATGTGCATCCAATTTTTCAAACACTTCGCGCTTGATCAACAAGAATCCAGTACCAGTCTTGGTTACTTCAACCAAGTTGTCTTCGCCTTGTTCTTTGCCAGGAATACCATTCACACACCATTTGACCGGCAACGATTTCATGGGATATAATCCGCCAATCACATCAACTCTGCGATCCAACAGCACCAACAAGTGCCATGGTTCCCAACCAATATCAGCATCAATAAACATAAGATGTGTGCTGCCTTGTGTGTGCAAGAACTTGGCTGTGAGTGTGTTTCTAGCACGACTAATCAAGCTCTCATTGGTCATAGTTTCCACGGTCCAGTCAATGCCCAGTTGCCGACAGGCATTACTCCACTTGATAAAACTCATAAAAGTTTGCTCACTCAACATGCCACCATAACAGGGCATGCAAATGTGTACTCGTGTGGTTTTTAGATATTCTAGATCAACATTGATTTGTATCTGCTGTTCAGGCATTCGGGCTCTCCATAAAATAGTCTTCTATTTACAGAGTATAGCAGTTGTGATTATTTTTTACGACCAGCGCAGTGCGCTTTTTGGCTAAAGCCCCTGGGGTTGTTGCAGTTGATTGAACGCTTGTATTTGGCAGACCACTTTTCGTCTATGTAGTCATCGCTCTCATTGTATGTGGCGGCCCAGCCTTGATTTTCGTCCATTTCTTTTTGTTTTTTAGCCACGTAATTTGTGATACGGCTCTTGGTCACACTGTGCTGTGCTTTTGTGGGATTGGCATAATTGCCTGGTTTGGAGTAAACCAGCTTATCGCCGCGATATATTTCTACTCGATCAGGATGATATTTGATAGTGTACCCTTGATACGCAAAAGATTTCACATCGTAGGTAGAAGTTGACACTGGTCGAGTCATGGTTTTTTTCTGTTTGGCCACTGCTTCGGGATTGGAGGGGAATGATTCTTCCATGCCCAATATAGCAGTGTCTAGTAACTTTACTACATTTTGTGCCAATGCAGGATTCTTTTGTGTGATGGGGTACAGGCTCATGACAAGAGCCTGTTTGCGTCGGTCATTTAATCGAGGCCATGCCGCACGTATTTCTGTAGCCGAAGTCATACCAGGACCAAATTCCACAGTGGGCAAATAGGCCATATAAGCATGTTGAGCAAATGGTGCTAGATCCTGTTGTCCTTTGTAGGGCTGTAGATAACTGGGCGATCCATCTTTTTTGACGCCACCTGCTTGTGGCGGTTTGTCAGCATCTTTTTCACTGCGCACAAAGATCAACTGATCGGTTTCAGGGTCAAATCCAGCAGTGATTTCCTTGGCTTGGAACGGGCTTTTGACTTGTACAAAATGGCCGGGTTCAACACCGGCCAACTTGGCCAGCTTTTCTTTTACAGCAAATGGAAAAGGTCGTGCTGACGTATCATTTGTGGCTGCCACAAACACTTCAGCATTGGGGAACGCTTTGCGTGCAGAGTTATACAGGGCATAATGACCTGCATGAAAAGGATGGAACCCACCGGGCATAACGACAATTTGCTTCATACCCAGTATTTATCGAGGTGGTGTTTAGTAGGAAATAGTGACTGAATTGATGGTACCACCGCTGAAACCGGTCACACGTACCCGCATCCATGTGAAGTTTCCTATCACAGTTTCAGGGTGTCTGTCGGTCAACGGAGTTGTAGAACCATCACCAAACGTAAACGTATTGAACCATGTGGCAGTTTCAGGCACTGTGTCTAGTGTAGCTTCCAAGTGCATGATGCCTTCGAAACCTGTGACATCAAAAGTCACAGTTTGGATCCCGCCGCGACCGCGGTAATAATTAGCGGCCTTGACTGCATCTGATATCCAGTCCTGGCTGCTACCATCGTAATTGCCCGAGGCATCGCCATAAACTGTACGGTTCAATATGGTTTGCGTGGTGATCATTTTGCTGATTCTACTTCCACAATCACACCAGAACCGGCTAATTCTTCTGCGACCTGACCCAAAGCTGTCACAACTTCTGCTGTGGCAATGGGCGCAGGATTGTCAGAATCTTTAACCAATTTACTGAGTTTGATCACTACTACTTCTTCATGTATTTTTGCCATAGTGACTTATTTATAGCCGTTTGATCACGGGCACGCTTTTGCGTATTGCACCAGGTGCCAGTATGGCCAGCATGGTTTCGTACTGTAGATTGTTGTGTTCGATATAAAAGTAACGCTGACACCAATCACTGCGCCAGGTCTTGCCAGGTTGATTCAACCAGTGCCATAAAGCTCGACTGGCTTGTGCCTGTACAGATTCCTGATCTTGTTGAGCCACAATCCAGGCCTTTAATTGCGACTTGGTATCCAGTGATATCTTGCGCTCGCGGAAAAAAGTTCTATATTTGAATTTTGGATTATTGATCACTATGCTGTCTTTTGGTTTATCTACCACAGCTTGTCTTATAACTCTACCAAATTCTACCTGCGGGCAACGATACAAGGCATGGCACAGATTTGCATCGTTGGTATAAACCGTGGCCCAATCCATGCTGACCACCAATTTGAACTCGGCTGGCCAATTCAACAATAGGTCTCGAGTGGCGCACAAATTTTCTACTGATTCCTGTGTAAAACACTTGCTCTTGCCATCAGAACGATTATTTAGATGTATGCTCCAGCTGCGTCGTAGGTTGATGAATTTGTTCAAGGTTTGCGGGCTAGGCATGCCACGCAAGGCAAAAATTTCAGTTTGTTTAAATGTAAAAGCGTAACTGTATAGATCATAATACAGTCGATCTCGATGTTCAATCTTGATTGCTAATTGAGTCAACACAGATAATTCCTTCGCTGTTTAGGCCCGGCAATAGATGCGTTTCAGTAACAAATTCTATGTGATCTTCGACTAGGTTCACAATGATTGTGCAGTCTCTCAATTGATCAAACAGAATTTTTTTACTAAGTGGCACACGGATCAATTCGTCAATCTTGCGGCTCAAGGGTCTGGCCCCCATTTTAGAATCATAGCCTTTGTCGGCCAAGTATTCTATCACGGGTTCTGTGATGTTGAGTCTTATGTTTTTGGCCTGCAAACTTCCACGCAGTTCATCCACAAACTTGACCACAATTTTTTTGATGGCCAATGTGTCCAGTTTCTTGAATTTGACAATGGCATCTATTCGATTGCGTAGTTCAGGACGGAAAAAATCTTTTAGGGCCTTGTCTTCACTTCCGGTACGTTCAAGTTCAGTACCAAAACCAATATTGTTGTTTTCATTGTCCCTGGCACCAAGATTGGAAGTCATGATTATGATACAATTTTTAACATCTACCCGTTTGCCATTGGCCGATGAGATATGACCTTCGTCCAGCATCTGCAACATGATGTTGATGACATCGGGATGAGCTTTTTCAATTTCGTCAAACAGCAATATAGCAAAAGGGTTTTTGCTCACATCGCTGATTAATTTACCGCCGCCCACATTGCCATCTTCAAAGCCCACATAGCCGGGCGGTGCGCCAATGAGACTGCTCACAGTGTGACGTTCTTGATACTCACTCATGTCATATCGCAACAGTTTCATGTCAAGATTTTCCGCCAGGAGTTTGGCCAATTCGGTCTTGCCAGTACCAGTGGGACCAAGGAACAAGAAACTGCTCATGGGTCTAGCACTGTTGCCTATGCCAGCAAAACTGATGTACACACGATCCAACACAGTGTCCACGGCTGACTCCTGACCATACAGGCGCTGTTTGATATTGCTGTCCAGTTCCACAATCTTGGCACTGCGTTCATTTTGCAGTTTGTCTGTGGGTACACCTGTGAATCTGGCCACTTGTTCCTGAATCATTGTTCTGGTAATAGTCACAGTGCCTTGATCTTTTACTCGTTCTCTGGCACAGGCAGCATCAATAAGATCAATGCTCTTGTCAGGATTTTTGCGATCATGTATGTAGCGGTTGGCATATTCCACAGCAGCTGTCATGGCCTCGGTGTCAATTAACACGTCATGAAACTGTTCTAGCCTTGGACTCAATCCAATCAGGATCTGTTCCGTGGTGGCGGCATCGGGCTCATCAATGGCCAACCTATAAAATCTACGCATGAGTGCTCGATCTTTTTCAAAGCTTTCGTAGTATTCTTCCCAGGTGGTTGAAGCAATGACCTTGAGATTGCCTCGTGTGATGGCCGGCTTGAGCATGTTGGCAAAATCCAAGGTACTGTTGCTGCCTGCGCCAGCACCCTTCATGGTATGTGCTTCGTCAATGAACAGGATGCACTTTTTCTTGGTTTCCAAGGCTGCTATCACGGCCTTGAATTTTTCTTCAAATTCGCCACGATATTTTGACCCAGCCAGCAAAGAGCCTATTTCTAGACCCCAGACTTCATAGCCTTGAATAAATCGTGGCACACGTGCGGCCACAATTTCCTGTGCCAGACCATCCACAATGTGTGTTTTGCCTACGCCAGGATCGCCTACCATGAGCACGTTGGCCTTGAATCTGCGTGCCAGCACTGTGATTAGTTCCTGCACTTCTTCGGCTCGTCCTATCATGGGTTCTAACTTGTTGGCCTGAGCCAAGGCAGTGAGATTGGTACAGTATTCTTCTAGAATCTCTGTGGCCTGATTGTTGGTGAGCTTTGCATCGTTGTGATTGTAATGTTTTTGCCAGAACTCTACAAATTCTTGTTTTTTTACTCCGTGCTTGAGCATGAAATACTGTGCATGGCTGTGTGCTTCACTCATGATGCTGAGATATAAATCCACAGTGGCCATGCTGCGTCGACCTGTAAACATGACCTGCACATTGGCACGATTGAAAAGACGTTCCAAGGCTTGAGTTTTTCTTGGCTGTAGATTGGGATCTTCATTAATCAGATTAACAAGACTGCGCAGATAGGCCTGTATTTCAGTTTCCAAAATATCAACTGCTACACCAAATTTTTCCAAGACTTTTCTAAAAGGTGCATGTTTGATCAAGGCCAGCAACAGATGTTCGGTTAGAACATATTCGTGTTTGAGATCACGGGCTATGCGCACCGCTTCTTCTACAATTGCTTCTATTTCAGGATTGTTTTGCATGGATGTCAGTTAGTTTGTGTTTAGTATATAGCAGGCCAAAGGTTTTGTCAAACTCTATGCTTTTTTATTGCGGCAATTATTTCTGGAGCAATCTGGGATGGCAAATAGGTACCAAGCCTCACAAACACGTCGCCTTGATTATTGTTGCGATCTCGCAGACCTTGACCACGCAAACGCAACAATGTGCCGGGTTGAGTTCCTGCTGGAATAGCGGCCGACAACGAGGCATTGGTTATACTGGTAAGATTCAAGGAGCCGCCCAAGATCAAGTCCCACACTGGAACCTTTTGATCAATTATGAGATTGAGACCGTGTCGTTCCCACTGCTGATGTGGATGCACTCTGAATTGTACTACCAAATCAGATCCACCAGGACCAATTCCAGCATATTGAACGTTGTCACCGTCATTGATGCCCACGGGTATATCTATAGACACTGTGCTGGTGCCAGACGTGGTGCCAAGATTGACAGTTCTTGAGCCGCCCAGGGCCACATCATTCAGAGTTATCCATAGTGTCAATCTAACATGACCTGGACCTCTGCGTGACTGATGATGGAAATTTTGTCCAAACATGCTGAACAAATCGTTGAAGTCAAACCCAGCATTGCCAAATCCTGCAAAATTGGTTTGTGGATTATCGTAACCAGATCGTCGTTGCGGGTCACTCAAGACATCGTAGGCTTCTTGAATTTCTTGAAATTGTTTGGTATCACCACCTCGGTCCGGATGGTGTTGTGCAGCCAAACGCCGATAAGCACGTTTTATGTCATCGGCATTGGCTGTACGATCTACGCCTAAAGTTTGATAGTAATTTTTCATTGCTTCACAAGTAATTATACAACTTATACTTGGTGAGAGCGATATTTTTTATTTCTTTTTGTCAGGAACCGGAGTACCTTCAAGTTTTTTATGAACCTTGATGTCTTTGCACACTTCTTTTTTGGTTTTTTCATCCTTTTTGCAAACACGTTTGGTCTCACCAGCGGCATTGGCCACGGTAATAAAACTCACAGCTATAACTGTGGCCCAACAAATTTTTACGATTGCGTTCATGATTGTTTCCTTTTAGATTTCAGGGTGTGGCGGCTGTTGTGGAGCCGCAAAGGGTGAAGGCTTTGGTGCCGGTGCGGCAAAGGCGGGTGCTGTACTCATGCTATTGCCACCTAATGGTACTGAGCCAAAACTGGGTGCAGGAGCCGCCACCGGTGCGCCAAATGCAGGCGCAGGACCACCGGCCTTGTCATTTAGCTTTTCTTGTGTGCGACCATATGCGGCAATACCCAATATGGCACCCATGGCGATGTGGAACAGGCCAGCACCTTGAAGTGTGATAGGCATCCACTGACTTTCTACTTTGCCATCACCCAAGGTCTGGACCAGGCTCCATAATATAGGAAATATCACAAAGTCCATGGTACACACCAACATGTACATCCAACCCATGGCTGGACGCCATTTTTTGTTCATCCAATCTTCTTTGGCTTTGTCTGAATCAGACATTTTTGCATACTCTTCGGCTGTGGCCATTTGTTGCTCCTTTTATAATTTTTATTATGTGCTACTATTATACTGCACTGGCTATAGCAACCAAGGCAGTTATAGCTGTATTTAACCTTTGCTTGGTTTCAAATTCGGACATGTTTTCTGTGATAGTGATCTGACGCTGTAGATCTAATAAGAGTTCTGCGTATTCTGCTTGACTGATGTTGCCGGCACGCAGTTCTTCGCCATAGGCCGCTGTGGCCGTGGCTACCATACGAGTATTTTCATCGTCGGGATTGTTCAAGATATGTAGCACTTCCGTTTCCCATTGTTGCCAAGTCATTGTGTTCTCCTTATTCAGTGGGTTGTGGTCGTAACAAACGACTCCAGCGTTGTAACCAGCTGGGTTCTTTTTTGATCTCGGGTTCTGGTCGCTTTTCGGGCTCGGGCGGAGGCTTGGGCATGTCTTTGAATTCCGTCTCGCGACCTTGACCAGCACCACCCTTCCAAAAAGCCTGACCCATGGCTGTTTGTGCTGTGCCTGGCACGATGTCATTGCCTAATTTTCTGGCAAAGTTATACATGGCCGATGCTAACCCTTGTCTTCTGTAGCGTTCATCAACATTTAGCATGACTGGCCTTAAATTCCAGTCATTGGTTTCTTTGTTGAATCGAGCATAGAAGCGCACTTCGGCTATGCCATAGCGTTGGGCCATCCAGTTTTTGTCAGCAGGATCAAATATTCTTATACTGATACCGCGGCTGTCTCGCATGGCTGGATCTGGGTCATTCTTCCAGGGTTCCATGCCTGTGGCACGAATTGTGAATCCATTGGGCAGTTGACGCTCTATTTCAAAGCCATCTTTAACTGTGTCAGGATTGATTTTTTCTTGTAGATATTCATTGTCTTCCCATACCGTGGCTTCTGCGCCGCGATGTTTATCCCAAAAGCTCCGACCAGCGTCAGTCTGATCCCAACTGCGGACGATGGTATAGCCTTGGCTTTTTAAATAATCATACATGGCGGCCGCAATGCCTTGACCGTGATAGCGTTCATCTACCCATACCGTTTGTGGATCTAATCTACCTTCATCATCGTAGAAAAATTCTGCCATGCCCAATTCTCTGGCACCATCTGCACCATAGGCTCGTATGGCCACACCATCCGCATCCTTGCTTATTTTAAGGCTCATGCCTTCATAATCTTTCACAAACTCTTGGGCTCTCATAGGCTGTAGGGATCCACTATAACAAGATGACCGTTGTTGCGTCGGCCAAGATTTTCCACTGCTGATAAATCCAGGGGTGCCTGCCCACCCAGAGCTTGGATCATGTGTTCGGTGGCCTGCAACAAGCCTGCCAGTTGTTGTTGTCCAATTTCATCGGGCACAGGATTCTGTTTCACAAACTCTGGACCCTGACCTCGATCCACGGCACTCATTAGTTTTTCAATGTAGTCCAAGGTAGCTTCTTCGTTGGCCACGTAGTTCACACGTTCCATTTCATACACAAAGTAGGTTTCACCGTCCACTGTGAAGTTGCCTGAGTTGTAGATCCTGGGATAGAAAGGATTGCGTTGATTTTGCTCAAAGAAACGCACATAGTTTTTTACAATCTGTTCACGTTCTGGATCACCAGTGCCTAGCACTTTGACTATGGTACCTCGCGGACTTTCAAACGCCATCTGGTCGCGTCCTTCACCAGCTAACTCATAGCCACGCTGGAAAAAATATTCTTGTATTCTATCACTGACAGTGAGTTCGTCAGGATAGTTGACTTCATTTACCTGTGCCACGGGTCTCCAGGCCTGGATATAGTCACGATTCAATAGATACTTTGCGGCCCAAGCACGATGATTGCCATCTATGATGTAGCGATCAGCATCTATTACAATGGGTTTCCGGTCTACCAAGTGAGCACTGACTTCGCCAGCATGGCCAGGTTCTACCATCATTACTCTGCCGTAGGGATCACTTTCAGGTTCGTCGTCATCGTAGTCCACGTCATCGTATTCTTGATCAGGTATGTTAAGGTTAAGTAGTGGAACTTGAACCAGTTCCCACTGTGGGTGTGCTAACACAGCTCGGGCTAACTTGTCTGTCATGGGTTCGTGATGTGTCTTGTTTATGTAAGCCAGGACTTGTTTCGCTGTGGCTTGCTGTGCTTCTTGAATAGGTTGCCGTTTTCTAAATATGCTGTATAGAATAGGAAAATCTTCGTCGCCTACCATGTCCTGTACCAAGGGTCGGGCACCACCTTCACGCTGGATAAAATCCTGATACACCTGTTGATACACAGCTTCAGGATCTCTGCGATAGTCTGCACTGCTTTTACAGTCGCTGGTGAATCCTTCAAAGTGTATGCGATAGGCTCCTATGTCTTCCACACCACAGTCGTCAGGATTTAGGCTGTCTAGGAACTGTTCTATGGCTCTAGGTATGCGTGCTTCTTTGAGATTTTGTTGTCGATCCAGGTAGTACAAATTCCAGCCAGGAGGATGTTCAGTCGATGCCCGCCATTCTGGGCCCAGGACACGCTGTAGCAAAGGCAGTAATCGGTCATAGAGTTTCGCACGGCTGGTGTCAGTGCCTATGGACTTGTACCAAACTCGCTTGGGTTTGTAATAAGCCACTGCTTCGGGCAATCTAGCAAGTATCACATTGATAGCAGACATCAAGGTCTGGGTACTGCCTGGTTTGCCCTTGTCTTTTTCCAATGCAAATCCACGACCGTCCACACTGAAGTTTATTTCTAATCCCTTGGCGGTATTTTTAAAAAACACTTCTAGGTTGTGTTCACCAGCCTTGGTCTTAAATCTACTACGACTCTGGTGTGCGGCAGGTTCACTTTTTACTGGGCGATCAAATATTTCTTCTAGATTTTTAAAATCGCGAATCCAGGTCCATCTTGTGTCGGCGTCAATCCATTTCACACCCATGCTATTACGTTTATGCGGTTCGGTATCTATCAGCCAGTCACCCTTTTCGTCTCTGCGGAGGATTCTTACCACCTGGCCTGTGCGTTCTAATTTACCCATGCGAAATGGTGCGGCAAATTCTTCAGCTCTCATGTTCTATGATACTCCGACGCTTGGCCATTGGGATCCACATGCCAGGCATAGAATCGGCTCCAAGGATATTCTTGTTTGAGGCTTAGGAACGCATTCAAGTTGGGCACTGAATCATCGTACATGATCAGCTTGTCAAAGTGTTCCTTGCCCAACAAGTGCCGTAGTATGATCTTTTTCTTTTCTTCTGTGGCGGCCTTGATGGCCAGGTTGCCAGCACGATACACATGTACTTTGTCCATGTTGATACCAAAGCGTCTAAAGGTATCTAGGAATATGTCTCGATCGTTGAAGTCCGATCTGGCAGTGAGCATGATCACTCGATTGCCCGTGGCTATGTCGTGCTTGAGTTGTTTGATCATGCCAGGTATGGGTCGTGCCTTGGTAAAAAACTCTCGGGCATCTTGAAACTCACCAAAGTCAAATGTTTCACCGGGTTGTAGTCGGTAGTGTGTGAAGTCGTGACTGTTTAATTTTTTGACAATTTTCCCATCACGAACTACACCTACCTGGGTGTCGGTGTTGACCAAGGTATCGTCAATGTCAAATATGACTAGTTTTTCGTTTCCAAGTTCGCTGGCTCTCATACACTTATTTACGCGGCCTGCCGGCTGTTACTCGCTGTATGAGCATGGCACTGTTTTCTATGCTCACATACTTTAATCTGCAGAATGTGGCACTTACTGTGCCTTTAGCATAGGCTGTGTTGAGTCCTTGGGCTATTTCGTTGAGTGCCTGGGCACTTTTGTAGCCATTCTCATTGCGGGGTATTTGCTGACTGTATTTTTCATACAAGTTGGTCTTGCGAGCCATGGCTTCGGCATTGACCGGAGCCAGTACTGGGTTGGCACACTGCTCGCGATACTGACCTGCGTCCACACGTATTTCTGTAATCAGCAGGTATTCGTTGGCGTCGTAGGGTGCCATGAAGTAGGCATCCCACAAGGCACAGCCACTGAGGACAGTGGCTGTGATCAAGGCTAAAACAAATTTACGCATCAGTGAAACTGCTCCTCCTCTGTGCTTCCTTTTAATGCCTGGGTACTTGCATCCGCTTCGATGGTTGTGGTGAGCCGGTCAAAGTATCCCGTTCCCACTTCTCGTTGATGCTTGACCGCTTCAAAGCCTCGGGCACCGTCTGTGAATTCTTTTTGTTGTAGTTCCACAAACGCAGACATGCCACGGCGAGCATACCCATGAGCCAGATCAAACATGCCGTGATTAAGAGCATGAAACCCAGCCAGAGTAATGAATTGGAACTTGTAGCCCATTGCACCCAGCTCTCGCTGGAAAATAGATATTGTTGTATCATCTAGGTTTTTCTTCCAGTTAAACGATGGTGAGCAGTTGTATGCCAACATCTTGTTGGGATATTTGTCATGTATCGCATCTGCGAAACGTTTGGCAAAATCCAAATCTGGTGTACCTGTTTCGCACCAGATCAAATCAGCATAGGCCGCATAAGCTAGGCCACGACTGACTGCTTGTTCAAAGCCGTTGCGTGTGACGTAGAAGCCTTCCACGGTGCGCTCGCCTGTGAGGAACGGTCGGTCATTTTCATCCACATCAGTTGTGACAAGTCCAGCGGCTTCGGCATCAGTGCGTGCCAACAACACAGTAGGCACACCACACACATCAGCGGCTAATCTTGCCGCATTGAGCTTGTTGACTGCTTCACGTGTGGGTATCAGGACCTTGCCGCCCATGTGTCCACATTTCTTGGCTGATGCAAGTTGGTCTTCAAAATGCACGCCCGCGGCACCGGCTTCGATCATGCTTTTCATTAATTCATATGCGTTAAGCACACCACCAAATCCAGATTCAGCATCGGCCACGATGGGTTGGAAAAAATCCGTCTCGCCTGAGTCTTCCATCCACTGGATCTGATCAGCACGTGTGAATGTGTTGTTGATCTTGCGCACCATCTCGGGCACTGAATTCACTGCATATAGACTTTGATCCGGATACATCTGTCCCGACGTGTTGGCGTCAGCAGCCACTTGCCAACCACTTAGGTAAATTCCCTTGAGTCCGGCCTTGACCTGTTGTAGTGCCTGCATGCCTGTGAGCGCACCCAAGGTGGCCACATAGGGTTCTTCCAGGAGACTCATCCATAGTTTGTCGGCACCACGTTGTGCTAGACTGTATTCCACAGGATTTGATCCTTGTAGGTCAACAACTTGTTCTGCTGTATAATTTCTCTTGATGTGATCCCAACGTGGATTGGTTTCCCATTCTTTTTTGATTACTGCTGCTCGGGCCTTTTTGTTAGGCATTTTACTTCTCCTCTTCTTTGCGTGTCATGTACTTGTCCATGATGGCGTTACCGACCCACACGGCCATGTAACCTACAAAATACCATTCTGGAAAGTTACCTGGATTGTTTATCAATATGTAGATAAATCCCCAGGTGCTGATTACCCAAGCGCCGAATCTTGTGAATTTCTTCTCGTCGAGTTTGCCCTCAGTCGATACCAGATCTTTTAGGTCCAGCTCATCATTGGGATTACGTGTCATTGTTACCAAGGTAATGATAATAATGAGCACCATCAGAGCCAACAACAATTCCATGGTGTTGGCCGCTGTAAAATAGTTCATGAAAGTTTCAAAGGTCATTTGCTGATACTTTCGTAGATTTTTCGTTGTTCGTCGTACCACTGTTGCCAGCCGTCAGTACGGTTCTTGCACTCGTAGTAGAGCGCATAGTTGGCCACAACCACTTCTAACAGGCTACTTAGCTGGTGGTCTTGTGGGTTGACTTGTGCTAGGGCGGGGCAAGGTTCCCGTAGTTCCTGTGGAACTTCCGGAAACTTTATTTTGACTGGCGCTGTTGAGCAACTCGATAGCAACATCAGGCACACGACACTCAGCATCAATCTTACTTGCATTAGCCCTAATAGCGGCTTGGTTTGCATTTTTTACTTCCTGTGTTAAACGTTTGTTTTGAGACAACTGATCCGACAACTTCTTGTTGGCTTCAGCACTTTGTTTCTCTGCCGTGGCGACCCGGGCTTCTAGTTCCTTCACACGCTCGCGCCAACTACGTTCTACATCAGCGCCGCCCTTGAAGTACACACCTAATACTAAACATACAACTCCGATGAGCTGTATGGGTCCGCGATATAAATTAAAATAAGGTACCCAGCGAGCAATCCATGAAGCACTGATGCCCACCAGACCCACTATGATCAGACCATTGACTAAAACAGTGATCAGCCAGTCAGGTATCAAACTCCAAAGGAACGCCAGTTGCCACATCAGTGACCACCAAATACTTCTAGGGCATGAGCATAGTGTTTCATTCTATCCTCAAGGCCAATGGTTCCCCCGTTTATTCTTTTTGTCATTGTGAGAATATCGTTTGTGTCAGCAAAACGATTTAAGTTGTTGGTTTCCCAGAACCAGCAGGCACTTTGTACTGCGCCTTCAAAGGTTTCTAGATATGCAGCGGCTTCCTCTACAGGTGTTTCAATACTTTCGGCAAAATTTTCATAATTGCTCTTGCCTGTGAGCTGTATGAGTCCACGTCCGCAATATCTGTAGCCATCGCCTGAGGCTTCGTCGCCGTTGCCCATCCTATTGGCATAGATACGGTTGGCTATGGCTTCGGCCTTGTTGGGCAAGCTGGCATATTGATTGGCCAGCTCATCTGTGGGGAAATACTTGGGAAATATTTTACGCAGGCTGGCCGCACGATAATTCAAATTTTCTTTAAGGAACATGAATCCGCCCGACTCATGCGCACACTGGGCCAAAAAGGCAGCCACACGCTGTGGCGTGTCAATACCATAATCAGGTAACAATTTGTTTAGTGCGTCACACCATTGATCAATGTAGGGATTTTTGGGTATGATCTGTGCCAGTTGTTCACGGGTAATTTGCATGGGTAAAGTCCTTTAAGTACCCATATTTAGCACTAACTCACATGCAACATGTTTGCTGTGGCAGTGGGAAGATTTGTAATCATATAATTGGCTGCGGCTTTATGTGCAGTTTCTAGGGGATGAAGCTTTGGACTTATTTCGTAACCTTTTTGCCTGGACCACTCCAAAAAGGTCATGTCTTCAAACATTGTAAAATAAGGGCGTAAAAAATTCTGTAGACTGGCTGTCACCGAGCTGTTGTTCCAGGTTTGATCCAGCAACAAAGGGTCAATATAGGTCATGACAAAGGGTTGTTTTTTTTGGTGCAACATGTCCACAACAGATTTTACGTAAATCAAGCTGGTTAATTTGTCTTTGTATTCAGATTGTAATTGTGCAAAATAATTCACAGCCAAAGGATCAGGGTCTGCAGGCCGCAGTGTTTGCCATTCCGAGTGTTTGTATTTGATATGCGGTACCGAAATGTAATCAAAACGATCGATCCAGGTCCAACTAATCACATACAGGGCTTGGTCATTGATGTAAAGTTGTTTTAGAACTTGTTCAGCAATGCGAAGATTTCCGCATCCAGCTGACGCCCAACATTGATATTCAAACCCTAAATTTTCTGCAAGTCTGGCTGGCCATGTCTGCGTGCTGCCATTGAGAGGATCATAGTCAGATAGATCTGAACCTTGTATAAAACTACAACCAAAACTTTTGAGTTTCATGCTGTAATTTAGCGCCGGCCCAACTGAGTTTTATTTTTCTAGTCCCAAGGATTTTCTTATCTTGGTTGCACTGATAGAATGTGTGGCCTCATCAAAGGTTTCTTGTTCAATCCGATATCCCACATCACGCCCGTAGGTAATGTTTACGATGTTGGGCACTACCTGTATTTCGTACTGCCCTTGATACAAGGGATCCAGATCTCTGCGTATATAACTCTTGACCTGATCTATGGCAAAGGGATTTGATCCTTGCCAGCCCTGGCAATCACGTATTTGTATCACAACCTGACCGGTCTTGGCAATGGCACGTTCAAACAAGGCTCTATGACCGGCATGCCAAGGTTGCCAGCGACCCAGCATCTGCACAGTTTCCTGTTGCCAGTTAAATGTAGGACGTCGGCGACGGTCTATGATGTGACTACCAACAAATTCAGCCCATTTTTCTGCGTTCTTTTCTGTGATGCGAAAATCATACACTTCGGGTGGCACAAACATCTTGTTGGTATCTTCAAATCTGCCGGCTTCGATGGTGTCCATCCAAATGGTCCAGTCAGCCTTGAAGTTATTGCGCATTTCTGGTATGGGTGCCACAAAGTCACAGATCACGTAGTCCGTGGTAGTGGCCAAAGCAAACTCCAACATCCTTAAACTCTGTCGTATGCGACCTTCCTTTGAGAAGTCCCAGTCGTTGTATTTGCGTCGCACATCGTCGGCATTGAACCAGGACACTGTGGCATCCATGCCAGTGATGGGCAACATTTCAGGTATGTTGCTTCTGGTGCCATGTTTTTCTAGATAGGTTTTGAGATGTTCTGCAAAGTAGGTCTTACCTGATCCAGGCAGGCCCATGATCAAAATTCTTTGTGACACTGTGATGCTTTCTTAAAAGTTAATGCCGGCTGCGGATTTTAATTCTTCAATTTCGGGTGTAGTTTTGGTGTAGATCTTTTTTGTTTCTAATCCAGCAGCTTCGCGAATTTCGTTGAGATCTTTTTCTTTTTTCATTCTATAACTATCTGGGGTCAGTGGTACCGTGGCAGAAAATGATTCTTCACTAAATGGGATAGTTTTGCCTTGATAGTGTATCATCCAATCGTCTGGTTGAAATTCGGTCAATGTGCTCAAATCGTCCACGAGCTCAAACACATTTTTTGCAGCCGCAGTTCTACGACGTATTTCTACATACACCAAATATCGGCCAGGTTTTATTTCGCCTGGGCTGACTTCAGAATCCAACACAAAGTCATAGCCTTTTTCAAACCAGCTCATGAGATCTCGAGCTGCCTGTTTGTCACGAACAAAAAAACTCAGCACAATGATGTCTTCGTCGTCGCCCATTTTGGAACTGAATTCGTCCACGTGAATAGTTGACTTCATGATTCCATCAAGATCTTTGTACTGCAATCCCTCTAACAAGGATTCAGAATTATTGTGCCTGTTGTAAATTTTGTTGTGCATCTTGTGCCTGTTCATCGCTTTGATATTCTTGTTTGTCTAGATCCTGCTCGTAGGCATCGTCTAGATCCTTCAAATCAATTTCTTGATCTTCCATTTCAATTGAGCCGGTCCGAATTTCGCTCATGAGCCGTTTGGGCATGACAATTTCTACAAGCCAAACATTTTTTTCAATAATTCTAGCCTTGTGGGTGCCAGGAATGTAGTCACTGGGATCTGTGATCTTGATAGGTATTTTAATCTTGTTTTTCTTGTATTGTACTTCGCAATCAAAAGGCAATAATCTACGTCCACCGCGTGGATCGGGCATGAGTTTTTCAGGCCACATAAAAATACAAGTCACGCGATATTTGTCAATCTGGGGACCAGACACTAGCTCGCCAATTTCCCAGTTTTTGTAGGCATAGATATCTAGTTCGTCCAATACTCGTTCAAAGTCCAAGAGAGTGGTCAGACTTCCATCGCTCATGTAAATGTCACGAATGTTATCGGCCACCTGCCAGTAATCTTCGTGATTTTTGAATATCTCTTTGTCCATGCAATTATTTATACAGGATGCACAAGCTGGCAAGTTAGTGGAAAAATGCCCTGGTCAATATTTATTGTTAAAAAATAAAAAATTCAACTGTGATTGATTTTGCATGTGTTTGATCGTAAATATCTTGGTCCAAAGTCTGGGCAATCAAACACACAAGGAGAATAGCTCTTGAGCAGAAATCGCGCACAAAAAGCACAAAAACGTATGACTCAGCAAGAAAACACAATTTCATTTCAACAGGTCAAAAAGATTCATAATCCGCGACCAGTTGATTTGGTACCAAGAACTCGCAATCAAGAACGCTTGGTCTTGGCCTTGCAAGATAGTGCTCAACATATTGTGGTCACTGTGGGACCCGCAGGCACAGGCAAAACCTACTTGGCCATGCAGGCCGCAGTACGAGCCTTGAGAGAAGGCCGCACAGAACGCATAGTAATGACCCGCCCCGCAGTGGGAGTAGAAGATGAACGGCACGGATTCCTGCCGGGAAATCTTGTGGCAAAAATGGAACCATGGACTCGCCCACTTTTAGATGTCCTGCGCGAGTATTACCGCCCTCAAGACATTAGTGCGATGATTGAGGATCAGGTCATAGAAATAGCACCTTTGGCATTCATGCGCGGTAGAACTTTCAAACAGGCCTGGATCATTGCCGACGAGATGCAGAACGCTACACCTGCTCAGTGCAAAATGTTGATGACACGCATAGGCGATAATTCAAAAGTTATAATCACGGGCGATATAGAGCAGGCCGATCGCAGTCATGGCGACAACGGGTTGTTGGATCTGTGTCAGCGACTGGCAAAAAATCAAACCACGGGCATTGCAGTGTGTGAGTTGCAGACTCGAGATGTTCAAAGACACAAAATTATAGGAGATGTTCTTAAACTCTATCAGGATTGATAGCTATAAGTAGTTGATGAATCTCGGTAGTCAATTACATTCACCTATAGTGCTGAGTTATGGTAGGACTGGATCAGTCCTACTGGCAGCTAATCTGGAAAAAAGTCTCAACGGGGTTGATGCCAGAGCAGACAAAATCAAATATGTCAAAGAATTACCGTTTGATTTCACTGCCGAACACCCCACGGTGTTTCACAGTCATTTGAAGCTAGATAGAAGCATCATACCCGGACTCACACGAGTATTTTCTCTACGCTTGAATCCCATTGAACACATCCTGTCATTTGTCATGGTAGACAAGTTCAAGCATTATCATCTGCGCAATACCTGGGCCAAATTTGAACTAGAACCTTTTGTGTTTGATCAATGGCACATGATAGATCAACTATGTAGAGACATCAAAGATTGGCATGAATACTATGTTGCCGATCTTGCCGCAGAAGATTTTGTTATCAATTATGAAGTAATGATTCGCGGTCTAAAGCCTGACCAACCTTGGCAAAAAATTTATCCTGACAAACATTGCGTAATCCAAAATCACATGGACGTGGTGAATTATATCGTGACTAGATTTAACTGGCAACCGGAATTAGATGTGTTTGCCAAGCACCGGGCTAGATTTGACTTATACCCTTACGCTACTGGGTAACATGTTCAAATATTTCCCGCCAATTTTTGACCAATTTAACACCGGGATGATAAAAGTGCATGTTGTGACCGTGTTCCAAGAGCAGGCATCGTAGTCCTGCTCGGTAGCCGGCTTCGGCATTTTCAGGCTTGTCTTCGATCCACCAACATCCAGTGCCTTCATATTCCTCTAGTGCTTCGTCCTTGTGAGCCCCAGTGTCCAGGCACACTAGGCGTTCAAAGGCTGTGGATCCAAACAGTTTGTGTATGTTCATTTCACGCAGTTTCTGCGCATTGGGATCCAGGCTCAGGCTGGTTATAGCATGGAATCTGAATCCGTACTCTTCATGCAGGCGTTTGATGTAGTACATGGCATCACGCTGGGCTGGTAAGAATCCAATTGCGGCGCTTTCATTGAATACCTTGATCAATTTACGGATCTGTTCTTTGCTGACTCCATACCGAATGCTCATGTCATACTGTAGTTTTGACCCCGGCACTTCTTCAAAGCCGTGTTCCTGCATCCATACATTGAATGCCCATTCCCAGTCTAAACAAACACCGTCGCAATCGGTAAGGATTAACCGATCCAGATTTTTCCATTTCTTCATAGCACGATTATACTATGATTCGCTTTTTTGGTCAACCTGCGTTAGTTTTTTTATGATTTTTTCCGCCATAATTTTATGACTTTCAATTCCAGGATGTACATCGTCGTTGGCATAATCTACAGAGAAAGACTCAAAGCTGTCAAACAAATTAACCCATTTTTCTTTATCTAGTGATTTAAATTTTTCCTGTAACTTAGAAAAATAAAAAATTATTTCTTGATCATTTCTGTTATCAAAATCTAAAATTGTTTTTGAATACAAGGACAAACTTTGAGACAAATTGTCAGATAAAGGGTTGATCAAGTCTTGAGTCCAAGGCACCAGTCCATTTATAAAATATAACTTGATCGAACATGATTTTGCTAATTCGCACAATATGGCACAGTACTCAATTAAATCAAGTATGTTTTGATAATCATGATTAAGCAACAACAACAAATTTTTTAATTTTTGAGTATCCTTTGATGTAATGTACAAATCTCTATAGGTAAAATCTGAAAATTTTGCGTTGTGTGAATTAAAAAAAACTTCTGGTCCTGGCGATAACCAAATTCTATTCAATGCAGACCACTGTATAAAAACTATTTGATATTTTTTTTCTAGTATTGCATTGGCAGATCTTAAAAAAATCTCATAATTACCAGATCCAGGTACTGCTATGTTTGTTTTTTTGAAATTAAAATAATCTGCAACAATTTGATCGTAAAGATACTTTGTTCGCTCATGATTATCAAACCCATTACCAAATGTAAGAGAACATCCATCAAAACAAACATTAGTCATTTTTTGCCAGGTCTAATTTCTTAGATTTAATTTTGTTGGTCAACGGCTTCGGCTGTGATGTTTATGGGGTGTCCGTTTTCATTGAACAATCGTTCTATCACATTGGGATAGTGCTGATAGTAGTAACTCACAATACGATCCCAATTCTTAGGAACAATAACTCCATCCATGCTACAAGTTACCACTTTCTGTTCTTTGAAGTCGAGAATTACATTACAAGTCTGAATATCCTTGTTTCGAAGACGTTTGCTAACAACCATGCCCTCGTCAATTTTTCCAGAGGGAGTTTTATAGTAAGTTAAAAGTAAGTATCTCATTTGATTTGTCCCAACTCAATCAGTGTTGCACTCAAATTAATTTCAGTATCGGCTACCTGGGTATTGTTGACCAGACCATTGCGTATGATCACAATGGCTTGATCTTGTTGTTCCACTGTTTTACCAAACAAATCAATGTTGTCATACATCCAACGAAAAATTTCTTCGGCTTCTTCCGGAGTTGAACTTTGACACAATAGAGTACGAGCTTCGCGAATTCGACCGTGTTTGAAAAGATCCACACAGTCTAAACGCCAGTCACGTGCGCTGCGATCTGCGGTACCAGGTTCAACCAAGCGACCAGTTTGACTGTTTAGTTGCACAAGATTTAGACACTTGCGCAAGTCTGGATAAGTGGCCTTGACATAACTGTCTAGCACATCCAAGTCAAATTCTATGCCTTCACTTACCAGCACTGTGGCCACTCGAGCTGTGAATTCTGTATGATCAGTTTTGACAATATGAAATCCTTGACAACGACTGTGCAGTGGAGGAATAATCTTGTTGGGATAATTGCAGGTAAGAATAAAACGCACGGTCTCACTGTAATCCTCCATGAGATTACGCATGGCTGGTTGTACAGAATTAGGATTCAAATAGTCAGCTTCATCAATCAAAACTACTTTGAAATTTCCATACGGCATGGTTTGACAAAAACTGATCAGCTTGTCCACCCACTCGATTTTGCGACCTTCTTTGGAGCCATTGGCCCACAACACATCATATTCATCAACTTTCAGCTCGTTGATCAGCATCTTGGCCATGGTTGTTTTGCCAGTACCTGGACTGCCGCTCAACAACAAGTGAGGAATAGTACCGTCTCGAATCCACGCTGAGACCTGTTGCCGTTGATTGTCGTCAACAAACACATAGCCATCCATGCTGCTGGGACGATATTTTTCAACCCATAATTCTTTCATTTAAACCATCCTTTGATTGACTGTATTAAATTATAATATCTTTCGCGATAAAGATCAACAGGAGCCGGCAGATGAGGACAACGACCCTGCCGCCAATCACAATTGAGCTGAATTGACTCACCGCAGGTGTTACATTTTTTTGAGTCGTTGCCAGACCTGTTGTTTTTCATGTTCTTTTAAAAATTCCTCTTCTCCGGTGAAAGTGGGTGAGTTTTCGAGGATACGGTCTAGCTCAAACTTGATAAGATACAAATCTTGTTTGATCATCCATGACGTCCAACCGTCATTGTAAGAACTGTTTAATTCTATTGACATACGTTGAAGCTGACTGTGTATGTCAGTTTTGTCCCATAATTGTTGAAAACCCATGCTACGAGTGTAGCATGTTGTCGGGCTTTTTGTCAACATGTATGGCGTCAGAAAATGTTTCGTCCTCCATACGATTATCACTGACCAAGAGAATATCTTTGGGATCCACACGGCGTATGGTGTGCTTGCCTGATTCGTCCTCTATATCTAGGCCACGAGTCCAACGTCCGTGTGCTACCAAGATCCACTGTCCCACAGTGACTTCATTTTGATCCGGTCCCACTGCATAGACCTGGGCCCATCTGGGTCGAATGCCCTTGGTGGTTCCATTATCACCAGGCAGTATGATACCGCCTTGGCTGAGTCTAGTTTCAAAATTCATTTCGGCCACAATGACATGATCCTTGAGAGCTCGCAGTTGTTGTTTGGAGATTTGATGAGGTTGGAATGCTAATTTGGTCATGTTATTTTTTTCTTGGATTGATTACTTGACGATTGTACTGAGTGTTGACTTGATTGGGTTTTGAACGAATTACGTTGTTCAAGTCATCGACTTCGTCGCCGCGAGCATTGACCTTCATGTTGCCCACAGCACGTACTTTTTCATTCTGCAACATGAGTTTGCCCATGTCAAGAGTTTTACCTTGTGCAGTTTTGTATGTTTTTTGTGTCATTGCTGTCTCCTAAAACAGTATTTAACGCAGAAATTCCGCAGGATCTAAATCATAATACAGGCTGTCAATTTTATGAACGCCCAGTTTGTACAGCACATAACTGGCCACACTGCTTCCACGTCCCACTCCCCAAATCAGATTGTGGGCATGCATCACATCCATGAGATACTTGAGATATCGTAAAAGGTCAAACAGATTGCGTTCTTGATACAGCAACAGTTCTTGACCGCAACGTTGTAGTTCAGCATTGTTGTTGCACAGGCCCAACACATGTTCGGCTATGTCCAAATTCTTGTATTCTTCAGGCATGAACCACTGGCTTTGACAAATTTGGTCAAATTCTTGCACAGTTATGTGTTGGTTTTTTTCGTGTTGCCAAGTCTTGAATTTGTCATGATCAAGACCTATCTGAGTCAAACTGTCAAGGTCAATTGTGGCATCAGTCAAGACATTTTCAAGTTTGCACAGATCATGTCCTTGCATGGCTAGATTGAACAGATCTGTTTCTCCAAAAACTATTTCACCGTATGGAGTCGTCTTCATTTTTTCCAAAATTAGCATATACTATAATGTTACCGGTATGATCCACGTGATTGTCCGGCCACATGAGATCATACTCAGCCCAGGTGTTGGGAGTTACCTTGACAATTTTTTCTTCACTTTCGGACACAATTTCTATGTTGTGATTGAGAGTGCCTGCATTGTTCCACCAACCTGGGGCCTGAAACGGTCCAAGATTTTCTTCACTGTCGTGTTGATACCATACCCCGTCACTGACACTGCTGGTAATGTCCACACTGGTCACAGTTAATCTACCTTCCATGATGGCATTGAGTTTACAGTGTAACATCATTCCAATGATTTGTTCAATGGGTTCGTCTGGCAAAGTGGTGACATTCACACCCATGATTCTCAAAAGTTGTGCATGATCCTTGTGTTTTTCGTGTATGAACACAGCGTCTTGCAATATGCTGTTGATAAAACATCTAAGGCGTTCCATGGCAGTATTGAGTTCTTGCTTGTTTTCAGTATTGGTGATCATTTGCATGACTGCTGTATAGCTGTTGATCATCAATCCAGATTCTGTGTAAACTGCTGCCAAAAATTCGCTGTCGTACTGGATTCTTACATTCATTCTATTTTGATTTTGCTGTCAAAGTCTATGTTGCCAGGATTTTGCTTGCGATAAGATTCTGACAGTTTTTCCTGGTACTTGTTTTTAAAAGTTTCTATGGCCATTTGTAACTGATTTATCAGCTGACCGTTTCCGGTGTTATAAGCTATGTTGAGTTTTTTGGTTAGGTCGTTGATTTTATCTGACAGTTCATCAATAGTCAGCTGATCAATACTGCCAATCAAAGGATGTTCCATGTTGTTATTTTATAGAATCCAAACGGATTTGTCAAGAGATTTGACTAGGACCAGTTGCCTACCGAAGTGACCGAGCTGGTGCCCATGGGGGTCAATCTAAAATAACTGTTGCGCAACACTGTGGGGGCGCCACCGGGTGCAGCACTAAATTGGAATTGTGGAATAAAAGTACCTCCAACATTGGTACGCAGAGCTCCGGTAATTTTTATGGTTATAAATTCTGTAGTGGTTGACACAGCCCCAGTTACTACCACAGATCCAATACTGGTTCCAATAATGCGATTTACTGCGCCCAACGTATTGGTTGTAGTGGTACTTGCTTCAGCCAAATAAGTGATACTGGTCAAGGTAGCTGTACCGCCAAAGTTTATGGCTGTGGTATGACTTGTGGTACCGGCACTGCGACTGATAAAATACAGGCCTTCAAACATGTAAGTGGTTGCACTTGGCAATGTTATACTACCGCTGGCTGGCGTGTTAAAAACTCGTTGTGCTGCGGCGCTGTTGGCAGCAGTGTAGTCTGAAGACAAACACACAAACGGTGTTGAAGGAAGTATTCCGCGCTGACTAGCAATTGGAGCCGAATAAAATACAGTGCCATCATACTCCACGGTCCCAGCACCCACGGTAGAGGTCAATCCCCCTGCGGTAAAGGTCATGGACGGAGTCAAACTGGTTCCTGCTGTGGGTCTGATAAAACCCAAAACGCTGCTGGTAGTTACAAGATTGCCCACGGTTGACAACAGTCCCACGGTCAATATATTGCCGCCGCGCACGTTGCCTGCAATACTGATTTGGCCATTAGAAAGCACATTGCCACCAATGATGTTGCCGGTGATGCTGGCTAGGCCAGGGGAGTTAATATTGCCACCTATGACGTTGCCCACAGCCGACACAAAGCCTGTTGCTGAAACATCATCTGTGGTGATGTCCGCACTGTTGAAGTTGGTCAAAGCGCGGTTCAAGTCAAACAAGGTAATGGCTACGCCACCATCGCTGGTGCTAAAACCAAATTCATAGCGGCCTGTGGCGCCAAAAGTTATAGTGTTTGAAACACCGGCTGTGCCTGGACTGATGCCTTGAATGCCACTCAAGCCCAGACTGACCGAGGCCGGTATGGTCAAAGTATGTGCAATGTTGGTTATATTGATTTGTATGCGTAGGTATCCATAGCTTCCGGCTGATGGAAAGTTGGTAAAGTTCAGTGACACACTGCCCGAAGTTGTGATCAGTTGATAATGTCCCAGGGCATAATTCAATAACACCGTACCTGAGGTAGTACCTACTGTCACTGCTGTAGCTGAAAAATCCTGTATCTTTGCGGCAAAGATCAAATTGTCATTCATGTTGTTGTCAAGAGTGCCGCCAATCAAGGCAGCCTTGAGCACAGCTTTGTTTTGTAAGTCATTGATTTCGTTTTCAGCGTACTGGAAATTTTGCTTGGTATTGGTGAAGTTGTCACGAAAACCCTGACTGTTGTTGTCTTGACCAGCTACCGGGTACGCACCATCAATGTTGTTTGGATTAATTTGACTTGCCATTTATGTTCTCTCAGTGTTATGCAAACACGGCTCCATTATTGCCAATACAGAACCACTTGTTGTTGATGTATTGCAAGGTACAGGCTTCACCAATGTTGGCAAATGTAATTGTTCCTGAACCCGATGTTTTCCAACCCGCATTGGTCACAGTGATCACCATGTTGCCCAAGTCAGCATACATGGCCAGGGTCTTGATTTGTCCAGACACTCCTGCAGCCAAGGTAGCAGTTTCACTGGCCGCAGTAGAAAAATAACTCGTGGTCTTGGCCAAGCTCACAGCGGCACTGGCAGCAAGATCTTCACTGGAATTGTTAAGGGGCGACAGTGCTTTATTAGCATCAATCACTGTGATGGTACTACCACTGGTGTAGGTTTCAAATGTGAATTCGTACACACCAGTACTGGCAAAAGCAATGGTACTAACCCCAGTTATGCCGTTGACTGACAGGCCTTGAATACCCACATTGTTCACGGTAACCGCAGATGGTAACAGTAGAGTATGACTGGTTGAAGCCACAGTGACTTCAACCTTGACAATGGCTGCTGTACCTGCAGCCGGAAAGTTCACAAAAGACAGTGTAACAGCACCATTTGTGGTCAAGGTATGATAGTGTGCAGAAGCATAGTTGATGTCTACAACACCGCTCACTGAACCCAGAGCCACTCTTGACAGGCTGAAATCTTGTATTTGACCGTTGTAGATCAGTGTGGCTCCAAGATCGTTATTGAGTGTTCCTCCAGTCAGTGCGGCCTTGAGCAAGACCTTGTTTTGTAAGTCGTTGATTTCGTCTTCCGCAGCCTGAAAATTGCTGCGAATATTGGTGAAATTGGTACGAAATCCCTGAGTGTTGTTGTCCTGTCCGGCAACGGGGTATTCGATATCAATGTTGTTTGGATTAATTGCACTGGTCATCTTGAGTCCTGATTATTCAACAATTTGCGCTTTGGGAAACACGAGATATTTATCATTAGCATCGCTGGTATCGTACATATCAACTGGCTCAACCCACTGCACACTGTCCTTGTCAAACGTGGTTTCTTGACTGGTGGTTGTAGTGGCTGAAATCAAGGGCAACCAACTGACTCGGGTCAATTCAGGTCCTGGGGCCACTGGTCTGTACAGATTGGTGCCTGCTGCATAGGTTTCGCCCTGACTGGATACCACGTAGTCGTTGGCCACAGTTTCTTGACTCAGAGTCAAGGTGAACACACCGTCTAGGCCAATGCTTACAGTCCAGATTGCCATGCGATCATTTTCGTAATTCACAGTCATGGTGCCTGTGGCATTTGACAAGGCCACGGGTGCACCGCCGGGCAACAAGCTGACCTGGAACCGTCCCAAGACCATGCGCATGATACCATTGGCATTGCTAAGTTGCAGTGGTAACCCACCGGAAGTTTCACTGACTTGAAATTGTGTGGCGCTGAACACTTCCACAATATAATAGGGCTTGGACAAGCCGCTGGGGAGAATATTTTCAATGTTGCCAAATGTGCCGCCTGCTGTAAACTGCATGTCGCCTGTGGCATCAATCACAGTGTAAATTGAACCCAAATATGTGGCACTTATGGTAATCTTTTTAAGGGCAGTGTTTACCCCAGCCACATAGTAGGTAACACCAGAATTTATGTTGCCAAAGTTTACACCGTCAAACACAATGGGCTGACCTATTTCTATACCAGTCACAGAATCGCATACCAATTGGTTGCCAAGAGCTTCGGTGCGAGTGATTCGAGACTGTAGACGTCCGGCTGTAAACCATACTTCGTCACCTAGGGTCAATCCCGAGGTACTGGTGCAGGTCAAACGATCTGTGGCTGATGCTGATGCTGTGCAATTTACTGTGGCTATGTTGGTGACATAGTACACTTGAGTAAGTCCCAAACCTGTTTCAGCTGTGATACCACCAAACGTGGTTCCTGTAAAGTATATCTTGTTTCCTACCTGCATGTCTATAGTGGTGTCACATGTGATAAAATCTGTAGAGGCCGAGGTTGATGTACAGGCACTGGTAAAGCCAGGAAATACTGGCCTAGCATAGTCAAATGTGCCCGGAAACGCAATATCATTACCAAAATCAAATCCAATTTCATCGAATGGTTGAAGGAACTGACTCCACGCACCTTCAGCATCTACGGTACCGTAATTTTCTTGGCGCACAAAAATTATCTTGCTGCCGTTTCTTATCACAACCTTGGTGCCTGGTGGTGGACTTTGGCCGCCTACTGCTACCCAAGTCACTCCATCTAGTCCGCCCAGTTCGTTTATGAATTCAACTGTGCGACCATTTACCTCGCTAAATGCCAGTTCAGTACAGGCATTGACTATGCCAAGGTCGGTGTATCCTGTGGCATTGATACGATCAAACGTGGTTTGATTGGCCTCAGGTGTCCAATTCTGTGTTTCTGGATCCCAATTTTGACTGAGTGCCGCATCAACTTCGTAACGATCAACCTTGAAATCGATTTGATTGAGATTGAGACCGTACTGACTGAGATAGTAGGCAATTTGACTGCTGCGTCCTGGATTGGTATAACAGATTACCCAGGCTGGTGTGAATCCCAACACACGACCATCAGTTTGTTTGCTGGTCATCCATAAAGGAAGTTCTGTGGAGATTTGACCCACAACATCAATGACTTGATCACGCATGTTGACCAGGCTGTTGGGATAGACTTCGGTTACTACGGTGCCATCGTCCAAGGTTATTGAATAGGGCAAAGTCACAATCTTGCTCACACTGGCACCTTGTGCATTAACTAGATTGTCAATGATTTGACTGTAAACGACTTCATAAATCACCTCGCCGGTCTCAGGATCAAGAGCTTGTGCAGTTTCGATACTGCCCAAGATCAAGTTTTTCCAGTAGTGATTCTCGTACAGACTAGACACATAGGTTTCCAGGGTTTCTGGCGCTAGACCAAATGCGTGTTGGTACTTGACCTGTGTACTGAGTCCAAAATTTGCATCAGTGGGTCTATATATAAACTCTGGCGGGAATATTTCGGTGTTGGTCAACAAGGCATTTAACTGCGCACGATCATTCTGTGGCGGCATGGCCAACACAAAAAGATTTTGATAGGGTTTGTTGTACCTTCTTACCAGCTTGATTGTGAATTCTTTGAAAACACTGACAATTTCTTTTTGTCCGGTCAACCGCATGTTGGCTTGCAATTGCGCACCAGATCCGCCGTAGCCTTGAGCCACAAAAGCTATGGCTGGACTAATGTAGCCGGCACCGGGATTGGCAATATCAACTGAAACTATGCTGGTTCCCAGTATGGTCACAGTGCCGGCTTCGGCAGTTTCAGTTTGCGCACCCTTGGGTTCGCTGAACTGTATGACCGGCGTCAAGTTTCCGCTTTGATAGTTCAAACCGCCATTGAGCACGGTCACACTGGCCACTTCGTAAATCAACTGCAAGGGATCTGTGGCAAAAGCGTTGACTGTGAACAAAAATGTAAGGTCAAACGTGGTGTCATTAACTCCCAACAGATCACTCTGTGAAACGTCAATTGTGGTGGTTCCTAGATCCAAACTAAAGGTATTAAAGCTGGCACGTCCAGCGATCTCGCCCGAGGTCAACAAGCGCAGACCCTGCGGCAATTGATTGAAATCGCCACTGCCCAATCTGTAAAACAGTTGCCTGCCACCGCGATTTACTGCTTCGACCTTGAAGATACTGGTTTGACCGTTTTCTAATTCACCCAAAAATGCATCAGTGATCCAAGTTACTTCTTGGTCGGTGGCACCGGTCACAGTCAAGGTAAACGGATACAGCGTGCTTTGCGGAAGATCCTTGGGAACAGCCAACATTTCTCCTGTGGCTGTGGTCAAGGCCAATATAGAGCCACCCAGGGTGGCTGTTATGGAAAAATGTGTGTCATCCGGTATAGATAACACATAATAGATCTGTCCCGCTACAATACCACCAAAGGTTTCACCTTCGAATACTACTTCGGTTCCCACATAGAAGTCAGCACGTGTGGATGTGTCGCACGTGATCAAGTTTGTGACACTGCTGGTTTCACTGCACACCAGAGTACGAGCACGCACCTGTATGTTGAAACTGTAGTCAATTTCGGTGGTACCTTGATCAGGTATGTAGCCGTAGTACCAACCTGTGTATCGATCCAGTTGTAGGCCCGGTGGCAAACCATTTCCAAGGTTGACTGTGATGGCGTATTCAACCTGGCTGGTGTCATAGTCTTGACCCACAAAACGATAAGCATAGTAGTTGTCACTGCGCACCCTTCCCAGAGTGCTGGGTTCAAAGTTCAACAAGAATGGTGCACGCTCAGTGGTTTCGTCTGCGGTAACCTCGCTGTTGTCGGCTGTGATGGTAGTATTGTCGCCGGTAAGATCATCGCGGTTGTACACAAATATGGTATAGGTGCGCAGGTTGCTGCTTTTTCCGTCAGTGACTTCAAGCGTAAACTGATAATTCTTGCTTATGGCCGATACCACAAAGTCGTAGGGAAAATTTTCACTAGGCGTTAAATCATAACCCACAGGTTCGTTGACATTTCTGGCAGGTTGAATATAGCCACTGATCAGGCCATCGGTGCTGACCGTGGTTCCTGGGGGCAAGGCACCAGCCACCAAGCGCACAATGTTGGTTTCACCAGGATCCACACCTTGTACTTCCACCTGCACATTGGCATAGTCACCATCATAGTATATGGCCAATTGTCCAGCTGGTGTCACAAATTCAGGAATATCATTGCCGGTTATGGTCAAGGTAAATGTGCGATCAGCAATTCTATCAATGGCACCGCTGGGTGTCAAGGTGTATGCTCTAATCACAAACTTGCTAACGATGTCTGTGGCCACTGGTGTGGGAACGCCTTGAATCAAGGTTTGTGCTTGTGGTACACCTGTAATATTGCCACTAGCGTTGATTTGCATGCCATTAGGCAAGGTACCAGCTATGAGTTGATACAAAATTGGCTGATAAAAATTTGTTACAAAATATCCCGTGGCCGTGGTCAAGGTCACACTGGTGGTGCTGTCGGCCGTGGCAGCAACTGTGAATGTTGTTGCACTGTCTACTGTGAGCACATAGTAAGGCACGTTGGCCTGTAGGCCACCAAACGGACTACCACTGAATATCACACGATATCCTGGTCTAGCTCCAGCAGTAGTGTTGCAAGTAATTAAATTGGTACCTGCTGTGGTCTCACTCACAATTGAAGCCGGAGCCGCGGGCGGAACTTCGGCCAAGAGTGGATTTTGGTAGAATACCTCTTCGGGTATAACCCCTAGGCTACCTGCGGGTGTAATCCAAATTGGTTGTGCCATAGCAAGTGTTTATATTGTGAACCAACCACCGTTCCACATACGTAAGCGGTTGGTTGAATTGTTAAAATACATTGAGCCCACAGATCCGGTGGCAGGATCTGAAGTTCTTGACGGTATAACCATGTATTGTCCGTTGTTGAAGAAAGGAATACCACTCACAGAAAGTCCGGTCAAGGTTCCCAGGCTGGTTATAGCGGGTTGGCTGGCACCGGTCACAGTGAACGCATTGGTAGCATTTGTGGCGCTACTGGCAAAAGAAGCAGACCCCACGGTGCCTGTCACTTGTGCACCAGGAATATTGGTGAGTCCAGCACCAGAGCCATTAAACTGGCTGCCACTGATTTGTCCTGTAGCGTTTATAGCGCCGCCGGTGGTGATACTGCCCGCGCTGACTGCGGCGCCAGTCACTGTGCCTGTAGCACTTAGGGTGGTACCAATTATGGTACCACTCAGACTCATTGACGATCCGGTGTATCCTGAAGCCAAGACATTGCCACCTTGAATGTTGCCTGTAGCACTTATTATGCCTGCTGTGCGCAAATTACCACCTTGAATGTTGCCTGTAGCACTGAGTGTGCTGGTCACACCCACGGCCACTGCGGTTACGTTGCTGATCAAACCACCGTCGCCTAGCAAGAACGAAGAAGCCGCTACGTTGCCATTACTGGACACTGTGCCAAATGAATTAATGTTACCGCCAATCACGTTGGCCGAGCTCTGTATTGCGCCCACTGCACTTATGATACCACTGGTGGTGATTGCGCCCGTGCTCACTATGTTTCCACCAATCACGTTGCCCGTGGCACTGACAGTGAGTCCTTGAACCACCACTGCGGCCAAGACATTGCCACCATTGACATTGCCTGTAGCAGTGATCAATCCTGTTGTGCGTATGTTGCCGCCCTGAACGTTGCCGGTGGCAGTAAAGGTGGCTGTTTGCACAACACCAGCTGTGATCAAGTTGGCACCGGTGATATTTCCGCCAGCACTGACTGTGCCGCTGGTGGCAATATTACCACCGGCCACGTTGCCCACGGCACTGACTGCGCCTTGCGCTTCAAGATTACCTACAACCAAGTTACCATAGCTGTTGATGGAAACAATTTCGTTTGTGATAGTGGCCGAAGTCACAGCCAACAGTTTACCTGAAGATGCTTGAAATCCTATAAAGCTACTGCGTTCCTGAGTGTCAAAATACCAAAGTTGTTCGCCACGGTCCTTGCCATCATTACTGATCAAAGGTGTATTGTTGGCACCGCGGCCAATGCCAATTATGGGATCTTCAATGGCCAAGGTGGATACATTGGTGTATTCGGCTGTGCCGTTGACAGTGAGATTACCGTTGACCACTGCATCGCCTGTTACAGACATGCTGCCTGGTGTGCTGATGTTGCCGCTGGTCAGAGTGCCAATCACTGTGACAGCATTACTGATTTTGTTGAATGTGAATCCAGCCGTGGCATTTGCATTACCACCATCGTTGAATAGGACCTGAGTGTTACTACCGCTGACATTTAAGTTACCTGAAATGTTACCAATAACGTTACCAAAGAAAGTTGTGGCTGTGACATTGCCTACAGCAGTGATGTTGGCCGATGCCAACAAATTGACCCCACGCACATTGGCCGTGGATACCACGTCATTTGTGGAGTTGATGTTGCCACCTGTGACGTTGCCTGTGGCGCTGATTGCGGCAATAGTAGTAAAACCAAACACAGCATTGGCACTACCAGCCAGAATTATGTTATTGCCGGAGATGTTTCCAGCAGCACTGACCACACCGCCTGTTATGACATTACCACTGGTGATGTTGCCTGACGCACTAATTCTTGCGGCAGTGACCAAAGTTGTTGCGTTGATGTTGTTGGCAGCCACGTTGCCATCCACAAGACCGGCCGTGATGTTACCGCCAGTGATGTCACCAGTGGTGCTGATACTGGCACCTGTGACCACACCTAGACTTACTAAATTGGCACCAATTACATTGCCACCAGCACTGACTGTAATGCCCACAGATATATTGTTGCTGGTGATATTTCCTGTGCCGCCCAGACTGTTGGCTACCACTAAACTGTCAAGTGTGCCCACGGTCTGCAACGAACTGTTGACCACGTTGGCACTTATTGTGGTACCAGTCAACAGCGCCGCGGCTGTTGTGGCTTGAATACCGGTCAAAAGACTGCCGTTGCCCACAAAAAAGTTGCCGCTGATGTTGCCTAATGTGCTAATGTTACCAGTGGCTATCAAAGCACCGGTTAGAGTGGCATCTGCACCAAAAATATCGCCTGTAGCACTCATAACACCGCCGGTGTTTAGATTCTGGGAAATTAGGTTTCCTGAAGCAGAAATGGTTCCAGCAGTGAGCAAGTTACCGCCAGTGACATTGCCGCCTACAACCAGCTGCGTGAGTGTGCCCACAGATGTCAGGGTGGAATTCACCACGTTTGCACTCAGCGTGGTTCCTGTGAGTTGTGCCGCATTGGCCTGACTTACCACCCCAGTCAACAAACTACCATTGCCTATGTAAAATCCACCTGCAGTGATGTTGCCCGTGGCTGAAATTGCAGTGTTAGCTAGAAAAGTGCCTTGGGCAGTAACGCCTGTACCAGACACAACCAACACGTTGGCTATGTTGGCCGCACTCATGCTTATGGTGCTGTCTTGTACAATATTGATGTTTGATGTACCATTGGCAATACCCGAAATACCACCAATGTTGTAGAGTTCGCTAAAATTATCGTTTGTGATGGTAAACGCGGTTCTTAACGGATCACCAGTGCCATCGTTGGCAGTGTTTCCAATATCTATAAACTGTTGTGGCATAAAATCCTGTCCTTGTATGCTATTTACCAAAACTTAGTAGACCGCTAAATACACAAGTTCGGAGCAATCAATGTCATATATCATTAATAACAGTCGGGGTCAGGTTGTAGCTGTCGTTGCAGACGGCACTATCAATACTTCTGCCACCAGTTTGGCACTTGTGGGACGTGCTGTCAGCGGTTATGGCACCAGTGAAAATGAAAATTACTTGTTTTTGTTGGAGAATTTTGCCAATTCCACCGAGCCCAACAACCCAATTCTAGGACAACTATGGTACAATTCCAGTACCGATATTCTAAGCGTGTATGCCAGTGATAACAACTGGGCGGCTTTGGCCAGTGAACAGTACGTGGAAGATTCCAAAATTTCGCCAATATTTACAGGCATACCCGAAGCACCCACAGCGGCCCCTGGCACTGCTACAACACAGATTGCAACCACGGCTTTTGTGACCTCAAGTCCGCAATTTTTGGGAGTGCCACGAGCACCCACTGCCGTGGCCGGTACTGCTAACACACAAATAGCCACCACAGCCTTTGTCACAAACAGCCCACAACTGGCAGGCACACCCACAGCACCCACAGCGGTTCCCGGAACCAATACCGCACAGATAGCCACCACAGCGTTTGTGACATCGGGTCCAGATTTTGCTGGCTCGCCCACAGCACCCACACTGCCCACGGTAACCAACAGCACGCAGTTGGCCACTACAGCATTTGTGCAGAACAACAAAGTGAGTCCGGCCTTGTCGGGCACACCCACAGCACCCACCGCCTCAGCAGGTACAAATACCACACAGATAGCCACCACGGCCTTTGTGCAAGGTGAAAAAGTCAGTCCAGCCTTTTCTGGCACACCCACAGCACCCACAGCGGCTCCTGGAACCAATACCACACAGATAGCCACCACAGCTTTTGTGCAAGATGTGGCAGGAAACTTGGGCACCATGAGCACTCAGAATGCCAGTTCGGTCAACATCACTGGAGGCACCATTTCTGGCATCACACCTTTGCCTGTGTCGTCGGGCGGTACCGGTGCAAGTAACCCGGCTGGTGCACGAAGCAACCTGGATCTTGGTACCATATCACAACAAAATGCCAACGCGGTGTCCATTTCAGGCGGGGAAATTACAGGTATTGTGGATCTATCTGTGGCCGATGGTGGAACTGGTGCCAGCACAGCCGCTGGCGCACGTACCAATCTTGGGGTTGGAACGTTAGGCACACAAAATTTCAACAATGTAAACATCACTGGCGGAACAATTACAGGTATTTCGCCCTTGCCGTTATCTGCAGGCGGCACAGGCGCACCCAATGCCGCACAGGCCAGAACCAATCTTGGACTGGGCGACTTGGCCACCCAATCTGCCAATAATGTATCAATTTCTGGTGGAGTCATAGAAGGAGTAAATTTACAAAATCTTGCTGGTCCTTTAGACATCATCTGCGGCGGTACAGGTGCAATCAACGTGGTGCAGGCTCGCCTTAATTTAGGTCTTGATTCAATGTCCTTGCAGGCCAGCAACGCCGTCAACATCACCGGTGGTAACATCAGCGGTATCAATCCCTTGCCCATTTTGTCAGGTGGCACTGGAGCTTCAACAGTGGTGCAAGCACGTACTAATCTAGGTCTTGGCAGCATGGCCTTGCAAAACAGTAGCAACGTCAGCATTGGTGGCGGATTTATCAACACCTTGAGTGCGCCTTTGAACATTGCAGATGGTGGTACTGGAGCCACCACAGCTGAGCAGGCTAGAAACAATCTTGGACTAGGTACAGGCGCCACCGCCAATATTGGTACCATGGCTGGTCAAAATCAAAATGCAGTAACAATAACCGGCGGAACCATTGCTGGCATCACAGATCTTGCTGTGGCCGATGGCGGCACAGGTGCTTCTAGTGCTTCACAAGCAAGAATCAATTTGGGAGTACCGTCAACTGGTATTACAATATCGGCTGGCGCAGGTTTGTCGGGCGGTGGAGACCTAAGTGCCAACCGCACCTTAAGCATTGCATCAAACAGCAACGGATTTGGTGTTAGATACATTTCACCAGCATCGCCCACGGGTGGTAACAACGGCGATATCTGGTATCAGATTTAAAGACACTAGATGGCACAGACAATTATCAGAGCTCTAGGATATGTAGGAGCTAGACAAGTTTTTACTTGGCCTAGCAGTGCCAGTTTCAACAATTCAATCACAGCCTATCTGTGGGGTGGAGGTGGGGGTGGTGGCGGTTATGATGCTGGCAATTCGGGTGGTTCAGGCAGCGGTGGTGGTTACAGCCAAGTTACATTTAGTGCCAGCCCTGGCGATGTAATAGAAGTCAGCGTGGGTGGCCCAGGCACGGGTGGTGCCAGCAGTAGAAGCGGAGCTCCTGGCGGTAGTCCTGGCTTGAGCCTGGTCTTAGCAGGCACTGTGTTTACCACTCTAGACATAGCTGGAGTATTTAGAGTCACCAACGGAGCATATTGCACGTTCTTGAACAATTTTGGAGTCTGGAACGAGCCCGGTGGCGGCAGTGCCAGTTTTGGTCGCGACATTACTGTAAACTTCCCCAGTTCAGGTTTTTACACATTTGAGTTTTCAGTAGACAATGCAGGTCAAGTTTATCTCGACGGCGCTACAATTTTCAATCTCCAGGGCGAGTACAATTATGGTAACTCTGTTACTACAAGAGTGTTTGTTGCTGCCGGTAATCGCTTGTTGCAACTGCGTGGACAAAATTTTCATGGACCGGGCAGTTTTGGCCTGACCATTGCGGGCGGATTGGCCTTCAGTGGCGGTCGTGGAGGCAATGCGGGTGGTTCGGGCAGTTCTGGCGGAGGTGGCGGAGGTGGCGGTGCCACAGTGTTGAGGAAAAATGGCACAGTGTTGGCCGTGGCCGGCGGTGGAGGTGGTGGAGGTGGTGCAGGTATCACATCGGGCACTGAGCCTGGAAACGCACCTGGACCATCAGGACAAACCACACCCGGTATTTCAAACGGCAGTGATGGTGGCGACCGCGGTGGTGATGGCGGAGGTGGCGGAGGTGGCGGAGGTGGCAATGCCGGCGGTAACGGCGGACCACAGGCTCCCTATGATACCTGGGGCTATGCGGGTTTTTATGGTGGTAATTTAGGAAACCGCAGCGCCAATCCACAAGGAACCACTGCTGGTTTCACAACCAGTCCATATTATCCTGGCGGCGTTGGTAGAGGTGGCGGTCCCACAGCATCTGGGACTCCTGGCTATGCAGTGTTAGAATTTGAAATAACCGGAAGTTTTGTTAGGAATGGTGGAATATGGAATCCAATACAACAAACCTGGGTCAAACAAGATGACATATGGCAACCCGTGCAAGGAGTCTATGTCAAGTCAGGTGGGGAATGGCAACCTGTGGACGGCACCTTGGCTCCAAATTTCTCAGTGACAGGTGGTTCTTTTGGATACAGTTCTAGACCACAGGGTGGTTAGACACTGAAACTGCTTCCGCATCCGCATGTGGTTGTGGCTTGAGGATTTTTTATACTGAAAGCGGCACCGTATTGATCTTCTTTATAATCAATTTCAGCACCTTGCAAATACTGGCTGCTCATGCCGTCAACTAGGACATTTACTCCGCCTACGTCTAGATCAAAGTCGTCTTCGTTAGTGATTTCGTCTAGAGTAAAGCCATACTGAAATCCTGAGCAACCACCACCTTGTACAAACACACGCAATTTCAAAGCAGGATTTTGTTCTTCGGCCAAGATGTCTCGCAGTTTGGCCACTGCTGATTCACTTACTGTTATCATAATCTTTCGTTGCAAACATTCCAGTCAATAATTTTCCAGATGTTATCGAGATATTTTTCTTTGTCTGATTGATAATCCAGGGCCCAGGCATGTTCCCACCAGTCCACTAACACACATATATCTGTTCTTACCGCATGGTTGGCTATGGTTTTGATGGTACCAGCAGTGCTCAAGTAAACCCACCCAGAACCTTGGATCTTCATTGCTTCTGTTTTAAACGCTTCCTTGAAATCTTCCCAGGTTTTGAAGTTGCTTTCAATGAGTTCTAGCACAGCACCTCGAGGACGATTGGCACCTCGCGGTGGTTGCAGTTGTGGAAAAAACTTGTTGTGTAAAAAACTGCCAGCACGATTGAAGTTTGCGTTGCCTTCGCCAGCATTGTATCTTTTTGCATAGCCCCGAGCCAGGTGTTCATAGTGATAGTCTATGGTTTCCTTGCTCATCACAGGATGCAAGTCACCAGGACCATAGGGCAAGGGCGTGGTTTCCAACTTGGCTGGACGTGTGCTGGCTTCTAATAGTTCTAGATCTTTGCGGATGTCGTGTTGCATCTTGATATTTACCTACGGCGTGTGACCCTGCCACGGGTGAGATCATATGGACTGAATTCTATTTCAACGCGATCTCCCAGGAGTATTTTGATGTTGTGCTGTCGCATCTTGCCAGAAATCACACCAGTTACCAAGGTATCACTCACATCTAATTTGATTCTAAACATGGCATTGGGCAAAACATCTACCACAGTGCCTTCCATTTTGAAACCTTCTTCTTTGGCCATGTGCTAGTTCAACCAGTCGCCAATGATCTGCATGGTGGTAACATTTGTGGTATCAAACAACACGGATTTTTTGTTGTTGCTGTAGAAGCAGGTAAAGTTGTTGTCCACCCAGGGCATCAAGAGTTCTAGATTGACCGGATCTTTGACATCAAACAACCACAAATACAAGTCGGTTCGTTTGACCGGGCTGTCGCTTTTTCTATAGGCGCCCACCAAGCGTCCGTAGTTCCACTCCCACTCACCAGTTTTTTCTGTCACAACATTGCAATGAAACAGTTCACTGGGCTGTATCAGTTTGGCCACGTCTTCGGTGCAGTGAACTTCAAGGCTGATTTTTCCGTAGTTTTTGATATTCTTTTGCCAGAAATTATGCACAGTTACACCAGCATTGATGTGTGGCAAGGCCTGATCTTGTTTGTCGTAAATGGTGTGTCTGATCACACTGCGACAAAATTTTGGCAGGCTTTGTTCACGTTCTTCCAGACTGATTTCATAGTCAAGATTAGTGAGATGAAACATGGCGTCAAATTCTTGTGTGCTGGAAATACGTTGACACGAATGCAACAAAGGCATGCTGTGTCCCTTGGGTACCAACAACACCAGACTACCAAGAGCCAGACCACTGCAGGCAAGAGCCGCAAATCTGGTTGCACCTGCACCAAGCTCAAGTTCACCTGCCGAGTTCAAGGTAGCAAACAAAGGCAACAGAAACTCTTCGTGTTGGCGTGTCTGACAGAGATGTTGAACAAAACCCAGATGTTTGTAGTCGGTATTCATGTAGGCCTGTTTTATGGCCTGGATTGTTTGATTGCGCCAGCGCAGATTCAAGTCATGATCAAGATGCCGACACACATAGAGATCACCCAGTGTCAGACAGTATTCAACCCAACCAAACTGTGCGCCATCAACTTCGGTGCTGAGAGTCTTGCCTTCTTGACTGTCAGAACGATAGCTGATTTTGGTTTTTATGCTAGTATTATTCATGTTGTTATTTAATCAGTCTCCAGCCTAGGTCTGCAACAGTTTGCCATAGCAGGGTGTCATTTTTAACATCTACAGGTTCAAGCCCAGTTAAATCCTGTTTGAGCACACAGTCACAGTTTATGTAAAACTCTTCCGTGGTGCGTTGGCGCACAATATTGGTCAAACCCATGGGCCTGGTATGCAAACACATTTGCCAACTCAAGCCCACCACTAACCAATGCTGTATATTCCAGACCTTGTTGTATTCAAAAAAACGCACAGGATCAGTCACATCAGCAATCAAGCACTGGCGTGCCACCAAGTGGTCACGCAGAACCGGACTGAGTGGGCCAAAATCATACATGGCACTACCATAGCATGCGCTTACAGCTATGTCAAACTTGAATTTTTCCAGCACCGGCAACATGTTACGACAGAATCTATCTAGATGGGGATTGTAATCATTTGAGGGCCAACAGTCAATCATGATTAGTCCGCGTATGTCAGGACAGGGTTCTTGATATTGTTGTAGTAGACTGGGAAGTGTAAGCATTAGCGACGCATTTTACTTATATCGCGAGCCTCATCATCGGTAAAAATTGGCACAGCATTGGACTTGTGCATGGTACCAATGCCCTTGATCTTGGTGCCTGTATAGGCTTGATCGGTGTGTTTTACACAGGCCACCCAGCCGGTGTCGCGACTCTCAATGTGCGGAGTTTCACGACCTGGAGGAGGTGTCAGTTTAACTGAAAGTGTACCCCGGGGCTTGGGCGGTGGTGCCGGGGTACGGCTGAATCGTGGCGCCATCTTTTTGAAGTTGCCCAGGCGTTGTTCCCATTCTTCTTGTAACAGTTCTGCACGTCGTTTGGCTTCAGCACTGGCCCATTTGCGTGGCCCACGCTTCTTACCAGTGGTGCTTAACCAGGGACCTTCAAGATGCATAGTCATAAAAAGACTCCTATTTCACTATACTAGTATTATAACACGATAGGAGTTTTTGGTCAACCGTTTATTTGAACAGGATCATGGCCATGATAACCGCCTGGGTTATAAAGCCCAAGCCAATGGTTATGATGTTCAGCATGTCACGCTGGACTACTGCACGGAAGAACAACAAGATCAGGCCGGCCCACATGAACAACACAATGTCTAGATTTGGAACAGTGTCCGAAAGTCCTGTGAGCAAGGCCAGTAGTGTGGGTATGGTGGCACAGTGTATGACCACTACTGCCAACCAGCCCAGAGTTTCAGCACTTACTTTGGGCAAGTGTTGTTCTAACCAGGTTCTTGAAGAATTCAACCAAGCGTCTAATTTGATTATCATGTTTAGATTTTTTCCGCATAAAAAATGTGTCTCCCAAATTTACCTACCACGGGTTTGCCCCATTGTGGTTTCACATAGTCTGCATGAAAATAAAGTGCGTTTTTCATGCTGGGCAGTCTGAAACCTTCTAGTAGGACCTTTTTCGCTACTTCTTCTGCTTCTTTCCAGTGTGCTGGATATATGGGTCGGATCTTGCTGGATCCATCACAGAACCAGGAAAACTGACATACTACCTTGTCATACACAATGTTCTTTTGATAAACCACACCGCAGATGTCTCGGGCAAAACGTCCCGACTCCACACGGTTGATGGTGACCTGTGCCACAGCGACCTTGCCTTCAAAGGGCTCGGTTGCGGCTTCCCAGTAGATGTTGCGTGTCAAGCAATCCAACTGCTTGGCTCGATCAGCGGCACTGACAAAGCCTTGACGTGCCGCTTCGTTGGTGGCACGCAGAGTTTCTAATTTTGTGTCGGTGACAAACAGCACTGCCACGACCACGGCCATGAAACTGATGGCCTTTACTACTATACTGCCTAGATTGGACTTTGAAGTTGCCTTCATAGTTTTCTCCCGTCAGCTTAGTGAGCTGTTCACCGGAGTGCCCAGGATGGGCGCATTGACAAAGATTTGGGCAAAAGAAAAGACCTCGGGCCTCCTTTGGCATACTCTCCGAGCGCGGCTTTGTTTCTCACCGGGCCTGTACCATTTGTCAATGAAGAGGATTTCCGAAGTCCTCTTTGATCAGCTTTGCGGCACTGACCGATCCGTTGTGGAGTAGAAGTTGGGTGTAATCCTCCGCTGATCGATTCTACGACAGCCTGAACTGGTGTTCTACTCCATAAAATACTTAGTAACTGATCAATATCAGAAACAAATAAAGTCATTTTTTTAACACTTTTTACCATAATATACACATATTATAGCACGACTAAGTTTTAAAGTCAATCTCGTTCAATTAGATGTCTTTTTTGCTCGATCTTACTCCAATGATCAGCATCAGGCAAAGCATCAACTCGTTTGGTCATAGACGGCCATAATTGAGCTAACTCTGCATTGAGCGCAATAAATTCTTGTTGATCTCCAGGAACATCATCTTCGGCATAAATCGCATTTACTGGACATTCTGGTACGCAAACAGCACAATCGATACACTCGTTGGGATCAATTACAAGAAAATTTGGCCCTGCTCGAAAACAATCTACTGGACACACATCTACACAATCAGTGTAACGGCATTTGACACAGGCTTCGGTTACAACAAAAGTCATATTACTCCTCGAATTTACAAACTGGGATTGGCGTCATTTTGTGCATGTTTTGGGCACGCAGTTCTCGATAACGTTTTAATTTTTTCCTGTCTTGTGGCGCGGCTCCAAATCCCGCCGCATCCAACTGCATCATGGTTTCCAGTTCAGGATAGGTCATGCCCAACTGATCTTCATCGGTGCGTCCATCAGCCCAGAGTCCGTCTGTGGGTGCGGCATCAATGATTTCCGGCATGATGCCAAGCTCGCGACCCATGGACCATACGTCGGTCTTCATGCAGTCGCCAATGGGGCTGATGTCCACACCACCATCGCCATACTTGGTAAAAAAGCCCACACCAAAATCCTCGACCCGGTTACCGGTGCCAACAACAATGCCACTATTGCACTGTGCAATTTGATACAAGGTCATCATGCGTAATCGACTACGGCTGTTGGCAAAGGCCAACTCGTTGTCAAACACTGTGCCCATGGCTCGTTCAAATTGTTTAAAAGTAGGTGTAAGATCCAAGGTGTAGTTTTCAGCATTGGGATATTGTGTGGTCAACCAGTAAGCATGCCCTACGCTGAGTTCATGAGTGTGTTTGCTCTGTTTTATGGGCATGCACACAGCCATGGTAGGGATACCGGTGCGAGCACACAAGGTGGATACCACAGCTGAGTCAATGCCGCCCGATACTCCCACCACAAGAGTTTTGATCTTGTTTTTGGTGGCGTAGCTTTTGATCCACTTTGTAATATAATTAATTCTTTGTTTGGGCGTCATTCTATTTCTGGAGCGGGCATGGCTTTGATACGATCCCAAGTGGCCTGTTTATCCTTAATATGCTGTTCTAGCTTGCGATATTGTTCACCCAGCTCACGCAGGTCCTCCCACTCCTTTTCCAATTCTGGATTGGGTTGGAACAGGCTCAAGCGTTCTTCGATCCTTTTGACCGCTGCTACCAGACTCCAGCCATTGACTTCTACATCAGCGCCTTCACCGTTGAGTTGGATTCGGCCGCTGGTAGGACTTTGTGTGAACCAAGGTGTTGCGTTGGTTCCAGTGGAGTAAATGGTGTTGGACAACGAAAGATTACCAAAGGTAACCGAAGGTGAAATACTGGCTCCAATAGCACCAGTCACAGTGTATGGACTGGTCAGGCTCATGTTGTCCAAAGCCGAGGTAATGGTTATGGTATCATTTGCAATGTCACTGGCAGTGGGAGTGCTCTCGTACAAGGCAAAGTTGTTGTTTAGGTCCCACTCCTTGACAATTTCCTCCAAGCGAGTGGGTGCAGATATTTTGGGTTCCATTACTTGGCGCTCAAGGCTTCTTTTTCTGCTGTGATTTCTTTGCGTCGCTCTTTGATGGCTTTGGACATTTCTTGCAGGGCTTTTCTAGCGCGAGCAGCAGATGCTTTAACGCCTTTGCCTGTGAACTTGTCATTTTCGGCGATGTAGGTTTCGAATGCGGTTTTGATTGCTTCATGATTGGTCATTTTTGTTCCTTGATTAAATGTGCAGAATGCACTTTGTAATTATACGGCAAAAGTGCAGGGTGTCAAATATTAATATGCCGTTTTAGCCAAGGATCCCAAACTGCCAGATTGTCCCAACCATGAGTCCAGGTCACAATAAACAAACTTAAAGTATTGTGATCAAATATGTGCATGCGGTTGTCCTCCACTCTTGCAGATATAGATTTGCTGGTTTGGGTCCATCGGATCAGGCGATCACGGGCTGAGCTGTCTCGGTAAATCACTGTGAAAAGAGGTTGTTCGCTTCTGTAAGTTGATAAGGTCATGCTAGTGTATGGTTTGATCACTGCTCCTTGGTTCAGTGATCTCGTTTACATACTTAGCAAACTTGTCGTCCAAAATGACCATTTCATCGTCGTGCTCGGCAGCACGGTCGGGGTCTACACCCATGACACGCATGAGACCGCCCACGTGTACTTCGGTGATGCCATGATGATACAACACCATCATGAGCTCGTACATGAGCACACGAACTTCTTGTTCCAATTTTGGATCGTCTAGCATACTATAATTTATGCTTGAAAGAAAGTGCCCGGCTACCTTATGTCAAAAGGCCCCGGGCTGGAGTATCATCGTTATCTAGTTCCGCACTAGCCGCGTAGTAGGTTTTAGTCTAACCTACCCAACCCCACACCGTTCTGGTTGATGCGTTACCCCAGGTATAACCCCCTGGACGGGTGACATTGGTTTTGCTACTGGACTATTTGCTGTAGATCATATGCGTTACTCGAGTTTACATCTTATCTCTACAGTTACTCAGGTCTGATCAAACCCATGGCTTCCAATAGCAAAACCAATATCAGGGGACTTATGGTCTGGGCCTACACCCAGCGTCCGGCCCCTGAGCAATTAGGCTACTACTGCATCTACAGACTTGACAGCGGCCTTGGCTTTTAAACCTTTGCCAGCTACTTTGACTTCGCCTTTCTTGGCAACTTTGGTCTTTTCTGCCAGCTTGTTGGCTACTGCATAACCTGCATCGCCACTCTGACCCAAGCTCTGCAAGTGCTGGAGAGCTTCCAACTTGGTCATTGCACGTGGCAATTCGATCAAGTTGATGTCAGTGCAACCTGCCTTGTTTAGGATCTTGATACGAGCTACCAAGTCGTTTGCAAAACGTGCCTTAACAGTACCGTTAGGGTTTTTTGCTGTGCCTGCTACTGTGAATAATTTTTCTGCTGCCATTTTGTGTTGCCTTTCTAAGTTGCCGTACTAGTTGATTAAATTTACTACCTTACTACAATAACCATTATACTTGATATTGGTGTCAATGTCAACCATAATAGCTATATCTGGTTAGCCAAAACTGCCTTATTTGGCAGCTTCACGGCTGTACTCTTGTACTTTGGTCACGCCAGCATCCAGCATTCTTGCTATACCAGTGAATCCCACTGTGGCAATGACCAAACCAAAAATAGTTCCAATTATGAAGTTTTTCATTTGGTGTTCGTTCCTTGGTTGGTGGTTGATGAAGTTTTAGAGCCTGACATTTTGTCCCGTGTCCACTCGGCTGATTTGGTAATGTCGGTGCCCATACCGGCCACAGTATTGCAACCGGTCAATAACACCACTGCTACCACAATCAGAGCCATGACTCCCAGGGTTGGCATGTTCAGTGCCAAAAAAGCCAATATACGATCTTTCATGTTGCCTCCTGCTTATCTACTCAAATTGATCACACGACCTTGGAAATCCATGAAGCTGGTTCTCCAAGGAACAAACACAATCTTGCCAACTCGGCTGTGTTCACCTTCGGCCAATACCTCGCCGCCAAACACGTCTCGGGTGACACGAATTTTATAGGCTTGGTAACCTTGGGTTGTGTCGCCACTGTCAATGACTTCGCCCTCTACAAAACAGTCTTCACGACCCACCATGGGTTTGAAATCATAGCCACGAATTACATCACCGTTTACGATTGTTAGTTCCATTTTCTAGCTCCTTTTTAATTACTATACATATATTATAGCAAAATGAGCTTTTTTGGTCAACCGTTTTATAGGGGCTGTAAGTCACTGATTTTAAACTCCAAAATGCTGTCTGGATAGTCAAATTCGCTGGAATCGTCAATAATTACTGCTTTATTTCCATGCAATTCAATGACTTGCCCTGTAATGCCGGGCTGATCTACTACTTGCACAAAATCGCTGATGTTGATCATGCTACCTCCAAAAGATTTGCTGGTACATTGTAACGGCCTTGGGCGGTATCTACCAAGACATATTTCTGTTTGATTCGGTTCACTGTGCCCTGAACATCACGTCCTTGTTTGGGATGATAGAATTTCACACTCAAACCCGGACGTAGATCACGTTTGACTTCGTTGCCCAACTGGCTACGGGCAAACTTGAGAGCACGGGCCACCATTTCCAATTCACGGTTGTCCAGGCGACCACTTGTGAGTTCTGCAACAATTTGATTGACATTCATTCTGCGGCCTCCCAGGCTAAAAATCTACGTTCCATTTCTGCTTGATAACACTCAAGTATGACCTCGTCCGTGATGCCACGACTCTGCGATTCTTGATAAAGTTCAATTTTGGCTTCAAGTTGTTGAGTGGTCAACTGGCGTATTTGTTGTCTAAATTCATTGAGACTCATGTTAGTTGGCCTCATATGCTTGACGAACACGCTCACAGAACTCGGCACGAATCCGGGCTGCCTGTTTGGGTGTTAGTCGGACATTGTCGTCAACTGCAAGTTCAGAACGCTTGATTTTTACTGTGCGAGCTTTCTTGGGTTTTGCAAACGGATTTTCATCACGAACTTGTGCGGTATAAAATGCTTCAAGTTCTCGGGCACCGTTGGCATGATCCAAACGAAGCAGTTCTTTGGCAGCATCAGATTTGGTGTAAACATCATTGATAATACGCATGTAAACTTCTTCGCCCAAGGCTTCTAACTGTTCAACACGTTTTTGAGTTGTAGCAGTGCGGAAACGCATCTTGCCTGTTTTGTCACGACTGTAACCTGCGTATATAATTGCGTCTTTCATATCAGCTCCTTTATCAATTACTATACCAATATTGTAACAAATCGGGCATTTTTGGTCAACCAAAATACAGTGTGCTAAGTCATTGATTCTATTAGAAAAAATATCTTTATAGATCAATGACTTAGCAGATACCCCTTAGATATTGAAATATTCGTAATGTTTGGCTAGATCCCAGACGCTTTGATCAACTGGAGTGCCATCATATGTTTCAATATCAATGTTCAACAGTTGATATCGTTGCCAAAACATCCAAGGATTTGGAGTTTTCTTTGTGAGTTTGTTAGACCCCAAAACAGCATTGGCATCGGGCCGGATCAAACACGTAGGCGCATTCAACGCCTGCTCGATAGTGATCACGCCACCGATCAACATGTTGCGAACAGTACGCAAAGGTATTACATGCTCAAACACATTACCTTTCTTTTCGTACACGCCCACCTGGCGGTAGTGTGCTTTGATCTTGCCGGCAATGACATAGTCATGGTATCTACGTATCAAGTCATCAATTTCATCGCGTATCAATCTGCCACGTTGCGTGATCTTGGTCAGTTTGCGATAGGTTGCCAAATGCCGTTCAAGTTCACTGGTAATAAAATCAGTGGTTTCAACATAGGCCTGACCATTCCTTACCACACGATCCGGTTCAACATCACGAAATGATTCTATTTGTTCTCTGATCAACATTAGAATAGGTCCTTTTTAGCTGGGCTGAACGAGGTTGAAATATTCAATCTAGGCAAGCGCATTGGATTGCCGTCATCATCTTTCCAGGATTTGGCCAGTTGGTGCCAGAAAAAAGTACCTCCTTGTGCCCAGTCCTTGTTGAGTTTGACACCCGGACGTAAGCTTTCGTCCATGTCAGCATGGTAACGTTCGTGCCACTTGGTATAGGCCGATCCCACACGATCCCAGTACGGCCCGTCTTCATTGAATTCAGCACCAAACAAGGAAATACATAGATATGCCAGGCTTTCAATTTCGCTGTCAGTGTAATCCATGTTGCTGCTCATACGCAAGAAACCCAGAATGATAGGAAGTTCTTTAGTGTTGATTGGTCTTGGATGCACCGACAGCACAGTGTTGGCATATATTGTGAATTGCCGTACCATTTCTGGTGTCACTGTGTCATTGGCAATATCACCAGGACGTGTAATAGCACCGGGCTCGTTGTCATCAAAGAACTTGCTGTCAGTCAAGAACAAGTCAACGGCTTCGAGATGTTGTTGCTTTTCCTCAACTGCCATCCAGTCAGCGTCAACAACTCCATCAAGACGCACCGCGTGAATTTGCTGAGTAATAAAATCAATCGGCGACAGTAATTTTTTACCTTCTTTACCGTTGCCTTTAAGAAATGTCATGCGGCATTCAAGACGATTCTGCATGTCATACTCTACCACAGGGATTTCTACACAATCAGGATCTTGACCAAAAATCATTGTGGCAATAATCCAAAACGCAATGGCTGTGTGCTGGCCATCCCAGCTGGCAAAAAATTCATCATCAGGGCCATAGATATCAGGTACTTGAGATTTTGGTACATGATAAACTTGAACTGGCATGGCTTGATAAGCCACAAAATCTTCGATGATTTTCAAAACCCAGTTTATATCAAGTTGTCGCTGTATGGTGGTATCCACCAAGATGCGACCAAGTTTACGTCGGATGGCCCGACACAATCTAAACTTAGGATCGTCGAAACTTTTGATATTGGGATATTTTCTTTCAAATGCCTTGATGGCCAATTTGAGCCGGGTATTGACAGAGTTCTTCTGTTCAATCGGCATTGATGCTAGGACTTCATTCCATCTATCTTTGAGGCTTAGATAGATACTGGCACCATTTTGGTACTTGGAATTCACCGCTCGCGCATGAGTGCGACTTGTAGGTGTTGTAGGTATTGCCATTTTGTTTCCTTTCAAATTGTAAGTTGTAGCGATTTTATATTCACTACAGACTGTGTTGTCTGGCACCATTGCCAGACATAATTCATTATACTACTATGTTACTAAATGGTCAACCACAAGGTGTTGTTTTTTTACAACACTCTTACTGCTACTTTTTGATGCTTGGAAACACGCCCAATGTATTCATACCGGATTTTGTACTTTTTGACATGTTCTTGCCAGGCACGAAATTCATCCAGTTGCCAGCCTGGATAGTTCATGTATTCGTCAAAAACAATCACAGTGCCTGGCACGATGTTGTGGCGTAGGTTTTCTAATATGGTCACGGTGCTGGAATACAAGTCACAATCTATATGCAACAATTTAATGGGCTTGCGACCGTGTTGTTTCAAGAACGGGGGCAAGGTTTGATCAAACCATCCCACCACCAGTTCACAGTTGTTTCTCACTCGGGGCAGAGTTTTTCTTGCAAAGAATCCACGGCGCATACGGCTGGTCCAATCTTCAGGCAAGCCTTGGAAGCCGTCGAACCCATACACAGTATCGCTTGGAAACCAACGAGCAAACTGATTAAGTGTGCGTCCAGTGGCCACTCCAAACTCCAATGTCAGTCCTTGTGCCAAGGAGCCTTTGATCTGGGTGGCGGCCACCCACCGATGCAAATCATAGTCGGTGTCAAAGTTTGGAACTGTTCGCATGTGCTCTAGCACATAACGAGCCGACTCTTCAGATGCCAATCTTATGGCAGAGAATTCTGTGTCAATGACGTCTGTGTATTTGCCTAGGAGACATTTTTCTTTGAGAGTGGGTTGAGGATAACGCCACCACTCCTGGATTTTATCTAGTGTTCTATACAAGTCCATGATGTAATTATACACAACGGCAACGGTTAAGTCTAGCCTGTCTTGCCCGTTCCCAGCTTTCGTCCAGGCCGACACGGAAGATACGATCAAAAATTTGATCGGAGATATCATACCCTAGTTCTTGTCGAGCTTCATAGTAATCATAAGTTATGTTCCAGCGTGCACCTGTGTTGTCCTTGCCGTGTCCATCATATAAGGCTATTTTGGTATGCCATTGGAACAACAATCTATCTAGTGTTTCCTTCCAGTACCAGCGACTCCAAGTCGACGTGGCTCTGGCCAAGGCTTCGCGGGCTGAATCTAAACGATTGCCCAAGGCTTCAATTTCAGCACCGATAAATCTATAGTTTTTTAAATCGATGTTAGGATCCAGTGTAAATTTTTTAGTTTTTAATTTCATTTGAGTAGTATCTTGTAGTTGTCAATAGTGTTTAGTGCAAAAGATCTCCGCCATCCACACCCCAGAATACCGATCCACCAGCATCATATCGTTCTTGCATGGTTTTTTCCATGACAGCTTCCTGCACCAATACCAATACTTCATCCACTTCACTCTTGGTCAACATGTTTTCGGGCAACTTGCCTTCCAACACTGCCATCACAATCATTTCACGTTCTGGGGTCAATTTTAAACTCCTTTATTGTATTGTAAACAACAAAAAATTATTGGTCAATCAAGACCATTTCATTATGAAAGCCAGGTAATCACGCTCTTCGTCAAAAAAGAAACAATAACGTCCAGGTTTGATATCTGAACTGATTTCTATCAATTGCCACCGCCACTCGCCTGATATTTCACTTTTACACCAGTTCAGTACATGTTCTATTACGCCAAAAGGCTTGATGATTTCATGAGCATGGTGAAAGCTGTCGCGATCCCGCATCCAACTCATAGGTGTTAATTTTTTGTCTCCCTGCTTGCGTTTGAGTCTAAGCTGGGTCATAGATTAGTCGGTTCAAATACTGCCGGGGTATGCCCCAGAAATCGTAGCTGTCCACAATGTCACGCACATAACCCGAACCTGGTGTACCGGTCTTGGGTTCATTCATTTCGTAGAAGAAAAATTGTACACCATCCTGGATCCAGGTACGTTTGGTGTAGTAGTAGGGAAACCCTTCAAAACGATCCAAGGCCTGCTCACACTCGGCAGTAAGGCTCCATAGCACTCCCGGACATTCCGCACCCGGTTTGGGTTCTACAGTGGCATGACAATAAAACTTTAACTGCCAATCACGCAACATAAAAGCACCCTTGGCCTGTGCGTTGGGACAACGCCACTGCATTTGGCCTGGGTGCATGTTGGCTCCGTAGGCAAAGTACAAGTTATCTGTAGTCATATAAATGTGCTAGAGCACCGTATTTGAGTTTCATAAAAACTGCGTCTTGATCCGTGCGGAAAAACCAAGTCATGTGTTCAGTTGAGATATCTGTGACATAACGATCGCCGGGTAAACCAAAAGTTTCCACGCACCAGATGCTGATGTCGTTCCACTGGGTTTCGTTTTCAGCACCGGCACCCCACTGTATGGTCACTGGGTAGTCATATCCTGATTCACGCAACGTAGCGTTTCCTGATATATTTGTCACACCAGGCTATGTCACCAGGAGCATAATACAAGTGATTGTCAGTTATACCAAAACGATTGCAAAAACTCTGACCATATCGCTGACCGTGCAAGGCTTCCCAGATAAAATCTCGTCGCCACAGTTCATAATCTTCTTCAGTAATAGAGGTTTGTTCTTGCCCCGACCTATCAGCAAAAGCCACAAATTGTTCAAACACTCGTTCACCAGTCATTACAATACCTTTATTAAACCATAAACGTAAACCAACAATAAACTAGCATTGACCACAATCAGGCTCCATTCACGCCACATAATACTGGTGATCAACCAGGCCAGGCTACCCAAATTCAGCAGGTAAATGCTGGTAGGGTGCAGGCCTTCCACTATGGCCAAGGCAGCCAGCAACATGATACCAGTGCTGACCCACTTCATTGTCTCTGTTGCAGATATATTCTTCATCTTACTATTATACTACATGATTACCATTGTTGTCAACTTCCACCCAGGTATAATCTCCCAACCATTTTACCCGGCAAACGTATTCCCAATCCAAGGGTTGACCGGTGGTCCAATCTTCAGGTCCGGTTTGAGTCAATAAGGTTCCGCCGTGTCTAAGATCATGTGCCAACCAGTAACACTGCCCGTGATAGATTTGGAAACTGTATCGGGCCGCGTGTACCCAATCGGTTATTTCCAATCGACGTCGGACCGATTCGGCCTGCTGTTGTAAAACTGCTACAAGAGTCATGATACGATCATATTCCTGTTGAGCATGCATCCTGGCCACATTGACCATGATGTCTTTTTGCTTTTCCACAGGTATAAGATCAAACGCAGGGCCACCAACTTCGGTGGGATATGGTGTGACATTGCGGTTGATGAATGCCACAAGATCGCCGCCCACTTCCATGTCAGCACTGGTCCTACCATCCGCAACGTTTGATTTGATCTTGGTCAAGGGATTGTTGGGATCATCGGGTGGCAGAACGAATCCCATCAGTCCCAGAGATTTTCGTAGTATTTGCCAAACAAGCGGAAGCCATTGGTGATACGAGCTTGTACCTTCTGGGCACCTTCGGCATCATATACATGAGTGTCATTGGGTCCTTTGCGCATTTCATAGAAACGGTGCTCGCCCTTGGGCACTTCGTTGCCATCCTTGTCCACTGGCACCCACTTGATGTCATGCTCGCCGCTGTGGAACTCCGCGGCCCAGTCATCTTTGGCCTTCATTTCAAAGGCAAAGATCATTTCGTCCAGGATCCAGTCCCAACGCTGGTAATGTAGGCTGTCGGTATCCCACTCGTATTCCTTGGGTTGGGCCATGTGGCTACGCAAGTATTCAGGCACATCCTCATCGTCAGTAAACGGAGCACCATGCTTGGTTTCTCGTAGTTGTCGGAGCATGGGCAAAATAATGTCAGCTAAGGTATGATCCATGCTCCAGGTATCCCAGCGATCAATCCGCACATAGTCGATGCGTGGGTGGATTCGGTCCAAGAACCACTGTATGGCTTGACTGACGGGGCTTAGCCGATCGGCCCAGCGTTCTACCCAGTCCGGTGGTTCAATGTATTTGTATTTGCCGTCGGCTTCGTCAATGGCCGTTTGTAAAGTGCTCTTGCGACTGCACTTTGACCAGTCAGTCCAAAAGAATACATAGTCCAAAATTTTGTACGGACTGATCCAATGACTGCGATAGCACGATTTATAAACTTTCATTTTAATCCCTTGTCTTCCATTCCTTGTTTGTACCAGTCGATGAATTTGTTGTCTTCAACCGATCGCAAACTGATCATTTGCCCATTTTCAAATTCTGCTTCATACTCAATCCAGGCATCGGCTCGATATCCGCCGGCCTCCTGGTTTTCACGATAAAATCTTACAACGCCCGAAAGATCTTCACACAATTTCCAGTGTCGATTGTGTTGCTCAATGTAACCACCAAACAAAGCACCAGGATCTGCAACCCACTCGGCTTCGTACTGCTCTTCCCATATTCTACCCTGCTCGTCTATGCGATATTCATCACATAGTTGACGCGGTGTGTCCTTGCTTTGATACCGGTGGCCATCGAACTCCAGCCAGTCAAACATGCCCATTATTTAATGCCTAATGTTGCTGGACAGTGATCCAGTTCCTGCACTCCCGGACCTTCGTAAAAATGTGCATCGGCATCTATGATCTTGATACGCATGTCTGTGTGACGAATATCATAGTCCTTGAAATCATAGTTGGCATCATACTGTCTAAACACATAACGATCTCCGCCGCACCAGATCAAATAGCCAACTTCTCCATTGGCCGTGCGTGATTTTGGTTTTACCATGTGCTTACATCCGTAATGTTTACTGTGGTATCTGTGTCTTTGTCAGCGTCACCAAATGCGTTGAACTTGACTACAATGCCAGTGCCGATGCCACTGCTGTGATCTGTTTCTATAGTGAACCATTCTACTTCTTTGAAGTGATTGGTTATTTCAAACAACTTTTCTAACTGCCTACGATTTAATGCTATTTCTGTCATTACCATGTGCCGTCATCCTTCCAAGCTCGTACAGTTAAAAACAACCATCCCACTGTGATGGTTTGGGAATGTGGGCCAGCCCACTCGTCCTGGGCCCAACTGTGCCAGAGCATCCAACGCCAGTGCGCTGGATTCACAGTTATTATAACACTGGCTCCGCTGTATCGCAACCATTTAAACATCTCGAACTCCGCTTTCTAGCCACTGTGCCAAGGGTTCATATTCGATTCGGCTCCAATCAATTTCTTCAGTCAGCACGTCAATCTGGATGCCTTGTTCCTGGGCTTTGTCAATCATATTACTCAAAACTGTGCCGCCATAGCCGTTGGTGCCATACCTGTCAGCATGGCATCGATACACCGAACCCGAACTTCCATCAAACTCCCAATAAGGATCTGCCCAGGTAGCACGAACAATACCTGAATTCAACTTCCAAGAATCTGATCCGGCATATCCGCCCGACCAGGTGGCAAACACCTTGTATAACACTTCGGTGGGTGCGTGTATGCGTATGACCATCCAACGGTCTGGGGTATAGTCTGTCATCAACTTCCTCCTCCTACAAATGCATGATGCATCAAATAATTAATCACACTGTCTGATCCCTGTGCCCATTGTGCCTCGGGTGTGCGATCATCAAATGCCCGATTGGGACTGGTCCACCAGTCTTCAACATGGTCTGAGCCAACCAAGCTGGCCACAAGATTGTTGGCAATGTTGCGAAATTCTTGTTCAGTATTCATCAGTATAAGTCCACGTAAATGAGTTCAAACTCTTTAGCCCGTTGCTCGTACTGCACGTAGCCTCTGGGATTACATAAAATCCTTGTTCCGCCCACACCATAGTCAAATGGGTCATGAGTGTGACCGTGTATCCATAACTGTATCTGTGGATTGTCAAGAATAAACTCATCCATGTCTGTGATAAAACAACCGTTCATTAATTTGTCATGCGCATATTTTTCATGAATACTGCCTTTGCTGGGCGCATGATGAGTTACAACCACCACACGATTGTCTGTGCGACCACTCTCACGATAATTATCCATGCAGTTTTGTAGATAACCCACCATGCGGCTATGATCACGCAAGGCATGTTTGGGCAAGAACTTCCAGCTTACTGTGTCGTCTGAGTTCTTGACACCGTGATAGTCGTTCATGGCCGTGGCCGCATTGTGCATGGTAAACGTGTCCATGTCATTGAAGTCGGTCCACAAGGTGCCGCCGTGAAAGTCATAGCCATCTATCTCAACACTTTGCTTGTCTAATAAGGTGATGTTGGTGATATGGTGTAGATCACAAAATGTTCTAAACCGCTCAGTACCCTTGGCAAAGTCTCCGCTGTAGTGTTCGTGGTTGCCCATGACATACAAGGTTCTAGGAAACTCTGCGCTCACACGCTGAAAGAAACCTCTGGCTCGATCGCCACGCTCGCTTTGCTTGTCTAGGTCCTTGAGCATGACAATGTCGCCGGCAAGAATCAAGACATCGGCACCCTGTTCGTTCACAAGGTTGATGTCTCCAAATTCCACATGTAGATCAGATGCTATGGCCAGCTTCATTTTTTTCCTGTTCTTTTAGTTTGCTCAATTCGGCTTTGAGTCGTTCAACTAGGGCCGGATCTCCGCCGCTCAAGTAAGCAGTTTTGTCTGGATACTGTTCGCTGAATTTTTTACGAATTTCTGCGATATCCACACCTTGGCACAAGAACTGACGATCGGAATCTCTGTAGGCATAAAGTTGTCCACCGTCTTCTTCAACTATGAGCCCAACAAGGCTGGCTCTGACTTCCTGTAGAGTTTCTTTTACCATGGAATCCAAGTCATTGTGAAAACGCCGTATTACCAACCAAACATAAAGTGCCACAGCACCAATGCCTAGGCCCGCACCAATCAATATGCTTACTACCAAACCTGTGATATCGTATTCCACTATTTTAGTCCTTTGGCTTCTAGGCCTTCTTTGTACCACTCTGTGAGTGGTTCGGGTTCTTCATCTTCCACATAACCAAACGCTTCCTCGGCCAACTCCAAATAGCCTTCACGGTCGGTTTGTGCGTCCCTATGATCATCATCTAGGTATTCGCCATCATAGCTCACACGACCCGCAAAGGCCATGCCAGGTTCCCAGTATTCCAGAGAGAACTGCACACGTCCGTCCATAGCCGCCCAGGTATGGAAGGCTTCCACACAAGGTCCCCAGGCAGTGCTGAACTCAAATGTGATTGAATCTTCTTCGGGCTGATGTTCAAAATACACATCTGAAACGTCCCACTTAGTTCCCCAGTTGTTGACTCGCCACATGTACCAATCTTGGTCTCCTTCATACTTGGGTTCAGGCACCATCCAACTCAAGAGAGGGGTATCTTCCCGGTTTAGGATTTCTGTGATTTCTGCAATCACCGGAGCAGGACCTGAAATGGTCGCACGATTTGAACACCAATTGGGCATGTCATCCTCTATTTACTTGTAAAACTATATTGTAGTTGATATTGAATAATTGGTCAATTAAAAGAAAAGCCCCGGCATTGCACCAGGGCCATTGAATGATATCACCGAATGGGATATCAGATTGGGATTTAGACCAAACCCATTGCAAGAGCTTTGTAACCAGCTGCAACAACCTTGCGACTTGGCTTGCCAATCACATACTCTGTCACTTTAACACCATTACCAGCTTTGCGGCTGTTGGCGTAGACAGCGAAACCAGCTTGGCGAATACGGCTTACTTCGGCCGAAATATTCTTGATACCAAAACGCTTGGCAGCCTGGCTGGCGGTCACAGTTTCACCACTGTGTAAAGCATTGAACAACTTGTAAGTCTTAGTTTCTGGATTGAAACGCATCATTTTAAATTACCTTTCTAAAAGATAGCTGTTTGCACAGCATTTTGTTATTATACAATTCATGATTGCACAATACAATATCTTTTGGAGAATAAATCACCAAAATTGTAGGATTTGGCCAAGCAGTCTAGGTGAATTGCTTGATGTGTCGGCATTGATTCCTAAATTTGAATCCAGAACAGGTACAGGTCCATACCTCGTTCTCTTTGGTCATAGTGTACTCATCGCCTCGACTTCCCACAACTTTATAAGTCTGACCAACTGGTGTTGATTCCGGTATTTGATAATTGTAACTGTTGGCAACTTCCTTGAACTGGCGCCCACGTGTGTGGAACTGCATGGGTTTATTGAATTCAATGACTTCGTTGGTACCTTGTTTGACATAAGCATACAATTTGCTTTTGCTGTCATTTAAAAGATAAACATGGTTGGCCCAGTTACCTTTCCATTTGGTGGTTTCAAGAAAAAATTTCATTGCGTCACCATGAACTATTGTAAAAAACACGCAGACCTAAAAATAGTTCTGCCCTGGCGTTTTTGATAAACTCAAGATCTTGTTCTTGGTAGTAGTCGTCCGACGGGTTACCAAAAAAGAATCCCGGTGTCACTGGCAACTCTTTGTTCCTTACTGCATGCTCGAGTCGGTCAAGCATGTCCCAGGTTATCTCAAGTTCGTCACCGTTGAAATCACCGGTATTGCCTTGACTGATCCATTCCTGGCGGAACCAACCATGCAAACCAGAATGTTTGCGCCAGTAAGCTAATTCTCTGGGTTTGGTAAGTGCTGTATTGACAAATTCTTTAGTGCTTGCATCCATTGTGGCACCGGCCCACCAGTCGCTGTTCTGACCAGGACGGCTGGCAATGTAGGCATACATGTCCAGACCCATTATTTCATCTCCATTATGCGTCGAATTGCGGCTGTGGCTTCTGGAAAGCCTTGACGCTCACGACTTGATACCATGGCTTCAATCAGTTCCATCTGTGTTTCGTGCAGGCCACCCACAAAGGTCATGATCTGGTCTCGTGTGAGTGTCATCTTGATGTTGGCAATGGTGTACTTTTTGCGTTGCTCACGATCTTCTTCAAAATCATCTTCGTACATTACACAGTCTCCTGTTCGTTGATTGAACTCAACCCACCGTCAAGATCAATTTCCAGATTTTCTTCGTCACAGTCACGAGCAAAAATACGCTCAACGTCATCATATGAAACATAATCCTTGAAATAGATATAGGTTTCAAGGCTGGTGCGGCCACGGGCCTGCCACTCCATGATTTCAATTTCGATGTCTTTGAAGAATCCCATTATTGTGCCTCCGCATAAAATTCTGCATCCAAATCGGCTGACCATTCGGCATACTCTTGTGGATTGATAACATCGGGCTCATCTTCCACTACCCAACCGGCCGCACGCAATTCGGCACGACCTTGTGGTGTCTCTTTCATGGCATCCATGACGTCATGGATACGGTTGATCTGCTCAACCAGGAACGCACGGTCCTGCCACTGCTCTGGAGTGGCACTCCTAGGACGCCAACCATAAAAGTCCTTGTGGAAATCGCTGTAATAGCCTTGTAGATCTTCTACTGTAAGTTCTGCAAAATTGCTGTGTGCCATTGCTTTGCTCCTTTATTGTTTATAATTGTATTATAACAAATGGGCCTTTTTTGGTCAATCTGCTAGATGTTGTTTTAATACAACGGTTTCAGCAGTTACTAAGTATGGCATGCACTGTCAATTTTTAAATCACGGTCTAGCTCTGAGTTACGATCAAGTGGTCAAACCATGTTGTCTTTGGAACTATGATTCCGCTTGGTCAAAAAACAACAAACTTGGTCAAACGGATCTACAAAATTGGCACCAAAGCGCACAGGTAATTGCCATAAGAAATGAACTAGAACAAGGACAGTGGCCAAAACACTGTTCAGCCTGCCAAGAGGTTGAAGCACATGGTCGAGGCGACAGCATTCGCGGCAATGGTAATCAGGCCTATCAACACTATGCCAAAAATGACATTACCTTGGAAATTCGACCTGGTTCGGTGTGTAATTTTGCTTGCCAAACCTGTTGGCCAGAAGCATCTAGTCGAGTGGCACAATATTATCATCAAGCCAATCTGATAGATATAAAAAACATTGATTCGCATGAATACAAAAATTTTGATTTTTTATTGCCAGTGGCACCACGTATCAAAGATGTCATAGTACTGGGTGGAGAACCATTCTTTGACAAAGACTGTTTGAATTTTCTTGACTGGGCCTCTCAACATTTACGTTCCAAAATTACTTTGTTTACAAATGGCAGCCAAGTTAGATGGGACTGGATCCACAATTATAAAGACCCAATTGTCATGGTTTTTAGTCTTGACGCTACGAATCGTCAAGCTGAATATATTCGTTTTGGTACTGACTGGAACACTGTGGTAAAAAACTTTGAGCGTGCTCGACAAATAGCGCATGTTGAAGCAAGAGTCAACATCACTGTATCGGTCTATAACTATCACTATGTGGGAAATTTGATTGAGTATCTATTACAAGATTGGCCCAGTGTGGTCAGTTTTGGCACGGCCTGGCAAGATCACTTGCAGGAATGTGTGGTTCCTTTAGCACATAGACCTGCCATAATTGATAGCTTGCTGAAAACCATACAAAAACTTGAATCTAGCACAGTAGAATTCAATCAGCGACAAAATGCCATAAATGCTCTACTAGCCACTGTGAACAATCTAACACAGGTAGACTTTGATCCCGTGTTGTTTGAAAAATTTCAGCAGTTTGTGACGTCTATGGATCAAGTCAAAAAAATCAACATTCATAATTATTGTCCAGAAGTAAGCGAATATTTTTCATGTGATTGACAGCGTTTTTTTGATCACTCAAGGCCTTGGTCAATCCTGGCACATTTTTTTCAATCAAGGCACGACTCACAGTGCTGTTCATGATTTGTGCCAGTGCTAGATCTTGCGGCAAATGCAAAAACATCTTGAACAAATCTAAATCGCGCAAGGGTGTCCATGTGATAGTATTACCAAGATGCCAGTGTTGCCAGTCATTGATATTGATATTACACAGCGTCCATACCAGATCATTCCAATCCTTGGCTGGCTGATAAGTGGTCATCTGTGTGGCAAATAATTCTGTGTACTGTTTGAAGTATTCACTGTGCAAACATTTTGGATCCTGCATTAACTGATTTAAAATGCTAGTTCCATGGTGCAACAAATAGTAATTGGCGGTGACCGGACTACGTAGAGTAAACTCATCTCCAGGAGTTCCAGACACCAACACCGTGGACTTGGTCCAGTGATGTATCTGTGTATATCCCCAATTTTTTTGAATAGTGCTGTGATTGCTCAACCAAAACCAATCAAAATCACAGTGCTGGTTCCACACTAACTCGTGTGGTAGGTCATAGAATTTTACGTAGCTGTACAGCAACAAGGTATCCACCCCGCCACTTAAAAATACCTTGAGAGGACTTTGCAACTGCTTGGAAAATTCTAATATCTTGCTCGACAACAAATCATCAATGTCACTGATGGTGGTTGGAGCACAATCAACTTGACCAATCACATCAAATTTGCTTTCCACCACAGTCAAGTCCTCATGTAACTCAATAACACTGTCACACCAGGCCGTGCGGCTCTTGGCCAACAAGTTATTGACTCCAGTGTGGTCAATGTAAATGGGGAAACTTCTATATTTGTCGGTATGAATCTTGAGCACCTGGTCTTTGACTGCCAGCACACAAAAATTACCGGTTAAACTGGGAGTGGTCTGATTGATCACCTGTTCCAACAAGGATTCCAACGGCGCTGTGTCTACATAGCCTTTGTATAAAATTTCAATCTGGTTGATTTTGCCACGTTGCCATCCAGAGTCTGTGCTGACTAGAAAATTACCCAGGTGCCAATGGCAAGGATAATTTTCTTGGTGTTGTTTTGCTATTTCAAAAAACATCAGCGTTTGGTAATAATTTTATCTGCTAGACCATAGGCCACCGCTTCCTCGGCACTCATAAAAAAATCACGTTCCATGTCTGCGGTGAGTTCGTCAAATGTTTTGCCTGCAGAATTGTGTTTGACATATATTTCAGTTAGATACTGTTTCATTTTTAGTATTTCTTGTGCTTGAATTTGTATGTCGGTGGCTTGTCCACGAGCACCACCACTGGGTTGATGTATCATGTGTCGAGCATTGGGCAGGATCATGCGTTTTCCTGGCGCACCGGCCTGGGCCAGCAACGAACCCATGGAGCAGGCCTGCCCCATGACAATGGTTTGTACGTCAGGTTTAATAAACTGCATGGTGTCATATATGGCCATGCCAGCTGTGACCACACCACCCGGGCTGTTGATGTAAAAATTGATGTCGCGATCAGGATCATCGCTTTCTAAAAACAACATTTGTGCCACAATCAAGCTGGCCGAATGTTCACTGACTTCGGTGTCTAACATAATGATTCGATCTTTCAACAATCGGCTGTAGATATCATAACTGCGTTCGCCTTTTGATGTTTGTTCAAGCACAATGGGCACTAGATTTGGCACAGCTTCTCCTTGTAGTATTGATAAGTAATTATAACATATTTTAACCAACAACACAAATGCGCGACTTACTCAATCAATTAGACAACATTTTGCTGGAAAAATCTCGCGGCTTGCTGTACCGAGAAAAAGGTGATGGTTTTTTTCAGGGCAACAAGGATAACCCCACAGCCGAAATAGTGTTCGATCGTGTGGATTATTTCCCTGGCCAACCTGGTGCCTATGCCAACTATGAAGAAATGGCTCAGGCCGGGCAGGAGTTGTTTAAACAATACCCTAATATTCAGTGGAGCAACAAGCCCACACAGGCCAGCAAGGCCTTTGCCATCATAACCTTTGATGGTCCCGGCAAAGGACAAAAAACCTATTATGGTCGCTTCTTCAGTGAGATCAAACAAGACATGGCCGGACTATGGAAAAATAACGAACTACCCGGCGGCTGGCAACTCAACAAGCAGGTCAGTCTTAAAGGCAGTTACTACAAATTGAAACCCGTGGATCTGTTTCCAGTCAACAGCACGTTTGCCACTCCTGCTGATGCTGTGGCGGCCATGGGCACCAGACCAGGAACCACACCCGATGAGTTGGCCAACATAGACAAAATCCGCCCAGGCATGGACCAACTGTTGACCGGCAAGTTACCAACATTTGCCGATGTAGGCGAAATGTCCACGGCTGTGCGTGATGACCTAGGCGAAACCATTGGTCCCATAGCCTTGGTGCAAGGCATGATTCGTTCGGGTGGTGCCGAGGCTGCAAGAAAAGACATCTTGGGACCACAGGGTTCGTTTGAAGGCAGCGCCATAAATTTTCCAGCGGCCAAGAACAACGGCTTGGTAGACAGTTACCTGTTGCATCCGTCGGGTGTAGAAATTGGTATCAGTAGCAAAGGCGAAAAAGGTGCGTCGGCCAGTGTGAAAAACATCGCCGATGGTATTGCGGCAGCACGGGCCAAGGGCATGGACAAGTTGTTAAAAACTTATGCCCCTCAGGTGGAAGTTATCGAAGACATTGGCAAGCTCAGTGCGCAGATGTTTCCTATTAAATATGGCATTGAACAGAAACTAATTAACGACACCACCGGACAAGAAATTTTAAATTTAATCAAGACCAGTGCCACTACCACTGACAACCCTGCGGTGTTAGATTTAATGAAAGACATCAAGGCCAAGACTGACAATCCCAGATACAATGCTGGTTATCATGCCCTGGCTGCTTTGGCACGTCGTGTGTCAGCCAACATCAACCAGGATCCCAAGTTTGGTGAAGCCTGTTTGAAATTTTTAAATACCAGTCCAATCATACAGTTACACCTCAACGGCACAGACAAGTCGAGCACCTACACAGTGACTGGATTTACTTCAAAATATCCACCTGACTTCAAAGGCACAGTGGGACTGGACGCCGGCAAGGTTTATGCTGCTACAGGAATCATTGGACGTGTGAGTTTCAGTTACAACGGTGGTGGTGACAAGGACACAGATGTCGCAGTAGATACCACTCCAGTGGGCGACGTTGATGCTGAAACAGAAAAATTAGATAAAGTCACCAAGAGATCGCGATTGACTGGCCCTGGAGTGCGTGCGGCCAAACAACGAGAGCCTGACACAAGTGTGGCGGCTCTTGGACGTGAAAAGCGTCGTTGATTATTTTTTACTTAGATCACTGACGTAATCACAGATGCCCAGTTCCAGGGCTTCATTGGCATTCAGCCAAACGTCATGTGGTGGTAGCAGTTTTTCACGTATGGTGGCATGGTCAAGCCCGGTGGTAGTGGCATAGTGTCTGATCATGCGTTCCTGAGCAAGTCCAAATTCTTTGGTGATCGCCCATAATTCATGATGTTTGCCTTCACTGCCCCAAGAATACTGATGACTCAATATGCTGGTATCGGGAGTGAGCACACGACGTCCAGGAGTCCCGGTCAAAAAGATCAGCAAACCACAGCTGGCTATCTGCCCCAAGCCCACGGTCTTGATTGGGATGGCACTGGATTTCATGACATCAATTAGTGCAAAAGCACTTTCCATGCTGCCGCCCTCGCTACAGATCATGAGCAAGAGCTCTTTTTTCTTCTTTTTGTTGACGTGATTTTCCACCAAGATCCACTCGATCACAGGCTTGATGGTTTCGGGAGAAACATCATCCATAAACACATACATGCCAGCTTCTTGAAGCAATTTTGAAGGATCTTTTTCGGTAAGATCGGGTTCTGGTGCAGTTGCCATTGTTGAAATTAAAAAAATAATGTACGTATATTATAGCACTGGGCTATACAAGGACTCGAGTACTTATGACTAAATTGCTCGAACCTTAATTAACACATTGGCTGTTTCGGATAACATCAATTTCCACGCGATCGAACTGATTTACTGGCATGTTGGCCAAGCTGATATAGCCGTCAAATCGCTTGCTTCTGGCACCGTTTACCTGGACTCGCCCTGGGCCCACGTCTACAAAATACCAAGGGCGATACTGGCTGTGATCTAGTTCGGGCGCACTCATGCAGGTTTTTAACACCTCACGACCGCTGGTGTTTCGTATGGTTACCTGTATAGTGGGCTGACTTCGAATCATTTGAGCATGCATGAGATTCCAGGCTACGTCGTCATCAAACCAACTCTGACTGTTTGCGGCATATCCGGGCATGGCCACTTGCACGGTCTGTAGGTGCGGGCAATTATTGAGCCAGGCACTGCATCCGGTTCGCTGATTTATGGTACGAACAGCTTCGCCCAAGGCATCCAAATAACCTCGATTCCACGACAGGTCAAATGCTATGTAAAGATGTGGTGTACGACTTTGATCCACCACAACCTTGGTGGGCAACAAGGTCACATTGAAGGCTCTGCGTGGATAGTCATTTAGAACAGTTTTTAGCAAACGATCACCGGCCTGTCGCTGTTGCTGAAAACTTTGGATTTGAGCATGAACTCGTTCGCCCTCGACCTGACCGGCACCGGCACTTTGATTCAGCAAACGATTGGCCAAGGCCGAATGTGCTACCCAGACCTTCATTTTGATGGTCACACGATTTCCTACATCCTGCCGATCTACAATTTCAAAACGATCCACATAGCCCGAAGCATAGGTAATAATGTCATCACGCACTATGCGGCTGTTGCGAACTTCGGTTTCGCTCACAATCATGGTACCCACGGCTTGTTCCACAGCCAACCTAAAGGCCTCTGCTCGAGCTTCATCAAACGAATTGGCCTGACTTTGAACTTCGATATAGAAAACTCGTTTATTGTCACGAGTCATCAACCACTGCCCCACCGTGAGAGCAATACTCACAGGGCTAGGCATCAAGAGTTGTGCAGGATTTACAGCTTGAGCTGACACCGAAGCAGAAAACATGGCAACACACACTGCAACTGCAAGTTTGGCAAGCATTTTACTGTGCCATTAAATTACGAATCTGTTTGCGTGTTTCGGTGTGCTTGGCGTCCCAGCGATAAATCACTTGTACATTTTTTCCATCGTTGATCACACGACCTTCTACCAAATACAGACCACCCAAAATTCCACGATTTTGTGTGACAATAGTGGTACTGACACGACTGGCAATGGTCAAAGCATCGTTTCGTGTGGCAGTGTTTTCTTCACGATTGATTTCGCCAGAATTTGAACCTGGTTCGCCTACGAGATCAGTATCTGCGGTCATGGCCACAATGTTGTCGCGACCTCGATTGGTGGCAAATTTATTGTTCTTGTTGTCGCGAGCCTTTTCTAAATTCATGCTGATCATGCGCACAGATGTGGTGCTACGAATAGTTTCTTTGTTGATAAAATCATTTAGACTTTTTTTGGCCTCCAGTTCGGCCACTCTAAAAGCTTCACGAGCGGCACTTTCACTGTTGCCCCAGACCGGAGCATAGCCAGTGGTTTCAATGGCTTCAAGAGAGCCACCAAGTGAATAAATCAATTTGACACCTTGTCGCTTGAAATTACTTTCCAACCGCTGATCCGAGATACCTTGTTGGGCACCGGCTGAAATAGGTGCGCCTTGGTCTACCTTGGCTGTTTTTGTTGAACTGCAAGCTGTGAGTCCCATGACCGAAATTATGGCCATACTCAAAAGAGTGTGTTTCATGTTGTGCCTTTTTTAGTTACAATACTGTCCATTATAGACGAAACAGGATAAAAAGTCAAAAAGAAAGGAACCAAATTGGTTCCCTTCGTGTTGCATCAAAACAACAGATTAGGCAGCTACTTTGGTGGCCTTTTCGATGTTTTTGGTGATTTCTTTTTGTGCTTCTTTGGCCACAGCTTCTACAGTTTCCGCAAACTCTTTGACAGCCTTGTTGGTTGTACGGATCAAGCTGAACTGTGCATCTACCACGGTATGAGCACTTTTGCGAACATGCTCGGGCATGTAGGTGATCAAGGTTGTGGCACCTTTGTGCATGTTGTCAATGGCAACAGTTACATCAAACAATTTTGCAAAATCAATTTTTTGAAATTCCATGTTAATTCTCCTTAGAAATTAAGCGAGTTTTAGCGAAGTCCCAAACCATTTGGCAACTTCTTTCTCTCTGACTTATTTATGATTATATTGTGCAACGCAACAATTTACTAGTGTTTTAGAACAAATTCTCAAATAAAAACCCCCAAAATTTGGGGGTACTGTTTGACCACGCAAACAGATTTTTTTACTTCTTCTCAGCTGGTTTTGCAGCAGGTGCAGCTGGAGCAGCTGGTTTAGCGGCTTCTTTCTTTGGTTCTTCTTTCTTTGCTGGAGCTGTTTGAGCGGCTACAGATAACGCGAATGCGGATGCTACGATTGCTAGTAATGCTTTCATTTCTATTTCCTTTCGAAAGTTTAAATTTGCACTTTTAACGGTGCTGTATATTTAACGCCAGCCAAGCGGCATGCGTTGATTTTTTAGGCTAATTTTGTTGACGCAGTTTTGCCAAACCCAGAATCTGCAGAATTCGTATGTACATCCACCCAATATCAAATTCCCACCAACGTTGGCTGAATTTGGCACTGGCTCCGTCAGCATGGTGACCGTTGTGTAGTTCTTCGCCGCCGATCCAAATGGCTATGGGCCATAGATTACGGCTGGTATCTTTGGTGTCGACGTTACGGTAGCCCCACCAGTGGCTGAGTCCGTTTATGACACCGGCCGCCCAGAACGGAATCCAGATCATCTGCACACCCCAGACCAACAAGCCCCAGGGACCAAACACAGCCAGGTCAATAATGAACATGATCATAATGCCTAGTCGGCTGTGCCGGGCATACAAATTGCGCTCGATCCAGTCGTCGGGGGTGCCTGTGCTTAGATCTTTGACCATGCCACGATCCCGGCTGGCCTTGTGATATAGAAATGCACCACCAAACAGCACACGCCAAATACCGTAGATTTGAGGACTGTGCGGGTCTCCTGGTTGGTCACTCTTTTGGTGATGTCGGCGGTGTATGGCCACCCATTCACGAGTGATCATGCCAGTGGTGAGCCACAACCAAAAACGCATGAAGTGAACTACCATAGGATGAAACTGCACAGCTCTGTGAGCTTGGCTTCTGTGCAGATACAGCGTCACACAGGCTATGGTAATTTGGACCATTACCAAGGTCGCGATGATTGCGGACATGTTTATATTTAGCTGTTTTAAACGCAGCTTTCCTGGAAAGGAAAAAACGTACGGTTCAAAAATAGGGTAAAAATGCGTTTGCTCACATCCGCGGTTTCTTGTTGCAGACTGTACCAACTGGATGGTGCCAATCGTGCCACCACATCGATGTCGCCATCACGATGGATCATTTGCAAATCGTGTTTTTCAGCCAAGTGCGCCATGGTGGTGTTCCATTTCACACAATGCAGATACAACTGTTTGTAGCCACGATTTCTAGCCCAGGTGATACCTTCTTTTAGTAGATCACTGCCAAGGCCAAAGTTGCGATATTCCTCATACACACTGAGACCAAACTCTATGCTAAGGCTGTTGATCTGGGCAATGTGCAACACTCCTAACCATCCGGTACAGTTGTAACTGACTAGAAATGTGTGCTGAGTGGGATCATTTTGGATGCGTGCTACTAGATCATCAATATAATCATCTGAAACAACAATACCAAAATACATTCTACGATCTTCAGCACTGAGGCCCTTGAGCCAGTGCCCAAATTTTGGGTATTCTTCAGTGTTGAGAAATCGTGTGCTGATCATTAGTTTTTATACAGTGACTGGGCCTCGGACCATTTTTGATTGCGGGCTAGTTCTGCTGCATATTTGGCTTCGCCAGTGGCGCATAGGATTTCCCATATGGTGCTTGCTATTGCTTTGATTGAGTTTAACATAATTTTTCCTTTTGAGTAAATTAAACAGTAGAGACTCATGGTTTCTACTGAGATATTTATGTTGTGGTGCAACAGATAATAACAAAACTTAATGGTAAACGCAACTAAATATTTCACAAGGAGAATCAACATGTTGAAATTTATTGCTAACTTTTTTGGATCTAAAAAAGCTCCAGAATCCACTGTGCCTTACAAAGTGGAACCACCTGTAGATGTTCCCGTTGTGAATTCCCCCAAACCAGTGGTCAATGGTCGCAAACAAGCACCTAAAAAATCCACCACAACCACAGCACCAGGCAATAGCCCGGCAAAGAAATCTTCTGCCAGCAAAAAAGCCACCACTACAAAAAATAAAAAATAAACTAGTTGTAATTTAATTCATGGTCCCTGTGTAAATAATTTACACGGGGATTGTCATGAAAACAACAATAATAGGCGCCCTGGCGATGGTGTTTGTCAACGGGAGCTATGCTGCAGAACTGGTACATCAGTTCAATTCACCTTCCTTTTCGGGTCAGGGATATTCAAGTCATGTCTTGACCATTGAGCAACTGGAGGCCAGCCGTAGAAAAACCATAGCCGACGCACAACGAGCCGCACAAGAAAAAGCCGAACGCGATGCCAAAAATACCAATCTGGCCAAGTTCTTGGTCAATGTTGAGTCACGAATTTACGCTCAACTCAGCAAGCAGTTGGCTGATGCTATGTTTGCTGACAACAATGCCACTTCGGGTACCATGGATTTCCAAGGAACCAACATTTCGTGGGTCAAAACCGGCACAGATGTCACACTAACCATTATAGAGTCCAACGGTAATAGAACAGACATCACAGTGCCTCTTGCGAGTTTTGCGTTCTAATGCGTAAACTGCTCTTGATCCTTTTTGTTGCGGTGTTGCCGGGTTGTGCCTACATACACATGGAAGTGGCACAGGAAGAACCTGTGAAGGTTACACCCAAAAAAAATCTCATGGATCAATTGCCGGTGCTGGATGGTCCGCCCATGACCGTGGCCGTGTACGGATTCAGAGATCTTACCGGACAGAACAAACCCAATGATCGTTTGGCCCTGTTTTCAAAGGCAGTAACACAAGGTGCTGAAGTATTTCTCATCAAGAGCCTACAAGATTCAAAGAACTGGTTCCGTGTGGTGGAACGTGTGGGTCTGGACAACTTGATCAAAGAACGTCAGTTAATAAGAAATCAGCGTGAAGTCTACGAAGGCAAAGAAGCCAAGCCCTTAAAGCCCTTGACCGTGGCCGGTATCTTGCTGGAAGGCGGTATCATAGGCTATGACAGCAATATCAGGTCAGGCGGTAATGGTGCCAGGTTCCTGGGCATAGGTGGCAGCCAGCAGTATCGTGTGGACGAAGTCACAGTGAGTCTTAGATTGATCAGTATCAGTAGTGGCGAAGTTCTGATGACCAATGCTGTGACCAAGACCATATATTCAACAGCACACAATGTGGGCGTGTTGAGATTTGTGGATGCTGGAACCAAGGCCCTGGAGTTGGAAAATGGACAGGCGTTGAACGAGCCCACTACCTATGCTGTGCGTGTGGCCATTGAACAAGCCGTGTATGAACTGATTGTGGAAGGTCAGAAGAAAGGCTTATGGAGTTACCGGCGTCCTGAGGAGAAACGCAATGATGTCAATCCTGCTACAACAGGCACAGAAACAAAGCCATTGCCACCAAAAGCCACTGTGGTCACAATAATGAAACTGCGTGAAGCATCATATATCTATCGTGATCCAGACGAACGTAGCCAGCGTACCTGGATGTTGAAGGAAAACACAGAATTGACCGTGACACCAGGCCAGGATGGCTGGGTTGCGGTACAAGATTCAGCCGGTCGCAAGGGCTGGGTCAAAAGTGACAGGTTAATTCAGCCATGAACGCCTGTAAATATACAAGTGCGATAATCGCACTTGATAATAATAAGGTCGCAAAGACCAAGGAGCTGATTGGACAATAACAAAAACAAATCCAATCTGAAAACAAATGGAAAAGAGATGGACAGGCACTGGCGGACTGCCGAGAAAATTATCCGCAATTCTGGTGGTCGCTGCAATGTGGTCACTGGGTGCTCAGGCCAATGAAGTTTACATTGAACAGGTAGGCAGTGGTTCAACCATAAACATCACGCAACAGGGCACAGACAACCGCATTGGTGACAGCACCACCGCGGCCTATATAGGATCAGGATCCAACACAGTGACCATAGATCAGATTGGTTCAACCAACGCTCTGGACATGGTGGTCAATGGCGCTGGTACAGATGTCACGGTCAGCACTACCGGTGACAACAACACGCAAACCATTAACTGTGGGACCACACAGTCGGCGGGCTGTAGCGGCAGCGTGATCAGTGCTACCATTGCTGGTGACAGCAACATCACCACGCAAAATCTTGGTGCTGGAGCCAATCATACCAGTAACATTTCCATCACTGGAGACACCAACACTGTTACCCATACCAGCACTGCCACAGGTACTACTTTGGCAGATATTACTGTGTCGGGCAATACCAACACAGTGGCAGTCACACAATCGGGAATGTTGAACAAGAGTGTCACAGTTACCAGCACTGGCAACAGTAATACTATTAATATTACTCAGTCAGACTAGTTGGGCTTCAGTGGGCCGCGTGGTTGAACAGACCGGACCCACTGAAATAGTGCGCAACAAAAAGAGTCTGAGCAGTAGTGTGAATGCACCTGTGGAGATGTTGGACACTATTGTTACTGCCCGTGCCAAGGCCAAAGTGGAGTTTGTGGACAAGACCACGGTCAACATTACTGAGCAGAGCAAGATACTCATAGATGACTTTGTGTATGACCCCCGGGCCGGATCGGGCAAGTTGGCCATGAAGATGGTACAAGGCACTGCCAGATATGCGTCGGGTCAGATAGCCAAGAACTCACCACAGAATGTAAACATAACCACACCCACTGCCGCTGTGGCCGTGCGTGGCACAGACTTCTCAATGACCGTAGATGAACTAGGCCGTAGTCTTATCATGTTGTTGCCCAGTTGCGATGCCAAGTCTTGTGTAACAGGATCAATCAGTGTGAGCAATGACGGTGGATCTGTGATCTTGGACGTGGCCTATCAGGTCACTGTGGTCACAAGTTTATCAACACCTCCTTCTGCGCCCACGGTGATACAGATTGACCCCAGCAACATCAACAACCTGCTGATCGTGGCACCACCATCGGCGGTTCGTGAGGCCCTACAACCCGTGCAACAGACAGCGTTGGATATTAATTTTCTAAACAAGGACCTGCTGAAGTATGACGAGCTGAATGTGAATTATCTGGAAAAATTCCGGCAGTTGGATGTGAACTTTTTGGACATTGATTTCCTGGTCAATTTGCTGGATCTCAGCAATCAACAACTCAGTGCCAGCCTGGATGCCATGAGTCGTGAAGCCAGCTTGTTGCCGGCCTATGATCCCAATTCGGGACTGAGATATTTTTTTAACGATGATGAAAGCAAGGTCACTGTGCGACTAAACACCGGGCACATGGCCGAAGTCACTGTGGGAGTAGAGCACGATGCTGTAGTAACCGTAAATCAAGCAGGTTGGGCAGTCACACAACAGATCAACCGTGGTGGGACCAGCATAATTAATATTGTACAGAAATAAGGAGATGACCATGGAAGGAAGCACAATCAAGACCTTGGCCGAATACATTGTATCTTTACATCATAAAAAACAACAATTAGATCAACAATACGGCAATTCAGTAACTGACACCAACGGTGTAGAACAAGACTGGGAGGATACTGAATACGTTGAAACGTTTTGGCCACCCAACACTAAATAACTTTATTAAAATAAAACTAATAGCAGTATATAATAAGGAGCTAACATGGGAGAATTCTTCCGACTAGTCGCAGAACTAGGATTTCCAATAGCTGCTGCCATAGCAGCCGGATACTTTGTATTCCTGACTCTCAAATTTATTCTCGCTGGTGTTACCAGCAGTGTCAAAGGCATGGCCGGCATAATCGGCGCACTAGACAAACGTGTGGCCACCATGAATCACGATGTCATGCGCATAGACACCAAAGTTAGCCATGCTCTGGGACTACAGCCGGATCTAGATCGTATTGCTCGTGCTGAACAAAGCGATGCCAGGAGAGATTAATGTTATACGTTGATTACGCCTGGGATTTAGAACCCAATAGAATTCTATTAGACGAAGAACTTGACATTGACCGGTTGGGCTGGCGAGGCGGTGACTATTTTCAAGTCAAAAACGTCAATGGTCGTGCCATGTTGGTCAAGGTCGATCCCTTGGTAAAATTCCTAAAGGACGGAGAAAAAAATGAATAAATGGACAGCCTGGTATGACAGCTTGCCCGAACATACCAAACGATATCTTGATACTCGAGCAGTATGGCATGATCGTGATTTGTTTGTGGTTGCAGCTATGACTTTTGTGCTGGGTATTTTTGTTGGACTGGCCATATAATGTTAGAAGTTACCTACGCATTTATTGGATTTATTATGGGCGGTGCGGCATTGATCATCAGTCTATATGTCTGGTTGACCATGGACGAGGCTTTAGAAAATGGTCGTTCGTGGATGCAACTTAATCGCGAGTTGAAAGAAAAAATAGAACAGATGGAACGTGCTAGTCCATCATCACCTTGGAAGAAATAACATGGACATTGTAACCTTAATCAACAAATACGGATTCCCTATAGTGGCCGCCGGCGGCATGGGATATCTCATTTTCTACGTATGGAAATGGGCCACCACAGAAATCAAACCTGTACTTAGCGAGGCAAATACAACTCTCATTGCCTTGATTGATCGTATCCGTATGTTAGACAATGATTTAATCAGACTCAATCAAAAGGTCAATGTGACCTTGCACCTGCGTGGCCGAAGCATCGAAGCCGAACGCATGGCCCAAGACGAAACAATTAATACACCTAAGAACGACAAATAGAACTGGCCTTGATTCCATTCAATGTGAACTGACTGACCCACTTGTCAGTGTCACTGTACAAGCCAGGAATGCGATGTGGCAGATACCAAAGATTCAAAAAAGTCCAGACAGCACAATCCCAATACCAATCCGTGTAACTATTTAGATGTTGCCTTATAGGTTCCCATCCAGTCACTTGGCTTACCTGCCGCAAGTCGTTCATCCATGGCCCCATAATATGCCTCCAGTTCTGGGCAGGCTTGTTTGCATCCTGGAATCAAGGCCTGTGCTTTTTTCCATTCGCCTGCGTAATACAAGCTGATAAAATCTTTATGCAAATCTGTTTCTGTTGCCAATGTATATATGCGTACACCTTCGTTCTTGCCTTTGACAGCTATACAGTCTAGTTCCGTAACCGAGTAGGTATCTCGGACAAGCTCAGCAGTACGCGATCCCAATACAATGCGAACGCCATAAGGCTTTGACTGACCTTCGAGTCGGCTTGCCAGATTAACGCTGTCACCAAGGCAGGTGTAATCAAAACGCTGACTGCTGCCCATATTACCAACGACAACGGTACCAGTGTTGATACCAAGGCCCATGCCAAAAGGCGGAACGCCTTCTGCACTGATTTCACGATTGAATTCATCCAAACTCTCCATCATTTGTAAAGCAGTACGCACAGCATTTCGAGCATGATCTGGATCATCCAAGGGTGCGTTCCAAAATGCCATCTGTGCATCGCCAATATATTTGTCCAAGGTACCTGCATTTTCAAGTATCTTGGCAGTCATGGCTGTCATATAACGATTCATAATCTTTGTGAGTCCTTGCACGTCGGCACCATAGTGTTCGCTGATGGTGGTAAATCCACGCACATCTGTGAACATGATGCTGAGTTCTCTGCTTTCACCGCCCAAGGTCAGTAGCTCGGGATTCTTTTGTAGACGTTCAACCATGGCTGGACTCAAGTATGTGCCAAACTGTTTCTTTATTTGTTGTTTAGCAAGATATTCAGATACAAAACGTACTCCGTAACTGTGAAGAAGCACAAGCACAAGGCCAGCAACAACCAAAGTGCCGTCCGTGAGCCAAGCATGACTCGAGTACAGAGCATGAGGAAGCCATAAACAAACACCAAGAACAACAACACTACCAGCAATACCAACATAGGTCCATCTCCCTAAAAATATCAGTGCTACACTTAGCAACACCAATGTTAAAATCTCTGCACCGTCGGCCCAGTCAGGTCTGGTGATGGCTGGACGTATTTTGTTGGCCATCACTGTAGAAATAACTGCGGCCTGCAAGTCCTGTGGCAACATTTCACCCAGACTGGTGGCCACTGGATTGGCCAAGCCCGCAGCACTGACACCTACAATCACTATCTCACCATCAAAGTCCTTTGGTAGATTCATCAAACTATGACGTTCTGGCGTTAGACTCCAGTCAATCCAGATTCTACTGAGACTGTCTGTGGTTATCGGACCAAACTGTGGAATGCGTATTTTTTCCACACCAGATTCGTTGACTTTGACTTGTATGGTTGAGTCGCCTGCGGCCACACGCATGACTTCTACGGCTAGACTGGGATATAATTGTCCGTTGTGGGCCACAACCATGGGCATGCGTCTGACCACACCATCTATTTCAGGAAAAGTGTTGACTATGCCTACTCCAGCGGCGGCCTGTTCCACTGCAGGGATATTGGCGATGATACCACCGTAGTTCACAAAAGCATCTTGTCCATAGGGACCTATCTGCGCTGATCCTGGAGCTCGAGGTTGGTTGCGAGTCTGTGTGCTGCCTATGCTGGGCAACACTACTGGATGGCGTTTTAAGGTTTGGACGTAAGTTTGATCTCGGCCAAAACGATCGCTATCTGGAGTGAGCACGTTAAAAACAACAAGCCCAGCATTACGGCTGTAAAGGTCCTCAATGATGGCAGCATATCTATCACGGCTAAAAGGAAATTGTCCATAACGTTCCAAAGCTTTCTCATCTATGTTTACCACATGCACTCCGGTGACTTCTGCTGGCTTGCTGGTCACAAGAGTATCAAAATAACGTAATCTTACACTTTCTACAAAGGCAGGATCTGCTATGCGTATACCCACAATCACAGCCAGGGTAAACAAGGCTGTCCAGGGGCTGGTTAGAATTTTTCTTAGCATAGTGTATTTAATGTAAATATCAGCACTATGTATTGGGGATATCATTTACTGTTAGATTGCAGCGGCTGTAAAAACATAGACAGCCGAGACAATATCTACCGTTTTGTCAAAGATTTGGTAGCTCGTATAGACATGACTGCACATGGCGAACCCATTATTGAATACTTGTTACCGGGTGATCCCAAACAGGGCTACAGTTTGATGCAGTTAATTACCACTTCAAACATTGCTGGACACTTTATGGAACTGGATGGCACCGCTTACTTTGATATATTCAGTTGCAAAGAATTTGATATAGAAACAGCCAAACAAGTGGTGCACGATTATTTTGCACCCGAACGTATGCGTGTGAATTTCTTAACACGTCATGCCGATTGAGTTTCCTGTCAAGGTTCCTTACACCACAGCACCCAACATGGTGCGCAACACAGGCGAAGTTTTTAATCGTCGACCCAATAAGCGCATCCTAGAACTCAAACGCCAAGAACTGATCCGGCATAACAAAGATCTGTACGCCCAAACTGACCTGGCAGCCAATTTACGTCTGGTAGGACATGCTTTAGACTTTTGCGGCCTGCCCAACTATTATGGCCTACAACAGTTGGCCATGAGCATCGAAGAAGACATTGCTATCATGCACAAGGGTAGGTTAGAAGCTATTTGTTTTTGTTTTCCTAGTAGCTGGATACCTCGAGAACGCATAGGTCAGACCTTGGCAGACATACATGCACCAGTGGCCGACGGTGACAAGTTAAGACAAATGAGCCAACGCATAGCCGAGACCATGGCTGATCCAGCACAAGGCAGTTTCCGCAGACATGTATGGACCATTGCCAACAGCGGCGAGCTCAGTCAACATCCGGCCAGCAAGAGCAATCTGGTGCCCACCAGCATCGAAGATCTTTGGTTTAGACTGGAAACACAGACCACGCATCCTGTGGGCGATGGTGTTACTAGTTTGTTTTTTGTGCGAGTGGAAACAGAACCATTGTCAATGATTTGGAATGACTCGCACCGACGCCAGATCTTGATAGACAGTGTCAACAGCATGTCCGATGCTGTGTTGACCTACAAAAACTTACACGAGATCAAAAAACTGCTGATCTAGTTCATTAATAATCTGATAAGTCCAACTGTGTCAATGGTGATCATCAGCAGGTAGTTGGCCAGCATTCCTGAACTACGACGAGTCCATGCGGCCCAGGCCAGCAGGCTACAAGTTACAATAAACGCAGGATAGATCCAGTAAAAGGGCGGGTTAGGCAAGGTCACTGCCATGGTTACAGCCACCACCACACTCACAATCCAGGCTACAAACTCGGCGGCAAAGCGTAAAGGATAACTGCGATAATCTTCCTGTATCCAACTCCAGGTTCGTTGTATAGTATCTATCATACCAATCCTAACTCCACTGCACGATTGTAAACCTGCTCACTGGCCAGGTTCTTGCCTTTGCTTTCGCACTGTATGTCAAACTGGTCCCAGAAGCCCAACACCCAGTCAGTGGCGGCCTGATTCCAATAAAAATCTGAGTGTGCTCGTAATTTTTGTTTTTTGAATCCAGACTCTAGCAGACTTGCATGATCTGGTTTATGGTGAACGGCATGGTCAACAAGTAGATCTTCACGGCTAACGCTGTAGTGCATAGCAGGACGCACACCGCGCCAACTGTCAACAACACGTTTGACCCTATCGTCATCAGGCTGGATGTATTCGCCCGTTTTAATCCAGTGATGATGAACATCAAGAACAGTAGGAACAATATCAGCCAGCTCCAGGCAATGATCCAGCCCATGTGTTATTTCCTCGTTTTCAAAGGTGATACAGTTGCGTGCTTCTGTACTTAGTCGAGACCAGGCACGACGAGCACCAGCGGCACCGGCCTTGCCGGAGATATGCACATTGATCTTCATGTCTTGAAACTGACGACCAAAGCCCATCCAACGAGCCATGTCGGCATGATACTCGAACTCTTCTATACTGCGATCTACGATTTCTTGGCTTTCACTACCCAACACACAAAACTGCCCTGGATGAAAGCTGACTCGCACATCTAGTCTACGGGCGGTTTCGCCAATGGGTGCAAAAATACGTTCACAGTGTGCTTGGATCTCAGGGCGTTGCCACCAGGCCTTCCAATCCTTTTCTGTGTAGCCCTGTAGCATTTCTGATCCTAAGCGCACCATCCTACGATTGGCCGGCAATGAAGCCACACGCTCAATCAGTCGGACAGCAGCCGCAGTATTGTGGTTCATGATGTCCCACTGGCGTTGTTCGGCTTCCTCAGGATGCTCACGCAACCAACGCATGGTCGTGCTACGGCCATTTAGGTCACGGTCTTTGGCATTGACTTTCATGCCGCCGCATTCGCTGGGATCATTGAGCCATTTGCAACAGAAACCAATGCGTTTGAGTGTAGTCATAAGCTATTATAGCATGACTAATGATTTTTTGTCAATGACGCCGCTGAGTATCCAAAGTTACACAATGAAATCCACCTCCCAAGGTTCTGGAGTGGCTTAATGCTAGTGGTATGGTATCAAAACCTTTGGATTTCAATAGTTCTATCAAATGCGGCTGTGCAGAATCCAATATCACGGTTTCTGGATCCACAGCCAGCATGTTCATGGCTATCCATTTTGATGCATAAGGATATTGGTAGAAACTTTGCGGCACAATCATTTCATCTGTCACCCAAATCTTTTCCCAGTAATCAAATGCTCGCGGACAGTTGTCTTTGTTGACTCGGCTGGCATTTAGCAAGACTAGGCCTTCTCGCAAGGGCACAATGGTTGAATCAATGTGTACACCTGCGTAGAAATTGCACGATTCGATCTTGACTTGTGGAAACTTTTTTGCCAACCATTCATAAGCGGCTCTGTTGCCTGAGGCTGATTCCAAAAACAACCAAGTATCGCCTAATCTGCAAACGTTGGCTGCATCCATGATCATTCCTGAATCTCTGGGCATGGTCAGAATATTACTGGCTTCGGCCAACAATCTTGTGTAGTTTGTGATTTCTTGGTTGCGACACGGATACATCATGTTGACATCAACCACAGTGTCTTTCCAGATCAAGAGACGATCTCTGGGGCAATAATTATACATGCCTTCTGTTTCTACAAAATTCATGGGTCGGGGCCTGTAAACAGTGACTCCCAGACGCAACAAGGTTTCACTCAGCGTGTCAAGTTCTCTATTGGCCTGATCGACAATGTGTTGCGGTACCGGGCCTGAAGGCACCGGTGTTTCCTTCCAAGTGGTTTTTTTGCCTTCTTCAGCAAATACTGGATCCGATGTGGGCCAGTTGGCGTGGGTAGCACTGCCCACAACTATTTTTTCTAACGGATCCCACTCATTGATTGAATACATCACACATGTCCTGTAACTTGCAAAGTATATCTGGGCACTATGCCGCAATTGGCTGCCATATGCGGAGTGTCATAGGGCCATTCTACAACATCTCCGGCTCCCCAATTTACAAAAGGCGAATCCATGTATTCAGCATAGTGTCCGGGTTGCCAGTCTTGTAAAAAAATCACAGCACGTCGTATGTTGTGTTCTTGTCCGTGCAAATTGAACAACTCAATATATTTGATGTAAAGATCACTGTGTGTGGGTAATATGGTACCGGGCATCATTCTATAGTAACTGGTACCTATGTCTTTCCATCCAAGATTAGCAAATATGCTAATGAATTGTTGATTCCATGATGGTTGTGAACTGCGCATGTCGCACATGTCACCTGTGAATCGATTTGGGAATCCCAACGACAACCAACGTTGCAAGTTGGGGTTGTCGTTGAATGGTTCGTTTATGTATTCAAGATGAACAAATTCATCATCCCAAAATTTCTTAAGCCGGTACTTTGTGATTGATCTGTCCATATTTGACGTTGGTTTCGAAGTTGGTATTTCTAGTGTTACCATAATGAATCACCGTGATACCACTGACGTCGACCATTTTCCTCCAGGGATCCACAACCACACTGCCAGCTTGGATTTCGCAGTACGGTAAAGTATCCTGTTGTTCACCGGTGTATTCGTAGGTGATTTTTCTGTTGTGTGCCCAAAGATACACAGCTGGGCCATCAACAGATTCTACTACATCTGTAGAATCGTCGGCCAAGGGATCCACATAAGTCACAGTCATGCCGGCTTCCTTGACATAGTGGCCAACCAAGGTTGAATAACTGCCAATGCAATAGGGCACATCGGGCTTGTAGGCCTTGCCGTGTATGACTATGGGTAGATTGTGTTGTCGAGCCTTATCTACCAGGAACAAGGCCAAATTTTTGGCCTGTACTTCTCGTGCCAGCATGATGGTATCAAACAAGTCGTAACCAACATCATATTCTTCGGCCAGCCAACGCAGCGCAATGTTGTCTCTGGGATGACAAGCGCCAGCATCGCCCATGCCTGCTGTCATGTACTTGGGTCCCATGATACGCATGGTGCTGCGAGCCAAGGCATTTGTTACTACGTCTACGTTGATGTTGCCAATCCGCATGGCAAAATCTTGAATCATGTTGGCCAGGCCGACCTTGGCACTAATAAATGTGTTGTAGAAAATCTTAATGGCTTCGCATTCATCCCAGGTTCCGATTTCGTATCTGGGGTTATTTTGCATGATGGTTTTGTAAATGTCAATCAATTCACCAGCCAAGGTGTTGGGATTTCCGTCTTCGGTGCCAATCATGACCATTTCTGGATTGACCATGTCCCACTTTACACTTCCCATGGCGATCAGATAAGGGTTGTATAAAAATTGATGTTTTTTATCTAAAAGCGTAATAAAATGACGTCGTGTTGTGCCCGGTAACACTGTGCTGATCAGCACAACTTTTTTTGAGGATTTGGCATGTTGATTTATCTTGCTTATGGCATCTTTGACAGCATCATGTCCAAAATCTTTGGGCTTCATGTGTGAACTAGGAACGCTGCCATCATAGCCTTCTTCGTGCGGAGTAGGCACAGCAATAAAAATCCACTCACTTTGATTGACCACTTCGTCAATGTCACAAACTTTGACGCTGTCACTTTGGCGTGGGTAAATATCATATCCCCTAACGGTGTGTTTTTCAGCAAAGACTTCAGCACAATCTAGACCCAGTTTACCTAGACCAATAAATCCTATATTTTTCATTATGAGTGTTCCTTTAGATAGATTATACAACTACTTGCAAGACATTGTCAAGATTGATATTGTAATTTATCGCTGGTATCCACACGGATCAAAAAAACCCATCTACATACGTCCCTTGAAACACTATGACACAATGAGCTTGCAACAAGGACCCTTTGTGCTCATGCATGATCAAGAACCCCTGGGCATGGATCAATACAGTGATCAAGATCTTATAGAATTTAAAAATTGGATAGCAGAACGTGCACCAGAAGTACATTCAGTTGGTGTCAACACTTTCATGGAAACCTTGAGAAACAACAATCTGGGAGGATTCTTGCCCGTGGATAATAACCAACCTGTGGTTGTAGTTCACAGTGAGCAGAACAGTAATGAAGTAAAAATTCTTGAAAGCACCGGTCATTTTCCAGTGTATTATTGGAGCCATGCTCTACTTGCACGAGATTGGTATCGTTATGCTGAACATGATCCCAAATTATCTTGCAAAGAATTACAACAAACCTTTCTCATCTACAGTCGTGCTTGGTCAGGCACACGCGAATATAGATTAAAGTTTTCTGAACTATTGGTTGATAATGACATGGTAGATCATTGTCGCATGAGTTTTAGCCCAACTGATTCGGATCGGCCTTACACAAATCATGTGTATAAAAATCCCATTTTCGCCATCAACACCCAACTAGAAAATTATTTTTCAATCAATCACACAGAGTCAGATGCCAGTGCTGACTATTGCACCCAAGATTATCAAGCCACCAAGATGGAGGTGGTGTTGGAAACATTGTTTGATGATCATCGCTGGCATCTCACAGAAAAAATTCTACGGCCCATTGCGTGTGGACATCCTTTTATTTTGGTTTCAACTCCGGGCAGTCTTAGATACTTGCGTAGTTATGGATTTAAGACTTTTGATGATGTCATTGACGAATCATATGACAACATAGTTGATCCTTTGGCGCGACTAAAAGCCGTAGTTGAAGTCATGAAACATTTGCTGTCAGCTGATGCACATACATGGAGCATGCTCAAGACCACAGCCGAATACAACAAATCCCTGTTTTTCTCTGCAGAATTTCAGCGTAGAATAGTTGACGAATTCTCAGCAAACTTTGATCAGGCACTTTTTAATATGACACCATCCCAGTCTGGGTCAGGCGGATTATCAACATAGCGATTGACCCGCTGTAGTAGATTTTCATAAAAGCTGTCTAACTCACCACCCCAACGTCCTGTCAGCGACTTTATGGCACTTTGACAGTATTCCCAATTGCGTTGACGATATTCAACCAAAAGTTGATTGTGTGCTTGTCGGTAGTCATCTAAGGTGGGAAATTCATGCAAAGGTATATTTTCTACTACACAATAGGCTTTGACTACATCATCTGCTCCGGCAAATTTAAAATTGTCCAGTTCCAAAATCGTGTAATTGTCTGGCAAGTCTTTGATGTCATCTCCAAATATTATGTTCATATGTTTTCCTTTTAAATATGTATCATGAAACTGGCGTTTGACTTAATTTCTGATCTACATCTTGAAACATGGCCCACAGCCTTTGATTGGCAAGGTCTTGCAACCAGTCCTTTTTGCATTGTAGCCGGAGACGTATCACGTGATCGCAACATCCTAATAGAAACCCTGCGGCATCTTGGCACCTGTTATCAGGCTGTGTTTTACATAGATGGCAATGATGAGCACCGGCATTATTATGATGATCTAGCCTCCAGCTACAAGGATCTTGAAAAGCAGTTGCAGAATATTCCACATGTTACCTATCTACAAGGCAATGTTGTGGTAATTGATGGTGTAGCAATTTTGGGTACCAATGGCTGGTGGGGATTTGATTTTGACAAAAACATTGATCCCACACAGTGCGCTTTATGGTATCAAGAAAAAGTTGCCTGTGCCGGACACACTGTGCGCAGTATTGGCAACATGGCCACAACAGATGCTATATATCTTACCAACAGTGTGACCAAACTACAGGCTCACCTGGATGTGCAACAAATAATTGTGGTCACTCACACAGTGCCTAGCCCCGAATTGGTGTCACATGACATTGATCTAGTAGGCGACTATCGGTTCAATTGTATAGGTAACGAAGGAATGTTGCAGGCCTTGCAGGCAGACTTTGGCAACAAAATCCATACTTGGTGTTTTGGACACTATCATGGCAGTGTGGATCAAGTCAAACACGGTGTAAGATTTGTCAACAACTGTCGGGGTCGACACGACACAAAATGGTGCAAACATGTATTCCACCCCTTGCGTATTGAAGTAGAAATTTAGAGTACGTCTTCGGGTTCCAGTTTGACCTGCAACGGATAACTTTGAGCTCGCGCACTCACAGTGACTTCGATGCCTTTTTGTTCAGCTATTTCATACGGCAACACAGCCACAATGGCACTGCCTTCTTGATGTATATCAATGGTGATACGTTCGGCACTTTCAGCAGTGTAATCAAAATGTTCTATCAAACTTTCTATCACAAATTCCATGCTGGTTTGATTGTCATTGAGATATATTACACGAAACAGGGGCGGTTCTTTGATTTTTTCTACAGGTTTAATTCTTGTACGTGGTTCTGCATTTGCCATGAGTTTTCCTTGAATCAGTAGCGGGACAGTCCCGCTACTGTATTTACTATTTTATTAGTCTTGATAGGTAATTGCAATACTCTTTGGCTTGGCACTGTCAGGAATCTTGCGTTCTAGATACACGGTCAAGATACCATCCTTTTGTCCAGCACTGTTTACTTCCACATATTCTCCTAGACTAAAGGTACGAATGAACTTTCTTGCACTGATGCCCTGATGTCTATAAATGTAGTCAGGATTCACAGGTTCATTTTTTTCACCTGTAATGATCAGTTCGCCCTCTTTTACCGTGATATCAATTTCGCCTTGACCAAAGCCGGCCACGGCTAGTTGTATCTCGTAAAGATTTTCCATGGTTTCTACAATATTGTAGGGTGGATAGTTTACATTTGATGCATGGTCAAGTTGGTTTACAATGCGATCAAACAATCTATCTACACCAATGGCATTGCGATAAAATGGTGTCAAATCATAACTTGTAATCTTAGTCATTTGTTTTCTCCTTATTAAGCAAGTTGACTATTGGCGGCCCCAAACGGGCACCGCCTACTGAGTTTCCTCAGTCTTTCTTTTCGGTAAAGTCTGCATCGACCACAGTGTCTTCTGGCTTGGATTCTGCTGTGGTTTTCTTAGACTTTGCTTCAAAGATGGGTTGGCTGACTGCCATGACTTCGTTTATCTTACCGGTCATGGCTTCACGATCTGCGCCTTTGGCTACTTCTTCTAGTTCGTTCAAGGCTCGTTCAATAGATTCAATTTGGTCAGCGGTGAGTTCAGTTCGTACTTCGGCTAGATCTTGCCGAATCATGTGCAGTGTGCTGTCAGCATTGTTGCGTGCCTGAATTAGATCGCGTTGACGTCGATCCTCTTCGGCATTGGCTTCTGCGTCCTTGATCATGCGTTGAATTTCTTCATCAGTGAGTCCACTATTGGCCTTGATGGTGATTTTGTTTTCTTTGCCAGTGGCTTTGTCCTTGGCTGAAACATGCATGATACCATTGGCGTCGATGTCTAAGGTCACTTCAATTTGTGGTGTGCCACGACGTGCTGGTGCTATACCTTCAAGATTGAATTCACCCAAGAGCTTGTTGTGCTGACACAATTCACGCTCGCCTTGAAATACCTTGATGGTCACAGCAGGCTGATTGTCTTCTGCGGTACTAAAAATTTGGCTGTGTTTGGTTGGAATAGTTGTATTTTTTTGAATCAGTTTGGCCATTACGCCGCCCATGGTTTCAATCCCAAGACTGAGTGGTGTAACATCCAACAATAATACGTCTTTTCTGTCACCAGCCAGCACTGCACCTTGAATTGCAGCACCCACTGCCACGGCTTCGTCAGGATTTACATCCTTGCGTGGTGTTTTACCAAACAGTTGCTCAACTGCCTCTTGTACCTTTGGCATGCGTGTTTGTCCACCGACAAGGATGACTTCGTCAATATCGCTAGCGCCAACACCGGCATCTTTCATGGCTTGACGACAAGGAGCCAAACTGCGTTGAATTAGTTCTTCAACTAAGCTTTCTAATTTTGCACGTGTGAGTTTGACATTTAAGTGCTTGGGTCCTGAGGCATCGGCAGTGATGTATGGTAGGTTTACATCAGTCTGGTTGCTGTTAGAAAGTTCAATCTTGGCTTTTTCTGCGGCATCTTTTAGACGTTGTAAGGCAAGCATGTCTTTTTTGAGATCAACACCGCTTTCTTTCTTGAATTCATCTACCAAATAATCCATAATGCGTTGGTCAAAGTCTTCACCGCCTAGGAACGTGTCACCATTTGTTGACAATACTTCAATTTGTTTTTCACCGTCAATGTTGGCAATTTCAATGATGCTGACGTCAAATGTACCACCCCCCAGGTCATACACAGCTACCTTGCGATCGGTTTTATCTTGTTTGTCAACACCATAGGCCAAGGCAGCTGCCGTGGGTTCGTTGATGATGCGTAGCACTTCCAAGCCTGCGATGCGTCCGGCATCCTTGGTGGCCTGACGCTGGCTGTCATTGAAGTAGGCCGGTACTGTGATCACTGCTTGTGTGACTTCTTGGCCTAGATAGTCTTCGGCAGTTTTTTTCATTTTGCGAAGAACTTCGGCACTGATTTGTGGAGGTGCCAATTCTTGATTTTGAGCTCGGATCCAGGCATCACCGTTTGAAGCCTTGATGATTTCATAAGGCATGAGGTCTATGTCTTTTTGCACAGCTTCCTCTTCAAACTTGCGCCCGATCAGTCGCTTGGCAGCGTAGATTGTGTTTTTTGGATTGGTTACTGCTTGTCGTTTGGCACTGGCACCAACCATGATTTCATCGTCGGTATAGGCGATGATAGAGGGTGTGGTTCTAGCACCTTCGCTGTTTTCTATTACTCGGGGATTTCCGTTTTCAATAATGGCCACACACGAATTTGTGGTGCCCAGGTCAATACCTATGACTTTGCTCATTTGCGTTCTCCTTATGTTAAGCAAGATTTTTTTGTAGCCCGACCATCGGCACTACAAAACTTATTTATACAACAATTTTTCTACTGTGTCAAATCTAATATAATTTTTTGGGCAATTGCTGGCTGGCCAATTGTTTTTGCCAACGTTTAGAAGCAGCATTGCGTTTGAGTTTGCGTCTAGTAGTGGGTTTGATATAGCACTCACGATCTCGCAAGTCATTGAGGATTCCTGAAGCCTGTATCTTCTTTTTAAATTTGCGCAGGGCTTTTTCGACATTGCCGTCGTTTACCAGCACACTGCGTCCGCGAAAATAATTACTCATTGACTTTTTTCAGTTCCTTGGGAGTATTTACCATGCTTTCATCAATAACCACACAGTTTATTTTATTGCGCTGATACTCGGGCAAGCGGTACATGTGAGGTAAAAGCACACGTTCAAGTTCACTGTGCAAGCCACGAGCACCGGTTCGATTCTGTATGGTATTTGTGGCTATGAGTTCTAGAGCTTGATCAGTAAACTGCAATTCCACATGGTCCTGATCAAACAACCACTTGTATTGTGCCACATAACTGTGTTTGATATCAATAAGTATCTTCACCAGGTCCTGCTTGGTAAGTGCATCAAGAGCTACCCAAGTAGGAAATCTACCAACAAATTCTGGTATCAAGCCAAACTTGATCAAATCATCTGGAGTAGTTTGATTAACGCTGGTGGCCTGCGCTGTTACATCCGCAGAAAATCCTATACTGGTGCCTTGAATTCGATTTTTAACAATATTGTCAAGACCCACAAAGGCGCCGCCGGCAATGAACAAAATGTTAGTGGTATCAATTTCTACAGTTTCCCCACTGGGGTGTTTTCTACCGCCTTGTGGTACTATTCTACACCGAGTACCCTCAACTAATTTTAGCAAGGCTTGTTGCACACCCTCACCCGATACGTCGCGTGTGATGCTGGCACTTTCACTGCGCCGGCTAATTTTGTCAATCTCATCTATGAACACAATGCCTCGTTCACAGCGTTTTACATCATAATCTGCTGCGGCATACAACCGACTTATCAAACTTTCTACATCATCGCCCACATACCCTGCTTCGGTTAGACTAGTGGCATCGGCTATTACAAAAGGCACATCCAAATATCGTGCCACGCTGCGTGCCAATAAAGTTTTGCCTGATCCCGTGGGTCCAAGCATGAGAATATTTACTTTTTCAATTTCGTTGTTTTTTTCTTGACTGTTTATGCGCTTGTAGTGATTTGTTATAGCCACACTAAGCACAATCTTGGCTGCGTCCTGACCGATCACGTACTGATCCAAGTGTGCCTTTATAGCCGCGGGATCAGCCAAGGGTGCCATGGGTGATATGTCTTTGTCTTCTTGCCTGAGCAAGTTTTCACAAAGATCTACACATTCGTTGCAGATGCTTACGGCATCACCAACAATCAGTTTGGCCACTGCATCTTTGTGTTTGTTACAGAAACTGCAAGTGGTTATTGGTGTTTCTTTGCTCATTTATCAGTGCGTGATTGAAGTTGTTGAGTAATTTGTTCGCGTTCACCTTCACTTAGTAAGTCGATATCTAATTCTCCTGAAGCAATTTTATCTATCAAGTGAGAGATGTAGGCTGTATCATAAGTGTAATTGTCTGTGGCAGTTTTGTCAACCTGTATCCAGTTTTTACCATTAAACTTGTATAATACTGAAGGCAACTGATCTACTCGAACAAACAAATCACCTTTGGCAGGATCATCTGGCCAATGTGTACCAAATCCTGATTTGTTTTCTTTTACCACATGATTGTCGGCTACTAGATCCAGCCAAGGCAGTGTGGCAATTTTTCCTTGTTCCAGCAAGTGTCTTTGATGTTTAAGTGTATCGTCGGGATTTTGTTCTTTCCATAGACGCATGGCTTCCTTGATTTCAGGAGTTTCGTGTTCGTCTTGATCCACATGATCATACCAGCGTTCTGTATCGGGCTGGACTGTTTGATAAGGATTTGTTTCTTCTGGAGCTTGATATGTGCCAGCGTCTAACTCTTGAGCAACCGTGCGAGCTCGATCAAAAAACTCTTCGGCACTGTCTGGTTCTTGTTGGCGTGGGAACGGCCAAAACTGTGTGGCTATAGGCCAAAAACTTTTTTGAGATTTTTCTTGTGAGGATTCTATATCCGTTTCTTGACTGTTTCGAAACGTGCTACCCCGAAGTCCTTGTCGTTCCCATTTAATGCTTTCTGTAGCGGCAAGAACCATCATTATGGCCAAGGGATCAAATACTATAACCAAGATGATTATGACCCAGCGCACTGCTTTTTCCAGCACATTGGCTTCAAGGTTGTCACCATAGATCAAGGCCGCGATGTACTTGATGGGTCCTACTTCAGCTTCGACCTTGCGCACTTCGGCACGTATAGGAGCGGCTTCTTCATTGAGTGCCTGAATTTTTTTCTGCTCCGATTCGATCTCTCGCAACAATCGTCCACGTTCAGCCTGTTGACTACGACGTATTTGCACAGCACGTTCGGCACCACGCTCATCGTTGCTTCGACTCATGGTCTGATCCACAGCGGCATCTAGTTGTGTGAGTGCTCGGCGATTGGCTTCAATGTTGTCTCGGGCTGTTCGAATCTTTTCATCGTAGATGGCAATCCGAGCCTGAACATCGCCTGATACAAGATTTTGATCGGTGTGGGCTTTTGATAAAAATCCAAATATGCCCATGCTGGTGATGAACATAAGCAACACCACCGATGTGGTAAGTTGGACTTTCATGCCGCGGCGACAATACTGCCAATATTCGTGTAACCATATTGTCACAGTGATTTTGGCCACTTCCATGACACCACCCATGATGATGATAGGAACCACGGCGGCAGCAAAAATTGCGGCGAGGCCGGCAATGCTGTACCAGGCAGCAATTAAACTCAATGAAAGAGCAACTGCAAGAGTCCAATAACTCAATATCATAGATTTATTTATTGGGAGCTTCCACAGGTCTTACTGCTAATTTAACGGAAACCCAGGTGGCAAACTTGGGATCAGGCACATCAAACCAGACTGTAACCGAGGTTGTACCATATTTTTCAAGTTTGCGTTTGACTCGTGGTTGTGTTTTCCAATTTTTTCCAAACCATGTCCGAGCTTCGCTCATGACACAGTACCAAGCTTCTATGGTGTGGAGTTCAAAATAAATTCGGTGCATGTCCAAGGGCGTTGTTTCAAGAGAGCTGAGTGATGTCGGCATACTCTGCGCAGAGACCTCGATATCAACAGACATACTGCATCCTTTCACTGTAAATTCCTCTATAACGGCATACCCCCGGGGTATCAGCCCAGGTTTTGATTTCTCAAGGACAGTGTCTCAACCTATGTGACTTACGCCTACTTGCCACGGGCAAACCATTGGGTCCGGATCTAGCTATCCCTCTGGCCCATTAGACAGCACCATCTCCTTGAACATGCCTTGTTATTATACAGTATAGTATGGCAATAGTCAATGGTTAGCACCATGTTCGGTGTTTTTCTGCCACCCATTCATTGCCATCATATTCTTGTATTTCCCACTCTACGTCAGCAGGAATTCGAACAACCTTTAAACGGGCGTGATCTCCCCAGGAATCCTTGCCCATTTCTTTTACTATGGCCACCAGGATGGGATCGTCTCTGGCAATATCTCTGTCATTCCAGTGCAGGCCATTGACCAAGATATATGGTCCCCAACGCTCATTGTCATAACGAGCTTCTCGAGGTTCTTGCGTGTAAGGTATTTGGTTGCGCTCTAACCAATTTTTTTGAGCTTGCTTGCTAAGTCCAAATCCACCGTGACAGGTGTTGATCACAATGTCACGCACTCCTTTGATGTGTTGAATGAGATTCTGATAGTCTTGATCGCAATTTACTTTTTGCCTGGCCATGTCTTGCTAAACAAGTTAAATTCGCGTTCGTTGGTTATAATGCGATGTTCTAATCTATCCACTCTGCGTTGCAAGTTTATGGTTCTGATCAGGAGGATAACCAAGGCCACTGCCATGACTGTGAAAGTAACTCCCCAGCCTGCTATGATACCATATGTCCACCACCAAAGATTGTCAATAGCTGTGGTCAAGATTTGAATAGCGTTCATGCGGAAACCTGTTTAAAAAACAATCGAAACAACCAATAGTGCGGGTTGATCCAGGGACAATGCCAGGCTTCTAGACTGTTGTAGTCTTTGTGATGTGTGATGTGCCAGCTGTTGTTAAAATACAGAGGGAACAGCCATGGTTTGTCCTTGGCATTGGGACTGGAATGAAATGCCATGTCATGGATTTTTTCTGTTACATAAAAAAAGAATTGCTGTGCTATTATCATGTAGAAAAACATAGTAAACCCAAACATGCTTATCAAGAAAAAATACACGGAAAATTTTATAAAATAAAAATTATCATTGACAAATTTTACACGACTGTCCGGCAATGAATTCACTGGCGTGATGGCACAAGGTTCGGTAATACCCACATAGTATCTGATTGGACCTTGTGCTATTTCTGACGCGGTTGGGTCTTTGGCAGTTAGCCAGGTTTTGTGATGTTGTATATGATAGCTTTTGACATCTCGAAAGGGCCAAAAACTATACACGCACATCATTATCAATGACAACCATTCCAAAAATGAGTTTTTCAAAGTCACCTGGTCATGATTAAATTTAAGATGCGTGACCAAAGTCATGAAAGGTGACAGTATCAAAACATGAAATATCAAACTAATTAGCAAGGCCTTGACAGAAATATCAAGGCCAAGTAAACCAGCCACAAACAACACATGCACATATAGAAAGTGCTGAAATTTTTTCTTGTGCAACAGTTGTTTGACAGTATTGATCATACTGGCATATCACTCATCTTGGCTTTTTCTTTACGCTGAGCGTGTTTGTTAAGAGCATCGGCACTGCGTTGTTGGAAGTCTACCATCCTGTGATAACCCATCTGATAGCAAGGACAGTAATTGCCCAAGATCTTTCTGGCCAACCAAATTCTAAATCGTTTCATGTATTTCCTCTGCGAGATATCGTTGTAATTCTTTGTCGGTGGGCTCTACTGTGTAGTTGTGTTTGAAAAAGATTTCATAACTGTCTGATCCGTATTTGCCAATGCCATATAACATTGTAGCATCGTTGCCGTCCCAGGTCAAGAAATCCTCAGTCATTTTTCGTAGCCGCTGGCAACGCACATTCGCCATGCCCAGACTCTGGATAACCTGTTTGATTTCCTGTTCTGTGGCCTGCAAAAACAGTTCCGGTGTGGGCCAGCGATCTAGGAATTCGGGCAACACGGTTTTCACAGGTTTACGTCCAGTTTGATTCAGCATGATGACGCCGACCATGTGTTGCCAGGCGCCATCAATCTGTTGCTGTACCATTAGATCATCGCGCAGGGCCTGCATGTTAGTCGTCGTTGCGTCCACCAAACAACTGCAACAGACTCATGAAAATGTTGATAAAGTTCAAGTATAGGCTGAGTGCGCCAACCACATCGGCCTTTTTGTCCGGATCTGCCACACTGACTTCCTCACGGATGCGCTGTGTGTCATAGGCAGTGAGTCCTAGGAACACGATGATGGCCACTGCCGAAACTACCATGGCCAGAGTTGAGTTGCCCAGGAAAATGTTCACGATGCTGGTGATGACTAATGCAATCACACCCACCATCAAAAACGATCCCCACGACTCCAGGCTCCGCTTGGTAAAATATCCCCATAGGCTCATGGTGGCAAACAATACTGCGGCGCCCAAGAAGGCTGTGACAATGCTGGTGGCGGTGAATGTGATGAATATGGTGCTCATGCTCAAGCCCATCAGTGCGGCAAAGCCGTACAAGAAGGCCTGCGCTTCGGTTCGGGTAGCACGATTCATCACAAAGCCCATGGCCAGGATCACTGCCAAGGGCGCAAAGATCACGATCCATTTGACCCATGAGCCAAATAAGAAACTCATCAGTGCTGGACTTGATGCTACCGCCATGCTCACAATCATGCTGACTACCACAGCCAAGAACATGTTGTTGTAGACCGACAGCATGCGGCTGTTTACTTCACTTGCACTTGCATATAATGTTGTCATTGTTTCTCCTAAAAATATTTTACTGAAACCACAATAATCACCAACAGACCCACTGCTACCGCAACTTTAATCATGCGTTCGCGAAAAGTTTCTGTCTCGGGATCACGAATACGAAAATAAATGTCGCTGTCATAATCGTACATGTACATGCGTCCATCTATTTCGATCATGTTATTGTTAATTTTTTTCATTGCTTCAAGTGATATTGGGTGTGGGCTTGGCTCCGGTGCAACTACCACCGTTGTCAAACCATAAACTCATGGCCTGATCACGATAGGCTTCTAGTTCGTCCTGTCGCGTTATTTGTGCCTGGGACTCCTCGTACTCGGCCCGTCGTTGCTGGTAAGCTTCTTCTGTAAGTGCATGCCAGCCACAGCATTGACCCGTGGGACTACGACCACATCCGCAAGTATTTTGAGCTTCAAGCTTGACCATCATGACAGACTTCCAATCCATTTATCCACACGAGCTTCGGCTTCGGCCTGGCTTATGGCATGTACCATGATCCTAGCCGGCTCACCGTGACGGTGACGCACAGTGTACCTAAACTCGCCCGAAAACGGCACATCTTCTATGTCCCTTAACACTTCAAACTCTTGTAGATTACGAACACGATCAATGGCATCCGCAGTCATTTCCTTGACATCGATAGAGCGTTTTCTCATGCTTCCTCCTTAAGTGATTCAAATTGACGCCAAGCATTGGGCTTGACTGTTTTGTTGTTTTCATCCTTCCATACCTTGCCAGTCCAGGTCAACACAGCTTCGTTGGGCCAGGGCCACGTGGGCAGTTTAGCCAACTGACATTCGTATATACCTTTTTCCGCAGGCGGAGTCTCTGCCGGAGTCCAGGGTGCTTCAAAAGTGCCGTGCTGTTCAAAGTCTGTCAGGATCTTTTCTAACTCTGCTGCTGGATCCCAGTCAACTGGAATGCAATATTTGTCACGGTTTTTGCGACCTTTGGCTGTGTCTGGATCATAGTCAATCCATGAAAACTCTGTGCCATCACAGTCGGGACAGTGGCTATTATAGTCTTCATCATCACGGCGATCATCGCTTGAGCCCACCCAACCACACTTTTTGTTGTCGCAGATCAAGGTAGGCGGTTCCGGAGGTTGATTGGTCCACGATGTTGTGTCCCAGTTGTAGCCTTGCCAAGTCACAATACCGTCATCGTCCTTGGCATGGAACTTGCCGTATTCCCAGTCACCAAAGTGGTTACCATCCCAATACAGACTACCATAGGTGCTGCCATAGCCATAGTTACAACTATAGTATCCAGGATGTACCGGTTTGTGATCCTTGAACTTGAAGCTAGGGCTCTTTTCCCAGTCGCTGGGGCTGGTGCCATATTCAGGATGACCCCAGTCCTTTTCCTCGGGCTCATACCGTTCCCAATTGCCCTCATCATCAATAAGCCGCACCATGTCCATGTCCGAGCTCTTGCCATCGGTGCTGCCACCATAGTTTTCGATCTCTTCGTCGTCGTAGTAGACACTGTTGACGATTTCTTCACCGTCAACTTCATCGTAGTTTAACACCAATTTTTCAATGTCGAACGGTGCCCGCAGTGGGATATCACCTTCGAAGAATGTGCCTTTTTCGTTGGAACTACCAATGAACACTACTTCACCCTTTTTGGCCATGCCCACCCAGACTTCGTCGTTGCAACTCCAACCCGGGCTGTCATCGCAACCGTCACAGTCTTCCAATCGCTTTTCAAACACAGTCGTGCCGTTTTCGTCTTCAATCTGTATGGTGCCAGCGTTGCGGCTAACTCCATTGACATGTGCCATGCCATCGCACTCGTACCACGAACCTGGAGTGAATGGTAACATGTCTTCATCCAGCCCCATTTCTTCACAGGCATCATGGTTCCAGGCAATATCAACCAAGTCTACTTGATGCTCCATGCAGTAGTCCCAGACCTTGGGATCTACACGGCCCATGACCTTTTCACCACCGTAACCCCACAGGCTGATTTTGTAGGTCCTGGGTGTAAATTTCAGTGTGTCGATTAATTGTTGCTGTTCTTCTTGAGTTGCCATTGCGTTTCCTTACTGGTAGTCCTTGTTTAGTTGTGCCCATGACATCCAGGCCTTGAATGCATTATACACTGTTTCGGCTTCGCGGTCATCCTGAGCGACTTTGACACCACGCACCCAAAATCCATCCGGACCGACTCGTAGCATTTCTGCTCCGCCGGCCAAGCAGGTTATGGTGTTAGATGGCTCGTGAGCCATGACATGAAACTCGTATCCGCTCATGCCACAAACTGGCGGATGCGTTTGATTGCTTTTTCAATGCGCCACTTGATATAGGCTATCCATTCTCGAGGATGTATCATCGTTGATCTCCGTTTAAAAAATCTATTGTTTTACTGACTACCAATCCTAGTATCAAAGCACCACCTATCACAGCCAGGGCTTCAACCAGCCATGGTTCCAGCCATGATAAATCGAAAAGTTTTGTATATTGTTCAAACATCATATCTTCTCCCCGGCTTCAAAGCCACGAAAACGCACAAATCTTGGAAACCTCAGGCTGTAGGTTCCATCTTGATTTTGGGTTACAGCGTCTGCCGCAACCTCAACCACTCGGCCAAGTAGGTCATCTCGGGCACTCCAATATTCATCACGATTCTCATCGGTAAGTCCACTGCCCACATTAACACGAATAGCTCGATCCGCATCGGTTCCTTCACAGATTATAGCACCCAATCTACCTTCATTGCGACCTGTGCCTTCCTCAAAGCCCACTATGTTCAAGTCCACGGTAATCACCGGTTTCCACTTCATCCAGAACGTGGTACGTTTACACTCATAAGGTGCGCCCACATCCTTGATCATGATGCCTTCAAAGCCATCGGCCACTGCATCATTGGCAAAGCGTCGCATGATGTCCTGCCCTTCGGCAGTGCCGAGATCCACATCCATGCCTGGCATCACACGCAGATTTGGTTCGGATTCGATGTGTTCTTGATTCGTGCTCAACATCAAGGTTCGCTTGTGTTGTTGCGCATTCCAAAATCCACGTTCAAAGTCTGCCAAGGGAATCACATCAAAGATGTAATACATCATGTCCTTGGTTTTTGCGTTGTCCTTGCGCTGGGCCTGTTTCATGAGGGCCTGGAAACTTTCGCCCACGATTTCGCCATCCAACACAAAAGGACCCTTGGTTTCCAAACTAATGCGGCCCTTGACCCGAGCGATCTGTTCTTCGATGTCAGGAAAGTTTTCAAACTGTTTGCCGTTGCGACTGTAAAGTGTCACACGGTTCTTGGTGCAGAGAGCCAAAACACGCACACCATCCAACTTACACTCTATGCGTTTGACACCTTTCATCTTGCTGGCATGGTCGTTGCTATCTGTGGCCAACTGACAAGTGAACACAGGAATGCGCCATTCAGTCTTGCCCACAACCTTGTTGATGGTTTTTTCTGAAATGCCACAGCGTAGGTCTTTGATGATGACCCTGCGGCATAAGCCATTCCACTCTTCCGAGTCAAACTCTTGGCTCATTGCTTCAATGGCTTCTCGTGCGGCATTGCCAGTGACACTTCTAGTTCTCAAGGCTTCCAACAAGGCCCAAAATCTAGGCCAGGGATTGGGTCTATCCACAAGTCCTTGGGTTTCTGCCACCTGGCGCACACCAAACACATGGAAGGGGTTGTAGGCTTCGTAGCAGTTGAACAAAAAGCATTGAGCATTGGCCGAACCTAGCTTGGCAGCCATGAGCGCCTTTTCGATCACCTTTTCCTTGTGTATTCTGCTGTCTGAGCTTTCGAGATCACGGATCCAGTCTGCGGCCAACTTGAGTCCTTCGAACTTGACATCTTGCATGTCCAATGCCATTATTTAATGCCCTGTTGTTGATGTTTATACTCGCGCTTTAACCAATACTTGTACATGCGGAAATAAGTTGCGGCATCACAAACTGGAAAACCATAAATGCTGGCTTCATCTTTGTGTTCCATGTAGATTCGCATGAGCCACAATTTAAATGGGGTTTCAAAATTTTTCATGTTTAACTTTCGTTTCATCCATAAAAGTGTCCAGTGCGGCCAACTGTTCTGGTGTGAGCAGTCGCACGTTTCTGACCATGTGCTCCACAGCCGACAGATCATCTTGATCTCGATCCACGGCGTAGAGTCTCATGATCGCCAGGGCCTGTTCCAGCACCATTAGTCCAACCTCGAGCCAGCATAAGCACGGAAGCCATACTTCTCAAAAACCTTTGCGGCTGCCTCGGCACCGGCTTCAAGGGTGTCAATGTTCTGGCAACCATAGCCTGCAGGATTCCAGATCTGGAAACTGCCGGTGTAACTCTTGCGTAGGCCGGCTGCTTTCAAATAGCGACCGATCTTGGTGTTGCCTTTGATGCCAAAAATGTCTACCCAGGCAAAACCACAGGCATACTGATCGCGTCCGCCCAACTTGTCTTTGAAAAACGCATCGGCTGAAATATAAGCCGCTGTCTTGGCTTCTTCTACAATTTCGTTGATTTGTTCTTGCGTGTACATAACTGGCTCCTTATTTCTAACTGTATAATAATATTATAGCAAATTGGTAATTTTTGGTCAACCGCTTAAAAATGTGGGTCCAAATACTCGTGTTTGCCGGCCATCAAGTAGACGTACTTACAGCCAGTTTGGTTGTAGTGAACACTGCCATCTCTAGCCACCTTGCGGGTGTATTGACGACCCGAATCAGTGAAAATAAACCGTTTGGTAATTCTGGTAATTTTACCATCGTAGTAACGATCACAATTGATACCGTAACTTACATCGTCACCAACTTTGTATTCTGTAGCCATTTTCAGCTCCTTTTTATTAACTATACAACTATTATAACCGATTTGTCATTATTGGTCAACCATTGTCCCGGACTTAGGATTTACAAGTTAGTACGCACTAACCTACCCTGGTTGCCGCCGAGCTGGAGATTGCTTATGCGTAAATTCCGCAGGCCCGCATAAATCGAGCCCAATCAAAGTTTGAGTTGCTGACTGCACAGGCCGCACCCACTGCCATGGCTGCTTTTTTACGAGCTTGTTCGTCGTCGATGAAACTGATATTTTTGGCGAGTAGTTCAAA